ATCTTGGCCTGCGCGCGCTCGTTGGCGCGGGTCGCGCGGCCCTTGTAGTTGCTCAGGTCGCCGTTGTACTTGGCGTTGAGGTTGTCCAGGCGCTGCGGGAAGCAGTAGAGCCACTCCTTCGTAACCGAATCCTGGATGTAGAAAATCGAGGCCGTTTTCTGGACCACACCGGGCTGAACCACCGTGCACTCGATATCCTTGCCGTTGAACTGAATCGTAACCTTATCACCCTTCATACTTATCTCCCTTTCGTTTCGTGGTTATTACCACATTGTTTAACTGCATGTACAACCAAATAATAGCTTATAACGATCTGCGACTCACGCCTTTTTTACAAAAATCTTCAGACTCATCTTAACTCGGTTCGTCGTCACCAGGGCCTTCATCCTCGTCCGGGTCAACTCCCTCTCCCCATTGGATATCGGGCCAATATGTGATCGTACCCAATCCCATGTTGTCCTGGCGGGGACTTAACAACCGAGCAAGCAACTCCTCCTGCTCGTTGTCCACTAAAACAGTAGCGAGCTTCATGCCCATTCCAACCGGATTCACACCTTGCTCCGTGACAATCCCGAAACAATCCGAACCGTACATGAAGCGGCCCGAATAGTTCTCGCGAAGCCTGTAGTCATTATCTTCGCAAAAATTGAAGATCAGATCTCGTTGCCCTTGATTCAATATCATTTGTTCGACCCTTTCGTATGTGGGATTATATTACCACATTACTGTAGTCGTGTTCAACATAATTCTGCTCGAATGCGAGATGTTCTTTGGCGTCCGAGACGAAGGAATTCAAAGAATCCGTCATCAGGACCCCAACCCATTTGCGGAAGTCTTCTTCCGTTGTCACGTTGTCGAGGGACGCCGCGTAGCGCCGCATCAGGTCAACTTTCTCCTCACCCAAATGCTTGAGCATGTCCATTGCGAAGCCCGTCTGAATCGGATCAACCTCTGTGAGTTGCTGGTTCATGGGCTTGTACTCTTGGTCAACTTGTTCGCCGTCCATAACTTAAACCCTTTCTTTATTGTTTCTATAGAATATCATCTTGCAGCTCAAGACGCAACTCATTTTTCGCTGTGCTGCGAGATTTCTGATGAAGAATCTTTTTATCTTTTGCAAGGTGGTGGGCAACTTTTCTGCTCTGGCCACCATTCCAATTGCCCTCACGTCGAGTGGCGAACTTTTCACCAATCATGTCCCCGAAACTCTCACCATAAATTTTCATTCAATTATAATCCCTTATTAGCGGATCAGAAGCACTCCTTTATTTCAGACCTTTCCAATAAGAACACAGCTGGAGGACGCGGAACCCAAATCCAGCACCGGAATCGCACGGACCGGTAATCTGACGCAAGTCATTTCCAACTTCTATCGCATCATACTTGGCGGAAAATTTAATGTGAATTTGTGTTTCCGGATGACCATCGTAATTACCAACATGACTGACATCGATGTGAACCCCTTGAGAACGGAATTTGTCGATGACGTCCTGAAGCGCTTTAACCGTCTTTTTGTATTTTTTCATATTGTTATAATCCCTTATTGAACTGCGCAGTGCAATACTAATTAAGTAAAAGATCAAGGATCCCCACGATCAGCAGAATACTAAGTATGCAGAACAGAAGAAGGGTTAATGGTGTTGCCGGGATATTGTGAACGAAGAACAGGCCCGACGTCATGTAGCCTACACTAAAGCCACCAGCTATGCGAGCAAACATACCAAAACCATTCATAAATTAACTCCTATTTGTTCTATATAATACATCCTTATGTGCATTTGGGTCAACTAAATTCATCAAAAGAAAGTTGACTCTTCTTCGCACCGGCGGCCTTCGAAGCTTAGAAGTGGCAACTCTTAGTAATGAGCACAAAAAAGCCCGTGCGACCTCTCGATCGCACGGGCGGGCTGCAGTCTATTCCTCTCTCAAGGAAGTCGACGGCGTTCCTCCCCCACTCCCCGGCTTACCAGGTAAGACACCAAAACGCAATGACACCAGACAGGAAGATACAGAATAAATTGAGAGGGCTCCCCGTAATAGCAAATGCCACCACATTAAGTGTGGCTGCACTGAAATTCATAAGAAACGCAAAAACCCCAAACTCCGTCATAGTCATGGTCATCTCCTTAGTTGTAAACTCTTGATTTGTACTCTTTACCATTATACTCAAACGGGAGAACGTCGCAACCCTGAAAGTCCTCTTCGATGTTGATAAACTTAACGTCCTCTACTGGGATGCGTTCTCCGTCAACGATTACGAAGGGTTTGCTCATATCGATATAATACCCTAATGGTACAACTAAAGGCAACGTTAAAAGGAAGCAGACTATCCTTCCGTGCTATTAGGCGCTCGAGTAAGGCTCGACATCATAGTTTTGTCGTGAGGCCTCTACCTTAGCCACGGACATTAAGTACGTCAGGATTCGAACCTGAATCTCCTCCGGCTCTGAAGGTGTATTTACCCAGTGTCACCAGACTAGCCTGGCCGACACACTTATACTACTTGTACAACGGCGGTCCCCCGCTCGTGAATCTGCATTTGAAAGAACAGTTACTTCTTGTAGCTGGTCGAAGTCTTGCCAAAGAAAGCGCCGAGTACCAACGCGGCGAGCCAATTAGTCCAGGAATACGCGAGCCCCATGCCGAACAGCGTGTTCAGCATCCATAACGTCGCAAACGGACCCAAAATCACGATTGCGACAGACAACAATACCACCGACAAACCAAGCCATGCACCCATACTGACTCCTTATGTTTCGTTTATATTACTACTAAACCTAATCGTTGTCACGCTATTTTACCAAGTTTATATTTAGTTGAAACTTAAATTGGTGCCGACGAAGGGACTCGAACCCATACGCTCTTACGAGCAAGAGATTTTACTTACCACTATAGCTTTCGCTACCAAACACGATTTTCTTGTATTACTACGATACTTACCGTTAGACGGGTTTTTCTCTGTAATCTGTATTTGTTTGTGGTCTGGAATACGCCTTTACCATACCGTAGAAAGGACAATGGATTTCTCCGACCTTTCATCATGATACAACTTCAATTCGCCTTTGGAGCGAACACCCTTACGGACTTCTTCCTCCGTAAAGAACTTTCGGTTTCCATTGATCTGATTTGCTTCAGGTAGTTGCCGTCTACTCTCTACACCTTCATCACCCTTTGCGAGAGGGGATTGAAAAACGGGGTCGAATACGCAGTTTACTTCTGTAGCCTTTTCCGTTTCCTAGATGCTTGGCTCGGCGTTGGGTAATATCGTCTTGGTTCCTATTTCATATGAATTGATGTAAACGGTTCTACGCCTTTCGGCTCCCCTGAATCAATTCATATCTGGCTTCGGTTCCCCATCCAGAACCTATTTTATTTACAAGACTTTGCCGTTCACCGACTTTGACAACTTACGAACTATCAGTTTCCCGATAGCCGACCCTTTTGAGTCTCTTGTGTCTGCCATTCCACCACATCGGCACTATTTAATTGTTAAAGAACTAAAGATAATATTACGCGAGAAGGATGTTCATAGCAACGATAAAAACCCACCACCGCCAATTAGATAATCCATCGTCCCAAATAAGACATCCAATGACTCCGATCAGAACACTATGAATTATGTTTAAAAGTGCTGGATCCATCTTAATCTCCAATAAATCCTAATACCAGAGACAACGGAATGTTGATAGCCATCCAAATGCCCGTAGTGTCCATAATATTGACCCCGCATAACGCTAAGCCAATATTAGTTAATATGGGGATTGCAATCAACAAGAAAATGTTCATGCTACAGGATTTCCATTCTTGGTTAATCGGATCGATCCCGGATACGCCCGCTGTGGATCTGTTGCGTAATAGTTCCCTGAGACATCAGCAACAACTTTGTCACCCGGCAAGAACTTGCACCCGGGGTTAGACCGCCGTGACCACTTTTTCTTTACGCGAGCACGAATTGTTTTCATATACTAAAATCGATGCTTTCTATATAAAAGTTATTATCACTTGCATAAGTAATGTATATAAGGATATTATGATAAGATATAAAAGAGGTCACGGCAAAACAACAAAGGAATGTGAAATATGTAAAACATCCTTTGAGTCACTAATCAACGCCAATCGACGATTCTGTTCAACCGAATGTGGATATAAAGGTCGAACTGTTCACAAGAACTCCAAAGAATATTTTTGTGAGACTTGCGGCAAATCTGTTATGCGCCAACCGTCCACTACAAAGAAAAGAGTATTTTGTAGTACTGCATGTTCTGGTATTGCCTCAAAAGGCAAACCCGTTTATATTCCTCCCGGCCCTCGCAAAAAGACGGTAATGACATGCACCACTTGTGGCAAGATATTTGAACGTTGGAACGCCGCTATATTACCTGGTGCATCATTCTGTTCGCAGTCATGCAGTGCTACTCATACTAACAAATATAAACGTGGATCTAAAAGCAAGCTCGAGAAATGGCTCGGTGTCAAACTCAAAGAACGTAACATACCCGTATTATTGAATAATAGAGAACTTTTGAATGGATATGAATTGGATCTTTACTTTCCCACCAAATCTGTAGCCGTCGAGATAGATGGGCCTTGGCATAGTAAACCCATTGGCGGATTAGATCATTTTGCCACTATACAGTCAAACGATGCTAAGAAGGCCGTGATGTGTCAACAATTGGGTATAACGCTTATACGCATTCCCAATCTAACAGCTTTCACCGAACAATTAGGAGAATCTGTTCTTGCCGAGATAATTACGCAATTGGATCGCCATTCTTAGTGCGTCGAATACTGCCAGGATACGCTCTATAGAAAACGGTCCCTGTGGATTTGGACGCTTTGACCACATCAGCAAAGAAGGTTTCCCCAGCTTTCCTGATATCACGGGGAAATTGCAGGAATGTATCAGTTTCCTTGCAATATGCTTTGAGTTTAGAACCTTGCTTCTGAATTACCACATGGCAATCAATTGCTACATGGCGGTCAATCGCGTTCATGGTAATCTTGCACATATAATCATCTGATCGTTCAAATGCCATTAGCGCTGCTCCCCAAAAATGATCTTATTCTTTTCAACGTCAAACACCGTCACACTTCGACCGGTATCGTAGTTGTCCATCTCCAATCGCTCTTCGATGTCCTCCCACGGAGTGCCAACATCAGTACCGTCTTCATCTTTGTATCCGGTAGCCTCAGTAATAGCTTCCCGATCAGTATGAGCTTTGATCACTCGCATACTGTCAGCGTCACCATCCCAGTGATCGCCGTGTTGATATACCACATAGATTCGTTTTGCCATATGATATATTACCCTATATTAAGGCTAACAGTCAACCAAAATTAAATCGCGTTGTATTCTGCCTGGAACGCAGCGAGCTGCCTGGTCAACACAACAATAATGGCCTCCAGCAGTTCATCGTTGCCTTCATACCGTGCCAAATCACTAGACTGACCCGACCCATCACAGTATTCGGCAATGTGGAAGTTATACAGTTGATCGTGTAAACCGATACGCGCCCCTGCAACTGCGGGATTACGAGCCGCCTGCTGTTGCAGTTCCTTCATGCTGGCCAGTCCAACACTGGTGGTACTGATCAGTTCCTGTAATTCATCCGCACGCTTATGTTGTGACGGGGTCATAGTTACTCCTTTTTGATATAATGCCCTATATTAGGGCTTTGGGCAACCCTTTTTACCACTGCATATCACGGCCGTTGTACACTCCCCAAACATAGCCGTCTTTCATGACAACCAGAATGTACGACTCCCCCGCCTCATTGAGAGATTCCAACTTCACAGAAATGGCATCAGGGACCATGCACATCGTCATGCCTTCCTGGAACGCCCGAAACAGAAGGCCTGGATGCGCCAAGTAACGCAAATTGTCAAACGGATCACCCTCATCGATGTGGTGAGGATCCACGAGAGGGTCCATCTGATCATTGAGGATCTCATACGCAATCTCGGTGACAACCGCATACATGTCCTTGTGATCCACAACCAGGGTGGTGAAAGCGGGGACGATCGGTTCAGGCACCTTTGCCATGGCGCGAAAATGATCCTCCGTCCACTTGTGATTTTTAGGAAAAGCTGGGGGCTCAGCTCTGCGGAACACGCTATTCCATGCGTTCCACGCGCCATTGAAATCCTTGAATTCCAGAACGCCATCTTTCCACCACTGCAACACTTGCTTCTGCCATTTCGGTTGAGTCATAATTAAACCTTTCCAATCGTTGATATATAATACCTTAAATGAACCCTGAAATGCAACTAAAAAGTGATGGGCCCTAAAAGTCGTTACCATCATAACTCTATATATGTTTCCACGACACCCATAGGGTACAGGGCTCTCCCCTATGGTATAGTTCAGGCGTTTAATTTTACAACCTGGTCCCTGAACGCTATTACGTCGCCAGTCTCCACTACCACACCTATATATTACCGCATCGCACTCCTCAAGTCAAGTCAATTCTTTCGATCATGCAACTCGTTACAGCCCAACCAGTTTCATCAGAAACCATATCGGCCGCAATGTCCTGAACGATCGCATCGTCGTCGACCTCGAATTCCAGGGACGATGGGAGGCCCATGGAAACCGCATCTACGCCATCCGTATCATATTCAATGTCAAAAACGCGTATGCGCATGTTACCTCTTGTATTCGTAATATTTCTTAGCGGAATCATCCAGCGACGATAAAATGACCACCGCAGGAGCCTTGTGCCAAGCCTCGAAATCTTCGTCAACCCTCTTCGAAGCTTCCAATCGGCACTTAAGCTTTTTGCAGCACCAATAACCTACCCCCACCTCATATTGCAGAAGACATAGAGTATTGCATATCTCACATCGATGCAAGCCTATTCGCTTCCACAACATCTTTTCATCCCACCATTGACGCAAATTCATTTGGGTGACTCCACGTAATTGACATTCTCTACGTCATATACAATGGCAGTCTGAACCCAACCCTTCTGCTCCGAAGCCTTCTCCTCAGCAAGCTTGACAGCCTCTGTGACGCTCTCAGCATCCACATACATCGTCTTGGTCTCCAAAGTCTGTCGTATCACCGTTACTTCAAAAGCTTTCATGTTTATATATTACCCTTTATTGCAGAGATTAATCAACCATAAACGATAAGTATTTAACGAATAGGTGGTTTAAATGGAAATAAAAGGAAGTATATACAAATTAACAAACAAAGTCAATGGTAAATGCTATATAGGGCAAACCATTCGCCCTGTAAATATCCGTTGGAACAGATATAAGAGACTAGCATGCGAAAATCAACCCAAGCTTTATAATGCATTGCGCAAGTACGGCAAGGACAACTTTTTGTTTGAGGTCTTAGAAGAAAACATTATCGGATTAGACAATCTAAATAACAGAGAGGAGCATTACTCAAACGCATTCGATAGTATTGAGAATGGTTATAATGTCAGACATGTTGGATCTAACGGGCCACTTGCTGAAGAAACTAAGCGCAAAATATCTGCTGCTCTCACAGGACGGAAACTCTCACCAGAGCACCTTTTGAATATGAAACTAAATCCGACAACAGGAATGACTGGCCATAATCATTCAGAAGCTACTAAATTGAAACTGTCTATAGCGAATTTAGGCAAAATAAGAGGCCCGCATACAGAAGAAACTAAGCGCAAAATATCTTTGGCTAATACAGGGCATGAAGTATCCGAAGAAACAAGGCGTAAGTTATCAGAGAACTCCGGAAGAGGTATGCTAGGTCGTCATCAATCAGATGAGGCTAAACAGAAAATCTCAGATTCTCAAAAAGGAGAAAATGGATATTGGTTCGGCAAAACCCAATCAGAAGAAACCCGCCTCAAACGTTCCAAAGCTCTCAAAGGACGTGTAATGTCAGAAGAGCACAAACGTAAGATATCAGAAGCCCATTTGGCTCGCAGATTATCGTCGCCCGACTGACATCCCACTAAACTTGAAATACGAATTGGTGATATATTGCTGAAGCTTAGGGAGCGTCTCGCACTGTTTCGCTGTTATGAGAATCAATCGTTTATCACGGTCATTGATTTTGGATTCATTCAGACGGGCTTTGACGATTTCCAAAGCCTGCTCATAAGACGTGGAGACGAACACTTGGTCCAAGATTATTTTAAGCACGGACGTTTTGTTCTTCATGTCTATATAATAGGACATAGGGCATTAATATACACGCATTATTTTCTTTTTTCTTGAGACCTAAAGTTGTCACTCTCATGCGCAGTCTTCATAGCACAAACGCGCGAGTGACAACTTTTGCGCTAAAAATAATTTCTGAAATAGCGTGTACCTGAGGTCTTAATGTAGTATATTAATAGGTAAGAAAGGAGATACAAAATGAACGTATTCGAAGGTAAGAATGCAGGCGATAAGGTGACGATTCAGTTCAACGGCAAAGACGTTGAGGCAACTATCGTTCAACCTGGCGTGGTTCAGAAGACGGCTTCCATCTTCTACATCCAGGATTCGGTGACTGGCGAGTTCCTTTATTGCTTCCCCGCACGCTTGGCGAATCTGAATTCCAAGTACAATGGCGACCTTAGCCAGTACAAGGGCCGTGCCACTCGTGCAGCGGAACGCGCGAATGCTAAGGCTGCCAAAGCTGCCGAGAAAGTAGCTAAGGCCGCCGCGAAGGCTCAAGCAGAAGCAGATGCGAAAGCCGCTGCTGAAGCTAATGCCGACGCAACCGCCGAAGCTATCGCTTCCTAATCGAGTCACATCGATTCAGGCGACTTGGACATGAGTTCAGGTCGCCTTTTTTATTTCCCACCTTAGTGTTGCCACTCGCCAGATAATAAGCACCAACAATCAGCAAGTGTCAACTTTTTTGGCGTGACTCCTTGATGCCCAATAGGTTATAATTCCATTAGGACAATTTGTCCCCAGCATTCTCACTTTTCTTATCGAGTGGTCACTCTCATTAAGAATTCACGCCGGGGTTTTGTGGGTGTCAATTCTTCACTGAATTAACGCCTTGCCTGTTTCGGTTATCTAAAGGTAGCCCGAGTGCTTTAACCGAACTTTCGGGTATATTAATGAGGATGTATTACCTGGCAGTCAATAAACAGTTCGGACATACCGTTCTGTATGAGTCCTACCAACACCAACAGGTAAAATTCGTCCAACAATTAACCCGACCTAAGCGGCTCGGACACATGCACTCCGTCCCCGGTGAAGAAATCCCAATCGATTCTAATACCACTCAGCTTCAAGTTACTATCGAATTTGAATATGACAAATTCAAAAATCCTCGAATTCTCAAATATAAGAAATTCAAAAAGACTCACACGGACATTAAACAGTTTGGAATGCTTGAAAACGCAATAGCGGCTGCGTGTATGGATCAATTGTAATGTACTACCTAGTGGAAGATCCCAACGATAAAGGCCTGTCCATCTGGCATATGGATAACGAATTGCCTGGAGTTGTGACACTGGTACAACTAATTGACAAAGGTGTTAACCCCAAGGGAGAACGGAGCAATTGTGGATGTTCCTTGGGTATACCAGTAGAACGAACAGACGATTGGTGCACCTGGAGAGCTACCATTGCTAAGAACATAGTGGCTCAGTCCCCCGATATGGAAGACATGATCGCGTCCGCCACTATGAGACGCCTGAACCCCTAACGCTTCAACGCTTCAACGCTTCAACGCTTCAAAGGGAATCGGACACGGTAATGCTGGGAAGTTGTTCCAAGAGAGCATCTAACGTGTTAATGCGAGCTGGAGAACGCGTTTCATGTTAAGCCACCTTGGAGATAATGGAATTCGGGCAACGCAACGGACGAGCCGAGGAGAAACGACCAATCGAAGAGTATAACATGACCTTTACGGACTTGCTGTTCACCTTAACTACACGCCCACATACTCCTATCATGTAATGCGGACTGACCGAAGAGTTGAATCGCACCTCGTCACCTACTCGAAATTGATACGCCTGATGACCAGAAACACCTAAATCCCCAGTGTCCCGCTCCGCCTCCACTGGCACCAAAACCTTGCGGTTCTGACACGCCTCAATGATACGATCCAATTGAGCATCTACCTCTCCCCTCACAATCGAATTGATGATGTCTATATACATAAAACCTTTCGCTATTGCCCATATAATACTACATTATAGGCTAAAGGGGCAACTAAATAGCAAAATTATTTGTAACTCGTTGCAAATGAGTCCCAAAATTTCATGGAACAACTGATTTGAAATCTGCGAAAACATTCAATGAAATCTCAGAAGCTATAAGAGGGTAAGAAGCGAAAATCCGCGAATCCTCGACTAGCATGGAATTTTGCGGATTTCCCGTGACTTTCCGGTGCTCGCGGGGTGTATAGATGTGTTAGAGGGGATTAAATCCACCAGAACTGTTTTTGCACCTCCCTAAATACACCACTCTTCCAATCCATCCCACCACTCCCAGAGCCCTAACACTTTCGGGTGGAACAACTTATCTTTCAAATTTATTCTCATTTTCGCGAATTTAATTTATTAAGAAAGTGGATATTTTTTTAGGGTTTTGGGTATTTTTTGTTAGGATCTGGGCATTTTATTTGTATTCACAGCATTTCAGTGGCGGCGTGGAACAATATATCTTCTATAGATTCTGATTGGCATATCTTTTTATATGGACGATCTTGGTTAGTGACCCAATCCAACAAATCATAAATAGTACGTGTACCTGCTGTTATTGGCTTATAGTTTAGTGCGAGGTAATGTTGTATAGTATTGAAATCTCGATTGAACAACCAGACGTCCAATTTTCCGTGGTCTTTAGACAGAATGTACAACTGATTGCTCATAGGCATTCCATGGCTGCTTGAGTGATTACTGCGTCGAGGCTATCGGATTTAAACGTGCATATTTTATCGATTACTTCTTTGTTATATCGGTATGGGACATTATCGGCAAAGTAGAAGCCTGGGGAGGGTTGGCGGAGTCTGTGTCGTATGATCAGTTCTTGGGTATTATAGTCAAATTCCATTATAACGGCTCCATATCCGTAATTTTCATCTGTCACCAGCAACCAGAATCGCGGATATTTTTTCATGGCACAGCTTCTACAGTGGCGTGTTCTATAATTTCGTTTAGGTTTTCTGATTTGAATATAGTATGTAAATTAACATACAGTGTGGCCATTTGTCCTGGCTTATAATCTGTATGTTGGTTTGTGGTTAGTATATGTGTACACATATAATCGTGGAATTTGTTTGGTATGTTCATCCACACGGTCAATTCATTTCCAAATTTACACAGGTAGTACATTACAGGGCCTCCACAGCAGCGAGAGCGATCAGTTCATTTACATCCCTGGATTTATGAAGGATATTCGGTTTGAGTTTTTCAATTGGCCAGTAATTCTCGAACAGTACTGGGCCTGGATTCGTCAGGAATTTGAGTTTATAGGCATATGATGTTCGGGCTGTATGTTCCCAGAGCGCGAGGCACACAACAAATTCACTGTCATTGAGGGTCTGGAGTATGTGTTTAGACAGGTAGTACATTACAGGGCCTCCACAGTAGCCAATTCGATAAGTTCTTTTATATTAACGGAACATGCAATTTCATGTTTGTAGACCCAGTTTAAGTTCGTTTTAGTTACGGCGGTGCCTGGGCCATTACCTTTCCGTAGTAAGTGAGTTCTGTAACATGCATGGTCATAATGATCAGAATAGGCGTCATCGACAAGGCCTTTACATTCCCAGATTTCTATGGTACCGTTATCTAGGGTCAAATAGTACATTACGGAGTCTCCTCAGTAACACAGAACTTCATATAAGCTCCATAGCAGCTCTAGCGAAGGCTTCGTCCATGTCGTTGGTGCTGAATATGATAAACTGATCGAGCCAGGTTTCGTTATCTAACACGGCATCTATCCGAGTAGTGTCTGATTGGTCTGGGCCTACATAGAACATCTCGCCACAGAACCAAATGGAAAGTACTACTGGGTGTCTCAGGACGGTGTGAACCCGGACATACTGTTTGTCTCTGGCTAGAATAACAACACCGAACGCTATTTGGTCGGTAGTAGATAAAACATGGTACAACTGATCGTTCATACAAGTTCCATGGCAGCGTATCCGATCAATATGTTTAGGTCCTCGGAACTACATATTTTGGTATAGTGTGCTTCAATAGTACAGCGGTTATAGATGTCATCGTGACAATAGGAGATGAAGGGGTTAGCATTATACAGCGTATTGATCAATTCCAATTTATCTGGCTGGTTTGGCACATCTCTCATGATCCACAGAGCATGGACAGCGCCGGTGATTGTTTCCGATTTGAATAAGCTATACATCAGATTGGCCTATCTCAGATCCATAGCTTCCACAGCGGCTATGGTGATCAGTTCCTCTAGGGATTCATTTTGGGCCTGTATTCGCAAGGCGTCTAGGGTGACAGGAATAGAGGTGCCCATTCCGGTACTTAGAACGGATTCTAGTATATTTTGTGGGTCGTGTAACACTTTGATTCTTCGGGCTTTATTAGGATCTACAGGGTCTGATTCCCATATAGTCATAACGAGTCTTTTTCTTGATATAACCAGGTAGTACATACTAGTATTACAGGGCCAACATAACGGCTTGTTCTACGGCACATTCCATAGCCGCCTGTTTATTATTTGTTCTCAATTTGATATACGAATTCATATAGTTTTCATAAATCAATTTTTCATTTAGTTCCCATATAAAAGCAGATGGCACTTGGTATAATATGGACGTCACTCTATAGATTCCTTTATGATCCAGGGAAAAAATGAGGACCGCATCACGTTTGGTTACCACCACGAGGTACAACTCTTTACTCATAGGACCTCTGAGGCTGCTATAGTGATCAGTTCATTCATATCTTCGGATTGTGCTAATGTAGTATAGTCGTCTACATCGTCAGTATCGTATAAATCGTGGCGAGTAATTCCGTGTAATATTTTCACTAAGGTTATCTTGTACAGACTCTTTTGCTGCCATATGGTTAATATAACACCTTTATCAGCCATACAAGTTTTGAGGTAGTACATCAGATTGTCCCTATAGCAGCTATTTCGATAAGTTCATCAATATCAACAGATTTAGCAATGGTATGTTCTTCAATCCATGGATAATTAGCTTCTGTATGAATTGAAGAACCCTGTCCTTTTCGCAGTAATTTATATCTGTACCAAGCACCTGGCCTACTCAATGTATAGTCGGTGTCGCAGTACCAAATCTCCATAGTACCTTCGTCAAAAGTAAGGTGGTATATCATATCGTTTCCATACAAGCATAGATCAGGGCCTGTTCAGTGGCCTCTGCCTTGCTATTGGTTTTTAATACCGTATGGTCAATAAACCATCCATTGGATACATCGATTCGATCTATAAAAATCCACAGTCGATCTGGGTTAGCTCGGCGGAAACATCGGTGCATATCGTATTTTGTCTTGTTGTGCTCTGATTGTTGGAATATCAACACAGAGCCTGCATGTGTTACCACAACATGATATTTCATAGGCTCCACAGGGCAAGTTCGCTGATAGCTTCTTCTTTATCATCGGTTTCGAGAACTATATGGTCTTCTTTAATTCGTCTCCATTGACATTGAAAACCGTATTCCAATACGATAGAGGTCCGTTTACCTTTATTACCGGTCGAAGACAAAACGATGACATCACCGTTCTGGATGGCTATAACGCATCCGATGCGGGGCCATGAATGTTTTGTCAGCATCCTGGGATTATATGCGGTAAGCAATGCGAGAACGGGTTTCTCTGGGGCTGCCTTATCTTGTTTGACTATCATATATTTCCGCATGCATGTATAATACCGGAAACAAGTAAAATATGCACGATATTATGGATTAATATATGATACTTAACGACATATCGATGACATGTATATTTAAAACGCCCAATAGCAGTTTAATTGTATGGGCTGCTATATTAGCTCTGCTGTGAATCCGAATTCGAGCAGAGCAAACTGGATTATCTCGTCGTATGATTCAGATTCAAATACTATGCTACCTTTATCTAACCTAGTGCTATAGCGTTTTTCTGCGAGGCGGAAGTGTGGATTTTCTTTCAGAATTGCGGTGCGCTCATATACAGACCCATTGAGCCTCCACACGATCAAATTGCCTATGATATGGAGCAAGTAATACATTATAGTACATGCAACAAGGCTTCTTCGATAACTTCTTGCTTGGCGGGGGATTCGAACAGAAATGTGTCTTTACGAAACAACCTCGTTTTCGGAATGATCTGTCCTTTGGTAGGTAGGCCGTACGGGCCGCCGCACAGACATTGAATAAATCTGATCTGTGTAGTTTCTGCAAAAGGGCCCTCTCCCTCCCATAGCTCCAGTGAAATTATCGATTTTATCAGGTAGTAGTATGTCATCCTACACTCTCTATAGCAGCGGCGGCTATTATCTCTGATTTATGTTTATGCTTTATAATTAAGTGGTTAATTATCCAGTCTTTATCGACCATAAATCTGTAGTCATGGTCGCCGCGGATAAGCAGTTTACAGCATACAAATCCTCTTATGTATCCGTCCCCGGATCTTCTTTGCTTGCGAAATACCTGGAGCCCGAAGTTTGATTTGGTTAGGTAGTACATTTATTGCGCTTGCTTTCACCTTAAAATGGCACCCCGAGAGGGATTTGAACCCCCGACTTACAGATTAGAAATCTGTTGTTCTATCCAACTGAACTATCGAGGTAAAATCAATCCATCTAAAGTTAACTTTGCCATATCTATTCCTTTTCCATTTCGATACGAGCGACTATAGCAGAAGCTATCTCCAAGTCAAGCCATATTCCATCAACAGGAATATTATTCCCATAAAATTCTTTTTCTTCTTGAGTGAATTGAGTCGCATCATGGAAATCAACCCAACCAATATCATTGCTCCAAAAAAGACCACGATCTAAAGAGTTCATTCCTAGTTTCTCTTGTGCAGCATTGACGATGACAAATTTCTCATTCATTTAGCGATCCCCTTATGATTTTGTATCCATGCCAAGAATCAAATAAACCAAATCAAGCGTCGAAATGGAATAACTTTTAATCCACTCTACAACCTCTGTCTCCGTCATATAAGGACAAAGTTGTTTGATATCATTGCGTAACTTACGTAGCCCCTTACGCTTATGAAAAGACGGCTCGTTGAGTTTAGGCAAAGAGCTTTTGGGATTTACGGGGTTTATGGGAGGGCGTTCGGTATAAGGCTCGGATTGTTCAACCCGATTAACCATCGCCGTAAATTCAGACAATCGCTGTTTATGAGTGTTCTCGTAACTTTCCCCATAAGAACGAATTGAGAACCATCCCTTGTTATAGATAACTTCGGGGAGGTTGTAGTCTGGTCCAAGTTTCCTACGCAGACCCTTCAGGTAACGATTTATCAAAACATTGACATCATCAATCTTCATGACCAATAGATTAACAAAATTGCCACAAATAGTCAAGACTCATGTATAGCTTTCCACTTTTCTTCCATATCATCAATAACAGGAAGAATTTTAGGATCGGGCTTGCCGATATTCAATACATCTTTGACGGTTAAGTTTTGGAGTTTACTTACAATCATCTTGGCGGGACGAATCCAAGAGGTTTGGCCTTGCCATTTGCAAAACATTCCTGTAGATGGTTCGTCAATCCACGAGGCGGAAAACATACTTGTAAAAATTTCAGTTCGTTCATGTTGTCTGAGATATTTTTCAGATATATGGACGAGCAAATTCCAAATATCTGAATTGGACATATGTTCTTTTCCGAGCCCACAACGTTCAGCCATGATGATACGGACATCTTCGAGGAAGTCCGTATGCTTGTACCAACCCTTTGAGTAAAGAATCAAATGGTTGAAGTCAGCGATATTTTTAGAATTAGCTTGATTCATGTTATTCCTTGCTGGTTCTGAGTTAAACTAAGACCCGTATGTTTTCGCTCGGTTCTCTCCATGCTTGAACGAGTTGCGAACGATGCGCTCTAGCAAGTCGCTAGACGAGACGCTATCAACTTTATCAGTCATGTTATTCTCCTTCGGGATTCGCGCCCGTCATCTCGGTGTTGGCAGTCATAGCTCCCTAGCTGGAATCGTGCCCAAATAGGTGTGCGCATGATCAGGATATTTACGGCACCATTCGCAAGCAGCCTTTCGCGCCGACTCAAAAGACGTGAAGATATAATCGCCTGCCCCATCCATACCTGTTTCCAAACGAATCCACATGTTTACCCACCCATCGCACAACGAGTCTGCCAACAATTGCGTGGAGGGTACGGGCGACGCTTGGCGGTTTTCGGCTTGACTATTGCTCATTAGTCGCCCTCCCCTCACGCGGGCGGTTCATGCGCCGCTTGCATTCTTGGCACATGGTATTGTCCCTACATTCCTTTCGGCGTTGCAGGTTCCATCCGAGACTTCTGGTGCAAACCGTCTTGCAGAAGTCTTCAAGAATTTTGTGTGTCCGCCAGCTCAGTTTCATTCCTGATCCTCCACATTCACAATATGCTCTGTCATCACCTCTCCGCGCAGTAAATTCAGCGGCATTTCGTGGATATCTCCATACAGAATGTGCAGAACAAGAGGGTCCAGCGTACATTCGTTCCGCTTCGCTTCACTCATGACGTAGCCCATCTTTGTTCGGCAGATTCCATTTGGCCTTGCGGCGGTATTTGTCCATCATGCGGAAATTGATTCCCTTCCCTCCACCTAGAAACAGCGTGCCGTCTCGCAGATGCCCGTCGCTATCCAGAATACTGCATTCCTGAAACCACGTCATCGGCCAACCCAGAAACGTGGCTCCCTGCCGAATAAGGCAGTCGAGGCTATCTGCGTTCGCTCGTTCCTCACTCACTTGAAGCCTCACTTTCTGTGTTAGGGTTACAAGTCATCGACTTCATCCTCGACCTCCTTCATGTCATCAACCAGCTTCTTTACGCGTTGCACAGTATACGGCTCATCCTGTTCTGTCAGTACGCCGCCCATTGTCACCACGTCTTTGACTACCTCAAGCGGAGTTGTCGCAACGTGTATCGTCGTTTTCAATAGTGATCCGAGTAATCCCATGATGTTTTCCTTTCGTTTTTACGAACCCTAACAATCGGCTGGAGAGGGACGCCCCGAAGCGCCGCGCCCCTCATCCGAAGCGTTCGCTGTAGTTAAAAAACCCATATCGTTTCCTTTATTATGTATACATCATATCAGTTAATTCTTCCCTTGTCAACTCACAATTCGACAATTCAACGAATGCCCCGATTTCTTTTTGCCTTTTGGGATAACTCCCGTTTCCATAAGAATATCTTCAATCTCGCTTTTCAAAGTAAATGTTGCTTCCTTCACAAGTTTCTAATTTGTTCTTCCAATTTGGATATAGCTCTAACAATTTCATCTTTGGCATTATTAATATGAGGTTGGGCTTCCTCATTGTCAAATTTAACATAAATAAGATTTCTATGGGCTGTCCACAAACAGTCTATTCTCATTTTCAATAAAGTCTTTCTAACCCATTTATGTATTCTGTTCATGTTATTCCTTGTTCCCGCAAATACAATCGGGGTTATGGGCTATACCACCGTAATAACCATTCCCTTGCCATTTAACATAGGTATGGCCTCGAAATTCAACAATAGTCCATACTCCTTCCAAATCGTGAACGGTTCCGTCTTTACGAACATCTTGGGTGTAACTACAACCAGCAATTAACAACAATGACAACAAGGAACAAGTTAAAACAAACGCAAACATTTTTAAGTCATTGTATTTCTTCATAACGAATCCCCAATCATTTATTCTTTCGGCTGATCGACAAAGAAAACAAATTCGACTGTCCCGTTGGTTGAATTTACAACATAATGTCCCAAACCTTTTTCAATTAGTGTTTGGTGTGATGTGACCGTTTTGGATACTTCTAGACTAACCAAAAAGAATAACACAAGCAATGAGGTCATTCCTAGAATTCCAACCCCCCCTTCTTCGATAAAAAAATTCGACAAAAAACAAACAAGCACACCTACAATCAAAATCGCACAAACAAAAAGAAACAATCCAGTCATATAATTCCCCTTTTTTTTATCTTGTTAATATAATAGCTTATTATAATAAGGATGTCAAGCATTAAATTGGTGCCGACGAAGGGACTCGAACATATACTTTTTGTGGTGTATTGGCGGTCGGGTGTACCCAATAAATAAGTTAGCGAGTCGCCCATTGTTCAAATGCGGCAGCGAGCCTTGGTAATGGAGTGGGTAGGGGGGCGTTGATTCCGTGTATCCTGCCGTGCTTCAAAATTCGCACTAGCTCATTTTTACTAATTTGACCGAAAACAATTTTATTAGTTAGCTGTTCAGCTCCCATATTCATATTAGGAAAGTGCTGAATAAAAACAGCACCAAGCTGAGTCAGTCCTGTTTTAGTTAGCGTAGGGGCCTTTTTGAATATGGCTGCGGCAATCGTTTCATACAGCCCTTCTTCGTTGACGTTTTCATATAGGGCGGTTATTTTATTTCTATCGTTCATGTTATTATTTAGTGGGCTCATATGTTATTCCTGCAAATCTGCGCCATTTTTCGGAGACGAATATGCGTCTTGGGTCGGCTTGGTCTGACATTAAAATAATGCCGAGTCTTTCGTTGTTCACAAACAATACGACATTTTTCTGTGCGTGTCCGTATGCATAGTAATCGTCTCTCAAACGACCCATATCATCGTCTGACAATACAACCAAACGCACATCTTTATTGATATTAACAACCTGCGCATATTCAGTTGTATCATATCGAATTTCATACGGATCTGCTTGATTATATCCACACCCAGTTATTAATGCGATAATAAAAATAGCCACGGATTTCATGGTTTGCCCCCCGGCGGGGAAATTAGAAATCCGTGGGAGATAGGGGCAAATATAGACGCCACGTATACCGGAATCCATAGTGGGGTATACTTCCCAATGAGTGGATAGTATGTAGCGGTTCGGTTTGTGTTCGACATGCATCGGTGCACAAAACGGATAGCAGTTGCTTTGGTAAAGCGACAAACATGGTCATAATCCCATCCAAGCGTGTTTAGTATCCAATTGTCGTTTGCGGGAAGTGTGACAATAATGGGCACTTGGGTTTCGCTGCACAAGCGATTAAGTAAGTACCCACCTAGTGGAATATGCTCAAGCACCTCCATAGCCACCACAATATCATGAGCCATAGAGGCATTTACTACTTTGTCTATGGAATCAAGATTGTTAAGGTTGACTTTGAGATCCGCACCATCTTTAAAATCAACACATGTCCTTTTTTTACAAGCCCCCTGAAATGCATAAAGTGCCTTATAATAAGAATTGTTCTCAGTGCCCCAACCGGCACCAGAACCACCAATATCAAGGACATTCATCCCCTTACAAATGGAGGCAGCCCAACCGAATCTATCGTGTATCATTTTCAGCATCCGTCCTGTTTGGATATATTACGATATATTACGTTAAGATGCCCTGCTTTTCTTATTACAACGCAGCTAGTGTTGCTTCCTCACGGATAGTATCGAGGTCATCGGACTCTACTATAAAGTTATACATTAGATCTCTTTTACGTATTTTAGTGTGGGGCGCAATTGGAAGGCAATGATCTAATTGATGATTGATAAACGATGGTAATATGGTAGGATTGGATGAGTGAAATCTGGGAGGAGGTTTCTGATCTTTGACATGCACTTTAGTCGCGTAGGAATGGAACCATATTCGATTGGATGTGTGGAATCCTGCGTATGTAGTCCATATGGCCAGGCAGCCGTTTGCATGTTGCAGTAAAACGTATTTCATTTCAGTGTTTCTAATGTAGCTGCGGCGATAATATCATCCCAGTGTTTACTACGATACACTTCGAAAGGTTTTATTAGAAACCATGGAACAGATTCATTTTCGTCATCTGAGTGCACAGTCAGTACTTTTTCCAAAATCATCCAGCCTGAATGATTTTTATCCGCGACCCACACTTTCAATATTCCTGCTTGATTAGTCAAGAACCACATAAAGATTCCACAGCAGCAAATTCAATGCATTCTTCCATGCTTTTCGATTTAAATAATATAACATTACTTGATGAGTTTTTCAACCAACAATAATTAGGGGGAATTGGTGATGGCCGCCAACCTGTGTCGTTGGGTGGTGACAGTTTAATCCATTTAACACAACGAAATAGTGCGGGATCCGATGAGCTATCCCTGACGATGCCCCAATTGCCGCGAATCTGATATTCTATTACATAATACATTATATTATCTCCATGGCTGCATGTCCCAGCAGTTCATCGAGATCCCCTGAAATACAAACGATTGTTCCGTGGCCCTCCAATTCATCTATATCTATTACTGATCCAATCTGGGTAAATTTTATTGGAATTGTGTAAAGAAGAAATAGGGCTACAGCTGAATAATCACTGAATAGATGTTTTAATGTTAATAAGTTGTTTTTCCATTCTACATTTGTCCATACACTTAGTATTTTGTCTGCTTCCGCCAGGTGCGCTGACAGATCGATAAGATAATATGTGTTGGGCATGAAATTGATTGACCTATTTAATGAGATAAAACATGCAATGCGGCCTCACAATATATATATCATTAATGTCATCGCTTTTAATTACAATGGACTCCGTAAGGACGGCATTTAGAGATTCTATATCCCCGATTGCATATAATCTTATACCACAAGCACCAGATTTAATATTGAACCGGATTAAATTCCGAAAGACTTCGTTGTTAGGATAGTGCCCTCCACTACACAAAATCTGAATTAATTTGATTTTTTTGTGGTGCTGCTCAGTCCAGACAGCCAGATTGTCGCGGACACGATCAGCATATTTAATTAGGTAGTACATTACAGTGCGTGGTATATAGCTTCGTCTATTAGTAAAGAAAATACCGGGACCACGGCGCAAGACCAGTAAACACCAATATATTTCATACCTTGCTTTATTGGATTGGGATGGAATTCTTTCCCAGATTTCTAGATTGCCTTCATATTTCAGCAAATAAAACATTATTCTGTGTCTAGCGCTAGGGCGCGAAGTAGTTTCATTAGTGTGGCACCGAAAAATGCGAGCGAAGAGAAGACCAACAGTATAGGCATTCCCACATTACGAAAATGATTTTCTGCGTCCGCGTCACTCCACCCCATACCAAATAAAGTCCAGCCAACGGAAGTCAGAATAATCCAAGTGGCCAATACTGTCCACTCCGCGAATGTCATTTTTATTATATTTTTCATATTAAGGAATCCAAAATTCTCCGTCAAAATAGGATCGGATTTCATCGACAGTTAAGTCATATTTTTTGCTCAATCGATCCAATTCGTTTATGAGTCTTTGTCTGCACATACCCAGTTTTTGCAGAGCCCCTTTAGGCCGGGGCGCTTCATGAATCTGTTCGCAGACTTCTCGAACAAAGGAGCTTGTGTCGTAATCAAACTCACCGTTGGGGTCGAGAGTCACACCAATTTTGATGGGGATGGATATATAAGTAGCTTTCTGATATTGGTCGCACACGTTTTCCAATGCGCGAGCGTCTGCTTGGGTGATACGAACCTTATTGAGCCTTTCTAAATACCTAAGCTCATTGTCGAGCTCATAGATTTTGTTTCTGGCTGCAGTAATTCGGCGTTTAAGTGTAATTGAATTGCTCATAAAACTCCTTGTATACACCATATAATACAGCATATCACATTGAATGTCACGATAAATATAGAGTGTTCGTTTTAACGGCCTTTCTCGCCCACGGCAGCGCGGATGTCCGTCAGCAGACCCGACAAATCGCTTGAATGGGCACTTGATCCATGTTTGTTCATTGTTGCTCACTTCCTTGTTCAGCTTATTGAGTTCATGCAGCGACCACTTGAGTTCGTCGCGGTAGTTGGACGCTTGCCCGTCTCTGCCATAGCCGCAGTAGGCGTCAGCCTGCTCACCACGCAGCAGCGCATCCACAAGAGCTTGGGCGTCCTCGTTCACGTTTCGCTGGAGCTTCAGTTTGTCGGGCGGTGTAGTTGGTTCTATTTTCATAGGTCTTTTTTGCCAGCCTCATGGGAGAGCTTTGCGTTCGGCTTAATGGACGAGTTCCACACGGCGGCTGCGATTCCTGCCGTGAAGTTGTTGCGCTCGCCCATAGCTGTCTCAACGTGCTCACCCGCGCCTGTGGCTGGGTCGTGCTTGCACTCGCCACACTGTATCCATACCTCGCAGCAGTCCTCGCAGACTTGACGGCTGATGAAGTCGAAGTTGTTAACGTTTCCGCAAATGCACGGATTGAGAAGTCGCCGCGCCGTGTCAGGGTTCAGTTTCAACGTCCCCCTCCATTTCCAGCCGTAACCAATCCGTGGCACATTACGACATCTACAGCAGCTTCAATTATTTCTTCGTATGAGGTGGATCTGAAAATACAGTATTTATTTATAAATTCGAGGCTTCCCATATTAGCCCATTTAATTTGTCTGCCGCAGCTAATCAGTGGCACAATACACCAATACGGATATTTTCGTCTCAGTTCAGCGTCGACCTCATCGCCAGCCTCGGTCCACATTTCCAATGTGTATGAGATGTCCGCGATCACAGGGTCGTATTTTAATAGATAATACATTGCCGCGATTCCAGCCATATTCCGTATACCATCAAAACCCATGCGATTACTACCCATGCATATATAGTCAGCAAGCCCCACATTCTTTGGCGAGCCAACTCTAATATCAGGGCGCCAAATACCCACATTAGTACTATAAGACACGGTATCATGACTCCAAAAAAACCAATTAATATAAAGTCCATTTCATTCTCCTATACAGCATGCAGTGAAGTGGTTTCAATCAGTTCTTCACAGTTTTCCGATTCTTCTAATATCTCTGGCCACGGATTTATTTCGTAGAGCTGTCCTGTTGGTATGGTAGTGTTGTTTTCATAGTAAAATATCGTGCGGACGTGCTGTATACGACGCCCATGAGGCGAATGCGCAGCTTGTGGTATGTCTTCCCATAACTCCAATGTCCGTCTGACGATATTGATTATCAGATATTTCATTCGTCCGAATATTTGTCAACGAGACTCTCGGGCAGATCGAGTACCAATTCCTCACTGATATACTTCACTACATCGTTAGGGCTGGCTTGGTGTGCCACAGCCAAAAACTTAATATACGTATCAATCTTATTAACACAACCCTTGATTTTCTTTTTCTGTTCGACAGGAGTCCTAATATCCTGTATTTCAGTGACGCTATCAATGGAGCCGTCCTCTTCGATGCGAACCTCTGTGAGAATGGGGACAACAAAACACAGACTGTCATCATAGTCGTCCAACAGTTTTTCGAGAGCTTTGATTTGGGTGTTAGTCAAGCGTTGTATGGCGATGTCATTGCGGAGATCGATGATCTCTTTAACTAAAGCATTTTTTTGCTTTTCCAATTCCGCGATTTTAGCCTTCGCATGGTGGATTTTTTTCCGTTTATCTGTTTTCATATTATCCCATATCTCCTGATCCTTCTAGACATTCACGGGTTTTGGCATCATACTTTTGGCCTTTGCCCACACCCAAGCCCTTGCCATACCGTTTGTGACAACTCGGGCACATCAAGGCCCAAGAACCGTAAATAGTATTCCCATCCACAAAATATTTGACTAGCTTGAGATCTGTTTTGCAGATATCACATTCGTCGTGTGCACTAAGCCATTTCATATTACCTCCGAATTAATTCTCTCGCCCAGCTGCCTTGCCAATCGCATCGTCTTCCGTATTTGCGGTGAAGCGTCATCATCGACGGAAGATTGGCCTCACAAATACTAGGCCAAATATCATGCCACACCATGCGATATCGTTTTCCTTTGGGTGGCTTATATTCCAAAGCGTTTGCCTGAATAATAGTTACCCGGGGATCAGATGTATATGAAGGACCCACCAATTTGATAACCTCTTCGCTGATCTCTATCACAGTAACATCCGTGACACAGTCTTTGAGAAGAATATTGTGCAGCACCATTCCAATTCCTAAGCCATTGATCAGACAGCTTCCCCCGGCACGAAAAACAGGAAGCATGTGATCCCTCTGCTCTGCTGGTGTATCTGACATAATCAGATTTCCTTTATGCATGAGGCGAGTGAACGATTCACCGATAGGAACACTGCGCCCTGATTTCAGAGCCGACCAATCAGTACGGTCAGTAGTGAACCTTTCTATTTTATAGTCACCACATATACCTTCAGGAATGTTTACCTTTTGCATGGCATAATAATATGATAATGCGCATTAATAATCAAGGATTATCCTTTGCTCGATAGGATGTGTGTCATGGCTTCCACTAGAATGTCATCATAGGACTCGGATGAATATATCACATACCCAGCCAGCATAAAGGACTCCTCTGAACAAGGGCAAACTACTATCTTATCATCATTGACGCGTTTGAGAATATCAACGCGGTGAAGGGATTTATCCCACTGAGCATCAGACTTCCACACAGTAAGCCATCCAAGTGGATATGTGGCTAGATGATACATTACAGGGCCATCAAAGAGGCCTCAACCATGATTTCATCCAGAGACTCAGTGCTGTATAACTCCCCGAAAATTATCCAGAATGTATCAGATCTGAAGGGAGACATATACCCATAATCTTTATCTGTTGGGCTTCTGTTAGTTAGTAGGGCTACTAAGATCATTTGCGAACATTCCTTGTGTTCACGCCACACACTTAGAGCTTTAGTGGTCTTATTGAACACAAGGTGATACACAGATCTCCTAGGGGGCCGCGGGCTTATTGCTGTCGATGATCTGGTTGAGTTCTCCCTTGAGAGCTTCGAGGCCGAGATCCATCAACTCAGGAAAATCCTTTTGAACCATTTCGGAGTTAACGATTACAGGCACCATGTAGATGATAGCCATTTCCTTTTTGTCAGGAATAAGGCCACCAAGCATACAGAGTAGCACACCAATAGTAGCATACTTCTTGAGCTTGGGTGGGGTAATCAGAGATGCTGGGGGCTTATCCCCGTCACCATCCGCCATCATACACAACTTTAACATGACTGCTCCGCCAGTTATGAATAATATAACAGCACCTGTAGTAATAAGCCAAGTGGAAATGACACCAATTTTGAGAACTAAATAAACTAACCATGCACTAATCATATTATACTCCTTTTGCTTTGATTTGGGATACTTGTTTACAATAACTACACGTCAACTTACAGCCTTCTTTGTCAATCCGTTCTTTCATACCTTTCAGTAGAGCGGAGGCTATCAGCCCACCCCAGCATGTGGTTTCTATTAGGGATTCTTTACCACATTTAGGACAAAATATTCCAGTTGACAGCGATAACTTCATACGATATTATAGTATATACATCATAGCTTCTGCCACGATATTCTTTTTATTTTTGTGGGTGAAAATGGATTTCAGTTTGATTATATCGCGCGGCCATTTGGTGCCAACAGATATACCTTTGTCCTGTAGATCCCAAGGGATAAACGGAACATTATTCGAAAAAGGTGGTAATATTTCATTAGCAGTCCCTGTATTGCCTCTTGTTAATTGTTTAACACATACAGCGAATCCCTGATGTTTATCTTTCCAGATATACATCGACTTTTCGTATACAACCAAATAGTACATCACAGAGCCATAAGTGTTAAGTCCACAATAATGCTATCAAGACAGTAATGTGTTGCAATGATTTTACTATTATGTAGTGCTTTGTGTTTGTGTAGTCTTTTAGGTATGTTTTCGCTAGCAATATATGTTAGATGGTTTTTTCGCTTTTCGGCCGGCACTGGAATGAGACCTAAAAAATCCCAGTAGACAGACTCGTCGGCCGATGCCTTCCAATAGACCACATCCCCGTTTTTATGCCGGACAATATAATATATCGGTGACATTAATCCATTTCCGGTGCACTTGCGCGGGCGTCTACTCGCCATCCACAAGACTCACATTCGAATGTTCGAGAGCAACACGGATACGAACGACCACATTCATGCAGTTTAAGGGCATTGGGTGAAGATTTAATTCGAGGGGCATTACAGCCACAGCGAGGGCATTGGATATGATCCCATTCCCGAGGAACCCTATCTGCTTCTACAATTTCTGTTCTCCTCCAAATAGTCATGATCAGATCCTTTCATGCGTATTCTGCCCAATTAATTGGCTTGCCGTCTACTTTGTTTCGCCATCTTCCTTCTCTCATTGGAGCACCCAATTCAGTATCTCCATCCCATTCCCAGTAGACATGATAGTCTCCATCATGGAATAAGCAGAGATGACGCGTAACCCCACCACCGCTGCTGAGAATAGCTAGTTTGTGTATAGGCTTGGTATCAAAGCGCTTCTCAATAGATTCCTTTACGTTCACGCTATTATAATAGCTAAAGGTCGATAAACGGGCAACTAAAATTAGGCGACTTCCGCTCTTTCCATGGCGTAACGGAGTAGAGATTTGAAGAGTTGAGGATCAAGTTTGAGTTGTTCTGTGTCTCGCAACGGATTGCCGTCTGGATCAGATTCTGTAACTTCGAACTTGACATTATCCACATTGTCAGTTCTGATTATATATGGGCCATATCCAGTTTCGCGGTCATAGTCGGAATCGTCAATCATTTCATTATCGAAAGTCAAATTGATTTCATACTGTTTACCAGGTTGTCCGAATGACTCACCAGGAATTTCATATGCATGGAATTTCATAGACTCCATCCACTGATTACTTTCAGACAAATATTTGCTACAAATGGCTCCAAACTCGTTTTTCATACAAATATTTATGGGGCCACGGCGTCCAAAACTTGGAGATGTGCCATATTTTGTACTTCGGGAAGGTTCCAATATTCTTCCCATTGCGCCATGAACCGCTTCAATTCTTCAGATTGGTGTTTTGGTTCACTATAAGTTATTCGGGGAATGAAAGCACTTTTGGGTGTTGCTCTGAGAACAAATTCACCAGTTTGATATACATACTTCATGTATATCTTATCACCATTAACTGCTTCGGTATACTTAGATGATCTGGCTGCGGCTTCCATCTGATTACATGGCGTGTCCAATATACACCAATAGCTATCTGGGGAGCTCATTACAATCACCGTATCCCTGGGAAGTTGTTTAACTAACATATCAGTGGTTACGATTTTTGTGTCTGAATTTGCAAATAATTGATCTACTGTAGAAGCATCTACATCAACCACAGGGAATCTTAACCCCCCACCGATATCTGTTGATATGTAAATGCGAGGTTTAAGCTGCATTTGAATAGACATCGTGGCATAGGTCAATGCATCTCGGAGGGAAACCTCTATATACTTCCCCGTTTCGTATGTGTCTTTAATATTTTGTGGTGCATTGACCGCGGATGAAGTTGATGCCCCCATCCCATTCCTGCAACAGAAGCACCCTTTGCTTCTGTTGCAGGTTTCCGGAGTTGATGCCCCAGTTCTTGCATAACCATTTTCATTTGGTCAACCATTCCTCTAAAGGAACGGCCTTTTCGCCATCCCAAACAGTAATGGGAATATCATTTTCCTTCAACCAATTAACCATTCGGATAAATACATCACATACTCGTGCGTGTGGATATGGAGTGGTTATGCCCCCACTGCAAGTGTATTTTCCTAATGAGTCACCAGCACCGTTATTGCGACAAGCCCACATCGTCAGTAAGTTGGTATGGCCCATCAAATGATTCCCAGCCACAGCAAAGCAGATATTGCCATAAAATCCGTTGGCATTATCCATGAACACACATCCGACGGGATATTCCTTTGCAGGCCCTCTGGACTCACATTGCACCGCATCGGCTTCCGTGGACCAGCGACACCCACAGATACCACAATCCCAGAATTTAATTTTATTTACCATGACTCACCCATTAGTGCCGGTGCAAGCCGTATGCATGATAATCCAATCCTGCATGGCCGACTCAATGGCTACACGGAGCTTGTCGCCGGAGATATCCTGGATTTGCTGGCACAGGTCCTTGTCCAGGCCAACCTGCTTCTTGGTGGAAATTTTGGGAATCCGAACCTCCGAAACCCGGTGGATGATGAACGGATTGGCGCCCTTGAGTACTTCCGATTTGTACTTGTCGACGATCGCTTGGGCTTTTTCATCCAAAGCCGTCAGAGCATAACCGCGATTACGCATCTTGGATACCTTGAGACCGAACAACTCGGCCTGCTTCTTGAAGACTTTGTTGTGGTATTGGGTGCGGGTGCAATCAGGCCTCTGAAGGATGTAGTTCTTGAGGTGCGTCATTTCGTGAATAACCGTCTCCGCGATAGCATCCACCGTGCGATTGAGATGATCTGCGGCAATATTGATTTCATGCAGGCGCTCCTGCCCATGAGCCCAGCGACTCTGATAAAACCAACCGAGATATCGGGACTTGCCGGAATTGGGGATCAGGGCGAACACCACATTTTCCGGAAGGTCGGCTTCCAGAGCCTTGTTGAAGTATTTGTACATGTCTTCGAGCTGAGTAACGATGTTGTTGATACCTTGCATAAATATCTCCTTATGATGGGTATATAATAGAGGATACGCCAATAAGTTGCCCGATTAATCGACTATTCTTTTGAGCTTATTACTTGCAGGAATTTGATGGCATGCTGCAACCCAGTTTCAGTTGGCTCGAACCGGGCAATCGGTGACATATACTTTTTGTTTTCACTAAAGTGTGGATCAATGTTCTTTTGCTTTATAAGATCAGTGATTTTGCCTTTGTACACCATAATCTTCTTACCTTCGTAGTTGGTGCAGTCCGGGTAGATGATACACACCACGAAATGGCTTTCGCTCTCGACATAGTAATCGATTTTGAAATTAGATGGATCCGGATTAGGAAGCTTTACATACTCCTTTTCCACGCGAGTCTGTACTACAGTTCGAGGACTACTGCAATTACAGTTACAACGACAATTACACTTCTCGTCGTATGTACTATTACTTCCGAAAAGACTCATTCCCATTAGCGTACCCTCTGAATTTTGTTATTCCTCATATCAAAAAAGCAACGAATAATCTTTGGTGTCAATAACCGGTTCTAACACCAATGTAAAGCCACTTTCGTTTGCAAACACGTACCTACCATTCACACATTTCTCTAGCAGTATTCCGTCTTCATCAAACTCCTGACATCTCTCTGTTTTTCCAATCTTATAGTATGCTGAGATAATATCCCCCCTTATGTGCATGGGTGACCCGAGATATACATGTTTATCTGAAAGTAATTTATTTTTACTGTTATACAGTAACATTTTAAATCTACTATCCCCTCTAAACTCTTCACCAGGGCGAGCGTTCAACATCTTCATAGATTGACCGACAGTTTCTCCATATCTGTTCATTTCCTCTACGAGCGCCTTTAAAATATCAAAGTTGAAAGATCCAAAGAATTTACTGAATTTAACAACCATTTCTGTTTGCTCTTTATCCTTGAGGCAATCTTTGCAATAATCCCTAATTTCATCTTCTTCCATTCCTTTGAATGAGATAGAGTAAAATATGCGCCCAGGGCGATTGCGCATATGCTCGTCAATACGCCATTTATCGTTACAGGTAAGTATGAACATTTTTTTGGATTGAAATATGCCGTCCAGAAGAGTTAGCATGCTTGTTTGCTCCTCTTTATCGTACACCTTTTCAAATTCATCAAAAATGATGATCATAGGCTGTTCAATACGTTGTATGAACGCGTTAAATTTATCTCCAAAAAGAGGTTCACTGATAACCAGAGTCGGCATATTGTACTCGGTGGCACATTTTACCGATATCAATTTAGCCAATAAAGATTTGCCGCTCCCCTTATCACCCTCAAGCAACACACCTGTTGATGTGTCTCGTGAAAAAAACGTATTAATGATGCGAGTGGCCTTGTCACTAAGACTGCCATATATTTTTTTCGGCATTTCAAAGTTGTTGATTGAATCGATATATAACTCTTCCGACATGGGTTTTACTTTAATCTGATACACACCCGGGGGAATGTGATCTGTTATATCCATATTCTGGTGATCAGTAATGAATAATGCAGACCCATGTTTAATGTAAAATGTTTTTTTGTTCATTAGTAAACCGTTATAATCTCAAGCACATACATGTTTTGAAAAGTTCTTCATGACAGAACGAGCACCATTGGGAACATAGTATTTTGTGGTCTTTGTAAAAGTTTCGTTCGACATAATACAAATAGAAGGACTAGTTTTCTCACTAAAACACATTCGACCTTTCAATCTCGGTGGTTGAACAATTTTAGCACATACCATGCACAAAAGAGTATCAGGAAGAATAGCAATTCTTTCAGACTCAATATCACCGCGGCACCGCATGCATTGCACGTTCATTGGTTTCCCTTTTTATTTGACGATTTCTTTGCACTTTGTGTTTTGGGTGGGGGCATCTTTCCCAGGTTTCAGACAGCTGGAAACCATCACACCATTCAATCCCATTACCACTTTGATCCCATAATACACAAGACCGGCAAAAACGGCAACCTATATCCTTTTTTGTGTTCATCCTACCATGACCCATACAACCCAAATCCAGAAGGTGCCTGTTGCTGCATACTCCAATGGAGCCGCACTCTTGGTACCAATACAGGCAAGCCCGCAACTAATCCACATCGCACAAGCTAGTATCAAATAATTGTTAATCATATAGGTTTCTCCAAAGTGGCTTTCCATTTGGGAATCTTCCACTCACCCTTGACGTCGTCCCACGGACGATCGGTTTCTTCATGGGTGGCCTCAATCCATTCGATAGCATCTTTCAGAGCCTCTCGGGTGGCTTTTAGTGTGTCCATAGTTCTATGTAATTGAGCATGCGAGCTATTATGCCACTTTTCTTTGAAATGAGCATCACTTTTTTCCTGTCTCGCTTTAACAGATTCCGGATGATGGGTCTTACAGAATCCATCCTTCCATGCCTTCCGAGTACACTGATACCCATGAAAACACCCCCATCGCTCCTTGGGATATACGGTTTCGCTACACTGGATCGTCATATTTGCCGCTCTTTCTGTCTTGATTGATCCGTTCTTGGAAAACTCCTACAAGCGCCCCGATAAAATACCCGATGAAAAAAATACAAAATATAATGTAAGTGTCAAATTGCATTAGGTCTCCTAAATGAATATCACACGGAGGCTCCCTTTCCGAACATAGACAAAGATACGGCATATCTATCTAAGGCCTTCTGTGCTGTTTCGGAATCCACATAAGGACCGATGACAGCTGACTCGGTTTCATCGTAGAAGTACCAACCTGGTGTAGTATACCCTTCGTATCCTTGGAAGTTATCGTCAAACTCGAATACTTCGATCTTATCACTAGGAGATTCAACTTTAGGTATCTCAATGGTCCGAGGGATTCCGTCCCCATCGTGATATATTCTAACCTGAATATTGTTATTAGTCATATGTTCCTTATTTGAAAATACAATAAATAAGTACACAGAGCACAACAACCGGCGCCCATATCTCACTTATTTGTGACCAATCAGTAAGGCCGCACGCCTCACTACAAACATGTATAGTTTCGTTTGTCATTATTTTACCTTTAAGAGTATTAACCCAGCCAATATCATAGCATACCCTACGTAATTAGCCACGCTAAAAGAGGAATGTAGACCTTGAATAAAATAGGTTCCAAATGTGAATCCTGTAAACAATATGATATCATATAACACACCATCAAAAAACAGATTAGTTGAGTATCTGGATATAATGGCCCATAAAGGAACACATCCCATTATCCATACCACAAACATAGCCTGCCATGTAGTCGAATTCTGATTCCAATTGGACAACCATGCGTATGCTATGGTATGAAGGATCAGAATTGGAACCCACCATAGATAATGGTTCAATCTGGTATACTCCGACATAGTCTGCACGGACATCCGGGGAGGTGTTCAAAGCGAACTCGAGATGCAGGATCCTGTTGTTCATTCCATGGGTTGACATTGGGTTGAGTCACGCTTCCGTTGTTCTTAATATCTGCCCAAGACCGAGACTCCGCACCCTCAACATGGAGATGGAACTTGATTTCCCCTTTAGGCAATTCCGGGTGGTTGGTTCCACGAAGGATGCACTGAATAGCATCTGCAATATCACGCTTTTGTTGTACACTAAACATAATTACTCCTTGTTATCGACAATGACGTTGATCTTAGTGACAGTCACTGTCCCTGCCCATCGATCTAACGGACTAATGGTATAATAGACACTTAATTTATCAACACTAACGCCCAGGTCTTCGGCGATCATTTTTTTGAGTTCATCTGATGTGTATTCATACTGAATTGTTTTCGCTACCATCTTTGCCATATTATTTCCTTCCGTTTAATGCCCACAAAGCAGCTTCAATTAATATCTCATCCTTATTTGGGGACGAGAATATGATATTAGCAACTTCGCCTTGAATAGGCAACCTATAACATGAATGATCTATAGGGTCCAACTGATATGGTCGCGTACTTACAGATAACAACAGCACTTCTGATGTGTATGCTGAAAAATGATCACTTTGATTGTTTGTATTGAAACAAAGGCACTCAACAAAATGCATAAACTCAGGACAAACTGTTTCAGTTTCCCATAAAGATAACGTACCGGAGATTGGGTTATGATAGAGATGATACATTTGTTTATCAGATACCTCAATAACAAGGTTGAACTACCTGATAAACAAGGGAGCCGATAGCCATCTACCGGCTCCCTGATAATTACTCTGCGTTGAACGGTACAATCGTCGTCAGCAGGAGCTTCAGGATGTTGACCTGTTGCGCCACTGAAATGGAATTGGCGGTCAAAGCCCACGTGACCTTGGATGACAATACGGTGTCACCGCTCATGGTATCCTTATAGTTGATCGTTCCTGTCATGGAAGGGATAGAAGTGTCCACTGCGAAGAACGCAGCTTCGTCATCAGCCGAGGCGAACATAGCCGCTTCGTCATTACCCTTGGCCGTTTCAGGTTCATCAACACGGATGTCCAGTTCATAGTACCCTTCACCATTGCTAGCGCGCTGGGGACTAGGGACCCACTTGATGTTACCCGTGATCTTGTTGGAGCCGATCATCAACCCTTCAAAATACCAGGCACTGCGTTCATAATCGAACAGCATGGCGCCGGATACAGAGGCTTCGGCATACTTCTTAACAGGACCCGCAGGCAGGATCAGCCCGTTGAATCGCATGTAGTCGTATTTGGTGACCAGGATAGTCTTGGACTTGCCGTTGACGGTTTTGGTAATCTTCTTGGCACTCTTAGCAGCCGCCCCGAAGGTACTGTTATCGTCCACAGGCAGCCCCTGAATAACTCCCTGGTATGAGGAATTGAATCCGGCCGCAGATCCCTTGGCATCAATAGCAACACGGAGATTACCCTGCTGGTACATATATGCACCTTCCTTGGTAATCGGAACCGCGCCGATCAATTTGCCGGGGGTTACGAATTGATTGATGTTAGCCGGGTTGAACACCTTGAACGACAGGTCGTACATCAGTTTACCAGACTGTAATTCACGTCCGAGCGTGCCGGACAGAATCGTAGGAAGGTGCTGAATGGTGCCACTTACCGCGAATGCATTGGCGACGTTGAGGTCCGTCTTATACAAGTCCGCGATACCCAGTTCATTGGGCGAAGTACGGCTCAGGAAGTTGATTTCCTGGGTGCCGTTGATCTGCGCCATCAATGGAGTCGAAGCAAAAGCCGCGACTAATACTAATGCCATAATGAATTTCTTCATATTCTTTCTATTTCCTTTTCTGTTTGTTGTTTTGTTTCTACGGTCTTTCCGTAAATTCTAGCCAATTCAATCGCCTCTGGCCATACATCTTCTACCATATTGAGTAATAATGTATCGCGCTTCTTTTTTGCTAATACTGTGATGATCATCTTTGATATCACACTACAAGGAATCTGATCATTATCCCTGAGATGAATAAGAGCGTTCTTCATTAACGCATAATCATAATCATCCGAAAGCATGCAACTTTCATTGTAACCGATTTTGATTTTCTCTGCTAATTCTAAATGGGTCATGTTATTGCGGATCTGTATTTGCAGCAAAATTACGTAGAGCTGTTGCGTATGCCACTACCGGAGAGATCCAGGCATCGGCGAATACCATTCCGGCCACCACAAAGTCCATAAGAGCCAACGATCCACGCGGGATCAGAATAAATGAAAACATGGCGGCAACAAGCAAAAGGTTTACAATACTGATGGCTTGTTCCACCTTGAAATTGAACAAGCCTACGTCAGCTCCCTTATATACCTCAGCAAACCCAGCGAAAAGGCACACAAACAAGAACAGGAGGCCAGGAAGTTCCCCAGGAGACAGGTCCCAACCCATCAGACGCGCCGGTGCCCACAACAAAGCTGTGACGATCAATAGATATGGTATTTTTATTTTCATTCTTACCCTTTCTTTATACCTATATAATATAGGATGTTTACTTAGTTGGCACGTGTAAAGCCGACTGTGGATAAGATTTCAATCGCTCAAGAACAGCTTCGATACCATCTTCCTCGTGTTCAATAGTTTCGATGGAATAGTTCAGCATAGTGTTCATGGGATTATCAGTGACCCCATCATTAGCAATAATTCGATTGCCTTTAAGCCACTCGACAATTTCGGGAATAGTGTATTGTTTATTCATAGGATTTAGGAGGCATACTGTACAAATTGGCCATAATGACCAAAATATCTATTATCATTCCGCTCCAATCATGCGCCAAGAAATCTATTATCAGAAATCCACTGAACGCCACAATAGCTGCTATATTGAGTGTACGAAATACTGTATTCAGTTTACTCATTCAGGTTCCTTTCGGATAGCCCTGGCTCTTTCAACCAGTGCCCAAGTTTTACCTGCTTTGTCTTTGAAGTCAGCTGCATCGAGCTGTGACATACCTTCAATGCTTTCGTCAAATAGATTTGCAAGATCAGAAATCAAACAGCTCATTAAATCTATATGCAATACAGTTTTCTTGTCCATATCAATTTCCCTTTATTTTGGAGTTGTATTCATCAACCATCTTTTCGAACTCCCAAGGACGAATTCGGTGGCATCTATTGATGAACAGTTCACACGTAAGTTGTTTAATAATATGTGCGCTATTTGCGGTTCAAATGAAAATCTGTGTATAGACCACTGGCGACCATTATCAAAAGGATTTCCATTAACAAGACAAAACGCAGTTTTGATGTGCCGAACGTGCAATTCTAGTAAAAATGACACTTTACCAGAGAACCATTATGATCAAGATACACTAAACAGAATATCCAGTTATCTATCAATTGGGTCGATGGACACGCAGACCGGAAATCTGGGAATACCATCTCCTGTCAATTCTTGATATCTGATGGTCGCAGTTTTTCCTATATAACGGCTTTTGTTGCGCAGCAGTTCTGTGTAAAGCTGCACTCCACCTTTAATGCTTGAATTAAAGGGCCTGCCATCTTTTAATTTAAAGGACAAATTACCTGCCATTCCACTCCGATTCCCTATACCCTCTATGACATCATCGATGATATATTCCTCATCGATGAAACGTTTATATTTCAATAGGTTTTTGCTTCGTTTATTTTCGTATACAGAGGAGGGGACTCGGATCATCAGACCTTCTGCCCCGTCACGAACAAATTCGTCATGCTTTTGTTCTATTTCTGTGTGGTTTACAACCAAATAATTTTGAACAAATTTAATAGATTTTGACGGCCCTACTATCTTCTCAATTTCACTCTGTATCAGATTAAATCTATCTGTGAAGGACTCATCCACTTTATCCACCACACCATCAAATATCCATAATTGACAAATTTCTTCACTTTCTTCCAGATCCTTTGTGGAGGGGTTTTTTTTGCGGGTGAGTGATACAATCTTTTCGAATGGCACTTCTGTTGAATATATCTCACCGTCAATAATCCAATCGGGATGTGCATCAAAAACCGGCCTCAATAATTTTGAGATATGAGGACACGAATTGAAAGGCTTGCCGTTTCTGGTAGTCAGCCCGTCTATGGTGGCTATCATTCGCAGTCCGTCCAATTTCTGGCTCACTACCAATGGGAACACCAAATCATCTTTATAATCTAAATACTTGTGAGCGAGCATAGGCTTAAAGTAAGCCATTTCGTTGTCGATATCTTCCAATTTAAGGAAGTATCCGGTATCCAACTTCTTCTGATGCTTGCTGGTAGCTTCAGCAAGGGCTTGTTGTTCCGGTGATGTTTCGTTCGTTCGACCTTGATTCTTTCCTTCACAGATCGTGGGGGTTGAAGTGGTAATCACCCCACCAACCTGACCTGCTTCGGTATAAAAGGAATTACCATCTACGGTGATGGTCCACATTTGAGGCGCACCGGTAGATGCGCGTTTATAAAGAGTAGGGAATTTTTTCATAGTTTAAGTATACCGCATTTTATAAGATTAACAAGGAATTTCTTTGTTATCCTTCATCTATCTCAAATCTAGTAACACCAGATCTTTTGAGCCTCTGTATGATAATATTTCGTATTTCTTTACGAGAAAGATCCGGGTGTTCTGGGATGATGTGTTCGTTCTCTGCCGCACCGACTTCTATGTTCAAGTCTTTGAACAATACTTCCAATTTAGCATAACAACCACCATCCAAAGTATCTTCGCAGTATCCGCCCTTCGTTTCCGGCCCCAAGCCGAAACCGATACCATCATCGTCATAGTCGTTTATGAAACAGATGAACTTTCCTGTCCATTCAGATTCACCTTTTCGATATCCAGGGTATTCTGTTGCATTAGGAAATTCAACGGCAGACAGGTCCACTGTAATCAAGTTTGTTTTTATTTTGATCGCTAGGGTGGACGGAAGGTTGGTAATGTCGACAATAGTATTGTCCTTTTCATACACAATTTGTTTGTCGCCAGTTTTGATATTCTCAAATGTGCGAAAAGTATAATTGCCCACTTTGTTCTTGGATCTGCGTTTCCAATCTGTCTTATTGGTGCCGGGACACACGTTAGTTACAATGTGTTCAACGCAATGTTCTGTGGTAATTTTCATAGAATGATATTACCTTTATTTCATGAGATTATCAAGCGTTTTATTGACTAATTTTCGACGCTGTTTATTGGACATCTGGAGAAGCTTGGTGCGGAAGGTTCCAGGCTCTCCCGAACATGAAAACAAATGAGGATGATCCTTGGCGAACTGTGTGATGAACTCCGCTATGTCTTCGATGGCTACTGTGTGGGGCTTAGGTAGAGGATGTGGTAAAACATCAGTAGGGGTTGTGTTTACAACAGGACGCTTCGTTTTCTCCGCTAGCCAATTTTCCAATCCTACCCGAGCGAAAGGACCTAAATGGGTGCCTCCATTATAGCTCTTGTTCCATTCGTCATACTTATATAAAGCGTGTTCCACAGAACCTACTTGCTCTAATTTCGCGAGTATCTCTTCCTGAGTACACCCAGAAAATTTTTCAAAGGGTATGGGGCACGAACAACCAGAGTCATGTGCGGTATATATTCGTCCATCCCCAGTAGACCAAAAACAAATAGTATTGTACTCGTAGCACATATTAGGCTGGTCCAAACTATAACACTCAAGTCCTACTTTGCCTGGACTGTAATAAGGATTTATGCATTCGTTATTCATAAAGATATAATAGCCTATACGCGATTATAATGCAACCCTATACTAAAGCGCGTTAAAGGGGTTATTGTCGTGTAAATCGCGAATTAAAGCGCGTTAACGGGGGTATTTTAGCACTACCGCCACACGAAAGAGTTATTGACTCTGTAAACTTTGCCTTGTGTAAAGGATTTTGATAAAGGATACCTGGAAACAGTATCATGAAACTCATCCCCTGTTTTAAATATAGAACAGATCCATCTGATTATTTTGCTCGGCGCCATACAACTACGCCATCCTCTCTGAGACCCATCAGCACAGCCGGCTGGGGTCTATAGCTGTCTTTTAAGTTCGGGGAAGGAAACCAAACTTGCTTGGAATCGTCCCATCGCCATGATTGGGTAACCGGACTAGACAGCCACTGAATGGCCATAGGGGCTTCTTCCAATGGAACCTCCGGCTCCTGTTCTTTGATAATAGTTTCAATAATAATGTTGGTGCGAGTCACATAATTCGTTACTGTGGTATACACTGTAATAGGGTCTGCCATCTGAACGAGGGGGGCTGACGGGGGCCGTAACATCATATACAGTAGCATAGGCGAACCAATCGAGACGGCACCAAGGATCAGTATCGTTTTGAAAGTAGACATCCTACTCGACTTTCTGTATATGTTCTGATTGTTCATACTTTACCATAGCTTGGTAGAATTCTGTGAGATGACCCTCTTGTCGGACCGCCACACCGCCGAATGGAACCCATCCATCTTTGATATATACCTGGACGCTATCAGCCAAACGGTGAGGACTGGTGAATTCCAGAATCGTATAGTATTTGATTTTTCGATCACTCATGAAGGAACCGTGATGTCATACTTGGCGATGGTAGCCAGCATGATCTTGATCGGATCGATGTCCTCATTATTCAGGACCGTCTTGAGGATAGTCGGTGAGAATCCAGATACCATACAAACGTTCTTAGTGCGAACCGTTGCAGGCTGATTGTTATATCCATTGAGGTTCCAGTACACGATCTGAGGACGCTTGTAACCAGCAGCTTCCCACTGCTTCATACAGCTCTCGATAACACCTTTACCAGTATCATCGACAGCTCCTCCATCCCACTGCATGTCGGAAAGGATCAGTAAAGTGTTAACCATGTCATTAGGCTTGACATTCCACATCTTAGCAGAGTTCAACAGATTCTCCAGGGCGCTACGGATGTTAGTGCTACCGCAGTATCCGTTGGGAATAGACCGCACAGCTTCGATAACTGTCCGTCCGACCCAGGACTCCAGTTTGGAATTCGTAGAGAACGGAATTAGCTTACGGTAGAACGGATTGTTCTTACCCAACCGATCCGAACAATACAAGCCGAGCGCCAATGACACGTCCAGACAAGACACAGAACCAGAGGCTTTGCAATCCATAGAACCAGAGAAGTCGCAAATTGGCATAATCTTGACATCGGGATTGTCGATATAGTTCGGCATGTTCTCGAACAAGGTCTCGACCAGAGTCGTGAAAGCGGCATCTGCGTCCGGAGTGGAGTGGACCAATCGAACGATGTCGTGAGGGAACAGAGTTGCTGCATTGACCTTTTTGTTCGTGGCCAAAGATAAGCACCACTGTTCATAACGAGCCTGCTGATGCTTCTTGAACGCATTGCGATAACGAGAGCCAGCAACAGAAGGGACTTGGCTGAAAGGAATGTTTTCCCAGTTACCGGAGCACATAGACTTCTCTACGACCCAACCAGTCTTCTCAGAAACCAACTTACGGAACTCCTTAGGACCAAGGCCACATGCCTTGCGGAGCTTGGAGTCCTGGCGATCCGCCCACTTGCAAGCAAGGGGTGTCACTGAAGCATCGTCACTCTGGATGGCGTCGGCCCACAATTCCAGAGCGAACGGCTCAGCAGCGGTTCCGTAGAGAGCCATAAGATCATCCCAACGACCATACATTGGAATCAGATGGATATTTGCAGCAACCCATTCAGTTTCATTGTCTCCGAGCCATTGAATGATATCACGAAATCCTTGTCTATTTCCGGCTCCCATAAATTTCTCCTATCTATGTCCTTTACGACTATTGCTTTTTCTGCTTATTATACACAAATTATCGATATGACCTATTATTTCTGGTGGTATGTTTTGTGCAAATCCTGCAAACATACTAATTTTATGGTCTATCGTTCTATACATCTTATGATTAAATTTTTTAGGGTCTGTCTCTAATACTTCTTTTGTATTATAATCTAACCCATCCCAATGGTCAAGCAATTCTTTTTTATATTTTCTGGTTTCGGAAAGTACTTTTAACCTGTATTTATTAAACTCTGTTTGCTCCTGTAAAGGAACAAATAACCCTCTGGTTTCCATATCCGCCCGGAATTTTTGCGTTTTTGAGAAATTACTAACACCATATCGTTCTATACATGTCGATTTAATCTTATCCGGATTACACCATTTTTCATCACCATATTTTCGTTTTTTGGTTCTTTTCGTTTTTTGTACATATAATGGTGTACTGATAAATGGCATACCATACGTTTCAATTTCTTTTGAAATGCGTTTTTTAGTTGCCTGGCATTTAAGATCCGGGTCCTTTAACGCACAAACACTGCTACAAAAACGGGCATATCCTTTATTTTTGCTCTTTAAAAATGATGTAGATTTCCCACAAGTAATACACATTCCTTCATTTAATGTTTTATAAAACCGATCATAATATGATTGAAAATTGATGTTATGTATCGGTTTTAAATGATGTTGTGAAAATTTACTATAATCTGTATATTGTGTCACTTCTCCACAAATCTCGCATTTTTTGTAGTCACATTTTTCTTTCATGTAACTACTTATGTTATCGAGTGCTATTTACTTCGACAATCACGACACCAAAATAATAATTTCATGCAAATAAGTTTATCTTCATCGGTTCTGCAACTAAACCAGGCAGCCTTGAACAGTTCGAGGAGATCTGCGCTGATATCTGAATAGTACGGATCCTTGCCCTTAATAGAGCCGCCCTTGGAGAAGAATTCGACCAAGTGGTTCATTGAGTGAGAGTAGGCGATGGCACCTTTACCGGTAAAAGCTGTCATTTTTGCGTTCATAATATCTCCGTAATTTTTCGTGTTAAATGATTAACCAATATATTATAGCAAGCAGATTAAAAAAGCAACGGGATTATTTTTTATGGAGCATTAATTCTATACCGTCCTCTGAATCTACCCATGCTATAGGGCGCCAATACAACCCCCAGTCCCTGTAATATGCCTCGACCACCCATTCTGCGGTTTCCATCCATCTGTACTGACCTTTAAGACATTTAGGAAACCAGAGAAATTTTCTTTTTATGCGACGCTCCCCTTCGACCGGCCTTTTCTTTTTATCCCATCTCATAGAGTCTAATCCTTGTATGGATCAAATTCCCTTTCACCAGCCATAGCTACACCGAGAGGACGAAGCGTGTGTGTGATTTCCAACATACCCTGATGTTCTGCCAATACATCAGTTAAACGCTTATAACAGTGAGGAGACTCATCTACACCCGCACCGCGCAATTCGACATGTGCATTCTGAACCCAAGTGTCCATCATATCCTGAGTGACTTTACCGGCTCTCTTCACTTCACCAGTTTTCTTGTCGATTTTTCCCTTGGCTTCCATTCTTCCCATCACACGTCCAGCACCATGCACCGTAGAATACAAAGATAACTTGTGATCTTCGTGCTCCAAGCCGCGAACAATAACAGAGTTTTCACCCATAGAAGATCCGATAAAGCCACGCTGACCAGGATTGCAAGGAGTTGCTCCCTTACGTCCAACCCACAAAGCCTGCCCATCATGTACTTCCAACCAGGTAAAGTTGTGGTGATTGTGAACCGAATCGATAATAGACCCACCAATGATGTTTGCTACTGTTTGACATACCCAGTCACGCCCAGCGTAAGCGTATTCCCCAGCCAGCGCCATAGCCTGAATATACTGAACACCCAAGTCTGAATTAACGTCCAACACTAATGGAGCTACATCCATTCCATCTTGTGCGCCGCCCTTTTCTAAAAACCAAGTAGCAGTTTTGTGTCCCAATCCACGAGATCCGAAGTGACATCCAACCCAGATGAAATTATCCTGGTCAATGAAGATGTCAACATAGTGATTACCAGACCCGACAGTTCCCAGCTGTTCCTGAGCCATTTTCTTGAGAGGCTTAACTGCTTCCAGTTCCCAGAAGTCGGAATCAAATAGATCGTGTTCTACTTTGGCATTGTTCTTGCGTCCAACACCAAACGAAACTTCCTGCATTACCCGATCCATAATAGCGGAAATGTTATCTGTAACGTGTTTGGCGTCTACATCCAACTTAACCGCCTTATTCCCACATGCAATATCAAAACCGATTTCACTTGGAGAAATTTCATCTCTTCGAGCCACCACACCACCGATGGGGCATGCATAACCTTTGTGATGATCCGCCATCAGAGCGCCATGAATAGCATTGCCTGTCGCCATACAAGTTTGTATCTGTTTTACTGCAGATTCTTCTATAGGGTTACCGAAAATCGCAAGATTGTTGATTTGTTTCATAAGACAATATTACAATATACACATATAATTTGCAAGAAAATCCTAGTTATATCATAAATATTATTATCACAACCGATATCTAATATGGACTACACCAAAATTTACTTTCGTTTGACTTCCAATAAACAATTACGCCGTAAAGGGAAAGGTGTTTACTACGAAAAACATCACATAATACCCAAATCTATGGGTGGATCCAATGAACATAGTAATTTATGTTTACTAACATCAAAAGAACATTTTTTGGCTCATCGTTTATTGGTTAAAATATATCCAAATGACAAACGTATGCAATATGCTTTGTTCTGTATGGCTGCACGACGACCGGTGAGCGGCAGAATAATAAATTCGCGGCAATATGAAATTGCTAGAAGATTTATGGTGCAATTAGCATCAGAAAAAAAAGGTATACTGAATCCGTTTTTTAAAAAGAAGCATTCGGAAGAGTTTAAAGAAGAACAGCGCAGAAAAGGCAGACTGAGAACCGGATCAAAAAACGCTAACTTTGGTAACAAGTGGACACAGAAACAAAAGGATGTTATATCCAAATTAAATAAAGGTCGATTGTTGGGTGATAAAAACCCAGCGAAACATCCAAGTGCCCGGAAGAAATTAAGTGAAGGCAAATTGGGAAGCAAAAACCCTAGAGCACAGGAATGGCCACTAGAAAACAAATTAACTGGTGAACTGATAACCGTAAATGGCGGAATAAATCGTTTCCTGAAGCAATATCCAGGTAGCTCTTTATTCAAAGTGAAATCAAGAACAGATCCCAATTTCAACCTACATCAGCCGCGATGATAACGCCATTTTTTGTCTTGATATTGATTCTATTTGCTCGCCAATCCAATGTTATCATCTGCCCTACACCATCTTTCTGAATCTCACGCAAATGTATTTCGTGTTTATCTAGAAGCGATTTAGCTATTCCCATTTCCATTCCAATAATCTTGGGAATAAACTCTTCTGTACGGGATACTATTATATTGTCCATTTATATCCGGTTTACTTCTTTTTCGAGCCGGTCTAGCAAAAAGGCTGTGTGATTCTGCATACTGTCAATGACGTACAGTAGCGTCGAAGGCTGCTTAGCTATGTCTCCAGATGCCTGATCTCCCAGTCTCGGCCCAACAAAAACATTCAATTTTTCGCCTAGCATATTAACAAGTCCATTAAGCACAGCATTACTTTTTTCCAGACGTGCTGCGATCTGACCAAGATGATCCTGGATAGTGGGCTCTACCCCTTGTACGGGCTCAGGTGCCATCTGTGCCCCCGTATACGCGGGCGCGGATACCACATATGATGAAAGTTCTACTTGTTTTAATGATTTTGCGTTATTTGCTACTACTGCCATAATAATTCTCCTTATTTAATCCATTCGTTTATACCGTAATCCATCGCATCCTCAATAGATTCCTTGGGATGGGACTTCAAATAAATCATAGCTGACCATATGATTTCTACTGTTAGTGAATGTTTATCTCCCTGTTTAATCGCTTCAGAGATGGCTTTAAGATCGTTTTCGTGATGATAAACTGTTCCTTCAGGATGTTTATCTTTTGATTTTAATTTGCCCATGGATAAATATTACCATTAACATCTAAATATTCCACAAAGAAATTATAAGTATTTTGATATGAACAGTAATCTATTGAAGTGGTTTTCAATAGAAACCTAAAGGCGACTAAAGGCTGTCCTGTTCGAATATACTTAATAAAAGGTGACAATATGCAAATAGAAAATTCTGATAAACCTCACGGGTATATCTATAAACTCACGAATCCTGTCAATGGTAAATGTTATATAGGACAAACCTTAGATGTTCCCACTATTCGTTGGCAACACTACAAATGTTTAAATTGCAAAGATCAGCCTAAACTATATAATGCGCTGAAGAAATATAAACCGGAAACGTTTATATATGAAATAGTTTGTTCAACTGCCACAGATCAACAAGCCCTTGACGAGCAAGAAATAAAATATATAATACAGTTTGATAGTATTAGACATGGATATAATATTAAGATGGGTGGAGGAGGTGGTCAACATAACAACGACACCAAAAGGAAAATATCCGATTCATTAGAACGATGGTATGCTGCTAATGGCACCGATCATAAAAGGGGATCCAATAATCCTATGTTCGGAAAACACCACAGCGACCAATCACTCCAGAAAATCCGTGAAGCAAACAAGAACAAAAAACTGTCTATTGAACACATCCAGAGACTCATAAAAGCTAATACAGGCAAAAAGAATTCACCAGAAACCATACAAAAACGGATAGAATCAAGACGTGGATATTACCATTCAGAAGAAACGAAGAAACGAATATCTAAATCTAAAAAAGGGCTTCAAACGCGTCTTGGTGCAGTCCTCTCACAAGAAACACGTCAAAGGATATCAGAATCTTTACGCCGTCGGGCGGCTGGTCGTGTTAGTCTTGTTCCGTAAAATCATCATATACGCCTTTATAACCTCATCGTCAGAGATAGGGATATATTTTTGAACATCCACACCAACATTATACATCAAGTAATTTCCGTGTTTGTGGTTATGAAACTTATATTGCCATGCGTTATGCACATGCCCACACAATTGAAAGTCCGTATTGTTCAGAACATATTCGACTAAACCCCTATCATACATATTCCCATTCTCGATCGGATAATGGGAAACGAAAACATTGAAATGGGAAATCTTTGTAAATAAATGTGTGGCAGCAGCTTTGACTTTATTATTTCTGTCATGATTTCCGAGGGTAAGCGTCCACGAACCATTCAAACATGCAATGTAGTCCTGTGGATTGTTCTTCAATCCTGGCGTTCCTTTGACCATTCCACGATTAATGAAGTCACCAACATGAACAACCAAGTCCTCAGGCTTGACCCTCATGTTGAAGTTCTTGATCAGGAAATTGTCCATTCGCTCCGCACAAGCCAAAGCAGCTACATCAGAAACCCAATTACCCTTTTCATCTACATCGGTTTTACGCAGGGAAGGGCGATTACAGTATCTTGCAATGTTTGCGTGTCCGAAATGTAAATCCGCTGTCCAATATCTCTTCATTTAATACATTCTCTGTGTTTTAGGTTGGATTATAATCAAGTGCTTCTTTGTACTCGTTAGCTTCCAACTGTTTCAATTTGCTAAATGCATCCCTAAACCCATCTACCATATTATCGGGATGGGTATGATTGTTGATAGTATATGATACTACATCGATTTCTGCCACGTCTTTCTTTTGGAAATATAGGCACAAACACGTAGGATGTTCAATCAATTCCAGATTATAACGTTCGAAGAAGGGGGCTGTAGAGTCCGGAAGATTGATCTTAGTGCTTTCCCATTCCTTCGCGCCTACTTTTTTCGCTTTGACTTCGACTTGCATTTAGGGGGGCCCTCTAAGATGACACACTCCACACAATCCTTAATCAGTTTATCTTGATGGTCCATAAGGCTAGCATAGAACATGGGATGATCAAATCCGTAACCCATGTCATCAGTAAATACAACTGTTGCTGTGGTCAAACTCATATTCTCGTCAAGCCCCATAGCCATCAGTTTTTTCTTGGACTTAGGGCCAACACCTTTAAGGCGTACTTGAAATGTTACATATTTCTTTTTCATCTCAATCCTCTACCACTTGCACGTATCCCAGTCCATCGCAAGTGAGACAAGGCCCGCTATTGTAGTTTTTTCCCCAATCCGGATGTGGATAAGGCATCACGCTTGACCCCGTTTCATCCCAGAATTCTGTTCCACTATTATCACAACAAGGGCATTTACGATATATCACCTTACCTGTGATAATGGCTCTTAGATCTTCTATACTGATTTCAATATAGCTCATCAGATCACCTCGAACTCATCACCGAGAACACGGATCTTGCGAATGTTGTCGATCTTGACGTCACGCACCACCACTTCCTTCTCCAAGGCTTCCTGGGTGTGGGGCTTGTGTGATTCCTGAAGGAACGGTTCGAGAGTGGACTTTTCCAGCACGGCGCCGTTGTACTTAAAGATCGGATCGGAGGCACCCTGGACTTTAACTGGCAGATAATAGAATCCTTTGTGCTCAATCCAATTATTTTCCCACTTCCCCCAGGCCCTGGGTTGCGCAACAAAATTAGTTTCTTTGCCTTCACGGTCGAGTTGGCGATTAACCGAACTGGTATAATCGTATCCGATGGCTCCAGACAGAGTCACCACTTTAGTCGCCCCCACATAAGGATTTCCCGTTTTACGCATCCGGGCTTCGGACTCCATGTCAATAGACACGAATGTGGTGCCTTTAACACCATTGATAATTTCTCGCAGCTCGTCTTTGGTAATTTTCTTCATTCGATTCCTTTCATTATGCATATGATAGTATGTATGGCGTCTTCTGGCAACGCTTTTCGTAAATAAAAGCATACGGTGCACTGAGATTAGGCCTTCATGTACACCCGAATAGTGTGAATGTCTTCGGGGAGCGCCCTCAGATCAATATAAGCGCCGTCGTCATATTTCACATCCCCTACAACACGGATATCGACTTCGAACATAGCATCTCTCAATTCTTTTTCTGTGCAGTCTGTGTTGAGCGACTAGTGTAGTACTCCGGGTACAGTCCGTGAACGGCGATAGCGACATGCCGGTGGCTTTCAACGCACCGTTACGACACGCTCCGTCCTGCACGTCTTCAAGCCGAGGCACAGCGGCCCGACGATTATCGACCAGATTACTGCGCCACCGTCTGCGTGCGTTGTCCGGTGGATTGCCACCGGCATCACGTAGCGGAAGCCCGCCTTGTCCTCGACCCACCAGTACGGTTCTCGCCACGATGCAAGCTCTGCTCTCACGATCATCGGAAACCTCCAACATCCGGCCGTGGCGTTCCCGCGTTCCCACGCCTCCGCAATCGCAATCCGTTGTGCTTCTGGCGTCATTTCGCACCTTCCTTTTCCAGCGCGGCTGAATCGCGTCTCAACTGCATGTTGGACAGCTTGTTAATCAATCGTCGCCACGATTTGATCTGACTGCGCCATCTTCGGATGTGCTTCATGTGCGGATTCGATGGCATCCCCTTGTATATGAGTGTCGGAGTGTGTGCGTCTATTAGCGACTCGTTCCACTCAATGGCACAACTCAAAGCAAGAAGAAGCATACGCAGATCCTGTCCAACAAGGGCCTTCACAGTACGCTCCTGCCGCGTCCGTGTCAGTGCGTCCACACTACATAGGTTGATTCCCATGTTGTTCGGGATCACCTCCAGCGGGAGCGGGGATTCCTTCGTCTCGATAAGCTCCATTGCCGTCTTAGTCGTTGTCTTCATACTCTCTGTCTTTTCAGTTGGGAGCGCCGAACAAGGCGCCCCAGATTATCTCGCTTCTCTCGAAATCTGAGCTTTGCTGTTGGACCTCTCCGACCGCAGGCGGTCGTGGATGGTGTAGTCATGGCGTCTCCTTGCTGTCGCCCGACGATGAGCGGCGTTCAAATCCCTCACACCCTTAATAACATAACATGCCCCCATAATAATCTCCTATTTCTCCGGTATTGTTCCGTTTTCGACCATTTGTTTAATTTCGTCTTCTGTTTTGCCCTCTCTTAGCAAACGTGCTGCTGGGCGACAAATGTAGTTCTGGCATAACAGATCCCATGATCCGTACTTTTTAACACCAGCTTCGATTCGCTGATTTGTAATGTATACCCACCGACCAGTTAAACGACAGCGAATACGGTTTTTGAATTTGGGGATTTCGTCTATCATTCCCTCTTTCAATTGTTTGCCCACCATGGAAGTATAATTGGCTTTGAGATTCTCTTCACTTCCGTATTTGGCTAATACCTTAGCATACCGTTTATCCGTCATGTAAATGATATTACCTGTAACCGTACATCTTACTTTGTTTACCATAATTATTTCCTTTTCACTTACAGCGAGTCAGCGCATTTTTCTCCTAGCATTCGCTCACAATAATCTAAATCCTTTTTCAGCTCTTCAATTTTAACTGCTATAGCCTCTTTAGAATGCCGGGTAAACACTACATTCCCTGTGTGATCTCTAATATTGCCTTCAGCATCTACGTGAATATTTTTAGATTGTACGACTCGAATTTCCTTTTGCTTGTCTTTCTCAGATAAAGATAAAAATCTTAATATGTCTTCGGCCATATTAAAAGAGGATGGCAACTGATATTTCATGCCACCATTGACTGTAAATTGTACACTTTCGCTGAAATACTGCTTAGTTTTAGCTGACAGGAAGGATGCTAATGTATCAAGATCCGGTGCCATCTTAGCATAAATTGCGGGGTCAAATGTATCCGTTGGCCCGGCAATTTTAGAATATCCGTTCTTCTTGATATGCCATACCCCTTCACCAAACTCTTCACCAAACCTTTTGCTTTTGTATAACATCTTAGCCATATCCTTCTTCTGTATCCGTCAGGCGACACACAGCACCAAGATGTTTGATGTGGTCGTCAATCCCATTTTTAGTGAGAACAAATATCACATTACCTTGAGGAACTTCGGGACTAGATTCAATATAACCATCCGTCAGGATAATATGGAGACGGCACTTATATCCCTTCTCATCACAATAATCTTTATAGGATGTCAGTCGAGTACCACCGTTACAATCCCGAAGTTTAATGTCAGACAGCGTATGCTTATTCTGGCGATTAAATTCGAAATCGTTCTCAGGATGTAAAACTGCATCCCAGAACATAATGCGAGCTTTAATCTGTTCATATGAGTTTAAGATGCCGGCAATCTCATTGACGAAGTATTGACGGTCCGGCATAGTAGAGCCCGACACATCAACACTGACAAATACCTCCAGATTCTCCCTAAGCACCCGCGGAGTCCATACACCAGTTCCGTAGAATCTGCGACCAGGCAACCGATTGGTATAATCAACTGGGATTTCGTTAGTGATGAACTTCATGACCCGCGTACGCCAATCCACGACAGGATTGAGAATCTTATCAATGATGCCCTCTGCACACCCAGGGAGTTTTCCTCGAGCTCTGGCGGTAGTAGCTGCTTCCACCACAACCTGCTTCCATTTGTTCTCCATAGCTGCTGTAGCAGCAGCGGCACAACTTCCAGGGGAATCCTCTTCGCCACATTCTTCCCCAGAATGACCCCCCTGCCCGTCAGAATCCCCAGACAAATGAATATCAAACCCCCCATGCCCCTTGTCTTTATTACCCTTTCCGCCCGACCCCGTTTTGCCTTGAATGTATATGGTGATCTTTTGAACATCTTTATACAATTCGTCGTACACTTCTTCGGTAGTTTTCCCGACAACACTATACGTCTTTTTACCGATAGTATACTCGCCGTTTTTTGTAGGTACATACCCATCAGAAGGGGTGACGAATCCCTCCTGCAAAAGAATAAAGTTGATAACCATATCAGAAGCAATATTCCATATCATCGGGTCTCTCTTTCTTATCCGAAAGAAATCCCCCTTGGCTATATGCATGGTTTCATGAACAAGCAATCCGCGGATTTCTTCGTCCTTCAATCCCAAAATCCAGGCATCATTATAGAATAAATTGCCGTATTTGTTAACGGCTGCGGAAGGCACAGACGCATTATCCGCGGTAGCAGATACCTTGAAGTTCATCAAGATATAAGAAAAGAACGGATTAGATTCTTGCAGCCTTACCATCTCACGGATGAGCTTCTCATGTGCGGATTTAATTGCAAAGTTCATAGATTCCTTATTATATCGCCATTATAAGAGAAAGTTGGTCCTTATTCAAGCGAAAAGCCGGGTGTTTAGGAAAACACCCGGCTTTCCTTTACGTCAGGTTATCCAGAAGATACTTAGCGTACTTTCCAGCAAACGCTTTTTGGCGATTCAATGCCGTCAAAGACTTTTTCCACACAGAACGATTAGCATTGGAGATCATACGATAACTGAATACCGCAAAATCCTCACGAAGATTGTCGGCAACCGTGAAGATTTTATCATGCAGCTTGACGTCGTCCGGATGGCGTTTGAACTGATCAGCCAAACCGGCACTAATAGCATACTGCTTATCCAGAATCATGCTATTAACACTGGCAGGATTTGCAAAAATCGCGGGCCAATCCAACTGCTTGTACACCTTGCAATATGCCTGGAATTCAGTGGCAAAAGATTCACCACACGAAATAGATGCCATCATGTGGGCATGATTGCTTCCGATGTCCATGTCGCCCAACAAATTGGAGGCACGAGCGACGCCACGCGGAGTGGAGGGCTTCTCTGCCTTGACCTTGTCAGCGTTATACAGATTGGCGGGTTTCCAATTGATGAACGAAATCAAATGAGAATTAATATTGCTACGCGCCGCCCAGTTGATCCAAGCATCGACATCAATTTCCACTTCACATTCCGCGAATCGATCGCGCAACGGCAGAGGCATATCAAAGGTATGCGCCTTGTCTTGTGAACGGTTGCCTGCCGCGAAAATATACACCTTATCAGAGATACGCCGATCCGAGATCACGCGATCATGAATCGCACTGTACGTGATGCTCTGGACGATACTAGGAGCAAGATTAAGCTCGTCAAAAAACAGAACACCAGCGGCAGCAGCATTTGTGAAATACACAACCCAGCTGTATGGAATATTTTCCAACAAATCCGTCTTAGTCATATTAGGAATACCTACCAATGATGTGGTGTCCATTTGTGACGTTCTTGCATCCATGAATACAAAATATTCAGACGGCTTTTCGATGCAGGTTTTTCTGTCTTCGAGTGTCAGATCAGACCACTCAACAAAAAGGCGACCTTCTTTTTCTGCCGTCTTTTTAAACAATTGACGAGGAATAGCGCTTTTTCCAATTCCAGGCCCCCCTTGAACAAACAAGGGTTGTTTTGCGTTGTAGCATGACTGTAACAAGAGCTCATATTCCGGTGTTTTGACTGTATACATATTATGACCTTTCGTAATTGTTGATATATTAAATTAAAGTTGGCCCAAGGTCCCGCCAAAATTATTTATTTTTTTTGTGTGAAATTGAGCCCGCCGTCGCATAAATATTTATATGAAAATATGCAGAAAGTGTCACGAAGAAAAACCCTTAAACGAATTTCCATTCAGAAAAGATAAGACCGACGGATATCATATATACTGTAAATGTTGTGTCAGAAATCAGCACATAAAATACGATACGGATCATGAAGAAGAAAGAAAAATATCCAAGCGCACTTATTACAATAACAATAAAGATAAAATATTAGCTCAAATGAAATCAGTTCGCCTGCCAGGTTCGCGAAAAGAATATCTCAAACAATATTATATCAAAAACAAAGAAAAGTCAAAGCAAAACACTAAAGAATACCGCAAGCATAATAAAGATAAAATCAACGCATGGTGTCGCGAATATTATAAGGATCCGTCAAAAAGAATAGCGAGAAGCATGTATAACAGAGTTCGTATAGCCATCTTTACTCAATTAGCGGAAAAGAATCAAAAAACAGAGTTATTATGTGGATGCACTTGGGATGAATTAGTGGTTCATTTAGAGAAACTATTCAAGCCGGGTATGACTTGGGAGAATTATGGTCGATGGGATGGATATTGGTCAATTGACCACGTCATTCCGTGTTCCAAATTCGATCTAACAGATCCAATACAACAAGCACAATGTTTTCATTATACAAATCTACAGCCGCTATGGACGCATGAAAATAGTGCCAAGAGAAACTTTTGATTTACTTTTCTGGCGAAATTTTCTTAAATGGTTCTTTGCACAACATATTGACGTATTTGAATATCATATCGTACACTGGGTCATTAGAAGAAAACCCAAATCGCTTCGTGGCCTCTTCCGCAATCCATTCTCTCAAATCGGTTCCAAACTCATTGGCGCGAGCCAGCCAATCACAGACCATCTCAATCACATACACTTCCGGCATTTCGTGAATAGTTCCCCAGTATTCTGGGTGGTGGGGGTTAGTTTGAGCGTGTTGTTGAACAGCAAAAGCTAATCCAGCTTTTTCCACCTTATTCAGTTTTTTATCGATAATCTTGATATAATCCCACTCGGTCCCAGACAATTTTGAATTGTCGTGTTTAAGACTATTTTGAATTAAGGCTCTACCCAATTGAGTTTTGCCGTCTTCTATCAGTTTTTTGCCCACGATGATACAATTTTGCTGTACCAGTTGAATATGCCTCAAAACATTATCAAGGTATTTAATCTCCAATATTGAATCTTCTTCTGCTTCCATAACCACTCCTGTTTAGCTATTGCTAAACCTCCTGAGTCAACACATGAATCATCTGCTTCCAGTTTTTATCGGTGCTGACGCAGAACTTACGAATGCGAATGGCTTGAATCAAAGTGCGAAGATTGTAATTCACAAACTGATCTTCAATGCTCGTCAGATATTCCAAAGTCTCCTGTTTAAGGTGCAATTCCACTTGAGGTTCTACCTGTTGCAAAATATTACCCATATGCTCGGAAATTTCTGAATTTGTCATTCGCAAATCGAAACAAAATCCACGCGAACGGATTGCGGCATCAATACGGTCAGCAAATCGATTACTGATAAAAATGATGCGACCCGTAAAATCAAACGGGGATTCCAAATCTTGCTGTTCCGCTTTTTCACTAATCCATGAAACTCGGCGGGTATCATAGCTATCTAAAGCGGCTTTAAGCACGTTGACGCTCGCGTCCTTATCAAAAACACTATCGATATCATCCATTACCAACAACGCGTCGCGATTGTCGTGTAAAGTCTTAAATAAGCCGAACGGAGTAGCATACCCACTAACCATGAGATAATCGTGATTTTCGCGTTTTCCCATTTTGGCTAACTGTTCTTTAACCAAAAACGTTTTGCCCACCCCAGGCTGGCCTGTAATCAACACAGAAGGCTGAACACCAGTAATCACCATGTTAACCAAGTCACGGATATATTGAAACTTCTCCGCCATAGAACACATAGGTTCCACAGTGACTGACATTTTCTGATTATGTGGTGCATCTGTTAAAGAATATACCAACTTCTTTCCTTCCTTCCGCGCAACGATTTTTCCCGCGTCTTTAAGCTCATTTAATGTATTGCTTACCAGTGCAACAGAAGACCCAGACAGTGACATAATGGTGGACGAATAGAACGGCTGCGCTTGTTGAAACACAGCTTTGATCACCTCTTGCGTCTTGCTCATAGACATGGACCTTTCATAATTGTTGGTGAATTTATAAGCGTTAATATCACCTATAATAGAAAAGTCGGCACGCTATTTCTTTAGATGTTTTTCGATTTTATCATATATCTGATTTGGGGTCAAATCCTCATGATAAAATTCGGCAAACGCCTTTGCATATCCCTGTACTACCCATTCCATATGGGCGGCGTTTTCGCCTATATCTGTTTTCAATCTTTCACTTTCTTCATATTTAAACCGTTCTATACACTTTAATTGAATAAATAGACGGGGATCCGTATGACTGCAAGAAATCATTTCTTTTAAAATGCACCAATCCGCAGTACAATACGGCTTAACTACCTCATTTAGAGTTTTTACTATTTTTGCTCTAGTTGCCATAGTGAGTCCTCTATTATACTTATGGAATTTATGCTACATCAGTTGGGCTTGGAATAATAAAACTGTTCCACATGGATTTTGTCCCATGAAACACCATGATCTACTAGATATTGTGTAGTATCAGAAATCATTTCTTCGAGTCCACACAGATAGTATGTGTAATCCTGAGGATAGTCTACAGGCAATTCACTATAATAACCACTGATGTGTTTGGGCAACGCCAGTCCTTCCTGTCTTGATACAGCCAATTTAAATAACGAGCGCATTCTGCTAGGATAAACAAGAATATCCGCCATAAATCGCACACCATACAAAATCAGATGGGGTTTGTGACTGTAACACTGTAACGCTGAAACGAATGGTGCCAACCCGGTTCCTGTTGCTATGTATATGTATTTACCGTTCGTTTCATTTTTTCCCGGGGTGAAATATCCGAACGGCTGACCCACTTCAATTTCATCTCCCAGTTTGAGAGTGGTAATATATTGCGACACCCCTGTTGTTGAAGGAAATATCCGTATATAAAATGTCAAATAGGGGCTGTGAATATCAGATGCTATGCTGTATGGTTTTTTAACACCGGATAGGGGGTTGTAAAGATCTATACAATTTCCCGGTTCAAATACAATATCGTTTCTGTCAATAACCAGCTTATGTATTGCATCCGAATGCTTTTCTGAACGAATTATTTTGCATTTCATAACACATTATCTTCAAAATACCGATACAACTTTTGCTTCTGAATTGGTGTTAACCTTTCCACTATAGAGTGCAAACGTTGTGTCAGTAGATCACCCGTACTATCCACTTGCGGCGGCGCATCTGATCGGGGATTACTGCAGAAACTACATCGAGAAGCTTGTGTCTGATTCCAACTATTGCATTTCGCACATAACCATTTACTCATACTAACCTCCAAAAAATAAAAAGGCGGACTTACACAGGGACATTAAGGAGCTACTGATCGGTCACCATTTTCTCGAGCTGCCCCGCTCCTTGTCCTAACCGAATTCTACTCTGTGTAAGCCACCTAAAACAGTGCTATTACGCAACTGTGAAATAATCCGACCGAACCCACTTCTGTGCGAAGGAATCTGACCCACGTCGACCAGTCTTCAACAGGTAAAACGACTGTGACCGTTCAGTATCGAATTCACGATCCAAAACCGTCCAGCGAGCACCATTATGAATGACTACATCCTTCCGCTTTGCCTTAACTTGCTTGCGCTTCATTGTATATCTCCTTTCTGTCATTAGTGTTATTAACGACATTAATAATATACTACGCTTTGCAAAAATATCTACGGGGTTTCGCATTATCCTTTGAGAGAAAATGTGTTACTTGATGGTGCATGCATGCGGTTGGGTTGTTTATAGTAAATGGGTCCTGAATCTCTTAACTGAGGAGAAGTTACAGATTTTGGATGACCTTTATATTTGCCTTTTTTGGCTTTTTTGGTCTTGTCTTGAACAGCCTGAGTGAAAAACGTTGCAAAGTTCATGTTAGTATATAGGAAAACTCCCAATCGACATAAACAGATGATTGCCCACTCTGATATGAGGTCTTAATTTGCCTGCCAGTCTTGCCCAATCAGGATTCGCCTTTTGTGGATTGTAGTAATGATCCGCTTCGGTTATTGGTGTGAATTGATATTGCACTATTTCTGTTGCTATTTTATTGGCTATATCCCATGCAGTCCCTGACCGGTGCTTTTCTTTAAAATGCACCCAATCTTCCGGCTTCATTCCATTCCAACAACTAAACTGTTTGGGTGTTTTTATGGCCTTTATAATCCGATCCACATTGCCCTTTCCTCTGTTAAAAGCTACGGATGCAACAGCCCGCATTCCTTGCTCTCCATCTTCGCGTGCTTCTGCCCATAACGTGCGTGCTATAATGTTAATTTGCTGACTCTGAGAATACTTTTGGGTTTGAATTATGGGTGGGGCATTTCTTAATTGTGCGTTAGTATCTGTAGGAGACAAAGCCAACGCTCCAGCCACAGCAGCACCGCCAAGCGCCTTTGATAAAATACCCTCTTCCACTGGCACAGTTGCATTTACCTTGCTGATCAAGAATTTGTCCATTTCTGTATCGGCTTCTCCCGTGCATTGTATATTCTTTTGATCTATTAATGCATTTGCTAACATAGATATAAATTCAGGCCCCATCAGATATGAATTGAACATTTTTTCTGAGGTCTCTTTAAAATTCATGTGTGTAGCCCATACAGTTTTTCCTTTCAAATATGCGGCGTCTTGTTTTTCGAATAATTCAGATAATGTGCGGGTTATTTTGCGTGTAAACTGAGTAGCTATTATAGTAGCATTTTGTTGATCTTTTATGGTATCCAATAAATTGGATTTTGTCTTAGTTGCTAGGTGTTTGATACGGCATAAAAGAAAATGAACAAATTCTTTCGGACTCTTTTCTAGATATTCTGTGATAACTTTAGATGGGGGGGCTGTGTATAATTCCGGCTGAACTGTTGCCCTTTTTGAGGGGAGGGCTCTGCCTATCATAGCACGAATATCATCATATTCTGGAAGTGATGCTCTTTGGCCTGTTCTCGCCTGTGCGTCTGTATGATCCATGAAAGAATTGGACACAAAATCAAACAAAGCATAAGGTTTGCCGTCTTTAGCCACCATATAGTATGATTTATTTACATCCTGAACTTCCGGTTCATTTCCTACCCCTTTATATCCTGAAGGAAGCGATAGATAGTTTATAAATGTACTGAATGAATTACTGACACACCACCAATTTAACGGCCCCTCTTGTTTTTCAGGGTTGTTGTATTTGTATACAGTATGGAGAGCATTATATCCCTCTTTGGTAGGCAATATGCGAATCAATTCAAGATTACCCTGCTGGCCTATTTTAATCGCACCAGGCACGGTTTGTATGCGCTTAAACGCTTTGCCCTCTTCTTCATCAATATCAATCTCGGGCATGGCGGATATGTCTCTCGCCAAATCCGAAAAGGTAGCATATTGAAAAATATCCTTTTTCCCTCCGATTTCCACCCAACGTTGTTTGTTGCGCTGTAGAAAGAAAACTGTTAGTATTTTGGACAATGTTTCTAAATCTTCGGGAAATCTCGCCGCCCCAGTTTTAAACTGCTTTAATATCCATGGCAATGTTGATGTGGCTATTTTCATGCCTTGTTGCACGGCTGCTGGTGGTATAGGGCGATTTAACGGTGTTTGTGTTGCCGCACGCACCACTCGGTCTACAATTTTTTCGACGTCTTTCGGTCCCTTAATCTTCCCCTCTTTCTTGAGATTAAGCATAGCTGCAATATTAATACCTTTGATGCCTGTGGGATCCACGGCAGCCCATTGTTCCATTTCTTTTTCTGGGACTTCATATTTGGCCATAAGTTGACGCATCATGTTCGTCAACTCTTCCTGCAGTATTTCGTAGAATCCTTTGAAAGGCACTAAGGATTCATTTTGTGGGCCGGCTTCATAATCTGCTATAGCCCTTTCAATGTCCGCCACAAACGAAGCCACCATACGTTTTGCTGCTACAGGATCAGAGAGAAACTCTTTTATGAATGCAGCAAAACTCTCTTTGACCTCCGGATCAGCAGCAGGCAGACTAATGATTTTATTATAAACATGAAACAATAACTTTGTATTCTTGGCGTCAATGGCAGCAGTCAGTTTCTTCCAAAACACAGGCCCTAGCATCAAATCATATGGCTCATTTTCATTTTTATCCACAGATGCCAATACATGTTTGGCCACTTCAGGAGATGAAGGCAATCCATGCGAATTAGTATACTCCACCAATCCTTTAACCAGCTCATGGATCAACAGAGGAAAAATAATACCCTTGACTTTAATGACGCCTTCACCCGTCTCTTCTTGGTCTACCTGCTCCTCACCGGCACCACAGGCCTGCCCAGACATATCCATCTCAGGAGTTACCCAATAAGCCAGGTCACCTACAGAGCTCATAAACCCGTACATATCAGATAAACGAGGATCTAATGCATTTAAATCATCCCTAATGTACTCAAACAAATACATATAGGTCGCTGCTGCGCCTTGGGCCATTACATTTTGAAATCTGCGTTTTAATTTTTCCTGGTCTATGTCCGCAAGTGCGAACGCCATTTCATCTTCAAAAGACTTAAATTCTGTGGTTTGTGCAATATCTTCTAAAGATTGCTCCATGTCATTGGGTTTTACCTTTAATATACCGGCCATTAACGTCAGTTCAATTTTGATATCACCGGCTTCAACAGCAGCCTTAGCTGCAGAAAATTCTGGGAGATCCAATACAGTGTTAACCGCTAGCATCTCAAGATACTCGGTATACATGTTCTCCACTTCTTTGATCTCATTGAGTGTTTCCATCATACCCATAATCAGATTGATTAGATCGTGCTCACTGGCTGGAAACTGATCCTCAGGGATATATCGGCGTAATTTAGCCATGGCATTCTGATACGCGGTGGATGCGATCGCATGTGTATCAGTAACATTAGGCATTAACGGTTCGATGCCCAACCCGCCACCTTCTATCTTTTGTCTTTTAGCGGGATTGATAAAATCAGGCTCCGCCCCTGTTTCTATATCCTCTATTAAATGCGTCATATTAACCCTTTATAAATTTTGAATACTTGTTAATGATGTTTTTTATTTCTTGCTTTACTGAAGCCTTTGGCCGAATATCCGGCATAGTTCCTGGCTTATGCCGTCTAAATGGTGCTGGATTGGGTGTTGATGGTTTAGTTGGACCTGGGCTTGGGGTCTTAGTTGGTGCGGGTTTTGTAATTGGTTCTGGTGCCACAACTGGTGCTTCTGCTAAAAAGTTATCGATCATCATTTCGAATTTAGTTTTCATAAAAATTCCTCATACTCGGTACTGTAGAAATATTTATGACATAACGAATGTTTTTTACAGTCTATAGATCTTTTTTGGTAGCATGCTTTATAATTATTAACATGAACCGGGCATCTGCACACAAACTCCGCAAATATAAAAAAACAAGTGTTTACCCCTTTCTGTCGAAGATGTACAGATTAATGACAGATAAGCCTGAAATGTTTGTTTTGCGGAAAATGCATCTCTATCAGGGAGAATGCGACTGGGTGGATGATGTCATTACTGTGGACTATCGAAGAGAATTCATATCCACACTAATACATGAGGTCCTGCACTACTTTCACCCCACATGGTCTGAAACAAAAGTACTGCGTGAAGAAAAGAAAATTATCAACGCTCTTTCTGTGCGACAAGTGAGGAATGTGTTGAAATGCTATGCGAAAGGGTTGTAGACTTTTTGCCCATCTTCTCCCATAACTCAGATTCCCAGTATGCTCTGTAGTTAGCCCCTTTACGCGGCTTCGACCCTTTACCATTCTGAATGGAATTAGCTTTAGTCATAGGGATATTCAATCCAGGTATTAGCATCCACGATTTGTGCGTAATAGTCAGGTTTTATCACACTCTTGTCAAGTTTGTAATGCAATGCACTCAGTTTAACGTTAGCGGCTGCTGCAAACATCCAATGAGCCCCAAGACACTTTTTAATTGTCTTGCCAGTGTCTGCTATATCATCTATCACCAATACATGATGATTCTCGTTAAAATGCATCGTAACTTTTTGATACACAACAACCTTATCATCATGCAAACGGACATTTTCTTTGGAATATGAAGACACCCCGAAATTATGAACACGAGGGATATCCAACTTGTATGCGATATACTGTGCCGGAATTAAGCCCCCCCTTGATATTGCTACGATATCCGTGAATTTATTGCCGGCTAATTTCCCGATTAATATATCACACAATTTGAAATAATCACACCACGTGAGAGTCAGTTTGGTTGGTTCCATTTACATCCTTTTTATGGCACGGGCAATCACACATACGGCAACCTGATACCCATCTGATGATCTTTCTCACCAATAGGTATAATGGCACCAAAATCAAATATTCAATGACCCCACCACAAGCTATACATCCCAGTATTAACATATATTTCCTTAGTTTTGCCACCAGGCATTTTGGATTTGTTTTTCCTGGTCTGCCTGTTTTTGCTTTTTGTAGTCGGCTAGGTTTTTTGTTGCATCCCAATCAGGATCTGCGATCAACGTTTCCCCCAACTCGTAGGAATTTGCCGTAGACGGATATCGACTTCTAAAAATATGCAGAACTGATCTACGACCTTTGTTTGTGGTGATGGAAACAGGAATGCCTTTACTATCTACTACATAACGCCATTCCCCTCCCATTACCTTTGCTTTGAATCGATATACTACTTGTGGTTTTTTAATACTGCTCATAATCTATTATTTACACTTAATCGTTGACATTATCACCAAAAGAATAATTATCTACATGAATGATAATACACCCAAAAAAGAAAAAAGGCACGTTAGAAGGAAAACACCCAAGATTAGAGAAACAGATGGTCCTATTATCACCACCAAACGTCAACCCAAACGACAAATAGATGATTTGGCTGCGGCCATTTTTGCTACCAATGAAGAAGATAACGCTTCAACGCTTGATTTACAAGAAGATAACGCTTCAACGCTTGATTTACAAGAAGATAACGCTTCAACGCCTCCGTCTAATGGAGATATTCCATGGGATGCCCCGGAAGAAGAAATTGTACCCGAAAGAATACAATTGGAGCACGGGACATCTAAGGCCAACGCTGTCGTAGTAAATAGATCACCACACGAAATTACAGCATTCCTCAATAAACACTTCGGATCTGAGATTGGCGCATATTTTATAGCTACAGAGAATACAATGACGTCGTATAATACCCAAAAACAACGTCGGCGTTACAAGTGTATATCAGTTGAAGACAAATACGGATTCAGATACGCTTTGTGGTTTGATTTAAGTAAACTAGGCCCTGTATATTAACGTCTGAGGAATTCTTCCCCATCCGGTCCCATCTCATCACTGAAATCAGCATCAGATAATCCGAAGTCTTGTGGTGGGACTTCTTCTTGAGTGCCGTCCACATCAACAGCATCCACCAAACGGATATTGAGGGGATTGGGAATTATCACAGATGTCAACACACCATTATTCTCTACGCTAAGAATCAAATGAATGTCATTAAGATTTACACCTTTGACCACACCACCCTGTAAGGGCGCCAAGTCTTCAAAACTTGTGACAAACTTCTCACCAGGATTCCCTTCTAAGTCCTCACGGCGACCTTCCACCCACATATTCATATAAACAGATTCAAGATTACGGTCTTTCTTATTCATGAAATTATTTATCCATTATGCTGAAAATAATTCCCCATTGCGAATATCGTTTAGAAACGCTTCAACGCTTGTTTCTGTTAGGTTAACGCGGTTGAATCTCCACCATGAAATCGGAAGCTTGTTGTGTAGTATCTTCTCGACCAAGCGCCCTCGGAGCTTTTGTGAATCTTCCATGGTGGGAACCCAATCATTCCAATATTCTACAATCGGACATTCTTGTCGGAGGATATGAAGGGCATCACATTTGAAACCTCTGATCTCCATCTCCACTTTCACCAATTCATGCCGACGGCGCAAATATGCCAGCCTTGGCTTGAACCAATTAAGATGGCCTTTTCCCAGATCGAATGTGTCTTTTACTGGTGATTTGATTTTCCAATCATTCGCCCGCAAAGATCCCACCACCATAGGCAATTCCCTATACTCGGCAATAAGCCATTGATCTGTTAAATATTTGGGGTTAATTCCGACGTTGCATCTAATTTTCTCATCCTCCTTGCATTTTTATTTCCAATGCCTTTTTATGTTTGCGTTTCATAAATATGTCAGCGTTTTTATATAACAAGTCAATAAATACCAATCTGCTGCTTTTTTTACTGGGGCCGACTATACAGTATGTGCTTTTATGTTTAGGATTGACTCTAGTATGTTTATATGAAGATATGTTTTGCTGTACTAAGAACTCATAAATCATATCAGCGAATACATCCGATGCAGATATAAAAGAAATTCGGCAATTATTTCTTTTGTCTATTGTCATCGTCCCATCTCCGCCCCACACACCCCGTACAAAATGCCATTTATTTTTTGGATCTATACCACAAAACCATTCTTTCAAATTAAGTGTATGTGTTTTGTTGTGCACAAATCCTATACTTTTCATATATTCTATTAATCTTCTGTTGTTTAAATACCATTTGAACATTTTTGCCCGCATTTTAACTCATTACATCTCATGCGTTTAATCTATCCCATGGTTCTTCTGGTGGTGTTCCGTACATTACAAGAATATCTCCAAACAAGCTTTTGATGCACTTTAATAGGTTTACATCTATTAATGCATACTCGTCGACAAAAACATATGCGGGGTTTAATGCCTTCATAAGTCTTACCCGATTGTAATCGGCTTTAATACAGACGACGTTTTCCTCGTCGCCTATCATTCGCTGCATTTTTAACGCCATGGCGTGGCGAGGGGAGATTACCACAATAGGGTCATTGGTCATGGCCGCTAACCATTTGACATTTTCGGCAATTCTGGTTGACTTACCCGATTGTCTCGGCATATCGTATACACGCATGCCTAATTTTAAGGGCTACCGCCAATATTACAAGAGGCCCATCAGCTTCAATGTGTAAAATAACGTGATGTAATGGATCACTTGATCCAATCCAACACTAGCAAAAAAGTTGTGCCATGATTGCTTGTTCCACAATCTGCTGTTGTGTTTTGACGTGAAGAAGTCGGTTATAAAATGCGTGAGAAATGTGGTTAGTGTAAAAAACATGGTATTCCATGTGTGGATAACAGGATCAGGCACCTTTGCGAATATAACAAACCATACACACATCACCGCACTATAGGTAGCGCAATGTGTAAGTAAGGATATGATATTACGTGATTTGGTTGTGGCTTGATGATGTGTCTGAAGAATGAAATCACCACACCAATGAGCCCATAACCCACCAATCAGTAATAATTCATAGTTCACGGATCACCTTTATCTCTTGTAGTTTTTGTTCCACAGGATTCCAAAACTTTTCATTGACCACCAACAAATATCCATCATCATCAATTCTATCGAGATGAAGGCATAGTTTCTTTATATCCATATCCAACGCAGTAACCTTTTTAATGTTAATGGTTCGAGAAGAACCATCCAAATAACAAAATTTCAGTGAAAGCTTACTCATTGATTCCTTTCGAGTGATCTCCCTTGGGGTTGATAATGTCTTTATAAAGGGTATACACAGCTTCGGTTTTTGCTTTGTTTCCACCAATACTCATCAATCTGATTAGATGGGATCCAAAGCCTTTATTGAATCTGCTTTCATATCCATTACTAAACCACAGACGCACTGCTCTATCTGTGCCAATATCCATGCGATCTCTGACGCTCTGTTCATATTTGAATTTTTCAATAAAATGTATACGATAAAACCCTTTAATAGCCATATACACTATACGCGCCAACACCAACACAATCATTAAACACAATATACTAATAATCATATTACTCCTTTTTAATTCTTACAAACACGCATTCATTGGTAACTGCACCCAGCGGCAGAAAATCTGTGTATTTAAACGCGTGGCCTACGTTTGTAGTAGTAAAAAACGTTGTCCATACTATACCAGTTCCATTATAAATGCCATATTGAAGGCTATACCCTGCATACAATTCCGAATTCCACTCAACATAAAGCGCATCACTCAACTCCAAATCCGCCGCAATTTTCTCGCGGGCCGCCATAATAGCCACCCCCAGCCAATTCCGGCCCCATTTGTCCTTTTCAATAAATACCCTGGGGTCTTGCACACTGTATCCAATTCCCCAAATAGCGTCCGTGGGCGAAGCCTCTATAATCATTTGGTTTCCTGTCAGAAGCAAAAGTTCTCGCCATGTCTTGTTCTGTGTGAATTTTTTGTAATTGGAATATGTCACAAAGTTTAGCGCTACAGCTTCCCAGGAATCTTTGTCAAATCCTTTAATGCGGCGGCCTATTTGTTTTTGTGTATGTGGATTTGCCGACTGTTTGATCTTGTCGTAAGCTTCCCGGTCTCCAAAATGGTGCGCCTTGTATAACATCATAGCCTGTTCGGCACAATTAACCAATTCCGTATTATTACCGATTTTCGCACTATATGTGCAATCCGCCCATTGTGAAAACATTCCACCATAAAACAAAATACTATTCTCTTCTGGAAATATTCTCGCACCCAACAATTCACTATCGAAATATTTCATCAGCAAGAATTCTCTATTTATTTCTTGCTTACAAGCAACAAATATAGACCCACAATACCACAACCCAGTAACCTACTATCTATGTTTTTACCGTCTACAATAAACATAAACAAAAACATAAAATACGCCAAATAACCTATAACCAAACAAAAGGCATTCCACAATTCCATCACTCTCATATTATTTCCTTATTCGTTATTCAATAGATAGGCAGGATTAATGACTTTGAACCTCAGTCTGCCGCGAAGTGACGGTGAGTAAGTTTCCTTAATTGGGGTAAACACCAACCCCTCGATTTGTTTCTTCGACAAAGGATATACCTGTTCGGTCATCTTGATAAAGTATTCCCAATCGTGCTTGTTTTTATCAAACACAAAAATGTCCGTTAAGGTTTCAACTTGGGGTAAATTATACTGCTTACAGAATTCCACCAATCTGTCATAATCATAGTATCTCTGTGCATCGATGTCATACACATCAAACACTCTAATTGTTTTTTCTGTTACGCCAGATGTGTTCTTCTGAATACCAGGGCCTACAATTTCGGCTTGAATTGCGAGATTCAAACCCGTGTTTTTAAGAAGATTCAACAAATCATACTTTTTGGCCATTTCAACATAAACATTCCCTTCGTCTGATGGATCAATCTGCAGATTTCTGGAGCAGACGCCATTCGTCACCTGAGTAGCATCATTGATTTCACTCTTGTGAAAGACAGTAAAGGAGGTTCCGTCCTCTTTAAATCTGGCAGCAAACATAGTCCCATGGATAGACTCTTTGAATTTATCATTCCACAAATTCTGTAGTCGCTCGCTGTCTGTTTTAGGAACAATATGAGTAGGAAAGGCATTGAGCACCTTACCCATCAAACTAGCATGAATCTTAGGCTCATATTTGACAATACCCAGCACGTCGGCATAATCCTGCCCCTCCACAATATTCTCTAAGGTTGGCAACACGCCATCCAAAATAGTGAGAGGGAATATGATACCCTGTGACAAGGTGCCTTTCAACTTACACGTTTTAACACGAATAGGTTTATCCGGGCGATTTTTGTCCTTGAGAAAATGGGACCACTCTTTATCAGGGAGAATACTGTCAATTTCAGCAAATATGACGAGCTCGCCTTCGACAAATTCGTTTTTCTTGACGACAGACTGCCATCCGTCTACAAAACACAACTCAATGTTATCAGCCCCTTCAATCGGCTGTATATCTCTAATTACACGCGCTGTTGCTAATTTTCTGTCCATGTTAGTCTCTTTCCTTTCTTGCCGGAACTAAAGGCTGATTGAATACCTTACCCACCCATTTGAAAAATGTGGAGAATATATCAGGAGCCACATCAAATGCAGCTGCCCATATATTGGCCACAGGCACAACGACCACTAAAGCACGACCGATCAGTGTGCCAATAGTATCTGTGGGTGTGTAAGTCGACCAATATTTGGGATCAGTCTTGAGTCTTTCATCATCTTCCCGACGCCTCTTGACATCATTGCGGTAATTGACCCAAGTGCGTACAGAATATCCATAGGCGCACAGAGATGCCGGGATCCAGTACAAACAGATACCCATCCAATTCGTAAATGAAAAATCATTAAACGCTCCGACAATCCAATCAATCATATTAGTCTCCGTTGTATTTACAAAATATAGCATCTGGTAGATGCTCTTCTATCATAGCACTGATAATACGCCAGTCTCCTCCACCGCGATCACAACCAGCCAGATAAGGGAAATAAACAGGAAGCAATTTCTGGTCTGCAAATCCTTTTAATTTGGGCAATGCTTTTTCCCACGCAGCATAACTGGTATGGCGAATTTTTGCATCTGCCGGGCGTTTATACTCGTTTTGCCCAAACAAATTGACCACATATAAAGACCCACTAACTTGAACAGGTTGCATTTCGCCCAATAAGACGGAGAGGTCTTCATTTAAAAAGTATGTTGTTTTCCACTTTGACAGATATTCGTCGAATACAAGGGGCCATTTAGCTCTAATAGCCTTAGCCACCCCAGAGCCCATAGCCCCCTGGCAATTAACTTGGTGGACTATAATGCCGTGATCAATGGTCGTTATATCTTTTTCTATGATTTGCATATAGGCTATATTAATCTCACACTACATGTAAAGCAAGATATTATAGCCTATTTGCTGCCATTTCACACACGATATCATAAAAGTGTTTGGATGATATTACAATTTGATTGGTTGCTAAAAATGTTTCAATTGGCATTGTATTGCGCCTTGTTGTTCGCTGATTTATATGTTTGGCATGCCTGACCTTTGGTGCATAACGACAACGAAGCGCGAATGCCAATCCGACAGGGCCGCTCATAGGTTGGACATTAACAATATCACTAGTAATCAGTGCTGGGAACCCACGTCGAATCATTGGAACGGCTAGCTTGGGTAATCGCGGGCCTGGGGTATTATGATTGGACGGTGGGGCAGATAATAAATGAGTTTTACCTTTCGTGCCCCGACAGATTTATATATGCATCGGTTTTCTGTAAGAAAGTATCTACTCATTCATAGAGTATAAATGGGAAAATAAAAGATGCAAGCAGTCAAATAACATTAGCCGATTGTTATTACCTTAGGCTTAGCTTCTTCGGCTAGCGGAAGCGTAACCGTTAACATACCATCAGACATCGAGGCTTTGATATTTTCTTTATCAATCCCATGCAACCCATAACGGGTCTGCATTGATCTCTGACTTATCCCTTTTCTCAGATAATTGTGATTTTTGTTCTCACTCTTATCTGTCTTTTTCACCGAAATTGATATAGCATCACATTCTGCTGTGATTTCTACATTTTCCTTCGGTATTCCCGCCAAAGTGACATTAATCTGATATCCTGTCACTTTTCCACTATCATCTTTCAGCTCAAGAATATCCGTTGGATATCCATGAGCACCGTCTAACAATTGTTCGCGATTTATATCGCTAAGCAATCGATCGAACGCACCCCAGTCAAATATACTAGGGAATATATCATACTGTTTTTTTATTAGGTTTGTCATATTATTCTCCTTATTTAAGCAAGAACTTGACTGCTTGCACCTAACTGGCGGAAGTGGAGCGACTTGAACGCCCATAGCCCATTACTAAGCATACACATATTTTCGAAATATGCCTCTTACCATTAGAGTACACTTCCAAATCCCCTGAGTTTTACTATTAACAGATTTTGCTGTCTCGGCAAGGAGAACTGTCTCAGGGGATACGGGATATTCAGTAAACTGAAATGCATCCGCGTTATATATTGCCCTCCAGCCTTGATAATATTTATACCCATATTTCCTAAAAATTCACGATTAATATTGAATATTTTTGCCATATGAGATAATATATTGACTATGAACGAAAAACAAACTACCGGTGCTTTTAAAGATCTTCCTGAAAATCAGAGACCATGCAAGATCCCTGTGGAAAAGTATGCGTCCCTTGCCTCCACTGTGGCGCAAAGTCTGTCTTCACTAGGACAGGTATTTATTCCTGATATTCAGAAAAGTCTAGCTGTTGGTAAAACTCATTGTAAAGATATTGACGTACTGTTTAACCCTTATAACCGACAGACCTGGAGACAAGACGTCGCAAAACTTTTTAATCGCTATATCATCGCTTCCATTTCGAATGGGCCCCAATTGATGACCGTAATGCAGGGCCTAATCGACAACAACCCCTATATGATCGACATCATTCTGTCAAAAGAAGGCTCTTTTGAATATCGCAAGAAATATGCAGAATTCGGAACGATCATCCCTGCAGCCCTAGGGAGCTTTGCTAGATCCCTGCACTACAAATACGACCAAAATGGTCTGTATGGAAGATACAGAGATAGCAAAGGAAACTACCACAATATTCTCTTGACCAACGATTACAATACTGCCATGGCTATCCTGATGCTGGATACTACCCCTGTAGAACAGCAAAAACTGTTCTCACCAGAGCAAGTTGCGGAGTGGATTGCATCTTCTCCTAGATTTGATAGCTCTGTTTGGAAAGCCAAGCCCATTGCAACGGATGGAATTACCATCGTGGTAAAGAATCGCAAATCGCACAGAGCCGCCAAAACTAAGCCTGAGGTGAAGGCTACTTATCTCCTTTTGGACAAAACAAACAAAACATCCACCTGGAATAATGAGAATTACAAAATTGAGAGAATGGTATTAGGTGATGAGTTTGTTGAAAATGTAATTCGTCAAATTGGCGAAATGGCTAAGAAAGCTGACGTTGTTATCAGTGGCAAAGAAGTCATGGATATACTTAAAATTGCACCAGGTCCCAAGGTCGGTGCTATCCTCAAATACATCAAAGATAGTGATTTGACTAGAGAACAGGCTCTAGAATATCTACGGCTCGTTTCAGATAAATAATTAAATGAAAACGTTCCACCAATACTTCAAAGAATCTACTATGCCTGGATGGGATAAGTTGTTACAAACTGATCCCTACTTCAAGGCTGCTGTTGATCTCTTGGGTGAAATCGAACAGTTAGGCGGCGACGCTTTAATTGTCGGAGGCGCTGTCAGAGATCTATTACTGGGCAAGCCGACTCATGATATAGACATAGCTACGAATGTTCCGTTGGAACAGATTTCAGCAAAGTTCAAAACTCACGATATAGGACAATCCAAAGACTTTGGTATTGTGACTGTCAGCTATGGTGGTCATCAATTCGAAGTTGCACAATTTAGAGAAGACGTATATGGCGATTAAACAACACAGACACCCAACAGGAGTAAGAGCTGCCAAATCATTTGAAACAGATTCGGCTCGTAGAGACTTCTCTATCAATAGCCTTGGGATCAATAGACACGGCCAGGTTATAGACTACCAAGGTGGTGTCGAAGACCTCAAAAACAAACTGATTAAAGCTGTTGGTGATCCACGGCAACGTTTTGAAGAGGATGCTCTTCGTATTCTCCGGGCGCTGCGATTCGCTGTCAAATTGGGGTTCTCTATCGATCCTGATACGCTCACCGCTGCTAAAGAACTGAATCACTTAGTAGATTCCCTTAGCATTGAACGCATTTCCCAGGAACTGTATAAAGTAGCGTCTATCAGCGGTCCTGCATTAGCAGACTACCTGGTTAAGCTGGATGAAATCGATCTTTTGAAGAAGATTCTCCCTGAGTTAAAAGAACTGCAAAATTCCATAGAATCGCCAGAACATCATCCCGAAGCATACAACGATACATTTCCATGAGTTATAATTTTTGTGGAAATACATTGCAAAAGTGAACACAATTTCATAAGTAATTCTATGAAGAAAGATAGAATTGTTTTGAACAAAGGGACATATAGTGTTTACTTAGATAAGGTCCCGTGTAAAAACTGTGGAGATGATATATATGCGAGTAAACAAACACTACATAAACACGGTCATGCATTTTGTTCGGTTGAATGTAAATGCATACATACACAAAAGAGAAAAGATCCTAAGGGCGCCAACATTTTAGATAATGTCAAAGATGCGGATTTTTACTATTTACTGGGGCTATTAGCGTCAGATGGGACCATTATATATCCGCAATCCGATAATAAATATGTAGCATATGCGTGCCGTTTGCACTTATCCAAAAAAGACGAAATGTTGTTAAATGATATACATGATAAATTTGGTGGGACTATAACATCAGATAGAAGCAAATATATAATATGGCAACTGACACACAAGAAGTTTTTGCTGTTTTTAAAGGATATTGGTATCACTACTAAAAAAACAAATTTTTTGGACATAACTTTATGGTTTAATACATTGGATGATAAATTCAAATGGTCGTTTTTCCGGGGATATTTTGACGGTGATGGTACAATTTATAGGTATACCCCTAAAAATGCGGGATATTGCATTCATAACGCGTCTATTGTTTTTAAATCAGAAACCGTGTTTAATATGTTTAAACAGTTTTTCAAAACATATCATTTCAGAGAATATACAGAAATGAATAAGATGGGAAACACTATGTATCGATTAAGTTTTCACGGTTCGTATGCAATACCCGTACTCAGAGCGATGTATGATATTTCGGGCATTAAGCTAAAAAGAAAATATAATAAATACTTAAATCTAAAGGAATATTATGAAAGGAACAACATATAATCATGTAATAGCATGCCTGAGAACAAGTAGATCTAGTGATCCTATCGTTAATTTATCTATTTTACTTCATGATATAGCTAAAAACAAATCTACATATAAATTTATAAACGGAAAACATTCATACCACGGACATGAGGGTGCCGGTGTACCTATTGTCTATGAGATCGGTCAAAGAATGAAATTCCCCACTAAAGACATTCAGATTATGGCATACTGTGCTGAAAATCATATGAGGGTCCACAAGATCTACGATATGAGCAAGAGTAAGATTGTCGCCATGGTCAATCATCCGTTCTGGCCTTATCTCAAAGAAGTTGGATATGCTGATGAGATGTGCCGCGGGTTTACGCATTCGAATGTTGATGCATTCAATGAAAAAATCAAATACGCAGAAGATCTTGCTAACCAATTCAACCAAGGCAGAAAGCCGGATGCCCTTCAACAACAATTGAAACAGTTGCTTGATGGTAATAAACTAATGCAGTGGATTCCGGAAATCAAACAGAGAGAAAACTTACCTAAGATGAAACAGGTTATGCAGATCGTTTATGATCAGATTGTCGATAGCGGAACGTTGGAATACTCAGAAGACGAAGTAAAAGAAATGGCTATTGCCGCTTACCAGAAGCTTTAGTCTTCTTTTTCATCTGACGACGGGCCCAACGAACACCAGCTTCCCAACCGGCTGCGTGTCCTATAAGTCTCTCACAAATGTCCTGGCCCGGTGTATCCATCGTCCACTTATCACACCAGTATTCTTCTGATCTCCAATACGCTTTAGTATAATCTCTGGCTCTATCGACTTGCATACTAATCTCCCAGTAAACAGCGCTTTCGCTTCACATCTTGAAACTGTACACACTTACTACAGTACATTTGTATAATTTTATCAACCTTCATAACAATCTTTCCAATTGGAATCTACACTCCGTATGCATGCGTCTACATACTCCTGTTGTTTTTGTTTGGCTTCATCTAGAGAGTCAAACACCCATGTTCGGCGAATTACATGTCGAAAATTACAGACCATACTCCCAAGATCGCACCACATCCATTCTTTCCTAAAAGACCACGGTTTTCGTCTGTGGACCCACAACTGGACCTTGTACTGTCCGCGACAAGTAATAATTTTTGTTACTGGGTTTTCTACCAGATATGTAATGCATCTGTTCATAATTAACCACAGAAGCTACAGGGGGCCTGTCTGTTCACGTTTTCTGCTGTATTGACAATAGGAAGAAAATTTTCAAGGCTCTGTATGTTCTTCTCTAGAAAATCCGCATCTGCAGGCCTCAAAACAAAACGAACTTCACTGCCCTCAGGATTGACACCAACTCCAACAACTGGAATATCTACTATAATTTGATATTCTCCATCTTCTGGCATAATTCCATCGGGATACAATTGCGTCTTTTCCTCTTCGGACAATTCCGCTGTCTTGAATGGGTATGAAACTATATTAGACATTACAATTTCGTAGTCATCTGGCACATCTTTGAGATATTCTACCAAGTCTTTTTTATTCATATTGCTTCTCCGGTGTTAGATAATAAGGGCTTTCATGTATATTCCCTATTACCTTGGGTAGTTTGTTTTCTTTGTATGTCCACATTTGGAGATTGCATCCGCATCCAGGTTCTATTGTTACCGCATACGTGACTTGTACTTCACCACCCGGTCCTATATCAATCCATGCGCAAACAATATCCCCCTCATAAATCTCCTTCCCATCTACATCATTAAGGCCTGTATACTGTTCAATAACATATGGTGACTCTTGCACAATGGATGCATTCTCGAGATAATACCCCTTATCAAAATCTAATACTCGCTGATCTGGATTGTGGTGATCCCCATCATACATTCCGACAGCGTCCACCAATTGACCGGTAAAGATATCCATCATCCACTGAGAATAGCAATGAAGAGATCTCCTGTTTTCGAGGAATTGCTTTGTGCCCCTATTCCACACTCTAAATTTAATTGCCCTACTCATGACAGTAAAGGTAGATCCCCTATAACCTGGCGAATTTTATCTGAGTCATCAGGACCCAACGAAATGCCGACAGGAATGTCAGGGAACACCAATTTCTGCGTATCAGAAGGGCGCACTTCAACGGTATCTTTCCAAGTAGATACTTTCACGCCCACTTCATCCGCTCGCTTAATATAGTATTCGAGACTTTCACGGTTCTTTACACCGTGAATAAAAAGATAGGGAGCTGTCAACCAATCACGCTGCCACTGAGGCACTTCCTTCTCGTCGATAGCTAATTGCCTGAATGGCTCAAAATGAATATGAGCCACTTGTGCTGCCAATAAACCCAAACTGAATCCTAGGTCTGTTCTTACTAATACTGTATGTCTCAAATTTGCCATGTTACTCCTTTGTGCTTATCCGTATCTCATCTATAGTAGCATATTCCAACATTTTACCTCGACGGCGCAGTATTCCTTGTGCTGCTGATAGAATAGTATCTATGCTATGTTCTTCTATACCATAACTATCTATCTTGCCTGTATTCTTTTTAACCCTTACTGCGCGGTCATCCCACAGTTCAATGAGCCCAAAATCCTTCATGTTGGTTACAGGGAGTTTTTGGCCGATATGCAGTTCGCACCAATCTTCAATAGCCTTGATCACATCGGGGATCACACGATTATCCTTTTGTGTCCCTACCCGTGCAGTAAATATACGAACTTCGATGCCTGAGGAAATCCAATCTTTTACCCGTTGAACCATAGGTGCAATAGGCTCACCGACATGAAGAGGGTCTACCCATTCATCATATTTTGCTAACGTCCCATCTAAATCAACACCGATCCATTTACTCATACTTTCTCCAAATTTTCGATTACAAACTGCTCATACTCACCGTCTTGGCGACTACACAAAAATCTATAGGCGGCCATACCTGTCTTATCCCCGCAGGCATCTTTGTATTGTTTTTGTTCGATTTGTATGCTAAGATAATCTCTCAATTCCCGCTGGTAATCTTTCCATAAATTGGTAGCATGATTACGCAATTGTTCATTTTCAATGGTGCATATGGATTCAAATTTGAATGGCTCAACAGGTTCACGCGCTTCATTAATATGCCCATACCAGCCCTCTCTATTACGTTCTTTGAATATTTTGAGACACGCCTTGTGAACAGCTTCCTTAGTAGAAGCATCAAAGTAACGATCGCCGTGCTTCCCTTTGAATATGATTATCTTCATATTAGTCTCCGATATCCACAAGAGTATTATCAGTGAACCTCAACCAGCTCTTGCAAGGATGATTGGGTTTGATGTCTGCCAACGGGCTAAGCCACCTAGGCCTCTTAGGCTTAAATTTCAATGGCATTCCAGCAGCTTCCGGCGTTCTATCGGCCTTCTGGCTATTGCATGGCACACAGGCAGAGATCGTATTTGTCCAATTGCTCTTTCCGCCGTGCGCTCTTGGGACAATATGATCGACGGTCAACTGTTTCTTCTCAAAAACGCCGCCGCAGTATCCGCAACGATACTTGTCTCTCTGAAACAAAGTCTGGCGAGAGTACTTAACATCTCTCTGAGGAAGTCTATCATATTTCTTCAAGACGATGATTTCAGGAACCGCGATATGCTTATTAACCGTGGCAACAGTAGGATACTCCTGAGTCATACTCGAAAAATCCAACCAATCGGCGTATTCATAGGTAATAAAATCCCTATCTAATGGGCGCGCAGCTCCCTGAAAAATTAGAGACATCGCCTTCTTCCAATCGATAATATGGATGGCGATGTAGGATCTATTTAATACAAGTACGTCTGGTTTCTTAGTCTTCATGGGGATATAATACTTGGGATAGCGAGGATTTGCACGTTTATTATGCGTTTAATTCCTTTTTAAGCCAAGGAATCAGTGCCGCTAATTTGTTCCAGTCAGAATCTGGATCAAATCCTGCTTTGTCGTCAATGAGAATGTCGAAATAAAACTTCTTGCTGAAGTCGGCCAACTCTGTTGACGGACATAGTGGATTCTCGTTTACAAAATCGGGATATATCCCTACGGCGGCTAGCAAATCTAAATACGGTTTGATATCCTTGTCATGAGTCGATGTGTACAAGATAAGCATGCACTCTTTGTTTTCTGATAAGAATTGCAAGAATTTGATTTCATTTTTATTGTAAAAGCCCAACCGGTCCAAATTGGAGTTAGAATATGTCGATGGGAATATGGTATCATGAATGTCTATAGCCCAAAACAGATATTCGTGTTTACGGCGCTTCTTTTTTTCGATAGCTTTGTTTATGTTTAACATTATCTAAATCCTGACTCATTTTCGTTTGCTGATAGTATAGGCTCCAGGAGTTCCTGCGGTCTCCATCGTGGAACATCCAATTCCCGTTCAACTAAATTCATTCTCTGATCTAAACTTCCCCACACATTGAAGTATGGGATATGCCTAAATTTAAGTTCTGATTTAATCTGCTTCTGAAACACTTTTCGATTTGCTTCGCCAGAACGATCTTCTGTATCATCGTATGGAATATCATCGGCGCACAAAGCAATCAGATCATATAATTTGTGTGTCCAATCAGCCAATACATCCAACTTATGCGTACTTCTTCCGTGATAGTACTTTGCAAAATTTCGGGTGACAATCGCGTCTGTGTCCACGAACAAATAATTACGGGCCTTCATAACCGCGCGTTCCACCAATTTAAGATGGGTCACGGCAATGGTATCCAATTGGTCCAAAGTCAATCGTCGATTCTGATTATGCCTGGCCCAATAGTTACGGCCGTATTCTGGCACCCATACAGTATTGTATCTTTTACTCAGTGCCTTGCATAGAGTAGACTTGCCCGTGGACGGCGCTCCGGTAATCATTACCACCTTAATAAAACTCCGATACACAACAGGATCCATATATTGTCTATATAAATACGGGGATTCTCGGATTTGAGTGCCTGAAATAGGAACGGCGTTTCTTGCGGTATCAACACGACAATCCTTGGCTTTTAGTGCTTTAGACACATGCGCACCGTAGAACTCACTTGAATAGAAATTGTCAATCTTCACACCGTTGAGCATCTTCTTAATATATCGTTCGTGATTGCGACAAACACGGGGATGGGTTGACACTGTATTATCTCCATCCCAGCACTCTATAATTTTTACATGGGGATACAGGTGCTGAATCCACGACACTCGCTCTTGCAGTGGAATGGAGGTTACTTCAGGACAATCGTAAATCATCAGATATGTATTATCGTTCTCGGCAATAGAACGTTCAATACACAGCTGGTGTCCCTTGTGGAGCGGAGCAAACTTACCTAATACCAATCCGTTACTCATTATCTTGTACCTTTCTAATAGCCCACTCAATGCCGTAATACCCATTATTGGGTGTTCTTACGTCCAAGGCCAACGCCAAGTACCTGGCTCTAATATACGCGTTCTGATATCCCTCAACTTCCTCTGTGTCAATTTCTTTTCGGGTGAACTCTGTTGTCCTGATGGCAACGGCCACCCATCGACCGGGTTTATCCTGAGGCATCGATTCATAGAATTTAGGACACCACAAAGACAACCAAAAACACTTAATGTTATGTAAAACTCTATTCATTCTTTAATACACCCCAAGACGACCCGCAAGGCTCTGTATTGAACCCAGATCCTCTTAGCTGTTTAGTCACCCAGTCAGCCAATTCCTCTCTGGTCATCTTTTCAAACATTGCACGATGCTGCTTATCATTACACAACATTACGCAAGCAAAACAGATATCAATTAATTTTTGTTCTCTTTTTCTTGCACATTCTGAAACCCCACTTTCTGAGTTCGGCCGCACCTTGCGTTTGGGGATAAGGTTGAGCTTGGCCAACACACAGTCGCCGAGGTCGTATGGGTGGGTGGTGGCCCCGTTAAAGTTTCGCGCCTCTGCCGCCGCGCACTCTGCGCCGCGACGAAATTCGTCCGAACAAACGCTCTGTTTTGTCATGTTGTCTGCCTTAAAACGTATGAATGACTGACCATTTATTTCTTTCAATTTGTTCCTCAATCGGCCCGAACTTTTTTTCATATTCGATGAATGCTTCTTTGTCCTTTAGTTCACACGCCAAAGGGATGTCATTATTAACTATACACCGCAAATTAAACTTTCGACAAAGGCATATATGCAATCGATTATGCATGCCTTTGGCTCCGCAAGATAGACAATCTAATTGGTGTTTATTTTCTCCCATTTAACAAATCCTCATTTTCAAAGATGTTACCAATTACTTCTATGTTTTCTGGTAATGAATGAAGCGGAAACTCACCCAACCAAAAACAACCACGAAAATATGAGACTTCTAGAGTTCTTGTATCAATTAATGGGGTATCGTCTTGAACATAGTCATAGACAAAATAAACACATATATCCCCCTCATAAATCTCTTTGCCGTTTTTGTCCTTTAAAGAAGTATACAGTTGAATTTCAAAGAAATCAATGTTCTTGATATTGTTTCTTGTAAGATATTCGGAAAAACTAACAAGATCAAAAATAGCAATACTCGTTTCCTTTTCACCAAGATGCATGATGTAGCATTTGGCGTTTTTATTAAACACTCTGAATTTAATTTCTCTCATTTAACAAATCCTCATTTTCAAATAGGTTTCCAATAACTTCAATATAATTGAAATTAGTAAAATTCATATCGGCTCTATACAATCCCTGATTAAAAGCTTCAAGTCCCTTTTTACCCCAAATTACGTCATTATCATATTTATAGAAGAAATTCTTGCCTATAAAGTACGGAGGCCTATAACTAACAACTGATTCATAATATTGGACAGTTGATCCGTATCTTATGATATCTCCTTCGTAAATCTCTTTACCATTTTTGTCTTTTAAGCCCGTATTATATTGTATTACGTATGTGTCTTGCGATGCGTTATAATTTGAATTAACAACGCATTCATGTCGTCCAAGGTTTACATTTAATAAAAACCCGTTACCGTCAACCGCAAAAGATGACGAGTCTAACCATACTCTTTTATGTGTGTTCCAAATTCTGAATTTAATTTGTCTGTTCACTGAGCTTTCTCCATTCGAAATATCCCATGGTAGCCATGACAAAGAATAAAGCGTATAGTCCGGATGTCAAGTACAGGCCCTTGTAATAATACACGCCTATAGCTACAACATCAACAACAATCCATGCAATCCACGCTTGGACCTTCTTTATACATAGAAGCCATTGTGCAATCAGGCTCACCACTACAATAAAGGCGTCTGGATAAGGAGCAGCAGCGTCCGTGTTAGTTGCCATTAAATGTCCCCACGCAGCAGATCCTAACAAGGCTACTGCAATCCACCCCGCTTTGGCAGTACCAGACAAATCTGTGACGGGCAGTTTGTTTTTGTCTTTGCCTCCATGTAACCATGCATACCAACCGACAAACTGTAGAACTACATAAATACACTGTAGAATTACATCAGAATACAGTTTGACATCGTAGAACACAAAGCCGTATGCAATAACACCCACAAGCCCGAACGGCCAGCACCAGATGTTATTCTTGAGCGTAAAGTATACACAAATTAGACTGGATACCACCGCAATGATTTCAGTAGGAGACATAATCATAACAATTCCTTAAAACGACCAAGTTAAACTGAGAGACACTACACTGGTTTCACCTTCGCCATATATATATCTTCTGCACCCTCTCGGATATCAGAATCAGGAAGCCATGTATATCCATATGACAAGGCGGTTGAGATACTATTTACAGTATATGATACCCAGGCGCTCGCAGTCAAGTCATTGAATGCATATTGATCCGTGCCAAAGTATGCCTCATTATACTTAGAGCCAGCATACCCCAATACACCTAATAAGCCAACATCCCAATGCTCACATAGATTGAGGGTCGGAGCCACAATAACCGAAGCATACCACGAGTCCACTTGATCTACATCATACCAGAAGTCCAACTCATATATAGAGTAGAACAATTTAGTAAATAGTTCATACGAGTCGGTATATTCCGTATTGGGGAACGTATATTGTACTATACCAACTTGTGCTGACAGTTCGTCGTTGATGTCGAACGCATAGTAAGGGAGCAAATCCAGCTCCGTCGCATTCCGCTCATTACCGTTGACACCGGTGAGATCCGTGTTTTCAAAGATCTGCAATCCGATACCATTCGACAATGTAATGTCCACAACACCTTGCACTACTTCTTCTGTAGTAGCTACGATACCGCGCGTAGCATACTTATCAGCGAGGATCAGTGTAGCTGAACCACTCTGAGCCAAGGCGCTGGTCGACATAACCAGTGCAATCAATCCCGCCAATACTAATTTCTTCATTCTGTTACCTTTCTTTTTATTTCTGTTATTTCCAATTGCTCTGCGATGTTTCGTTCCAACAATGACCCTTTACTCTTTTCTGCCCCTTCCAAATATGTGATATGATCACATTCCATTAGAAGCATGATGCATTTTCGCAGCCAAAATACTCTACTCGTAAGTTTAGCGCCTTTGCAAACGCTAGTCAACTCAATAGGGTTTAATGGCTGGTAACCATTTGCCAGAAGCCACTCCTCAGCCTCCTTGAATCTCTGGAGAGACTTCTCGATATTATTAGGGTCTATCGGACCGCTTATAAACACTACAGGAATATCACTTTTCACGTGGCCACGACTCCCATTCAACAAGATCCCTCAAATTTGCGGCTTGTTCTTTCAAACAGCAAATGCGGCCATAAACGAACTGATATCTTAATGGGTGAAGCCATTTATTTGGAAGATTTTTCTCTGTATCTTCCGCAATTCGTTCCATGACCTTGGCATGGTTCAGTAAAGACTCGGTATCAATTGTCAATTTAGTCATTACCGTTTCGCATTCTGTCGCACTTCCGCGAACGTATATTGTTTGACGATTTCTCCATTTTCAAACACCGTCTGAAGAAGATCAACAATCTCTTCTCCATTGACGTCGAGACCGTACGACTCCTTTTCCTGTACTGTCTCAAGCTTGCCGTTGTGACGGATCAGAGCAAGACGCCCCTTCTTGGAATTCTTGCTACTGTCTAGCGGATTCTTGAAGATGTCGTGCCATACACCGTTTCGCAGTTGAGCCGAGCTCTTGAAAGCAAAACGCTGAGTATCGCGATCTAACCGCTGAAGCAGATTACCACCCATCCCAAAGATGATATTGTTGGTAGCCCATCCGCAATTTCTCAGCGTGTAGAGAATATTACGAACACCTTCGTAGTCGATTCCATCACCCCACAGAACACCAACATACCCAGGTAACTGCTTGAATCCCTTACTATTTGTGGTGTACCCGAAGTTTTTCGCGAGCCCTTCAACGACGTCTATAGTCACGCTGATAGGATCACCCGAATCTGGACGGAACACAACTTTACCTTTGCGGTTCATGATCTTGTCTTTGAATACCGTTCCGGCAATCTCTACAAAGTTCTTGTAGTTGTAGGAATCGATAACCAAGCTCAGAATACCCTCGGGGTATTTGTCCAACAGCGATCCCAATAATTCAACTTCACCCTCACGACCCAGTGAAGTCATAATGCTGTGCTCTGTTGCTGGTACGCTGTACGCCAAACAATCCATACTGGCGTCATAATAATCCATAGCAACGCACATTGCTTTAACGGTGTCAGTGCCTAAGAAATTTACTAAGTGCGCTGCGCCACCGATACCAGCAGATTCTTCACTGCTAGTTCCGCGATATCCGAAGTCGTGCAGAGAAAAATCCAACAGACTCATATCATCACATGTCCATTCCATGTAATCCTTGATCATCTTTCGCAGTTCATAGGAACGCGTGGCAACGGTGCAAGTATACCAGATTTTGGAAAGCATCGTTTCCAGGTGGTTAGTGAGTTGATAGCAAACCGGATCAGTGACTTCAATAGTCATCATCACATTGCTCACATCAACCAACATACCTTCTGGTACTGCTTTAATGAGAACAGGTAATTTACCACCGTGCTTGGCTACAATGTGATCCCACATGGCTCTGTTAAATGTCGAGGTGGTACCAAAATGCGCCTTGGACAATCGCTCGGCGAAATCAATCTTCTCTTTAGTCACCACCACCCCCTGGAGATATTCCTTGAGGTAATACTGAAGACCGAAAAACAGGGTCTTGTTATATTTCGCCCCCTTGCGGGCCTCGAAATAGCTATACACATTTTCCGTACCGGCAGGGTACATATTCCAATGCGTAAATTTATAACTGTCTGTGTCTACTACAATATTTTTATTCATTTTATTATCCTTATCTTTATCAGGTTTTATTGTTTTGCTGCTGGTCTGCCTTACCTGTAACAGGCTGATCCGCAAGATGTTTAAAAAGCATTTGCACCAAATTCTGGTGAGTATCAATTACAATCGACGGAGTCATGGCAAGATCTTTAACCTTTATCCATTTAATCATGGCGATGTCATCATTGGCGCGAGGCGAACCATACACATACGTCGCCCTGAAGAACAAGGTCTTGATTTTATCCTGTTCTCGGGCATATCGCCAATCCGGAACCAATGTGCTGCCGATATATCGGATATCACCAATTTCACATCCCGTTTCTTCGGCTGCTTCGCGCCGTGCATCCATCTCATAGCTTTCTGAATTGGGATCAGCAAATCCGCCGATAAATCTGAATTGTTCTTCGTGGAGTTTTTTGCCCATCAGAATCTCATCACCACTTTCATTGAAAATGGCAACATCAACTGTAGGGTAAACTTTGGGGTATTGATTATACGCAGCCCAAATCACCCCAGCACGAAAATCGGGGCTCTGTTTAACAGACTTACTAATACTATTGCGAATTTCAGTACCAGATACATACGTCTTAGATTCCAACTCAACCGTCGGGTATATCCCTTTATAATGCTTGATAAAACCATCACGCCCACCGTAAAGAGTTACGGACTGCCCTCGACATACATCGGAAATCTGGCCATCCAACATCCCAGACCAAGAAGCATCAGAGGGGACATCCTTGATGTAAAGAACAGTGATATCAGGGTATTTATCCTGGATCATTTTCTTGCGAGCTTCGAAGTCTAACGGATTGTTGCGCGTTACCATGCACGGCGACAATCCGAGAAAGAGAATCACTTTGGGGTGGCGATTAACTACACTGTCGATCAATTCAATATGTGCCTCGTGCAGAGAAGGCACCTGAAATCTACCGACGAGAACGCCGACATCGCTGCTTTTTGTCTTCATATTTTACCTTTATCTAATATGCTAACTTTCGTACAAGGGGTTATCTTAATCTTTCTTGTACCTAATTATTTATGATTTGCAGCCAAAAAGCCACAAATATTTTTTAGTATCCCTGCTTTTCTGCCCATAGGCCGGGGCTCAACACACTTTCCGGCAGTAAAGCTTTAATATTCCGTGCACCCACCGAATTTAAACTATGAATATATATTCGCTCGGGCTTTCTTTCAGGATTACTAACCAACCATTTGGCCACAGTGTACCCCGTTTGTTCATCACCAAACGAATCCACAAAAGCATTGCCCCCTAAATCGTGGTCGAGAAATAACGCATCAAACCGTTCTTCCTGAAGTTTGAGGATAGTTTCATAAGCGGTGACAACCATTGTCAATTCATGATGGCTGAAATTCTGTTTAAAGTAGTAATGGCGCGTCAAATCGTCGTCTAAAATCAGTATTTTCATGTTTTGAACTTAGCTAAAATCTTTTTACGGCTTTCCGGAATTTCTGTTTCCATTTTATTAATATATCCCTGCCACTCAGGTATAGAGAAATCCCATTCCGTTTTTGCGTAATCTGTTGTAATGAACCATTTCAACCATCTTAGATTAATTAGTCCCTGTTCAACAGAAATATAATCTTGATTGAAAATTATCTTCTTGGTGATGGTTTTGTCGCCTAATATTGTGGGTGATGTGCTAATTTCGTCAAAGAATAATGGGGTGGTTTTGTGGGAATTCTGTTCTTCGGGTAAAAGCCATTCGTCTGAATATGAGTCGAAATCCCCGTAAACTTTTTTGACATCGTCAGCGGCAGCAATCAACATGTCTTCAAATGTATTGGCGCCACCATGAGGCCCACCATACGCACCCCAGTTTTCAGGCTTGTAGGAACCCAGTTTTTCATAGGGGTTTCCGATAAACACAAAAAACGTGATCTCATACCAGTATTCCATGTGATCGTATGCCCAGGGTTCCCCATATACACGTTCATACGGAACATCAATTTGACGAAGGCCTACGAGAGTAGAATCGGTATCGTCTTTGTACTCCTCTGCCACTATATCAGGATATTTACTCCATTCATCAGATCCTTCATAGTAAGTAACACCAGTTTTACCCGCCCAATGACTGAGACCATGCTTACAGCACGGCTCCATCATAAAGTGTATCCCGTCACAAATAGAATCCTCGCCCTCTTTGCAAAGAGCAGGATGATTCCGCAGAAATTCAAGGGCTTCTTGGGCTTTCATTCTGGTTGTTAAGTCCGTCATATATTTGCATTCACTTTACGTAAAATAAACAGGCTAGCTTCTACTTGTTCTTTCAGACCTGCAATTTGTAAAAAGGTCGCACGTTTCATTTAGCGTCACGTAGCTCGAAAGGGACGTCGGTCATACTGACCTATTGTTTCATGTAATATTTTGTTTGCTGTATCTAGCCTTTATTATTTCCAATAGTATATAGGACTATTTACTAATAGTCACGTGTGTTTTTATCCTTTCCACCCACTCGGAGGCTTTGCAAACCCACCGAATGCTTTGGGAAATACGACTTCCTTCTCCTGCTTGAACACGATTCCCAGATCTTCGAGATTGGATTTCGTGTCATAGTAGATCACAAACTCCTCAAACGTTTCCTCAACCTCCATTTCCACGTTCCGAACAGAATCATTGATCTTGGTTCCCCAAGTAGATCCCATTGAAAAGTCAGGAGCGGATTTAACCGATCGCAACGGACTCGACGACGAATACGTTACGCTACCCTTTAACGGCTTGTTGGGCAAATCAAAGGTGCAATTGTCTACACTAGAACATTGCATTGTTCCCGGAAACGGTTCGGTTGTAGTTGTGTATGGGTATTCTGACGCGTCACCCGTTCCTTTGTACATAGGCCCCGGATAATGTGGCGGTTTGTTAGGCCATACTGGAGTCGAGGGTAGTATATAAGGTGGGTTTGATTTCTTCAACGCTTCATTGAGTATCTCGAATATACGGTTCTTCTCATCATATACGCGAACACCAATGACACCATTGTTTCCAGGTAATCCTGCTTCGTTACAATATGCCTTGGATTTCTTGCAGAACTTGAAGGCACCAACCGTATCATTATCCTTACGAAAGCCCTTAATGTCCAATGAGCTACGTGAGTTTATTACGTAACCACTACCAATTGATTCATCTTGAGGCTTACCCGAGATAACGTTGATTCCATCGACGGTAATTACTACCAATCTCCGTTTATAGCTGTCATTTTTTACTTTAACCGTATATTCGGTGTTATCGCGGGCTTCAACGTATGTGTTTCCGTTGTGACGGTATTGTTTAACTGGTTTTCCGTTTACCAGTATCTCTACTTGTGTACTCATTTTTCTCCTTGCGCACTACTGCGACTTCATTTTGAACGAACACCATGCTCGCTCTTATATATCTTATACTACTTATACTTATTTTCAACGGGGCCCATAAATATTAATAGAGGTACCTATGAATAAACTCGCATATATCAGTATTCTTGCGTTAACTGTTCTATTAAACAGTTTCGGTGAAATGACTCCCGTTCTGTCCCTATCTGGTGGTATATCAGATTACGCGGAAACCCCCAGTACCGCACTATTATCATACCCTTCTATGAAAACAATAGAAATGTGGATTTATCCGACTCAGTGGAGAAGGCAGGGAAGCATGGAAAAATACGGTCTTGTTATGTGCTACAAAGGACTTCTCGGATCCCACGCAGACTACAATTTCTCACTACACGAATACGGTAAAGTTGTTTGGGGCACAACCCGCAATAATGCATGGTTAAATAGAAACGCCATCCCGTTAAATCAGTGGACACATATGGCCATTACGGTCAATCAGGCAAATAAACGATTATACCTATATATTAACGGATTTAAAATTGATGATTTTGACACCAGCAAAATATCCACATATATCGAACCTTCGAACAACCCCCTTTATATTGGAGGATACTGGCAAAGAGGATGGGGATATAACAACAATAACTTTATTGGTCAGATAACTGAAATAAGAGTGTGGAATGTGGAGAAAACACAGGGAGAGATTTTTAGCGGCATGAACAAAAGAGTTGGAGGTAACGAGCCCGGCCTGATTGCATATTGGAATTTCATTGGTTATGACGGATCAAAAAGGGTCTCGGACTTATCTAACAAAGGGCACACCATGACATTAAAAGGGAATACTACTGTTAGTATGGCTAATGTCCCTATCACAGGCCCGACGATTACCAATGATCCTCCAGTTATTACTAATATGCCGCCCATCGAAGGGCAATCCCCATTCCCTGCCGGCGTTAATTGGACTATACCAGGAATAATTGAAGCTGAAAATTATGACAAAGGCGGGCAGGGTGTAGCATATAATGAATCAACCCATGTGAACATAGGCACTAAATATAGGGGTAATGAAGGTGTGGATATCGCACAAGACATTAAAGCCAAAAACGGTTATGTTGTGGGTTGGACCACACCGGGGGAATGGATAGAATACACGGTACAGGTTAATCAGCTATCACAGTATGGACACTGGTTACAAATTCGAGCAGCGGGGAAAGGGGATGGCGGCAAGTTTAAAATCAGGTTAAATGGCAGAGACGTCACCCCGGTGTTAAATGTACCTAATACGGGTGCCTGGGACGCATACAATGTAATTACATTTGCGCTATCTAATACAGTATTCACGACAGGCATTCATACCATGCAATTATATATGGTGGAATCCGGAACTGGTGGATTTGTTGGCGCGTTTGATCGAATATGCGTGCAGACAATAGAGCCTGTATTGTGCGATTAAGAAAGCATAATAATAGTGGCGGAAGATACAGGAATCGAACCTGCGGGACCTTACAGTCCACTAGTTTTCCAAACTAGCTCCGGGAACCAACGTCGGACAAATCTTCCATAATGGAGCCCACAACGGTGATCGAAACCGTGTTACTGCCTTACCAAAGCAGTGTATTACCATTATACGATATGGGCACAAACAGATTAGTGCAGATTGCTCTGCTTATTTACTGCTGACTTTGCCACTTGTCTACGGACACCGAAGCGCCGGCGGGATTCGAACCCACGAATCGCGGTTATATTAATTGCTGTAACTAATCTTTGGAGCCCACAAAGGGATTTAAACCCTTGACCTCAACTTTACGAAAGTCGCGCTCTATCAACTGAGCTATATGGGCATAAAACGGTTAAAAAGATTCGAACTTTTATCACGTGCGCACAATCACACGGCGTTGCACTAGGCTTTGGAATCTTTACGCGGGTAGAGTATCTCATCGTGTTCACATCCGCAACCTCACTTTATGCGCCCTTTGTGGATTTCATCCCACTTACGCTATAACCGTTCAATGGTCGCTGAAGAGGGGCTCGAACCCTCGTCCTTCCGGATATGAGCCGGACGCTCAACCTATTAAGCTATTCAGCGAATAATTCTTCCTTTCTGAAATCCTACATGATTTATTTGGCGGAAGACAAGGGAGTCGAACCCTCACTCCCCTTTTACAGGGAGATCCGTTTAGCAAACGGACGCAGCAAACGCGTATCTGCCTATCTTCCAAAATTTAATTCCATACCCAGAATTTTGTTCTATCCTATCATTTGTCTAAGCACCAACCCGATCTCATAGGGCAGCACTACCCTCAATCTGTTTGGCTTGCACATACCACTTGTGGTGTTAGCGACTTTCGTCTCCCAATCGGCTGCTGTTGTGTTCTGAAGTTCCTCAGGATTTCTCCCGCGATAGGTCGAATTAAAATGGTTGCCCAACTAGGATTTGAACCTAAAGACTAAGTGATTCAGAGTCACTCGTGCTACCGTTACACCATTGGGCAATATTAACAGGCTAGTTTTCTACTTGTTCTTTAATGTCTTCAAATCGAAAAAGACGCCATATTTATAATTTGCTGTAACTAACCTTATTTAATTTTCTATATCTTACGGCAAAATCATCTATAAAGCAACGCCTAATCACCGTCTTTATGATATTATTCCCAATCCAAAATAAAATGGTGGAGCCGAAGGGGAATTGAACCCCTTGTCCAAAATAGACTTCAAAAAGCATCTACATGTTTGTCCGGATTACCGGCATTTTTACTGAACTCGTTACATCCACTCAGCAGCATCAGTATGTGGACTAGATCGAAATATGAACTGAAGGGTTACGTCTTCCTTCAGCAAATCCCATCATAAATGTCGTACTCAGAGCTACTCTTTGGGAACTTTCACTCTTTTCCTAGGTGCCTTAAATTAGGCAGCCATGGCATAGTCATTGCTGTCTATGTTTTGATCTAATTTTTAAGTAGCCCTCAGATCAACTACTACATGCCTCTTTTATCAGTTACTATCCTGTCGAAACCTGTCAGCCCCGTTATTCTAAATCTTCTTTAAATGGCTTGTGCTTTAACTCTTGCATCGTTAAAGCATCCTTCCCTTTGCCATATCTTCTAGGATTTCCACACATACGGCACGAACATTTGGCCCCATGTACTTGGGCTAATTTACCAATAACCTTTTCCGGCACCTCTGATACTATATACCGCCGATCTTTGGGGTCAATCAGATCTTTAAACTCTCTCGCGACTTTCTTCTTGATTCGGTCTTTCTGTTGGCGTCTTTCAGCTCTTTTCATATGCACCTCTCAATATAGATACTTATCAAATGGTGCAGCAAACAGGGCTCGAACCTGCATATGTCCTATTACGGTACACCAGTTTAGGAAACTAGGCCGATACTGCTGCAAAAATATTGGTGCACTAGAGAAGATTTGAACTTCTGGCATCCACAGTGTCAATGTGGCGCTCTAACCACTGAGCTACAAGTGCGTAAATGGCGCCCCCAGAGGGTATCGAACCCTCGTTACATGATTGAGAATCATGTGTCCTAGACCGCTAGACGATAGGGGCAAATTGGGAACTGTTGTACAGACGATATAACCGGCATGACTGCACTCCATGAACTGCTACAAAACGTAGGGTATCGCTCTAGCCTTATTGAGCACCCTACATGGTCTATTAATATGTTTTCAACCATCCTCAGTATCGTTCCCCCTCATGGCAGGTAATTGGTGCGCGAGGTGGGACTTGAACCCACAGAACTCAGTTTTTGAGACTGATATGTATGCCATTCCATCACACGCGCAAAAGACCCGCGGAATTACGCTTGCGGCAGAGGCGCCGCGGGTTTGATTTAAAATGGTGCGCGCGACAGGACTTGAACCTGCAAAACCCAGCGTCTCAGTCTGGTATGTATGCCATTCCATCACACGCGCAAAATTACGTCCATGCTTTATTTTCTATGAAGTGAGCAGACTCATTTGACCCTAATGCCCTTAGTCTCATTGAATCATTTTCTAGCATCATGTCGAATCGAAGGACACCAAAACAATCTGGATCTAAACAAATCTTTTTTATAACACAAGTGCGTTGAAAATGTTTTCCAATTTCCTCGACGCAACACAACCAAAAAAGATCTGTGATCTCTTCACCACAAACATGACAAAATTCCGTTTTCATATGGTGCCCGCGGAGGGACTTGAACCCCCACCAATTAAGACAGCGTTCTAAGCGCTGCGTGTCTGCCGTTTCACCACGCGGGCATAAAAGGTCGATCTTGCAATTACCACCAGAGGATTTCACCTATGTTCCGTATTCTACTAGTACAGATTTGAACTGTTCCTCCAGCTATCAGCTGGCGTGCTATCCGAATTACACCATATTAATGTACTTTTGTCTTCTCCTACTGTGTTGCATCTCCGGCCTTAAATATGCCGGTGTTCTTCTGCCTGTAAGGATTTCACTGCAGTTCCATTAGACCAATTACTTTTCACAGCGTCCTGCTACTTTCATTGATCCTAGTCTTCTTACATGTTAACTCTCTTTTGTACAGAGAGAAGTTGCTATGGCTTGAACCATTGATCGATTGGTGCATCGGGAAGGATTTGAACCTCCAAGTTTACCCAAGGGGACCTGATTTACAGTCAGGCGCTTTCACCATTCAGCCACCGATGCATAAATTGGTCGCAGGATATCCAGTCATGACTCCGGACATGGTGTACACTCTTCCCTGCGTGGAGCGAATGAAGGGATTCGAACCCTCGTAAACAATCTTGGCAAGATTGTGCCTGAAACCACTAGGCTACATTCGCATTAAATTGGTGCAACCATCTGGATTTGAACCAGAACTAAAACCTTCGCAGGGTCTCGTGATATCCATTTCACTATGGCTGCATAAAATTCGGAATTGTCCTGCCGCTAGACGATCGGGATGTTCTCCTCTGTGGGATTCAAACCCACATCTTTTCCTACTGGCGCACCTAAGAGGATTTGAACCCCTACTGTCACGTTCGAAGCGTGAAGTGATATCCGGTTTCACTATAAGTGCATAAATCTGATCCCATTTGAATCACACCAAGTCTAATATTTAACCGCAGACAATACCTTTTCTTCAATTAAAGGCTTCAGCTCTTCAATATGCATGTATCTATGATGTGTCGGGCATAACGGTATTAAATTTTGTATTGTGTTATTATTGTGGTTCCCATCGATATGATGAACGTCTATAGTATTGTGTTCTCCACAAACCACACATTTAGGCTCATGAATTTTAAAACATACTCTTCGATACACAGAAGAAGAACTAATATCATCTGACCAATTGGGATGATCCTTGCCCGTCCTAAAGTATTTGTTTGCACATGAGTGCGAACAAGTGACTTTTTTTTCATCATATTTACGTTTAATTATAAATTCTTTATTACAAACGGGGCATATCTTATGCTGTGGTATCCTTTTAACCCTCTTGCCATGCTTTGTAAAATGTGTAGTCGTTATTTCATTCTGTTTAATGGCCTCGCGAATGCGAGTTCGGCTTATATGAAGCCTGGTATATACTTCATATATGGTCAAACTTTCCTTTACAGCTTTCGCTAATTCACCAATATCTATGGGCTTCTTCATATAAATATTTATGGCTGTATGGTGAATTTTTGATAAAATTTCAAAAATCTTTTGGATGCCCTCATCTGAATTGAACAGATATAGCCTGGGTCAAAGCCAGGTGCATTGCCTTTATGCTAGAGGGCAATAATTGGTGGAGGTAGACGGGCTTGAACCGACGACATTCAGCTTGCAAAGCTGACACTCTCCCAACTGAGTTATACCCCCATAAATTGGCATGTCGACAAGGACTTGAACCCTGACAAAAACTTTTGGAGAGTTTTGTGCTACCATTACACCACCGACATATACTTGAATTGGTGCTTCCAGAGAATTTCGAAATCTCGACACCCGGTTTAAAAGACCGGTGCTCTGCCTCTGAGCTATGGAAGCATAATACTCATCTTTTCAACTACGTTATCGAAAATGGCGATCACGACGAGACTTGAACTCGCAAACCTTTAGATTGACAATCTAACGCTCTAACCAAGTTGAGCTACGCGACCAAAAGCCATACATAAAGTATGGACAGCTTCCTATTCCTATAGAGATGGTACCTCGGACGGGAGTTGAACCCGCAGACAGCTTTTTAAGCTTACTGATTTGAAAGACCAGTGACTTTAACCATTTCGTCTACCGAGGCATAAATGGAGCGCTATGTGGGAATCGAACCCACACAACAAGTTTGGAAAACTCGGATGCTAACCGTTAAACATCAATAGCGCATAAATGGGCTGCAACATTTCTATCACAGCATTGGGATTAACCCAAGAAGTTGAATGACAGTGGTATCGAAGCCACCACAGAGCTCTTTCGGGCCCCGCTAACGCCAAGTCTCCGCGTGCGCACATTCGCGTTTGTCAAATGGCGGAAGGAGAGGGACTTGAACCCCCACGACTTTTACATCACACTGTTTTCAAGACAGTTGCCGTTAGACCAACTCGGCTTATCCTTCCATAAAATTGACTTGGCTGTCAGGGGTCCTGATACCCGACGATTCTCATCCCTTTACGGTGCACAAGTCATATGGTGCCCAAGGTGGGAGTTGAACCCACAGAACCCAGTTTTTAAGACTGGTACGTATGCCATTCCGTCACAAGGGCAAAAGACACAGTTTCCTGTGCACAGCTTCTCATATTCATTCCGGGTCTATACCAGGCGATAATACGAAATGGTGCTCCGAGTGAGACTTGAACTCACAACCTACTGATTAAGAGTCAGTAGCTCTAAACCAATTGAGCTATCGGAGCATAAAATTCGGCTACTAGCAGCCCCTGTTCATTAAGGAGTCACCCAAAATTACTAAGGGTCCGTGTTCACCTGGATTACGTACTGCGTGCATATCTGACTAGGAGTCTCGGTTCAGTAACCCATAAAATTGTGGTCTACGCGGAGAGGATCGAACTCTCAGTATTCTCCGGTCCAAGCAGAGTCGCCTACCAGTTAGCACGACGCGTAGATAAATTGGCTCCCCAGGGAAGACTCGAACTTCCATAACCTTCTTTTAGTCGCAAGGTATACGAGTGGTTAACAGCCACTTCTCTTACCAATTAGAGTACCGGGGAATAAAATGGCTCCTCCTCGTGGGTTCGAACCACGGTCATTCGGATTAACAGCCCGACGTTCCACCAACTGAACTAAAGAGGAATCAAAAACATTTGTTGTGTGATAGGTCATTGGCCATTAGCCCCATCCATTCCACCTTTTGAGTCAGTATCCCGTGGTTGATCATTTCCACAATAAAGTCTCATATACACAACAAATTGGTGGAGCAAGTGGGATTTGAACCCACAAAAAACCTGGGCTTCAACCAGGCGCTTTACCGAATAAGCTTCTGCTCCAAAAAATTGTACGGTCTTGTCTTATACGAAGGCGACCGAAACCCTATCGTTTCCACGTATTCATGAAAATGGAGCCGGAGACGGGACTCGAACCCGCATGCGAGTGTTACCTCTGCTCGATTACAAATCGAGTGCTTAACCAATTCAGCGCACCCCGGCATAACAGACTGACATGTTTGTTTTTTCATAAAAAAATTAGTTGCTGTAGTCAATCTTTGGTACACTGCGAGAGACTTGAACTCCCAACATTCACGGTGTAAACGTGACGCTCTAACCAATTGAGCTAGCAGTGCATAAAATGGGGTGTCCGACGGGACTCGAACCCGCAGGGGCTTTTACACCAACAGGGTCACAACCTGTCCTGAAAACCAATTACAGACTACGGACACATGGCGCACCGGGCAGGGTTCGAACCCGCGACATCCTCGTTAGAAGCGAGGCACTCTGTCCAACTGAGCTACCAGTGCATAAATCTTTTTGGTGCGCGGTGAGGGACTTGAACCCCCCACATCAACCTTATAAGAGTCGCGTTCTAACCGCATGAACTAACCGCGCATTCACTTTCCTCTAATAACCACAAGCCCGTATTGTCCGGTTCCCTTAGTTGTGGGGTTGATGTCGTATAATTGGTGCACCTAGCTGGACTTGAACCAACAACCTCATCCTTATCAGGAATGCGCTCTAACCAATTGGGCGATAGGTGCATAATAAAAATGGTGGACACATGTGAGATTTGAACTCCATATCCGCATTGCAAGTGCAGCGCTTTCCCATTAAGCTACATGGCCCATAAAACAGACTGACGTGTTTGTTTTCATTATCAATGAATTTTTTGTTTGCTGTAGTCAATCTTAAAACGATTTGCCCTTGAGTCTCTCAGGCATTGTGGTAGCGGGGGCTCGATTCGAACGAGCGACCTTCTGGTTATGAGCCAGCTTATCTAGACCAGGCTGATATACCCCGCAATCTTAAAATGGAGATCCCGGTCAGAGTTGAACTGACGATGAGCAGTTTTGCAGACTGCCGCCTTACCACTTGGCTACGAGATCATAAAATGGTCGGAAAGACAGGATTTGAACCTGCGACATTCTGCTCCCAAAGCAGACGCTCTAGCCAGTCTGAGCTACATTCCGATAAACCGAACGTTATTGTTTTAGGACGGATGCGTTCGAAACCCCGTCACAATTTCCAATTATGCTTTCTATGTAAACCATGCGAAAACACATCTCTGTGCCCGACCTCTCGTGATTCACTTGGGCTCACGATCCTACAAGCCACTTTTATTAATATATACTATCTTACTATCAAAATTTATTTTGGCAATAAAAAACCCTCAATTTCTTGAGGGCTTCCTGATTTAAACTGATGACAGTTACCTATCAGGTTGCCCCTCTCTTGGGTGTGCATTCATTATACAGGGAAAACGCCCCGCGTTTTGAATGCACTACTATACTTAAAATTGTCCAAGATTGTCTCATTGCTATTAACTACTTATCTTTCTATGCCATAATAATACTGGCATTTATCCTCTTTTTCACGCTTTTTTTTTTCTAAATTCTACGTTTTCCAAAAACCCATCAGAAACGCCTTTAAAAATGATGGTTTTCTGCTATTTATATTTGGCTCTACTCGGGTAATTATATCCATCTCTGCCTTGATGTCCCGCATTTTTTTGGCGATTTCTTTGACATTGGCCACATACTTTTTGCCGAAATTGTTATCATGCCCGTATATTATATGGATGTGTGAACTTGCGGATAATGCAATAAAGTTATTCGGGTCTGCCGCCAGTGCGGGATCGGCCCATACAGGAACAATATGGTGTATTTGGACATTTTTCTTGCTTCCTGTTATTTCACAGACCGGATGTGTTTTGCGATACTCCTCCATCGCCTGTCTGGCCTCTAGAGCTTTGGACGGGTTTAATATACTCCACCCTGCGTTTTGTATAAAAAATCTTGCTGTCATGGTATATTATTCAGTTTTCTCCATTTTAAAACTTCTTCTGTGAATAGTTTGTTCTGCACCGCATTATTAACCATTTCTTTGGTTACCACATATATCCTGTTTGTGCTGTCATATGACATAACAGGAGGTCTACTACTCTCTAAAAGGATCGGTTCTGGTGGGAACGGAGTTAAATCTGATACCTTTAGCACACAACATCCAGAAGCGGCCAGGAAGATAATACAGATAAGAATGTTATTTAAGTATTTCATTGATGGCGTCTATATTCCCATCACCAACCGCGTTTTTGCCGTCTCTGTATTTCTTTTTAATCTTTCTGGCGCCTTTCCAATTACCGACTTTGTCTAATATATATTTAACCATGCTTAGTACTCTAGCGAGCAGACCAACTAATGTTATGGTCTCCATTACAGTTTTTGCTTTATTGCCCATACGCACCAACAAATGAATACAAGATCAGTCATTCTCTTTCTTGAGTCGTAATGATTGCATAACAACGTCTTTCTTTTCTTCTGTTAGTTTGGTCCACATAGACCATAATATAGCAAAAATCATAACCGATGAAGCGGCTATAGCATTAACATCCCCTGATGCAATATTATGCAGTAATGACGGCATTACCGTATCCAAGGACTCGCCGTTCGCTATTACAGCCCCCGCTAGCATAGTTATAATATGTCGAATCACACCACCCGTCATCTCTGTATTCATACAAACTCCTTAATTAAAAAAGTCCTCGTCACACGGATCACATCCCCAAAAATCTCCGGATGATGACGGTACTGCCCCTATACACTCAGGCCTATATGATTCTATATATACCGGTCGAATGGTGGGCGGATTGACTTTATAGTTTATATCATCCGCCGCATAATTAACTATCAATATGTCACCATTATCTATAGCCCCATAGGATTCCTCATCCCACCCACTGCAAGACTCCCTCTGCTTTACTATACGAGTGGATTCTGTTATAATGATATCATATGACCCGCAGTTGTACATAAATAGATCACCATTAACAGGCGAAACTGGACTAGACCCAATAACGGTACAGGTCGCCTCTAATAAATATACACCATCAGAATCAGAAGATGCGGTATTAACAGAGTCGCTATCATCACACCCTGCAGAGAATGCTAAGAGAGCACACATTAATATGAATTGAATTATTTTCATGGTATTACTGGCGAAGGGCTTGGCGTTCCTATAGTAGATGTGTCACCTTTAACCTGGATGTCATTACCGTCTCCCTCGAGGCTAATATAGATGTTATCCCGACCGGCATCACTATCGCCTCGTTTATCCTCGTCATCACTATCGGAACTATTTGATATCTCGTCAACCGCTAAATAGGTGCCGTATAACAAGCCAGCGTCCAACACTGCAGCGCCCAGTGCAATGGGCCAGTTATCCGATAGATATTCCATGGCGGTCAGATCTACCCCCACCATTACCGCAGTCCCATCAGCCTCCACACGCACAGCTTGTTGCTCTTTTGCATCATTCCAAGACTGCTTGGCCATATAGCTCACGCACCCTACATTAGTAAACAACAGATATCCCGTTAATACAATCAACAATATTTTATTCATTGGTCTCCTTTTTAATATCTTACACACTCTATCCAACTTTACACCCCGAATAAACGTTTTATTTGCCCAATAAAACGCATCCATATATCACGAATTCCAATTCTGACGGGGGGATTTACAGGTCCAATCGGTGGGGGTGCCTCTATTTCATCCGTCGAACTGTTAGTAATTAATTTGTATGGATCAACTACACCATACCCCCACTGCGCATCTTTACCCACAACACCCCGATCATCTGCATATTTGACCAAATGTTCTTTGATTTGAGCCACGGTTTTACAGTCATTTTTACCAGTTTCGGCTTCTTGTTTTTTGTGCTTGGCTATCAATAACGCAACAAGCCCTGCTATAAACGGAGTAGCCATTGACGTTCCGCTCAGTTCTGCATATTCTTTATTAAGCCACGTAGAATATATGTCAACACCCGGCGCACTAAAATCCGTTTGTGGGCCGGCTGAATTAAATCTCGCAGGCTTTCCGTTTTTGTCATACGCAGTCACACATATTGTTTCCGGATATTTGCCTGGATAATTTACAGCATTATCTCGCCCGTCATTACCGGCAGCAGCTATAACGGGAATATTCATATCATACAGATCCTTAATCAAACTATGTGTTTTTATGTCATTGAATGGGGACCCCAGGCTCATACTAATTACATCGGGTTTAATTTTTTTAGCATACTCTAAACCCGCTCTAATAATATCATGCCCACCGGATCCATTTTCCCCAAGAACCTTAACCGTTATAATATTGCATTTTGGGGCCACCCCCACCATTCCTACTCCATTGTCCCTAGCGCCTATAATACCACAGCAATGTGTGGAGTGCCCATTTAAATCCATTACATCAGGTTCATTTGGTATAAAACTGCGGCACTTTGTTTTATCTATGGCCCCCTCGAGATCTGGATGGTCTGTGTACCCCGTATCTATAACCATTACAGTAATACCCTCTCCCTGTGTAACCGTCCACGTTTCTGGTACTCTTAATTGTTTAATCCCCCACCCTTGAGATTGGGTCAGAGATGAAACTACCCTTTTTACCTTAAATGGAGGCAATTTGTATTGTTTTTTTCTGGATGTGTTTTTATTTGTCTTCATGCAAATACTTATGTCGTACATCATAAATATTAACATGAATAATACAAGAATACTTTTTATCTGTCGTGAACGTTTATCCGCTTACGGTAATTCTATTGGTCTGGTAAATTCCGCACAATTTCTAGCAACCTATCTATCTGAACATTACAAAATGCAAACCAAAGTTGTAACCGTTGTCGACTCTAATGGGATAGATAAAGAAGTACATGCATTCAAACCAAGTCACGTCGTCATACACGCATTGTGGGTGCCTGGATATAAACTCCTTCAATTACTTCCAAAATATCCCAAAGTTCAATGGATCGTTAGAATTCACAGTAAAATACCGTTTTTAGCAAACGAGGGTATAGCTGTAGAATGGCTAAAAGAGTATCAGTATATCCAAAAAAAGTGTCATAATCTGATAATAAGTGCTAATAGTGTTGAATGCACAGACGCTCTTAACCTATCCATGGACCTTAAATGTGTATATCTTCCCAATATTTACGATCCAATTGAGCCACGCCCCAAACCCATTAAAGACCCAAAACATTTAGATATTGGATGTTTTGGGGCTATACGCCCTATGAAAAACCAATTGATTCAGGCAATGGCCGCCATAGCATTCGGAAATGACCTCGGCAAAAAAATCAGATTTCATATAAACGCATCAAGAACAGAACAAAAAGGGGATACTGTATTGAAAAACCTGCGCGCACTATTTAAAAACACGGGCCATGAACTTGTCGAACATGGATGGTTAGATCATAAAGATTTCTTAAAACTGATCAGCACTATGGATATCGGTCTGCAGGTAAGCTTAACTGAGACGTTTAATATTGTTGCTGGTGATTTTGTCCACTGTGGAATTCCGATCGTTGTTTCTGATGAAATTTCGTGGATGCCGTGTTATGCCCAAGCAAACCCCCACGACATATATGACATTGTTGCCAAACTTCATAATAATGTAGATAGTAAATGGTTCAAAACTTGGTTGAACCGCAAAGCATTAAATAGAAGTAATCGAATAGCCGGTGAAATATGGGGAGACTACTTGAGAAGATCCTGATTATTCTGTGCCATTTGCTAAATATTTAATGAAAGGGAACTAACACTATGGGTATCAAATTTGATGTTTTGAGTGACGTATTTATGCTGATAGAGGACTCACAATTCTCTAAATTCTTCACAGGGTCTGAACCTATTAAGAAAATTCACAAAGAATTAAGGATCTTGCACGGCGATGATCTCGTAATGAATCCATCCGATAATCGCCATGAATTATGGGATGCTGCTCGTACGGGCAAAGGCATATTCGTCGTTGTATATAAGTCTAAAACCATCATTGAGGCAAAAAACGAACTGATTAAATTTTTTAAAGCCCATCCGCCTCGTAATACTAGACTTTCACAAACATACAATGAAATCAAAGATGATGTTCGACGTATTATTGCATCTTTGCCAAATGATAAGCCGGCTACTACCGAAGAGTTTAAAACAATTCAATCCATAGTGGAAGGAGCCCCACAAAACAGAAATAAGACTCCAGTCAGGAAAAAAAGCCTACGCACAAAAATTGCTGAAGTATACCCCAATGATTGGCAAAAATTCTTTTCGGCATTAGACACATTCATGAACGAAATTTCTAATGCAGATCGCATTTTGATAAAGCGTATTGCCCAGCCAGCCGAAGCTGCTCGCGGCACCCCAACAGCTTTTCTAAAACCAGATCAACGATACTTTAAAGTTGCACAAAGAGAAGGTCAAAAGATATTCGGCCAGCAATATATGATTTGGTTCTTTAACAAAGACAAATTCCTTGGTGCACGAACAATACAAGCAAATGCTACAGATTTGTGGAAACCGTGGAAAGGTGGTATAACCCAATTGGGTGGATGGGGTGAGCGCGATTACTATATTATCGAAAATGAAAAATTCGCCCAATCTAAAAAACAGCCACTCGAAGCCAACATTCCACCTGCGAATGTTGTACTGCCATTAAAGGCTGGTGAGGTCGATAAATTTGTGTCGGAATCATTTAATATGTTTAAGCGTGTAATGTTGCAAAAAATGTCCCAAGGGGCAGAAAGCATGCGTACCAAGGCAGTTAACGATATTGGTGATACGTCCACATCAGACGAAGAATCCTTGGCTACAGCTAAGGAGTATCGCGCCCTATTAAAAACTATTGCCAGTGGCCTACAAACTATCAACAAAACGCAAATGTTCTATAATTTCCTGAGTAAGGATACTATGCTAGATCTCAATCAGTATGAATTCATAGACACTACAGACCCATATATAGACACATCTGACCCGCTAGCGGGGGAACCATCTATCCATATTTCTCCCGAAGAACTAAACAGTAAAATGGCTCGCGTAAAAGCCTCCGCATTGAAACGCATATCAGCGGACCCCACAGGACATAGCATTTCCCACCTAGCTATAGCGTTTAAAACTGATGGGATGTTTAGCCAGTTCCGCCGTAGATTTATTAGCTACGTATTACGACAGCTGATTAAGACATCCCAAGCAAGTCAGTTGGATACTTTATTAGATATGATCTAATCAATCTTCGCCTTTGTCGTCGTCTTCGTCCTCGCGACGAATGAACTTTTCTTTGGCTTTGCGGGGTTTGATGAACCTGACTTCTTTCTCCCCAACAACAATAGGGGGAAAAGCCGCCTTGAATTCCTCTGCCTTACTGCGCCGTACGGACACCTCCTCAACAACCTCCCACCCCTCGGATTGTCCAGCAAACTGAAGATACTGTGATCGCTTAGCTGGGGCGGTTTGCCCCACATATATCACCTTGCGTATTTTAACAGGAACCATTTCGCGCGTTTCCCCTTGTACGATTACATTCGTAGCATGACACCAATAACTCATATACACTACCTTTCTTGTTCGTTTTTTAATGGCCACACTATTTTATTGTATAATATGGCACAGTTTTTGAGCATCCGATCTTTAATGACCTTCCCGCCATTATAATCATCAAATACCTTATCAAAGGCTTTAAGAATTTTCTGGTTTGCTTCCGTCCTCGACATTGTTTTTTTCTTGCTCATTGTCAATATTAATAATCAACGGCCTGTATGCCGGATTGAATGTATACTGTTCATCTAAAATAGATACACATGCAAATTTGATTGCTGTTCCGTCTATCTTTGACTTATATACTTCGAAATTGTGATTTGCAGAATGAATGTGTCCTGAAATTACATACTTGGGGCTTAGACCCCGAACAAACGAAGCTGTTAACGCTTTAGACCCCAAACGCTCTGCGCCAGCCCCAAATTTTTCTAAATTGCGGCCATTTAGTGCAGGATCCAAAATCACATCACAAAAACCGTGTGCAGGCCCATGAGATATTAAAATATCAATATCATGTGGAATTTTTGCGTACACCTCTTGTAGAGTCTCGTCCTTGCCGGCGAAATTCCATACAGGAGGACCAATTCGTGCCCAGGTCGGAGCATTGCACCAAGGAGACCCGAAAATCCTTAACCCGTTAATATCCACCAGATCATCACATAAATAATGAACATTTTTGGGAAGCGCTGATCTAATTTCACTATTATTGGCTGAAATATTACAATCACTGAGATATGTATCGTGGTTGCCGCCTATAAAAACAACATGACCCACTTTTTCGGTGAGCCTGCTCAATTGTTTAACAAAGATTTCATGAAACCACCGTTTTTGGGGATAGTAATCATGGGACTCTCTCGCTGGAGAAATATCACCCGCAATAAGCAGAATATCACTATCTCCAATTAAATGAAAAAAATCCGATCCGTGTGTGTCTGATATAGCCTGAATCTTCATGTTTATTCCTGATCGTCCAAATTATTAATATATCATGACTGTTTGTATATGGTGCGATTTTAAATAATTTGACGCGCCATACATTGCCATCTTTACATATATTAACGCAAGTATATTACCAAGGCCAGATTAAAAGAAGAACTTATGGGTGTTTTCCTTGGTTGATGCCATATGCCTCAATTGTTCCAATCGTTCAAATGAATACGCATCAGATAGTGACTCATTGTTGTGAACGAATATTCTGTTAAGCACATCCATAAAATCGTTAATTTCTTTTTGATGGTACCCTTTCTCCAACCATTTCCTATTGCGATTAAACAAATCTTTCCACAAATGATATCGATCTTCAAAACTGTAATTTATTGCGTCCCTAAAGTTGATAAATCCGTCAGATTCTTTTGGTAGTGTATGGGGACTAATGCCGCGAAATTTTGTTATTTCTGTTTCAATACGATCCACAGCATTAAAGTCTTTGCCCTTATACCCCATCTGTAGGCCTTCGAGATAGTTCAACACCCGTTCATATGCATCTTTAGTTCTCTCTGATTCAAAATATGCATTAACCTTATCTAATTTATCCTCCAAAGGAACATTACTGCCTTTAATACTGGATCGAACCATTTGCCACTTTAAATTGTATTTGGTGATGTCCTTTGTCTTCTTCATTAGCGCATAATTTCCCTGATCCGTTTACATACCCGATTTCTGAAATTCTTAACGTCCTTATATGATGGATCTGTATCTTTGTGTTTTTTAAGTTCTTTGAGAATTTGTGTTGCGGCGGCCTTTTCATCGAGCAATATGCTCATCTCAATTTTTTGTTCTGGTGTCATGAAATACAAATAAGTACTTGCATGATTATACGATACACCACCAAAATTGCACGTTAAGAAGGGTATGCGGGCTCCCAAGTAATAGTGAGTAAACAATAATCACTTTTTAGAGAATGAACTATATTAGGTTCTATTCTATACACATCTCCCTGTTTAAACGTTCTATTGTTGACAGCGTCTTCAACCTCACCATGTATTACATATATTGTTTTTAGCCTGTCATGACTCAAAGGCGGTATAAATCCGTTTTTTTCAAACTTGACATTTATAATGGTAATGTCACTGTTTGTGCTATTTAAATTACATAATATGCCGCAAACATTATAATGTGGATAATCCACCCAATCCGCACTAGTCAAAGGAAATTCCGCAATAACAGGATTAAAGCTTTCACCATTCTTCAACAAAAATTCTGCATATATCTTCGCACATCGAATAGTCTGTGCAAAACTTTTCTTAATGTCCTTTAATTCGTAAGCTAATGCTGCATTCATAATACCTCTACTTCATAAAATGAAGTATTACTGAAATTGCCAGCGGCACCAACCCCGCCAAAAAACCCCACACAGCACCATGTTTGGCCGTCTCTATTTTAATATCGGTGATATCAGCATGAAATTTAATATTCTGGGCGTCCATCTTTTCTGTCATTTTATCTAGTTGGTCATTTAGACGTTCTAGTTCCTTTAAGACATACTTTGACCATTCGGCCCATCCATTCACTTCTGTTGGTTTATTCGGTGGCATATAGTTCCTATTTATATCAATTATTTATCAAAATAAACTAAATATTTCTAACCTCTACATTAACAACGTATATGCCTGGCACCGTATATAACAATTGAAATTTATTTTGACTTGTGATCTGTGTATTTGAGGATAGTGAAAAACCTGTCGCACTAACTGAAACTTGCTGGGTCCGTTGTGTGATGGACGCATTCCAATAAAAAATGTCTACCCCAGCAGATTCAGCCTCATACGGATATGTTTCAATATACGAAGACACCGCAGTTACATAAGCCCCATTGGTATATCCATCAGCCCACGTATTAACCCGAGGACATGGTGGTGATACTACAACGGGCCGTGTATCAAAATGTGTTATATTAACAATAAACTCGAACGGTTTGCGTGCGTTCAATAAAAGCATACGATGATCCATACTACCACCCCTCAGGATTATCTAATATATGTGCTATCGGCTTTGTGTTGTGCCATCTATACTCAAGCATTATTGTGTTCACACCGCACACCGATAAAGATGTTGTAGATAGTGGGGAAGAAAAAGATCTCCCATATAGTATACTATCATCCCATGTTATAGTATTACCAGATGTATATGCTATATTCAGTGTCACTAAATGATACTGCGCACTATTTGGGGTGGATACTGATGAAAGTGTTATATTGCCACTGACAGTCAATGCCTGAACAGATCCATTTGCTGGTGTTATTAATGCAGTGCTGTTTACTGGTATTACTGTATAAACATTAAATGTTGGTGTGGATATATCATCCCAGCTTGTAATAGTATAATCTAATGTATATTGATTAGAGCTTATACTATTGGTAACCGACAAATCACCCACTATACTCACATTACTATCTGGGGGGGACCCTGGCATATCATATGTAGGCGCCTTATAATATCCCGTGATAAAAACCTTTGGGGCTTCTATACGTAAATGGTTTTTATCATTTTCTGGCAATAATTGAGTATAATCAGAATCTGCTTGACCTGTTCCATAGTCTAAAACTTTTGCTGGCGACAATATAGTTTCGTTTGTATCCCCTATAAACACAGAGCCTAAATACCCCTTATCTGCCATTATGCCCCCGCGAACCCCCAGTGATGACCATATACTTAATGGGTTTAATCCATACATCCATTTTACAGGGTTTATTATATTAGTAGTATATATGGTGGGGGCATTAACCTTTCCTGTAGATATTTGATCTGTAAGTGTTATCAAATTAGAAGGCGTATAAGTTAATATCACTGTGCCAGGATCACCTTGAATAGGGCCTGCCCTAAATTCTGTAGATATTGCGGTTGCTATATAATTTAAATTTAGCAATTCACCCAATTCATCAGTGATTACAATATTATAAGGCTCCCCAATAAGCTGATTTTCTACAAAAACACTCATGTCGACCCCGGCCGTTGGATTAGGACTGGTCGTATAAGCCAATTCAGTAGAAATCGAAGAATATTGAGTCACATAAGCACACGATGGAAAATACACGCTATTGGCTGTCAAATTTCCACTAAATATAGAAGATCCTGACAAACTTATTAAACCGTTACACGCACTTATATTTCCTAATTTGATTGTATGGGAACAAAAATCTCCGTTCCAAACAGAACTATTGGCGCATACCGTGGTATATGCAGTATTCCATTGCAAATTATTGCCCCCTGACGTAGTTATATACCGCGCCGTTAATGGCCCGTTTATTTGCACCTGTGTTGTTGCATTCGTATCCCCTAGAGCATTGGGACATTTTTGATATCCTGTCAAAAATATACGCGGTGCTTCGATGTTTATATGATTTTTTGGTAGCTCTGGATATGCATTACTATACTCATCATCTAAATTTAGGGTGAAGAGATCTGTGTATTTTCCAGGAGAAATGACTAATGACTCATCAGTGATTGCCTGTCCTATAAATCCATGTCCGTGATAAATGTTTCCTTTTACTGCCAAAAGTGCATGTAAACGAGTATATACTCCAGAGTCGCCCGTGGATTGTTGTGCAGAATAAAAATCATTTGCGAATATCTTAGGAGCAATCACATTATCGGCTACTAAAAGCTCAGAAGAAATTTTTTGTGTTAATAACAAATTTCCATCTGGAACATGGACAAGAATAGTATCTGCTAAATATCCCACATTAAGCCCATACGGCATTACACCACCTGTAATAAAACTTGTCTCTGTTGCTGTAAAATCAGCAAATAGAAAATGCTCGTTTGTAAAATCCTCGTTCAATACCCCAAATAATCGATATCGCTCACTGAGAACCAAATTTTGCAAATATACCGTGAAAGTATCTGAGCCCCAGGCATTAAATGCCACGGACGAGGAAATTTGATCGGAAAACACATGCAATTTAGCGCCGCTTATGAACGTTATACTGTTATTGCCAACACCGCTTATGGAATAGCCGTTTAAATTCAAATCCCCCGTAATACTAATCGTCCCGTTACACGCACTAACTTGGTTTAATTTGATTGTGTTATTACAAAAATCCCCCCATTGTGCACTATTAGCACAAACGGTTGTGTATGTAGAGCACCATTGATCACTATTCCCACAGTCTACAGCCAACATATCCGCCGTCACACTACCACTAATAGTAACATCCCCTGTGACATTAAATCCTGACAATTCATACTGGGTAATATTCAAAACATTTATAACAGAAGACAAGGCGGTAAGATTAGTAAAAAATGCATTTGATGCCGATAGTCCACCAAACGACGCCTCGGCTGCCGATAGTGCCTCTATAATATACATGCTTCCAGACACAGTTATGCCTGATGTGTCACATTCCTTTATAATGTCAAACAAAGGGGTTGTATCGCAGAATGTATTTGGTAATGCCGCAAGGGTATCAATCAGATCTATAAAATCTTTTTGTGTGGGTTTTCTATTACATCTGAACTGCTGTTTCAAATATGCCAATGACTGTAGACTCATATTAGTTCCTTATCTTAGTGGCCTTTCACGCCTCTAAAGATATTTATGAAATTGATGGTGCCAATTAAATAAAGGCTGTGGTTTATCCTGCTTAAAACCAGATTATTTGTGAAACCTTCTCGGGTTTATTATCAAACTCCTGATTCCACACGACCCACCCACCTAATACCAATCCCAAATACCACACACTACCCACAATAGGCATGCCGGTCGCCAACCACCCACGCCTATACATATTGTGCGCATCATGTAATGTCCATTTAACACCGTATGCATCAGATAACCCCAATTTATGATGAATATATATCAAATCGTGAGCGACCCCCCACGGATCTTTTATATTACCCCATCGATACGCTAGATCTGGGACTAATGTAGATCCATCAGACAGTGCCTGTTCAAATGTAGATGGTTTTTGTGTTTCCTCCAGCCATATACCAGTTAAATACGCCTCTGCCGTAATTCTCCACACAGATACTGGTGGTTTAATAGAAGGAAGAAGAACACGAAGGACAAACTGCTTATGAGACATCCCCCATTCCTCGGGGGTGTTCGTGGGTGTGGGGATAGCATCACTAATACTTGTTAGATTGACGTATTTTTCGACAGTTTCTTTAGTTGGTCTGTATATTATCATCTGAAAATACTTATTAAAAGGGTTTTCAGAACTACCGAGCGCACCGCCACAAAACTGCTAAGGGTCTGCTATCATTATTCTTACAGTTTCCAAATTATCATACAGGCACCCAAAACAGCGATTATATACTTCAGCAGAACTAAATTCATTTATACCTACATACAATGTACTTTTCTGGCAAGGAAGCATCTTATATTCAGCAGGTTTGAATGTTCTCACAACAGGTTTTTCATACTCATACACAATTTCCTGGGGGATCCTGACACCATAGTCATAAAGCCAATCGTAATTACAATAATCAAAATCATCGTCTGGGGCCCTTGCAGATAATGATATTGCGGTGGTGACAGTTCGAAAAGTTTCATATCCGAACTTACCTATTAAGCTTTGGCGAACCAATTCTATATTATCCCACATTCTGTGCAGACATCTATTAATGACCCAGTCTTGAACATATTCATCTTTCTGAACAAGCAATTTCTCTAATGGCCATAATTTGGAAGACACGTCCAAAGCCAACGAAACTATGTACAATTTATCGACATACTTTAATATATGGTTTTTATTAACAATATACAAGTTCCTGTGACTATCGTGAAATGTGTCTCGATAGTCTTTCACATATAGCGAAAAATCGTTTTGTGCAATCGTGCCCGCAGGTACACCAGAAACCAAAAATTTCACAACCCTATCAGAATAGGTCACATACACAAAACCACCATCTCGGGCCTTTTGAATTTTCAAAGCCCCACCAGGTATATCAAACTTTTCTACGAACATATCAGATGAATCAAACTTAACCACCTGGCTATTTGTTAGTACATATAAGTTTAAATCATCATCGGAAGTAACACTCATGGGTTTTTCAGTGTCTGTAAAATACTCTGATTCTATAGTACCCAGCCAACTGCCGGTGCGAGTGTATTTTTTAACCCGCTGATTATCCGTGTCCGCAACCCACACTACATTGTTTTGATCTAAGTATAAATCATTGGGATTGTTAAATTTGGACTTGGCATTAGGCCCACCTAATCCACCCCATTCATATAATAATTGCCACTGGTCCAATGCAAAATTATAAGAAAATACAAGTACCCTGTTCTTCGAACCTGTAAATGTTTCATCATGAGAGTCTAGCAGGTAAATTCGATTGTCGGAATCTACTTCCACTGATCTGACATTAGTAAAATCATCACCTATCGTCTTATAATCTCTGCGTGATATTACATCACCAAACAAATTACTCGATAAAATTGATACTGACGTCCCATTAGACACATACAAAATATCATCCTTTATGAAACAACTTTGAAGCCTATTAAAACTATGATCTATAGCATAGTCCGGTCTGTCATATGCGTAACTATTCAATGGGGTGTTGGTGAACCATCTTGTCCTCTTGGCACTATTGTTATAATAAAGTGTCCCGTACCATCCGATATATTCTGTTGGTGGCACGTCATACAACTTAGACATATTCTGTAAATACTGTAAATTATTATGCAATTTAATAATGCATGCATTAAATGTATCAGCAACTACCCACTCATTAGGCGCCATAAATACATCAGCCTTGTCGTGTGGAAAAACCAATCGCGTTATACCGAATACCCTTGATATATCTGAGTCGAACTGCGTGTACTCTGTTTGGACATTAACAATATTGGAGAATGTGTTTTGAATGGTGTTTTCTGTTGGGCCTAAGAAGTATTTTGTGCTGAGTGTTATATCATAATCCCCTGCGGCAGAAAATGAAGTGATATAAGGGGTACAAATTGAAGTGTCAAATGCAGCTCCTCGATCTGCCCAAGTTAATGATGATACCCCAGGGAAACACTGCACCAGATTCTCAAAAACTACATTTTCGCCCGTTACGACATGTCGGTTGGGATTATATATAATCGGTGTAATTGGATATGCAGTTACCAGCATACTATTGGAGTCAGATGATACTACAGTATTTTCCAGGCACCAGTCACTAGCACTAGGATGCGCCTGCTTTAATTGCAATGTGTACTGAAGACCTGGTGTTATCCGTATTACTGTTGTTTCGTTTTTAGGTACCCCTAAAAATGTGTCGCCTATCTCATCCACACTTATGCCAACGGTTTTAATGGATGTTCGTGAACCAAGTATACTACCTCTTTCCGCCTCGTTCCAAAATTCGGAAGAAAGATAAAAATAAAACGCAGGCACTGATATATTAAAAGGACTTGCCGTAGTGAACGGCGCATAGCTGCCCGTTATGGACATATTATTTGGTGACGGATGTTGTGTATAATTTACGGCATTTAAATTCGGCTCTAGCCCCAGTGCAGACACCCCTATAATATCTATATGTTTTCTCTGTTGGGATGTAACCGAATCAAACGTGGAAGAGAAATTGATAAACTGTGCCCCGGATGGGCTATCATAATATCGTGACGGCATTCCTCGGGGGAGTGCCGCAGTAAATACGTTTGCACATATTGACATGAACGACGAATTTTGTGTTGTCTTAACAGGAACCCATGCCGTCGGTGTAGTGCTAATGGTGGATCGACTAGGCAACGACCCATCTATTGGTTGAATAGACCACTCATATTCATTTGCCCCTACAACGTTTGAACTCAAAAAGAAATTTTCTGTGTGACATAATCCATATGCGGAAAGTACTGCAGCTGGTGTATTTACTACCCCCTGATTTGTTCCGTACGACGTAACAACCCGCTGCCACGCAGATCCATTCCAGGTAAATTCAGGGTACCCCACAAAACCAGAAGCAGCTGGGATTGTAGCAAAATTAATAGTCTTAGGCATCGCCTCGAGACTAAAATATTCTGCATACCCTGCGGCAGAAGCGCAAACTGACATCGTAATAGAACATACTCTTGGGGTCCCCGCGTTAAACAAATGCGTTACACCAGAAGGTATATTGGATGTTCTTGTATCAAAATTCATAGCACAAACTGCATTGTCAAAAGTAAATTGAATAGCCCCAAACGAAGATGGGGGCAGTACGGATGTATTAGATATGTTATAATATGCGCTGGCGGTGACGGGCCTATAAATAGTGTCAACACTTTCATCCTCATATTGAAAACGAAACTTGGGCCCAAAATATGTTTCTGACACCCGCTCAGGAAATTGAACTGTAAATTGATGTTGTGCATACACACCATCTTCCACTCTACTACTAGATAGTGCACAAATCTGAAAAGATACTGAGCATATCTTGGGGGTTGTCGTAACTATGCTGGTGGTGAAATCTATATACAACTCGTCTATATTTGGGGCTGTCGCAATACTGCCAAATACGTATGGTGTGGATAGATTCGATCTATATGCCACAACATTACTATTATCGCACTCCCAAAGGATGTATTGATTTGGTGCTATGTTATGCAATACATTACTTGTTACACCCAGGCCCTTTATGTAATGGTGATATGTGTTTTTGTCGTTAGGAAGCTTTTGTGTGTTGGCCGTCAACGTCGAACTCGACGTTATGGTTTCATAAGGCCTAAATTGCCCCGATACGGCGCCCTGATACGAACTCAAATAATAAGTGTAATTTTTCGAGAGGTCCTTAGCGGATACCATTATGACCCCTAACTGAGCTCCAGACCCTTGTGTGCTAAAAGTGTACAATTGATTAAGCCCAGTTCCCGTCAATCCCGCTGTATTAGTAGTATCGTCAGTATACCATAAAATTTGTTTAAACGGCAAAATTGTGTTATTGTTTTGAATTGCGCATAGAATGACGTATGTGGTATCCGTCGCACTAATCAAAATGCCTATCGTTGGATTAAAAAGAATTTCATTATATGGGGTTGATCTTGTTATAGGCAAATCACTTAACGCATATTTATCGTTAATTACCTCAGGTGCGGCAAAAATTTGCGCATCTAATATAGACACAGATGGAATGGTGTATGTAACCTTAGCCGCCGACGGTGCATGCCCTATTATGCTATTCACCACTGATATATCATATGCATTTTCATTACCACTCAACCCACCATAAATAACATAATCCCCAGTATTTACCGTCCCCCAGCTTATTATATTCCCAGTATCAACCTGCTTAGATGAAAGTGTGCTTACCTGAACATACACGCAACTTAAATATGCTGAAGTTTCACTTGTATATGTAATAATAGAACTTAGTGCAAATGGATTAAGAAAATAGGATGATATAACAGATCCGCTACTTCCCGTCGCTCCAATGTAAATTGTAACATCATCCCTTAAAGCTGTTACTGCGATCATACGCGAATTCTGGACATTTGGAGCCCCCCAATTAAACTGGGCTGATGTCAATGGATATGTTGCTGTTGCTGCTGTTGTATCTGATACATACGCCACCCCGTCTGAAGTGGTAACAGCTATATATGGCATCCACTGAATGGTAGCCGCGTTTCCGCTGAACGTTGCCTCTAGTGTCTCATACGCCGTTGTATTAATAACCATTACCATATCATTTCCATATTATGCGGTACAGTGAAGTGTAAAGAGGTGATATCTTCTTTATCGTATCCTTTATAATATCTTCAACCACCTGTCGCACTCCGATGTCCTCTATCTGTAATCCCTTCAGATATATATTATAAAACTGTGACTTCTGCCCTGGCATTTTGAATTTGAAGAATCGATCAATTTCCTCTACATAGCTTTGCAAACCCGTCGGCAAATTCCAAATCAGATCTTTAAAATCAAATTTCGTCAAATACAAATGTCTTATATCTGAATTATTTATGCCGCACCCATAAATTCTAACGTCATCCATCGCTCCTAAATGATACAATTTATTCATATTACCCATTTCTGTATCTAAGGGGGCGATGCGCCCTATATTTGTTCCGAGAATTAGTGGTGTTTCGTATCGGTAAAATATACGGCTGGATAGCGGTATATTCACTGTGTGCCTCAATATGCCGTCCATATACAGTGAAATCATATTATCTGATGTGTTAATATCAAACGTAAACATATGCCAATCGTTATTAGACAAAGCAGATGAGGGTATCGAGGCCACATACTTTTGCCCTGATATTAAAGGTGAACCTGTTCCCAAATATACAGACGCTTCTATTTGGTGCGATTCGTTATTCAAATTAGGATAATTGAAATTTCGGTGCCACTGATATCCTGATGAATCCCCCATTACTGCTGAGGCAACTATACTGTTCCTCATATATGTTGTATTTACTTTGAAGATTAAATTTAAAGCCGTATCGTATTTATACAGATATCCTGTATTTGTTTGAAGCACCCATACAAAATCCTGGCAACGACCATTTTCACACTCATTGGTCAAATATACATTGCATCCACTTGACGAATTTATAGCCTCATCCGGCATCTGCGCAGTCGCGGCAATATAATATGTTGGTGTATTTGTGAATTGATCTGTCTCTACTCCAATCCGCATAATTTTTGATGTGTCGTATAATACCCACACATCATTATCTTTTGAGCATACTATATTGGTTCCACTAACCCCAGATAAATATATTGTATTGTTAACATATATGTCCCCATTGAGTGCAATTGTCCAGTAAGTGATCCCGTCATTCATAACACCAACATCCAAAGCAGAAAATCCACTCAACGAATTACTATTATTGATGGCTAATTTTGTCCCCGTTATTGCTTGAGTTTGAACCAAAACACCGCGACTATTATATTTTTGTGCAGTTAAAGTACTGTTGGACACCCATGCCATGTCATATTGATCTACAACAATATCTTTCAATTCAATACTAGATGCAAATTCGACAGACGTCTCAATATTGCCATTAAAATCTACACGATAGAGATGCTTAACACCGTTATATGCCCCATTGTCCAATACCCATGTATAAAGCTCCGAGTCCGTTGCTACGCCAACTGGTGTTGAATTTCCGGGCAATTTAATATTTCTGTAAAAATTGCCACCAGAATTGACAAAAGCCATATTACCAGACGCATCTATCACGGCACTATGTGGGGTAAATATGCCGTTGTTTATTCCTAAGGACCAGCCACCTCTCAATCCATTGCTTATAAAATGATGGCTCGGTTGCTCTTTCCAATTATCTGACTTAACCCATGCGTTACACGATATGTTCCCACTTACGTCAAACGACGGACTATACAACACTTCAGCATATCTGTCGATTCCATTTAAAGATAAAGCCAGATCATCAGGACGTTCCAACACGTTAACACTCGGCTGCACAAAAGACTCAGTAAAATTGCCAATTACAGCATCATTGCCGTTACCTGATGCATCCTCCGTTATTTGTGCCCAGTCATCTAATCGAAGCTTTAAGCAACACAGCATATTTACTACTTGTAAATTGGACGAATTGCCTACTCTATCATATCGATACCATACTCCGGGGTCAAACGTCAACTGTGATGGGGTGTCGTATACGGCACTAGTGCTTGACGTATAAACTGATAAGGTATCATTTAACTGGCCCGGGTCATACCAGCGATCCATCCATATCGGATTTTGTGTGGGGTTGGCATCATTGCCAGATAACCACGTACAAAGCCATACCCCCCTCTGATTGCTTTCTGGCTGAGAATCACCCCAGTTTTCGTGATCTTTATAATCTGCCTGTTTCTTAAAAATCTTATCTGCTTTATAGGGCATAGATGCAAAGAAGGCCCCAGATTCTATTAAATCCGTAGCAGATATATGCATTTGTGTTGCTGTATTTGGATAGTGGAAATATGTAGACTTATCGGTTTTAAATTCTATTTTAGTGGTATCTGTTTGGAACCCGAGAAACGGATTAGTATACCCATTTTCTTGATTAGTTCCTGTGTATATTTTACTATACTGCCTTAAATTTACTTTGTCTGGTGTTGTCATATTAAGTCAGTTGCTCACTTATGGTTTAATGGCGTATTCATATTCTCCGGTCGATATATTCTTCAAATTCGCAAAATTCATTGCCATGCCTCTATTAACAATATTTATTTGGGATTTGTATGGCAAGTCGAACAGATGGCTAACAAAAACACCAGATACACTCTTTTCTGTATATATAGCGACATCCTTATTATGTTCTTTTTGTTCTAATTCATTGTAATATCTCACCCATATATGATCTATGGTCAACCCAGTCGGATCATAATATATATCAAATCCATTTACATTAAACAGATAATCATTACTCTGCACACCCGCAGTCACATAATCACTAAATGTCAGAATTCCATTCGCCCTCATTCGGCCCTTCTCTGGTCCGACCTTACTGTAACTCCAAAACCTTTCTTCCGTGGCGGGCCCAGGCGAAGCTGGATTTGTTGTTTTGGTAGTAATATAAATCTGATTCCCTTCTCTTTGATAATAAAATCTTTGTGTGTGTCTGCCTTCAGTAATCGCAGCAGGCTCAATGGTCAAATTAAACGGTGTAGTATCCATTACAGTTACATACCCCGTGCCCTGTAATAACGAAAAAGATCCATCATCATTTAGTAATAGCCTAAAGAAACTACTGTCGGTAGACAGTGGGCTAAGGAATAACTCATCGTCAATCACTGTAATATAATGTATACCGGAAGTTAAATAAGATCCTGTATCAATACTCAATACTACATAGGTTCCTTGATATACCGCAGATAAAGGTGTTTCTTCAATAAATGAAAACAGTGTCTTGGCTGTTGGTAAATAAAAGGCTGTTTCTCTGTTTATGGAATAATCCACATTTTCATTAAATGCTGGATGCTCAAACACTGTAAATCCATCATTCCACTTCAATAGTGCACTTTCGATTTTTATATTGTCGTCATGTGGATAATATGCGGATACAGGTATCCATGCTGACGCAGATACAGGAACTGATACTGTCATTAGATTTCTCCTGTTAATAACACGGTATGTGTTGTATTGGACGACTGCCCCTCGAGGACATATATCAAATTGCCATTCTCGTCGAATCGATTTCCAATCAGTCTTTTTGTTTCTTCTCGCAATACTATTGGTGTTGGTGTCACATGCACAAGAGACAACGCAGAACATGTGATCATCGTATTGGTATTACATGCGTATGCAGATATAACCACATTATATGTCTGGGGATGCTCTATCGTGGCTTGGTATATATGTGGAACAATAAAATTGCGCGGATCTAATAAATCATATGAATACGCGGACATACTAATCAGCGGTAGCGACTGTGATGTGCCCGACGTCAGCGGGCGACGAGTTATACGCTCAATTGTACCATCACCAAAATCCCAATCTATTCTGCAAATAGGAAAAGACCCTGCAATAATCCCACTTGCCATAAAATATGAGGTTACAGGCAATACGCCGCTAATAGCACTGACCGCACTAGTATATCCTCCATTTGAGGTTAAACTGCCACGTATGGCGCCGTTACATTGTGGCATTATCTCTTCAACATATACATAAAACTTGGTCCCATTATTGGATGTCGGGATATATCGTGCACATGTGTCGGACATACTTGTGGTACTTGCCCTGACTGTCAACGTCACATCATAGGTCCCGGGCATAATGTATGTATGAACCGCCGTATGGCCCTGTTTGATTGTCTGCCAACATACAGGATCCGAATTAAAATTTCCGGCGACCAATTGTGATGTTACAGTATAATAATTTGAGCTCAAACTGGTCACATCAACAGGCCCCTCGTTAAATGGATCACCAAAATTCCAGTGATATGATGAGATAGGAAATGTATGCGCCTCTGATGAATCTACAAAATACACAGTGAGATTGGGTGCATACCCAGATACAAATTCAAAACACGTACCATCACCACCAACCTTAGATGCATTTGGAACTGCACCTACGCTTGTTAATTGTCCTGCAATAGATGCATTTGAAGCTGAAAATGTTTTTGGCACCGTATATGCACTATAAGCCCAAAAGTTAGCCCACGGTTCGAACTCAGCGATTTTTATATATTGTGTAAATATCTTTTCTGATGATGTTGCTGTGGTGCTTGTTTGAGTATACATTGTGATCTGATAATCTCCGTATCTCATCTTATATGAGCTAATTTGATCGAATATATTCTGCGAATCCTGATTAACATTTAATACCGAATTTGACGAAATCGCAAATGATTTAGGATATCCCGTCAAAAACATATTATTAGTACTGACTGCGACATGCCAACTTGAAATCGGCCATGTGCGTGCTATAGATCTATCTAAAATATTAACGTTTAATGGATCGGTTCCGTACAATATGTCAAATCTCTTTGCGTCTGTGGAATTAGATTCCCTGTATACAGAGTGGGATTTCTCAAATCTGCTTACATTACTACATGATACTGAAGGGCATGACATATATTTTCCTTATGTGCAATCCACATCTGGTGTACTACTAACAGTAATATTTAGTGATGATAATGCAGCATCTCCACTGTTCCATGTATATGGATTGGTTGCAAGATACCCACCAGAATTTTTCCAATCTACAATTAATGCGTTGGTGTTTTGATTATACAATGACAAATAGAATATATTATCCGCGGTGCCGGAATACCTCAATGTTGCATACGCTGCATTCCCACCCAAACTATTGCGAACATACATACCCGATGTATTATTCCAAGGCATAACAAAACAGCCGCATATTGCACTAATCAAACTATTGGTACTTGCTGATAGGTAAGGGAATCTAGCGTACGCAGATGGGACGGGACAATATAAAGTATATATCCATCCCGTGCCCGCGATTGGAGCAAAAACAGAAACATTTACCGTTGTTGTGGTTACGCTCTTAGCAAAAGACATATCAAACGATCCTGGCCCGACGATAGGCTCATCTGGGTTCAATATAGCGTTCAGCGCTGCTTGCTGCGCTGAATCACCTCTATAACCTGTACTAAATATGTCAGTGCCTCCTATGCTAACCACCCACTTATCGGGGATGGTATATGCTGTGCCTGAAATGCGAACCATGCCTGTACCTGTTCCTAATATATAAGCATCAACTTGAGGCATAGGATAAGCAGGACCACCCGACACTGCAGACACAGCAGAGCCACAAGGTTGTCCACAATCCATAGTTTGTACTACCCAAGGACCTAAGGCGGTATTGCCATAGTATGACGTTGTGAGATCTCTAACATATGTCACCGAACCATACCATCCAGAAGGGCAGTGATCCGCGGATGCCACTGTATATGTATCATATATTGGTGTCAGTGATGAACATCCATTGAATATCACAGTAGGTGATCCTGTTACCTCAAAACCATTTGATGATGTGACACTTGCTGACAATGTCGCATATCCCCATGATGGTGGTGTGCAATAGTTATAATCGTTATATATGCGAATTTCAACAGCTGAACAGAATTGGGTGGATGTTATTACCCTCTCCCCGGATACAGCACTTTGAGTGAAGTATGTGGTTGATACGGGTATGGTCCAAATAGTATATCCCACAGCATCACCCGAGCATGTACTTGTGCCGGTTACATACGTAATAAATGGAGGGTATGCACAATCAGACGAAACGAAAGCCCATTCTAGAGGCCCTGCAGAAACCCCGTCCAGCGCGGTTACGGTGCCGGATAGTGTAACATACCCCTCATACAAATAAGGACATCCCACAGATCCTAATGATGATGACGTGACCGAAGAATATGCAACAGTATATGACGTATCGAGGCAAGCACGGCCCCATGTATTTTGGCAAAACATATTTTGTCTGAGAAATCTGTCATCAGCCGCCTCTAAAAAGAACTTCGGCTCAGACCATCTCTCTAACACACATATTTTAGCAGTGGCACCCAAAGTCGATGTTGAACAACCAGTGCCCGTCCAGTGATATAAATCACGAAACCTGATTTGTGTTAATGGGTGAAACACCCCGTCAGGATTGTTGACTGCACACACCATATAATTACCCGGTCCGCCATCATACAAATTATATATACCATTCATAGACGGACTATGATATGCATGCACAAATGCCGCGGTTGGTGTATATACATTAGATGAATTATATGATGTGTTTTTTGTGTCTGTATATATCGCCACATTGTTTAAATCCGTTAGATACGCGGGCACATAATCATCTGTCGATAAAGTGTATGATGTAATCAGATATGACCCCATATAACTGGACACTACAAACGAAACACTCAAATCATCATACCCTGTGATAGCAGTATGCAGTGACGACATATCTGCCGGTATAGTTTTTTTCCAGTTGTAGCAGTTTTGGGGTATATCTTGATATCCAGGAGAAGACTGCTGAGCTGTGGCCAACAGTGAAATAGAGGGGTTCGTTGTCGCCGGATGTATTTTATCTGTATTAACTGGTGTGGCCTCAACACTACCCACTAAGATATTACCTGTAAAATCTGAGTACATATATATTGCGTTTTGAAAATAATTCCCAAAATCATATTTTCTTATGTCTGTTATAAATGTCTCTAAATCTGTACGCTGTTGTCCTGTTATGCCAGAAGCCACAAAATAGTATGGTGTTGCACCAACCAATGATGATAATGCGGTGGAGTGCATATAAAATGGATGTATCTTTAATCCCTTTTGATTACCCTCGATTATATCGCTCCTCGACGACACCCCAATATATGATTGTTCTGCGTTTGCAAAGGCAAGCGCCCAGTATTCTATTTTTTTCTTAATCAGAGGCATCCAATAAGTGCTACCCTTTTCGTAGTACTCGTCTAGTGTCGCATACCCCTGCGGATCCGCAGCAAATTCTTCAGATACATTCATCCTCACACCAAATTTTTTTGTTCTGGTGTACAAAGCACCATCTGATTTATATACATTAAAGTATGTATTGGTGTTGTCCGTCTGTCTTATCATGCGCTTATCTACTAAACTGTCCCATGCTTCCTGGGCGGTTTGGTTTAGGCTGGGTGCGTCCGGATTCCACTGTACAGATATTGTGTTGTTTAGTGTAGAGGCATCCACCTCTTGATTTGGTGTGTCGTTAAGATATGTTCTAACTCCACGATTACGTGTCAAAAACCATTCGATCTCTCTAGTATTGGTTAAAGATAATGGCCAGTCTTTTAACTCTGTTGTGGGGTATCGCGACTCACCCCCATAAGGAAAAGTGGTTTCCGCCCCCACACCTCGACCGCCTGCCGTTCTGTAGTATTTGGATTTATTCGCATTTGTAGATATGCTCCACAGGTTATTTTCTCCATCATACCCAGGTGTCGGTGTGCCTGTTGAATCATATCGTATAGCCCAATTAACGCTTACTGCGCTAGCACTAGATGAATCTGTCGGAATATGCAGCCCAAATTCGTGATTGGAATGCATACTAAAATAGTTTCTGTTGGGTGTTCCGTTTAATATGTTATGAGGATATAAAGAATGCGAATCTGTTGATATCCTTGTGCGTAATTTTGTTATACCTATATTAGTACCGGTCACAACATCTTTTACATATGCTACAGCGTTTATAGGGCTAATTACTGCGACATTAGACGAGTCGTAGTTTGGCGCCTGTATGACCTTGCCATTAGGACACGAAGCCGCGGCATACCCACCAAAACCTTCAGGAAATGATCCCTCAATCACCGTTGTAGTTGCTTGGTTTACACCGTGAAATAATAATCTGGGTTTTAGCTCCCAATCAGTAACAACCATTCGATCCGGATACCCGTATACAGGCATGACGCCATACCCACATTGATAATGCGCATCTACTGGTGCACCAGCGATTTGTATTAAACTGCCCGTAGCAACATCACATCGAAACATCTTACCCAGGTCTCCATCACTTCTTGCAGAACCCCTTCCTGGTGTGGCGATACAATCTCCTGTATTTAAATCAACGCCTATCCCGTGACCTCTTCCTCGGACTCCTGTATTAAATGTTTGCTCTAATGCCCCATTGCGCAGATTATGTCTAAACACCTTCCCTGTGCTGCGATCAGACACCCATGCAGATCCTCCGTAGCCTGTAGGACCTGCATGTTCTGTGTCAAGAAACATGCGATTAATATCCACAGAAGTCCTGGATAATCCGCCATAAACCGAATCGTACCCAGCCACTAAAGATAAATCAGATAACCATATTTCGTCTCCCTCATAATGCAGATAGTTATGCCTCACCTGTGTTTTTGATGAGCTATTTAAAAGGGTCTTTGCCGAATAATCTGGGGTCAATAAATATGGCGCAGAATCCGTGACACCTTGTATGTACGTCTTAATTAAATAATATATCGTACGCCTGGTATATGATATATCATTCGTAATAGTCGCATTATTCGACACACCAGGCAATCCATGAAAAGTTCTTATATTACTGCCTGTTTGGGGCAGCGCCCCAAAATTATCCGTGAATACAAACGACCCTGTTAGATTGCGGGCCATCGTTTCAATCGGTGTGGTTATAGGAAAATATGTTCGAGTCGCAATCGACCCGCTATAATTTCCGTCCCGGAACCCTTGTTCTGCGGAATATATTAGTCTTGCATACTGAGAAGTTTCTGATATCGTGTCAGGATCGGCACAATCCATATACGGCCCTATATATCGATATAACTCTATCTTGGCATACTTGTATATAGTGGACACAGGTATGTCCCATTGTATCACCATTTGATGAGTATTCTGGAAGGATACTAGATTTGTGCAACTAACAAATCGGCTATATGTGAAGTTTTCGGTCATATAAATATTTAATGAATTATTGTGTTTATCACGTCTCAGGCACTATAGTTTTCGCACTATGAATTTTGTGACAGTTCCCCCTATCTGCAACATTTATGGTTGTCACATGCATACCGGATAATGCCCCACTATACGCAATGTAACTAATATTATATACTTTGTTTATATGATCATATGTGAATACTGGGTGGTCAAATGTTGTAAAGTTATACCCAGACATATCTGTTTCTATAGCAGATATGTTGTATAAAACCGTCAGTTCATTAGACTCCAAATTCAGGGATCTCAGCACAGGTCGAATCTGATTGCCGCATGATAATAGTGTGCAAATAGTTACAATCTTATCTTCCTCGTGTAGCCAAGTTCCTCCAAATTTCGAATCACGCATTGATATGTAATTAGTTTCATCAGATATACTAGATATAATGCCCGTGTCATAGTCAAAATTCAAATGAAATAAAAACAATGTAGATGATGTGTATAACATGAGTGTATCATACCAGACATCAAAATCTAATATACCCGCAGATATTAGACCCGAAACATTACTGATACTATCTAAAGTCAGTACATCCTTGAAAACTTCTTTCATGGACACCATTGCGGGCTGTATAATATTGCGCGTGTTTCTTGTCCATAAAGAACCATTGATGTTATGTTTCTTATCATAAATGGAACTTCCCATAAACGCATCTTTCAGTAATGCGTATTGATTTCCAAATATATCAGTTTTCCACTGATATACCTGTAAAGACCCCTTATCCTGCTGATCGTACCACCCCTGAATATCATACTGTTTACGCCAATTTGCAGGCCAGTCGATAGGATTTTCCCACAAAGAATCTGTATCTTTAAACCAAGGATCATATGCATCTGCGCCCTGTCGGTACACACCATTATCATTAGATCCTTGGGTCTCATACTTCGTTTGGTATGGAATGAACTCCTGATGCTGTCTTGTCCCGACAATAAGCCCCGCTTTTTTTCCTTCCGTAATAGACGCCTTCATCCAACTTGAATCAACGGATATAGCAGATATAGGACTAAATTGATCTGTATTAGTCAACCCTCTGTCCGACGTGTATACATCTAAATTTCTGTATATCGCCGTTGATCCTCTCTGGTTTATAGCATTACTGATTTTTGACGTATTGACCTCATTGACTAAATTTTTGGACACCGCGGTGCTGACTCCTAACATTCGAGGTATAAAATACCCACCGGAATCTTTGGTGGAATATAGATTATCCATGGAAGGAACAGATGCATATGTAGGATAATGCCTATTAGATAGATGAGCATATGGTGCTAGTGGGGAAATTAATTGCCCTGTTTTAATAGGCACCCATACGCCTCCAGTTGGTGGTAAGCCTAAACTTGAGTTAGAAATTTCCTGGGACCAGGTGAACGCATTGCGCGCATAATAGTTAATTCGAAGTGGTCTATCTTGAATTATGTCTAGTGTTATATCCGATATTACATCTGTTGCAGATACAATCAATTCATCTACATTGTTGTATAAATGTGCCGACAAATTCGATACACCATCCGTATTAAATAACACCTTACACCACTGTTTTACATTAGTGCTCTCTGTTCCCCTCAGCTGCTGCACCCACAACATTTCTGGGCCTTCGCGTCTATTATACTCTACATACATACCATCACGAAATGCCATATTTGAATGGGGTGGTTGTGTTACAAAATTATAATCATCCACCAACTTCTGTGACCCGGACCATATATCTACACGCTTTTGCTTCGTAAAATCATCATCTTCATCCGACGCTGTGACCCATATTGGCTTAGCCCCTTGTGATCCATCACTATACATCCACCCAGACAACGGCACGTTCAATACAAAATTAATGGATTCATTGGTATATGTGTAATGATCAATCACAACCGATGTAATTGTTGAAAGTATCGTGGTTGTTGTTTGAGGGATTAAGTTCACAAATGATCCGCTCACAGTCACCGTTCCCGTCGGCATGGTATAATATGACAGGTTTAAATTACACAAAGTATAAAATGTCGAATTCGTCAGAGGTGTGTTTTCTTCTAATGCCTGGACAGGCACAATCAACTGTTCTACAGGCAAATCTGGCTGTGCGAAATTCGACACCACACTGAAACGATTCAGGTCTGGAGTCACAGCAACTTCTTTTACAGAAAACTCATACCTCGACGATGTAAGAGTAAGTGCATATGTTTCCTGATGGTCATAATAAAGCATATCTCCTGCATTTATCAACATATCAGAATCTACACCAGCATCCAACCATTCACCAGACAATTTATCCAAATACAACTTTTTCCATGATGCATTAGTACTAGTCGTTTTATACTTGCCTATTAAATACGGCACCTCAGAATTAGGGTTATCCCTATGCATATCATTTCGAAAATATAAATACATAACACCCGCACTTAGCATAAAAGGATTGCCTGTATTTGTAATCCATGACCCAGAACCCCATCCAACATCCGGCTCCGCTGCAATTTGTCCGTTTAATTTGAACCAGCCAAATCCTGTACTCGAACGATAGTCTAAACCATCAGGGCCCCTCCAATCTATAAAACTGAAACTAGACACTGCTGTAGTAACGGCCACTATAAAGTCTGCCATTCTATCATAATCATCAAACGCATTCCCTGGATGACCCAACGGGGAGTATAATACAGCACGGCAAGTGCAATCCTGCCATTGATTGTAATTTAAATCTTTATTTTGTGTAGGTCTTTCTTTGAATAGTGAAAATGTGTCGCTTTCCAAATACCAACAGTCATGCTGGTGAGGGACATGTCTGAAAACATTATCCGCTGCTGTTATAGGGTCCTGCCATATAAATGACCCGTAAGCACCCCCGAGCACCCTCATAGCAATATTAGGTTGTCCGCATCCGGATGATATGGCACTGTCTGTTATATACAGTGGCTGATTTAATGCAACGCCTTTAAGCCATGCCCCCTCAGTGAATTTTGTTGAATTTGGTGAAGTCCTCTTAAATACCTTGTCGGCTTCATTGGGCACTGTACCTGCCACGGCACCTATAAAATCACTAATGTCTATGCCGGATAATGACAAAGGATTGCATTGATCTGAAGAAACTATCATAGAAATACTAGCCCCATACCTTTCTAAAGGCCAATATATGTTATTGCCTCCCGATTTAATAGGAATATCAGTTTTCTGCATTTTGTACAGCCATGCATATTCTTGATCACCGCTATAGACATAATCTGGTATAGCATCTCTTAAAGCGGGCCTCGTCACCACATAATCTGCTTCGCTGAATTTAGTGGCCGCTTTGGCATTTGATACCGCTAATGTAGTATCGTAGATATATATTGGATCAAATGCACTAATAGATGATGTGGTGGTATTCCAATATGTATCAAATACTGCTTTTTGGGTGGCTTTGTCCAAATAATAAAATGTTTGATCCAAGTTATTCAGTGACTTACCGGTCCACGGCAAATCTTCTCCGCTTAAACCATATCCAGGGAAAGGAAACGCAAACACGGTTTTGCCTTTTGCGATTTTTGCGGACATAACTGGAGTTAACGATATTTTATCTGTAAGTCGCAGCCATGCACCAGATACCTTATCATCTCGAATCACATACAGCACATCAGAACCTGTAATATTAATCCCCGCTGTGGCCCCGCTGCCAATCAAATTTGCGGCGGTTAACGGTAACGCATCTATGGAGATCGTAGTTTCGTTTTCAAATGCATTTTCTCCCGACAACCAATAAAACCAATTATTGCCTCTGGCTAAGGTAAAGTCTATCGTATCCACCCACGGCATCCAATATCCACCAGACACTATGTACTGTGTTTCCCCCAAATACTTCTGTGCTAGTTTTATACGATTGTAATCGTTGAGAATATTACTATCATACAATTCCAAAGCAGATAGAGGGACACCACCTTTATATTGATTGAGCACATCATCTATAGCCCACAGCAAAGGATTGTCTGCACAAAGGTTGGCCACACCCGTAGAGTACAGCCATTCATAGTCGCTAGGTGCTATATTAAGACTATCTAAATATGTAGTTGCACTATTACTGAAACTAAAATACGCAGATACTGGTAAAGTAGGGTCCCTATCAAAATACGAAGCGTCGTCATACAACTCCTCCACTAATACCTGAAATCCGTTTCCTACTGCTGATAATTCTGGAATTGCATTAAACACAGACACATCGGTTATTGATGTTATATATTCATCCCCTATAGTTTTACGTTTGGTGAATGCCTTTAGCAAATATTCATAAAAAACTCTTTCTATAGAAGAATATGTGCCCGCCATGTTATATTTGAGCTTTGCTCTTCGGATAGCTTCGCGCTTGTTGATAAGATAAATTGCAATCTCTTTAAGACGGGTGGCATAGAAGGGAATTACTTGTTCTAAGTCATCTGGATCTGTATAATCCACATCAGCCACCCACTCAGCTCCACTTTCCGTTTTAAATGCAATGGCCAGTTGTCGCAAAAGCTGAATATAATCCTCCTTAACTCTTTCGCTGGTTGGCGGTGTGCTTTGTTTAGCCGTGTACCACTGTTTGAGGTAATTTTCATACTGAGCCTTCTCTTTGCCCGAAATAGTACCCGTATTTCTCTCCACCCACTGCTTAAAACTATAAGGGGAGTCTGTGTCATTAGCCTTGATGGTGTCTGACGCTATATTCTGCGTTTGTGAATATTTGCTAAGCTTTTCACTCATAATACTACTTATTACTCTTCTATTAGACCAAGTCCCTTGTGCAACACATAATTAATCATGCGTTCTAATGTCTGCCCTTCCCCATACCATTCTTCTACCGTAGATGCCGACTCATTAAGTGTTGTGTACGGGTCGTCCCAATTAATTACCCCTGCAATTTGCTCTCTGCACCCGCCAGGTATATAATCATAAAAACAAAAATATGTTATAGCCTGTTCAAAGTCATTCGCATTCGCAGTTAAACTGAAATTATATACCTCAGGCAAAAGAATATGATAATAACTAGACAACGGATACGATGTTAAGCACACAGCACTTGTAGCAGAAACGGAACATGTATCCCCTATTATATTCTCTGGTGCATTATAATAGCAGCTCGCTGGTGGGGTTATTAATTGATATTTATTTGTATCATTTGTTCTATCCTCTACTATAAATGGCACAAAAGCAGATACCATATATGATGTGGGATCAAATAAATTGCCTCTATTGCCTGGGTGATAATGCCCGCACTGTTTGCACTTATAATTGGTGGGTGTAACTATACCGGCCGATACGTATGTTGTATAGGCATTGGTGATATTTCTATTACATTTGCATCTGTCACCCCACAAAATTTGCTGATTGATAGATGCTATATCCATAATACGTCGCAATTCAGGAGGCAATTCAACTCCATAAACATCTATAGGTACATCCGTATACTGCGCCAAATTATACAGCTGCTCAATATTGCATGTGTTAACATCTGCATGATTAGCGACAAAATTGGCCGTTCTTTCGTACGCCTCTCTACCATAAGACTCGCCTTGTGCCGTGCTGACATCACCCCAGACAGCCTTCATATATTTGTCCCATAATACGGTATTATCCGCAATATGAGGCTGTCTCACCATTGATCTTATTTCATTAGACGCATCCCAACTTTCATTAAATCTTCTAATATCATATCCATTAAAATCATAAATATTGAATAAATTGCTAGCCCCTTGTAAGATCCCAACGCCGCTCAAATTGACATAAGCACTAATATAGACATTATTCGTGGCTATATTAGATTGCACAGAGCTCTTAATGTACCCACCCACATTAAACCATTGATAGTCTATCGCAGACAAATACGAACTGCTGTTATCCGGCGCCCATGTTAACTCGTTTGAGGGGATATTTGCAATAGATCTAATCACCGGCCCCGATGCAACACCAATTGCATTTGTGGATGGATAATCGTATAAAATCACAGCATCTCCTGACGGAGATGCACCGTATACTGAAACTATATGTGGAATGGATGCATTCATCCAGTAATACGCAAACATGGGATTGATGCCATCCCTGGTGATTTTTAATCCTGATGGCGCCAAAGAACATATACTAAATGTCATGGATGTCAGCACTTGGCTGTTAGACCAACCGGCACCTTGGCTGGAATTGTTTCTGTTGTCTACGTGTACAGGGTAATCTGAATAGTCTGCAACAAACCATAAGGTAACACCGCTTGGGGCGGGCATATCGTCTTTGTAATAAACTTGTGCCGATGCAAGATACCCACCAGTTAACCCGTTAAATGATGTGAGCGTATGATTCGTTAGCGCAAGCTTATCGATAACATTACCACTGAGATCCGTAAATCTCCATTGAGGGTTAAGATGAGACCATTTATTTTGTGGCGTTTGCCATGGAATTGAATTGGATCCCTTCGAATACAAATACACAGTATGGGTATTATTATCCTCCGTATACATGTAAATTGTCAATGGAAACGAGGGGTTGCATCCCTGGTAGGCATATGTAGGTGCATTGACCCACAGTGCAACAGGGAATTTTACAGCACTCTGAAGTGTAAAGTTTGTGGTCATTTTAATATTCTATGTTCTCGTAAATCTTAGTTGTAGTACTGACCACTATTTTATCCTTGAAAAACTCTTTATCGTTTAAATACAAATACTTAAAGTAATCAAAACTGGTGTTCTTACTTACTATTTGTTTATCTGTCGGATATACAGGATTCCAAACCAACATAGTTAAACCTGTATACTGGATATCAGGATTATCCTTTCTGCGGGTATATATATTTTTCACCCCGGCGATGGATAAAAGCCGGGTGGTGATTGTACTAATGTCTAAAGTCTGTCCTAAAGCCATATTATTGCGACTAAAATAATCTTCAAATACGGTTGCGGCTTCAAGAACAAGTGAATTATCATCGCGCCGAGAGCTTGGATCCTTCAATAAAACCAATTCGGTATTGCTTACATCTTCCATGTCAACGTCCGTAGATCCGTCTTGCCCTATACATATATCTGCAGCAATATACACCGGATCTATAATTACCACTTCTGTTGTAAGAGGTTTAACACCCAATAAAGACGTTGTGATGAGCTCCTTTTGTGCTGGTGATAAATTTGCGGTAGGGTTCTTTGTATCGGACACCGTCTTAGGAACAGCGGTTATATATACATTGTTAAAATTGCAGCTATCCGCAAAGTTCAATTGATTATATAGTATATTTGATACGTTATTGGGACTATTCAGTCCGATATCCTCATAGTAATATTTTATTTGCTGTGAAAGATATGTCCAATTGTTAACTACCTTAATATCATGAATCAAATTAGCAAAATTTGTTCTTATATAGTTTTCAAAATCGGCCTCTGTGACAACGCGATACTGGGATCTGAACACCCCAGGCGCGTTTTTTCTAATAGATTCAATATCCTCCTCTTCCTGATAGTATGTTGAATCATTCGTATTAGTAATGAACATGTTATTGGCTATATCCGCACCAATATAAGTAAAGCGCTCTCCCTGTTGGGTATTTAAATCCCTGATAATTTCATCAAATGTATTACTGGAGAAGGTTTTGACACTTTGTTCATTGATGCCACCTCTTCCTATCTCACCAGCACTGCCAGAAGTCTGTAAATAATAAATGACCACCTTATCACCAGCTTTTAACTGTTTGCCATTAATATCATTGCCAAATTTAATTTCATACCGCTTGTTTTCATTTAGCCTCATTTCACAAGTGCGACTAAATCCACTTTCTAAATAAAGAGTAGGCGAACGTGCCCACTTATACCACTGGGAAGTTTCTGTTTCATAAACGTATACGTCAATATTAAAATGATCAACTTCTACTTGGTCGCCAGGCGCAAAGAATACCACTTCATTAGAATTGCCTACCGCCTGGTATATAGGATATTCCACAAAATACCCCTGGTAGAGCAGCTTCTGTGCAACAGCAGAATCAAACGACTCTAGATCATTTGTCAATTTTGATACCACAATATCTTCATTTATGGAATAGCTAATATTACCATTCGTAACATAAGAATAGCGCGGAATTGTGTATAACCCCGCTGCTATGAATTCATTGCCAGAAAGACCGAATGTGGTGGAAGCCGTCTGTTTGCCTATGGGATTATAGTCCAACATCTTAACAATACGATTCATGTTCTCGTATATTTGTGTTTCGGTGAACATAGTTTCTGTGGATGTTCTGTTGAGATAATACATCAGTGTATGGAACGTATATGCAATTATTTCATTAAGTGTCGATATATATGATCCCTCGTAATTTTGATCAGTGAACACCTTATTATCATTAAGTCTGTCTTTGATAAACGTTTTGAGCGTCAATGCATCAAAACTGAGATATCCGTCTTTGGGTATTGTGAATTGTGAATTGTTGTCTGCCATATTATATCCTGAATCCTTGTCTGCTCAATAAACCCGTCAAACTTAATGGTTCATTTCGGCGAAGAAACGGTACATCCAATTTTAATGTGATCTCATATTCTCCGCGCTCTTTGTATCCATCTACACTAATATTTACGAGCTTAACTCGAGGCTCCCACTTTTCTAAATTTCTAACTATATCCCGGCCTATCCGACGAGCCACGAATTCATTAACAGGTTCAAACACATACTGTCTTAAATCACATCCATAATCCGGCAATAGAAACCTTTCACCAGGAACTGTATTAAATAGATTAACTAGTGAATTTTTGATAGCGTTCAGATCATATGCGACTTTAATGTCTCTACTATTGCCCTGAATTGTTCTATTGCCTATTAAATATTCGAACGGTTCTTGTGCAAGATCCAGGAATATATCTGTAAAGACATTATTTTTTTGGCTAAGATTGGTGTTTTTTAGGTTATTAAAATTGATTGAGCCCATTTTTTACTGCACTCCTGGCATAAATATTTATACGAACATTGTATTTTATAAGGAGTAGCGTATGAACAATTTTAGTGGTAAGTTTGAAAAATTGCATGAAGAGACCCTGTTTCGCTATCAGCAAGCGGGCTTCCTACGCGGCGATTATGCCCGTATTAAAAAGGACGCATTAAAGAGTGAATCTATTCAACAACTATCAGATCAGATGAAAGCTATCCTTCAGGATGCTATCAAAAACGAAACCGTCTTGAGAGTCAGTTATATCAAATCCGGTAAATCTGAAGCTTTTAGCGGCCCTGTAGATGCCGCTAATATACCATCTGCTGAATTGTGGGCAGACTGTTATGTCGAGCATGCCCCTGGTATGTGGCATAACGTGATGACAGTTCCCCTCAGTATTCTTGAGAAGATGGAAGTGGATGGCGCGAACGGATTTGTCCCTTACAACAAAAATCTTGTCAGACCTAATACACAAGAGCCCACAGACAACTCCAAGGAACTGAAAGATCAGACTAAAGGCGGCGACGAAAATCGCACCTTAGGCAAAACCAATACCAAACTTGCCGGAACCAAAGCCCCTAAAGATGGGCGTGATCAGACTAAATTCAAAGAGAGTGTAGTCGGATTTGGTAAAGAGAATGATCTTATATTTGAAGCATACGCAAGTTCAAAGGAATAATGAAAGACGAAGATAAGATCATTTTTGAAGCTTATATCAAAGAAGCAAATGAAGCTATGTCACCCACGGCTTTGATTGGGCAATTAGTACAAGCACGAAAAATTTATCTTACCAATCATGAAGATGTGGGTGAGCGTTTACTGGCATATAAAGTAAGTGGGGCACCAAAAACATCAGATCCTACATGGCCAATCCCAATTATAAATACATTCGAATTCAATGATGGTGGAGTCATAAATGTCTCTGTTTCTGTTTTACAAGATTGGGCATTATCATTATCCCAAGGCGATAATAGACCGCGTTATGAAATAGAAAAACTATTACGAGATAATGGCCATCCCACGAGAGACCTGTCTTAGAAAACTTTCTGCAGATTGTGTAACTCAATCATGCAGCAAAACGCATTGATTTCGAAATCCATTACAAACTGATGCTTGTACATCGCTTCCCCAATGATCGTTAACGCTTGTGCTTTGGTCGCGTCCGGCATGTCAGATTTAAATGCTTCCTCGAACAACCCTTTAAGCAACGTCAAATAGTCCGCATTGAAGTCCGTTTCATTCTGAATTACAAATTCGCGTATAGATTCCAAAGACTCCTTAGTCCTAATCCTTTTTAATACATCCTTTGCAAACAAACCTACATCTACTTCCTGTGTAATATTCAACACCCCGTTCTTGGTGTGTTTTTGAACCAATCCAATCATCTTTCTGACATCGGGATAATTTGACTGAATCAATGCCTTCAAAAGCGGCTTTTGCTCATCACTAACCGCAACACTTTCACTAGCAATAACATGAACTACTCGCGCAGTGACTTCCTTTAAAGGCGGCATCAATTCAAACGGAATTGTTCTGGATTTAAGGGGATTGGTAATACGATTCTTGTAGTTCGCTGTTAGTATAAACCGCAAATTATCGCTGTATTCCTCAATAATATTGCGAAGCGCTCTCTGGGCATCCGGTGTAAACCCATCTATCTCGTCCAGAATAATAATCTTCAATCGACCGTCTATCGACTTCGTTTGGGCAAACGGTACAATCTTTTCTCGCACACTATCAATGCCTCTTTCATCACTAGCATTGATATAGCGATACACGGCGTCTAATTCTTTGACCAGTATTTTAGCCAAAGTAGTTTTACCTGTTCCAGCTGGACCACAAAACAGAATATGGGGAATGGTACCCTCTTGAATTATATTTGTAAAATATTCTCTCACATCTGGTGATAAAACCAATTCAGATAGCGTGGTTGGCCTGTATCGCTCCACCCATAATTGATCAAATATGTTGTGATTGCTCATAATTACCTTCTTTTAATAATTGTATTGCCTTATTATACTTTCGTTTTATACAAAAATCACTGCTGTACAATTTATATAGTATATCCAAGACCTTTTGTTTTTTGGAAATTTGCATGCAGTATGTATTTCTGTCTTTATAGTAACTTCCCTCCAAAAAATCTGTACACATCTTTATAAACGGCTCTGATGCAGATACTAAACATAGCCTATATCCATTCTGTGAGTTTCTTATAATGCTCCCATCACCATCTATAACCCCTCTCATGAAATGAAATTTGTTTTTATCTGGTATGGCATCAAACCATTCACTTATATTAAGAGAATATGTTTTATTGTGAGTAAATCCTATTGTTTTTAAATGATCGATAAACTCGATATTATTGAGGCTCCATTTTATGTTATTGCTGTATATTTTAAGTCTCCCACCGAATTTTGAATATATTTTTTCTAATATATCTTTATCTTCCACATTTAATTGAATCGAACATGAATAATGCACATAATTTGGAGGGTATGTAATGTGACCATCTGTAGCTAGTAATCCGATCAAATAATAATAATCTGCGTCCGTTTTGTGACTTAAAATCTTGCATCCCTTAGGATCAATATTTTTATGTCTGTATATAGACTGGCATGCACGCGTACAGAAAACATTGGCCTTGTGTCGGAGGTTTCTAAACTCTTTAAATGTGGTGGTTTTACAGTTTGTACATTCTTTCTGATAATACCTAAATGATGTGCCGTTTCTTGAAAATTTAAATCCGTAATCGGTTTTAACTGCATCCTGTGGCATTTCTTTCATATAAATATTTATACGAAACGCCTCGCAATATATTGTCAAATATACCTATTTTCCCGAACTTCCTAAACCCTTTCCGCCTCTTTCGGATTCAGACATTACTTCCACCCATTCCATATTTGCCTCTATTACTGGGTAGATTACAATTTGTGCAATTCGATCGCCTTTCTTGATGGTGTATGGCACATCTGTCATGTTGTACAATTTAACACCCAAACTATTCCTGTACCCATTATCAATAATCCCAAAATGTGGTTGGATGCCATGTTTAAATCCTAACCCGCTCCGTGCCTCTATTTTGAACCAAAACCCTGGCTCAATATGGCCCAACATCAATCCGGTTTCTATAACAGACGACCCTCGTGCATGTACTACAGTATCCTCGCAAGCATACAGATCGTACCCGGAGTCGCTCGTTCCGTACACCTCTCGTGTCTCTTCGTTATAAAACCGTTGAGCCGCTGCAACATTAAGCTTAACATCGTTAATAGACCTTCCAGATTGAATAGCTATATTGGTGTAGTATTCCTCTTTCATTCTCTCAATGCTTTGAACTTCTTCTGTGGTCACCTGGCGATTACCATGATTGCGAGTAGGTAATTGGGCATCTGGGTGTGTTTTTATAAATTTAATTGATACTTGTTTCATATTACTCCATAATCAACTGACGCGGGTCACTGTGTGCCCCGTTATTAATCTCTCTGACTTCTTGACGCGTGCCGCCCAATTCAACGGCGTTTGAATTCAACCACGCAATTAAACTGCTGACGGCGTTCGACGGAACAACCCACGTCTTATTTCCTATTGTTACTCTTACTTCCATTTTTTGTTCTCCTTGGGGATTTCTTTGCTTTGACCAATGTCCGCGTTGCTTCTAATTCATTCACGGCATCTGTTAGCATTGATACCACGGCATACTCCAATTGAGCATGCTCATCTTTCGCAAATCGCTCAATGGCGATTTTCTTCAATTGCTTCTTTTCTTCATCAGAACAATCTAAATCGTATCTATATACTGTTTCTTTCCTTTCTTTTTGTAGTTTCATTTAAACCTCCTTATGAAGAATATCACATTACTATGCATTTTCAAGAGGGATTTTAATCGGACCTCGATAATTATTTACATGAGCAATAATGAATTAGATGATCTGAATGAATTGGTTAATGAGCTAAAAACCACTAAATCCCTCACGGGTTTAATGTACCCGCCAGAGGAAGCCACTGCCCCCACCAAAGAAGAAACTATAACAGAAGACAATATCGATGATTTTATTTTTCGCAAATCTTCTGTTTTAATCCAACAAGGTGTGGATACAATGGAAAAATTGAAGTCATCCGTTCAATCCGGCGCAAATGCAGAAACCATCGAAGCATATTCCAAATTAATGGGATCTGTTGCATCTTCCATTGAAATCCTCAACAAAATCAATCTTCAGAAGCGCAAAGAAAGAGCGGCCAAAGAACTGAAGCAAATGGATATAGATACATCCAAAAAGCTCTTAGATAAATATGACCACCCCACTATTCAGAATCAAACCAATATATTAGTGGCATCTCGCGAAGAGATAATGAAGGCACTGTTGGGGCAAGCCAACGAAATAGTAGAACAGCCTGTCGACCGCCCCGATATTATAGACATCCCTTCGCGTTAATCCGCGATATAAACAAATATAATTTTATTGGTAGTCCTCTATCATTATGCCTGTTTGCTCACTCGGAAGAATGGTAGAGAGTGTGTCATCCATGATAACGGGGTATTGCCTTAGCCCTAGCTTCAACAAGCGCTGTTTTAGTTCTTTTATTTCTGGTGATATCTTATTAGAATTCCAAAAATATGGGAATATCTTATTACACCAATGCTGGCGTATTCTGCATGAGGTACACGGTATGATACCAAAAAAACAAGTAATGGAACATATAGTATCCCCTAGTCCTGTATGCACATCGGGGATCTCTATATATCTAATAGACGGAAAGGATGCCTTCAGTGTTGTGCACCGCGGGCATCCTTTCTTACCGACAATGATCATATGATCTATTTTAGATAATACCTAAAACTCTCTTGCGTGTATGCTCATCCTTGGAATCCCAGATGCGGCTCCCAATTCCACGCCACCCACCAGCACCACTAATGGTAAATGCTGTTGCTGAATATGCTGTTACTCCATCCACCAATGTATCTGTGGATCCAGCAGACAACGCAGGGGATCCGGATTTAATGCGCGCAGATGCAAGATATGCCAAGGTTGTGCCTGCTTCTGATGGAGAGGAGTTTGCAAAAGTTACGTTAAACAGTATAGAGTTTGTAACACCGTTGACAACAAGACAAGGCAATGTCGTGTTAGCAGATACAGTATATAGCGCTGATGATGCACCTAAAATATCCACGTTGGTAATTATAAATGACGACAAAGCCGACGTTGGTGTGAAAGCCAACGCAGCAGAACACAAATATGTTCCTGAATCAAAAGCCGCTACGCTCTTATTATTTGCTGCTGAAGTGTTAACTGTAATTGTATATCCTGCTGCCATATAAATTTCTCCTTAGATGATTCTCATCTTTTAAATATTTATGCTTTGAAGCAAAAAAATATCCGCACACCCCGAAGAATGTGCGGATATAGTTAATCGGTTAAACGATCGAATTACTCAGCGGTCGTAATAGCCGTCAAAACGACATTAGCTGTCGAATTGCTGAATGCTGCAGTGGACAGAGGCGTCGTGAAGGTCGACGTAGCGGTTACACCAGAATATGGTACCTTAGCTGCGGTAATTCCACGTGCCAAATCAGTGCGATATGCGGTTACTGCTTCAACCGTTGTGTCCCACTTAATAAGTTCACCAATAGCGTTTTTAATTGTTGTTGACATTTTTATTCTCCTTAAAGTTTTAAGTGGAGCGGATCGCGAGATCCGCTCCATCTTCTAATTACAGATAAACTGCGCTGTCACCAGGAGCAAACGCTGCACCCAATCCCTTGACGATGATAACGTGGTAATACAAGTCAGCACCAAACAAGTGATCAACAACACCATAACGGGTCATCAGACCAACGCGAGGCGTAAAGTCATTAGGACCAATCGTACGCTGAACCATAACTGGGATGTATGGGCAATATACGATACCGGTGTCGTAGTACTCGGAACCCTTGTAACCGAGCAATGCATACTCTAAACGAGTCGTACGTGCATTGCGGACCCAAGGCTGCTGGCTCTCAGTACGTGTATCACGATAGACCGTAAAACGACCTGCCAATACACCGACTTTGGAAACACCAACCTGCTGAGTCGAGACTGTGCTGTTCACAGGCATGAACTTGAACTCAGGCATCATCTCCATGATCGAACAAACCGTTGGGGTTGCGATAATGAAGTTTGCGGAACCACGGCGGTTACGAACGGCAATGCGGTTAGCCTCGATCAATACCTTCTGGTAGAAATCACGGTTACGCTCACCGAGCCAACGTGCGTCAGCTGAAGCTGCACTCCATGTCGACCAGCCCTTGTCGCGGCCTGCATTCAATGCGATCTGGATCATTCTCATGACCATTTCGCGATCAATTTCGGCCTGGACTTCATACGACATTGCGTTTGTCAACTCATTGTCGATATCGATGCCGTTCATGTTCTTGAGGTCCTGCTCAAGCTCAACGGACCACTTAGCTGCCAAACGACGAGTTCCAGCCTCAACAGCTGTCTTCTCAAATTCGATTGTCATCTGAGGGATCTGACCGGTCATTTCATAATTCGCCAACCATTCTGCTACGCCCTTATCCTCATCAAGGAATTCGAACTCAGAATGTCCACTCAACTTGGCTGAAGACGTACCTGTGTAGGCCGTGTTCAAATAGTTATAACCAACTTCCTGTCCGTCAGCTGCCTGTTGACCAGGGCCGCGATAACGAGGGGATGTTGCTGCTGCGTCGTAAGAACGACGAGAAGGATCCTGCCAATCAAGGTTCTCACCTTCGTAACGATAACGAAGTGCGAATGCCAATCCGACAGGGCCGCTCATAGGCTGAACACCAACGATCTCGTTTGTGATCAACTCAGGGAACGTACGACGGATCATAGGGATAAGAACCTTAGGCAAGCGAGCGTCGCCCGTTGCGTAGAAGTCCTGATTTCCTACTGCACCACCATTGGTACCGAAACTGCCGCCTGCACCGCCATAACCAAACATATTACCAGCGCCGCCTGCGACGTTAGCTTCACGCAAGCACCACTGCTCCTGGTTTTCCAAGAGGATGGAGGTGTTTAAACGGGTGTGTTCATCTTCGATCGGAGCTACGGTCTTCGAGGTATACTCGAGAACGGGCTTCCACTTATTAATTAGCTGATCAGCCTTGCTGCTATCAATATAGGCTGTACCTGCTGGGATTTTGCTACTCATAATTTTCTATTCTCCTAAATATAAGGGCGTTGGCCCTTGTTACATTGTTATTTTGTTTTGAAACGATCTTGCTGTTTCATTGCACTCAGATATTCGCTAACACCATCACCTTCAGGTGCAAAAGATGCCTTTTCCGTCTCTTTGTTATTACGAGGAGTGTCTACCTTCTCAGTAACAATCTTAGAAGACTTCGTTGCTTGTTCCGTTACAAGCACTTTGTGATCTTCCTCTTCTTTATCGAACATCTTAACTACATAGTTGAAATTTTCGGTTATATACTCAGGATCCTTATCTTTTAGCATCCTCATTACGTACTGTTTCTTTTCTTTTGGCAAACCTGCTGTGTTCTTTTCCAAGATCAGTTCAGCCGCTTTTGCCTTCAATGCCTGTGTAACCTGAATGTTTTGCTTGATTGCCTCATTCAATTCACTCTTGAGGGAATCAATCGTCTTGCGTCCATCCTGTACAGCTTCTTTAATCGTCTCATTAATGAAACTATCGTCTAACGCAATCATTTGTTTCATCTGTTCCAAAATCTTTTGTGCTCTCTTATTAGAGACGGCTTCCTGCAACTCTTCTTTAGGAATCGCTTTGTCCAAATACAATTCCATATAATTGGATAACTGAGATAAAAGATTCTCTTTAAACTCCTTAGCGTCTTCGTTTAAAGCCTTCTGATGCTTCTTAATAAGAAACTCTAGCTTCTCTGTATGATCCTTATCAATCTTTTCCAATACAGCAACAAGCTTCTGGCTGTGATCTGTATCAATGGCTTCAAGTAACTGCTCCAACTTGGCTGAATGCTCTTCATCTAACTGTTGTAAAGCATTACTTACCTCAAGATCTAAACGCTCCGTAACGGTAGCTTCAACGGCTTCTGCAAACGCTTCAGAGAGCATCTTCTTCGAATCTTCCGTTAAAACGTCTTCGCTTATCTGGTTAAGAACATCTTCTATTTTCTTGCTCATTATTGATTCTCCTGTAAAGTCGCATTTACTCTTGCCTTGATTTTTTCTTTCACGGCCGAAGTAAGACTTGCATTAGCCGTCGCATAATCCTTATTGATAATACCGTTAACAAATTCTCGCAAATACTTGCGTTCCTGCGATTCGTTTAATTTAACTTTCTTAGACATAATGATCCTCTGTTTTAAATATTTATAAAAATTCTGTTACTTTTTTACAGGATTCTTTAGGCTGTTGATGAATTTCAAAATATTTTCTTTCAAAACCTCTTCTTTGAGGTCGGATCTGCGAGGCAGCTTATTGTACGATGCCCCAAACGCATCGTATGCTTCGATAATTGTCCCGTCAGTTTTAAGAATCCAATCCTTGGCTTCCATGATGCCGTTTACAAATGCAGTTGATACAGAAGGATCATGAACTACGTCACAACAAATCAAATGGAACCCTTGCACCGCATGTGCATCGCCCTCAGGCAACAATTTGCCCAAAGCTCTCGAGGATATGCCTAATTTGACATTATCCATGATCAGAGCTCGAACTAATTGACCCATTGGAGTGGAGAGGATTTTGGACTTGCCAAAGAACATATTACCCTCTTGACGCAATTCTGTGATCATATGGCATGCGCGTTCTGGGTTAACTTCCACAGAAGCAGGGTGATTCAGTTCTCCAAGAGATCTGTTTTCCTTAATCATCTCGCTTGTATAACGACCTACTTCCTGAACCATTTCGTTCAAGTTATAGATACGGCCATTCTTGTTCTTCTGCTCACTCATCAAAAAAGGACCTTGGATATAGAGTGTGCTTGGCTCGTTCTTATTTTTCTCTTCAACGATATATTGAAGATCGAACACTGGGTCATCAACTAACAATTTACGCGAAACGATATTAGACATAACTATTCCTCTAGAAATATTTATCGATCATCGTTACATTTATTTGTGGTTATAACTAACGAAGATCTTTTTCAGTCAATAAAACAAATTCGAACCCGTTCTTCTTGCACCAGTTCTTAGCACTTTCCCACTTAGACGAGTTGACGGCCCACTGTATTTGCTCGTACAGTACGTTTTTGCGACTCTTGCGGTTTACTTGAGACGGGGGGCGTGTTTGTTTGTCCGGCTTGACCTCAACAAGAAATTTCTTAGGCCCTTTTTCAGTTTCTAATACTAATACACCATCTACAAAATAGCGGTGTACTTTTCCGTCTTTAGGACTCAAATAAGGTATTACAACAGATTCACTTCCCCATTGTAATACCTTACTGTTCCTGTCACACCACCGGAAAAAATTCAACTCCAAGCCAGACCGAAACACAATAGGCATCGATCCTCTATACTTATGCCCATTTACCGGATGGAATATACCTTTATGTGACTGAGAGCGCACATTTACTTTTTGTACATCTGAGCATATGCTTCAGACAAGAGAGACTGATCCCCTCTTCGTGAAGCACTTAATATTTTATCCGTCTTCATCGACTCCACATGAGATAATGCATCATCATCCCTCGGTCCAACACCCATGCCCTTCTTCATGAACATTGAATTTGTCGCATACCTCCACAATTCTTCTAATGTGTTGATTCTTAACAGATTTTGCTTCATTCGTGCTTTTTGCATAGGAGGAATTTTACTGTTGTCAATGCGGTCAATCATTATTTTCTTCCCCGTGTCAACATCAGGGGCATCAAATACTTGTTGAATCACATCATCTAATATACTCCTATTGGATCCATATGATTCTTTGACACTGTCATCTTCGTCTTCGTCTTCGTCTTCGTCTTCCTCATCTTCGTTAGATTTAGCAGGCTTCTCGGTCTCAAAGGCTCTTACTTCAGGACCTTCGTCTTCTACCTCTTCGTCACCAACGATATCATCGAGGTCAAACCCACCAACAGCAATGCTTACACCCCCGGAAGACGCATTGACACCCAAATCCCCAAGAACCTTGCTCTTTAGACAATCTAGAGCACATTGAACGATACTCTCAATATTCTCGCCAAAAGCCCCCTCATTTTGCTCGAGTGCCTCTTCAATACTCTCTGCTGCAAACTGATCAAACAAATCAACTAAAATCTTGTTGTACTGCTTCTGTAGTTTCTTAACCTTGTTCGCGGTCGACCCCTTGTTGCTTTTCATGTCCTTTTCGTCTTTCATAAAATATGCTCCTTGAAATATTTATACATGCCCCCACCTATTTTTAGTGAATCGTTATATTTTAATGTTGCAATCTTAATGGGTGGTGTTGTTGGTATTATCCATGGACACCTAAATTTGCAATCGTATCCCTCTGTGGTTTGAATCTGCTGAAATACTTTTGGGAACTGAGTAACATAATCCACCATAAAAGAAGGCACCTCCCAGTTTTCTATTGTGTCTTTATATATTTGCCCCGTCACCTCATACACATCCGCAGGCACTCCACCAAGCCAAGACATCCAAACAAGAGGCACCGCTTCTTTTACAGTACACAACAAAACCCCGGAATGGGAATCTGGAGTTCTCGTTTTAGATATGTAATCCAGCTCGTTTCTTCTTGCATCTTGTACCCTATAAAATATGTGCGTTTTGGTGCTTGTGTAACTTTCCCAGATTAGATCGTTATCTTTCATGTGGATTGCTCTTTAATTACTTATTCTTTTGTTTAATAAAAAATTCGAATTCACTAAAGTCATTGTCTAAAATAAGCATGTAATTAAACCCCGCTGCTGTTGTGGCCTTTTGCTTGCACTGCTGTGTATATGCTGTTTGCTTCTGTAATATCCATGTAGATTTGACCTCTATTATAAGATTATACTTTGGAATGAGAAAATCGGGATAGTACCATCTCTTTTTATCCGATTCTTTATATTGTATACCCTTAATATGAAATTGTATTTCCTCTTCTTTTAATAGGTTATTCAGAAATACATAGTCAAGAAATTGCGGCTCATATCCCTGTACATATACCATCTTCCCTGATGGAAGTATATATTTTTTATGCCAACGTTTGCGTAACGCCATCCAATCATCCATTGAATGTAATTTTACGTTGTTCCGTTTTAATAGTCGAAAAACAGTTCCTATATGCATGCCAAACCTATCAGCTAATGTTTTTGCAAATTCGCCTGCCTTATAATGTTCTATAATCTTTTCTGTTGGATATTTAGACCATATTTTTTGTTGAACCATATTCTGCTCAGGTTCATTACCTTCACGAATCTTTATATTATTGCCAATAAAAAAATCTTTAAGTGTTTTGGGGGATATGCCTAAAATGGTCGACGTCTCTGTTAAAGATTGCTTTTCATCAAAATATAATTCTTTAGCCCGTCCCAAATCAATTGTATGCCATATTCGTTTTTCGTGCTTCGCTATGCGGCTTGCTTCCGAATGATTCCTGATCTTGATATTGTTGTTTGTTATAACGGATTTAATGACGTTCTCGTCTGCTTTATACTTACGCATAATGTTTTTAACAGACACCCCTTTGAGATATTCGTCACATATCTGCTGTTGCTCTATATCATTCAGTATACGCGCCCTTCCGTCTCTAATGGGTATATTGTTCGATTTAAGTATATTTTTTATGGTACTATTACCTAACCCGTACTTCTTCCTTATCGTATATACATTAGCACCTTTGTTATATTCGTTACATATTTCTCTCTCATTTATATTCATAAAGATCAACTCCCTCTATGAATATTTATGTAACCCGGTATTTACTTTTTTAGGAAAATAAAAATATATTTTTTGTTAATTGGTGTCGTGTGATTAAATAACGTACATAACTTGTTGATTTTAAACAGGTTAATCACCCGAGGAAGAAGCGGGGAGGGCTTGTATCATACCAATCACCTTCTTGAAGGGACTTCTCAAGCTCTTCTTTTTCTTTTAATCCCTGTGATAACAGATCATTAAAATTCAACACCCCGCCCCCAAACATCTGCATTCCCTGATATTTGCCCCGAACATTTCCTACGGCTATCTTAGTCAACGCCAATGCATATTTTTGTATCCATTGCTCTCTGATCAAATGAGCAATTGGTTTTTCCACCCAGCATCCCACAGCCCCATAAAATCTACTATTTTTATTGGGTGCCGGTATTAACCGCAATAATTGACGATTCTCATCAAAATCTACATAGTGTGTCTGTGCCAATACTTTGGTTCGAAGGTCCAGCCACTGTTTCAATACCTCCCATGTAACCAGATCAAATCCGGCATTACCCAGCATATAGCTGTAGTATGTCTGTTGTGACATAGCCTGTTCAAGAGTAAATAATGTATTGATGCCTGTCGATTCACCTGGTGCGAATTCAAATATGCCCGCTACTTTGCGATAATCTCCCAAATCATAATCATATCCACCAGACAACCCACACGCGCCCGTTGCCCTCATAGACGGTGTAATACTAATGAGTTTGTCTATAGGTAAGCCGGGTTCCTCGTACAATTCCGAACTAAATACAAAATACTCTTCTGTATATCCCGCATACTTTGTATACATTTCCATGGCCATGTCAATAAATTCAACTATTTGTGAATCGTCACACACTTCAATATTAACGAACGGATACCCTATCTGGACCTTTATGCGCTGAATAGCTTGGGCATATGTTTTGATCTTTGAATTAAGATTAGTGCTGCCTGAACCTTTTGGTGCATCATATTGAGTCGGATTAGCAAACAATTTAGTTGTAACATTAGCCGCAGAAGGCACGATAGATGATGTAAATGGATATACGGTGCTGTAATAAGCTAAAGGAATCCCATATGACTGATTATCAATTTGTGCGACCAAAAACTGACCCGTGGCAGTTAAACCTGAAACTATAGTAGGCTCTGTGATTTTTAATGTGGGTGTTGTATTATTTGTGGACACCTTGTAGAGGGGAATGGCCAAATCATATCCCTCTACGGCAGAAACACCGTCATAAAAGTTCAAAGCGATACCGGCATTATATGATGTGCCCTGTTCTACATACACCCCCTTATCCAAAACCATATCTGTATAGGGGGTGACTAAGTCTACATCAGGAACTGAATATGAAAATGTATATAACGGTATGGCCGCGTTCCTTCCTTTAATATCACACACCAAAAATTTGTTGGTTGCTGTCGCCCCTACCACAAAAGTCGATGATATCGTTAAACACAAACTACCTGGTGATTTTGACGCCTGTGGAGCCAATATAGAATGAACCACCTCCCCAGGTGCATACTCGTATGTGCACGCCACCGTATACCCTGCTGGAATATTAGAGGCGAATATAACCTGTTTTCCTGATAGTGTATAGAGAGAGGTTGCTTGAAAAATTCCCTCTATATACACAGATAATGTGTTTTCACGAGGCGTGTATTTTAAATTAAATGCACTAGTCGCCTGCGACACATTATCAGCTAAAACTTCTTGATAGGACGGCATAAATTATTCTCCCAAAAGTGGAAACCCTAATGTGTCATATCCAATTACAGGCAATCCTTGCCAATAACCGATAATATCTCGGTTTAAACTGTCTTTTTTTAATTCGCTCAATATTGGCGAATTATTTTCGTCATACCCAATAATAGGCAAGCCATCTTCCCACCCCACTATAAGCACATCATTTATATCAAACTCGGGTTGTAATATAGGAATCGGTTTATAAATAACCTGATTCCAATATGTTTCATACTGCTCTCTTTGTGGCCCATCAATTGATAAAATATAAGCCTTCATGAACCCTGCTTGTAAAACATGATTTTCCCATTCACCGACCCCGTATTTGTTTGTTTCTGATAAACCCCGCAAAAACATTACCTCTTGTGCTGAAATCTCTAATTTCATTTCCCCGACAAGTCTTCTTACACGATTAACAGAACCAGCTTCATCGTAAACAATTTGATCTCTCGCATCATAATAAACCAGTGTCTCCCAACGATTTGCAGAATTAATTACGGGGACTGGCTTTGTTATTTCTGTTATATTCACCTCCCACTTAATAGGAGCGGGTAATGATATTTTTTCACCATACCCAGCAAAAACAAAAAAGCAAACCAAAAACAAAAACCATCTTAGAATCATATTACTCCTTAATACACTAAATATTTATTGTTTTACCTTGATAATATTCCCATCTCTCCACAATTCACCATAGGATAGTCCATTTGAATTAGTCGGGAATGTATTTAAATTTATTCTCATTCTAGAAACCGAGGCGGTTATTCTACTCGGAAATACCGAAGATAATTCATTGTATAAAATACTCCAATCGCCGAACGGTAAAATCATCGGCGCATCGAAATATTCGACAGCCCCTATATCGATATTTTCTCCCGCGATTCTTTTGTTGTCATATACATCGGTATCTGAAATAAATGGATGCGACCCCCCTCTATCTATAGCCTCACTGTTTGGAGATAATCTGTAACTGCCATCACTTAAAATCATGGGCAAATTTGTAGTTATACTTGTGCTATCGATATAAATAGCTGGATAATTAGAAAAAACTACACCACCTATTCTATTAGTATTTTGTGAAAAATAACTGTTATAAATAAAAACTCTATTAGTAATGGTAGCACCAATTGATTGAAATGAGTTATTCATAATGGTGCAATTTAAGAAAATATTACTTCCTGATGTTGGAAAAAATAAAGACAAATAATTGTTTGCGATTATTACGTTAATATTTGTAGATGACAAAGCATCTATACTGCTGCCAGATTGAATATTATTTCTAATGATGCTGTTTTTTAAATATGCCGATATGATTTTTCCCCCAACAGTATAAAAATGATTATTTTCTATTATTGAATTTTCTGCCCTATTGGCTATCACACCCATATTTGTATTGTTGTAAACTTTTAGTTTATTAATAACTGGGCCTACTATAATGTTCTGAATAACCCCATATGCGGTATTACTTCCGAAATCACAAGAATATATTTCGATATCGCTTAATATATCATTAGCAGAAAATGGTGCAATTAATTGTGCCACTGATGGTATATAAAAGTTGGTAATGCTTCTATTTATATGTGATGCTTTAATGTTTGTTATGATGTTTGTAGATTGAGTTAGATTAAAAAGCATCGAGATTGTTGAACCCGCCGAAACCGAATATATGTTGCTAAATGATAAATTTTGAAATGCCCCATTTCTAACATCTATGATGGGTCTGCCCCAAGCAGCAATCGTATCGAATTTACAGTTTGTGACGATAATAGGGCTATGTGCATTTGCATTTGAATTTACAGTTATAGCGGCCCCGAGTCTATCTAATTGCTGGAAAGTAACCCCTTCATTTTGTCGCATAGTGGAACCTTTGGTAAAGGTGAAGCCATCTATAGTCGCATTTGTTCCCGCGACCCATAAACATCTCACAGAATTTGATCCGAAAGTGCCTCCTTGATTGGTGTTTATAGATGTGTATATATCATTATTCCACCTACCCTCAATTATTGTAACGTCTGGGCCATTAACACTTTTTAATGTTATGTTGTGCCTAAATATTAAAACTCTGTTTGTCAGTTTTTCGTTATAAAGGCTTGCTCCCGCTCTGCCACCCGTTCGATAAATTCCATTTGATACCAAAATGATGTTATTGGTGTTGTTTGAAACATCTAAAGCGTCTTGAATATTAGTCGCCGCACTAGCCCATCCATTTGTAAACGGACTAACTGGAGTTGGGTTGTTTATATCTACATATCTTATAGTCTGCCCTAAAGACGAAATAGACAAAAAAATCAATAAAATAGATAGAATTAACGATTTCATTGTTTTATTTTGAGTTCTCCGTTTACCACATACACATCCCCTGTATTCAAATTGTTTGTAGACGAAGGTATGTTCCACACTCTTATTTTTTCAACATATGCATTTGTTTTGACTGGAAATTTTCTTGATATTGAATTTAAAAAAATAGATTGATCGTTGTAAGGCAATATAACAATTTTATTATCAGAAAAACACGGTATGGTAATAAAATACACAACAACTAAATATATTAAATATTTTACCATAACATCCATTTTATCCTTAAATATTCACGCACTCTTTCTAATTCATCTTGTGTTAAAACTTTTTGGTAAACAATAATTTCTGCAATATCTCCAAACCAATAACCGTTAACCTGAACGCTCTCAAAATCAGAGGCACTTATCATAAATCTATTATAAATTCTATCTGGTATATTTCCAGTAGTATTTATTCCAGCATTATTATTTATTTGATTAGAAACCGATGTTTTTGTTATTAATGTTTGCATTAAAAACATTCTGTTAGAAATAATTGGAACTTGCGCAAAACTAATAGCATTTATATAGGAATACATATTTGTTGTATTTGAATTTCTTCCCTGTAAAGATGAAATATTGGTAGTTCCCCCGCTCCAATCGTCTATAGCACCGACACCAACATGAGAAAATAATCTACCCCAAGCCGTTTTGCTTGCTGTATGATTTGTTGAAAGAGCTACTGTAAATACCGTAAGATTAGTTGCGATACCCACCCAATTTGTTCCATAAAATGAATCATTTTTATTTGCATTAAATCTAAGAATGCTATTTGTACCAATAACATTAGCGACAAACATTGGTCTTGACGATACGGTATTTTGATATGCCGTTCTGCTATTTGAACTTTTATCTAACCATATTTCAACTGAATTTGTTGTCATTATCATGAAATTCGTATCCGCCGCATCAAGCCATAAAACTAAATTAGAAACGTTATTTGGATTAAATGGCAAAACAACCCTTACGTTTGATCCATCCCACCACAAATCACCAGCAATCAAATTATTTGTTGATACTGGAAGATTTGATATGTTCAAATTTTTCACTGTAAATTGCTGTTTTGATGGTATTGTTTTTTCTATTGATCTAAATAACGGTTCCCAATTATTGTTTTCTAAAATAACGATACTATTAGTTGTTTGAGAAATTCCTAAAGATGCGTATAAAGATAAAATACAAATTAAAAACAAAGACTTCATTATTGTAACCCATAAACCGAAAATAGATATTCATGCAACGTTCCGCCTTGTTCATTATCTGATTTCATTTGAACACCGACTAAAGTTCCGTTTGTAAAATATTGAAATACTTCGCTATTTAAATGCGCGTCATCTCCAGAATTTTTAATTTCTTCATGCGCTTTTCCATATTTCATCACAACATTATTTGAAGAAAATGCGCTATAATATGTATCAGCACCCCCGCCAGTCCATGATGCATTAAAATTCAATCTATAATAACCATTTGCTGGTATTTTAACTGTTCCATTGGTTGTATCTGTTTGAATTCCTCTTGATAAAACTTCCACTAAAGATGTACTGCCAAATGGCAAAAACACATTAGATGAAATAAAAGTCAATCCATCGCTTAGTCCAATTGACGCTATATATGGTTCTGTTGATATGTATGGTGTTGTCGTATTAGATGGAATAAATTCATCAAATATTGTTTCATTTATATACGCAAAACCTCCTATAGTTATATTATTAGTATTTACCCCAAATAAACCATTTACTAAACTAATACGTCCTTTTGTTATTATATTTCCATTCGTTTGTATTAATAAATTCGTACTGCTTGGACCAAACATTAATTGATCTTTTATTTCTATATAACCCACCAAAGAATCTTCGGCTTCTTCAATTGATACAAGCCCTACTCGTTCAAAATCTAAAACATCAGGCCAATCTGGAAATACCTCAATTTCTAAATCGCCAGTTAGCGAATTCCACCCACCATCAGGAACATTAAATGCACCAGCAAAAAATAATCTAGAAACACCAACATAAGGGGTATAATCTGGAGGTAAACCTTTTTTTAAAGTAATACGGTCAATAGCATTTGTTACAAAACTTTGAGATAATTGAGATACATATTCAATAGAAGCTGGTCTATCAGATTCCGTATCATCATAAGTCGGTATTCTGATATCTAAACCTCTCCAATCAACATGTCTGGTATAATAATTTGTTTTACCCCACCAAGCGGTTTCTGTATAAGGTACTCTATTGCTATTGTCATTTTGGAGTGAAAAATAAATTCTTCCGCCATACACCACATGCCATCCTGATGGATAATTACTTACAGAACTCCAGTCGTCTGTTTCTGGTGGAATATCGGGAGCTTCGTTATCAGATATATAATCGGAAAAATCTATAGTCTGAACATTTAATCCATCAAAATCAATATCGAATCTGTGATTGATATGAAGGCCTATAAATCTAATAGCGGTTACAGAAATATTAGTTGTGGCGCTTACGGTATTAGTGTTTCCAACAATAACGGTTGCTACTGCGTTAGATGCGGTTCCACCTGAAATAATTGAATTAACATATCCTCTAGTAGCTGCTTCCGAATCTGTTTGTGGTGTTGGAACTATAACGCTATTTGCATTTGATAAATCTATTGTATTTGTATCTCCAATCCTATCTATTTTATTATCCTCTTTCCAAGTCGGTGCCGCATTGCCATTTGATCTCAAATAAGAATTAGAACCACCAAAAGGCAAACTAATAGTATTAGTCTGATCATCGCTATAAATCATACTCCACGCTTGGGTGATACTGGCTGATCCGCCGCCACCACCCATAGCAAAATACATCCAGTTTGTCGAGCTTTGGGATGGTTCGCTATTGCTATTAATATTAACCGAATACCACAAATAATTTAAATGATTGACGAGCGTATTTGTTGGGTATAAAACATCGTTAGTCCAAACACCACCTATAACAAGATTTAAACCGTTATACCCATCAACCCCTCTTTCTCCCCTTGCAACGAATAAAGTCCAATATCCGACGCTATTAGTAGGGTTTTGATTTGAATTATCTTGCTCTGCATAATAAGTAGAACCCGCAAATGAAACTAAATTACTTGCTATATAATTCGATATGGAACTCCATTCTCCAACAAAAGTTAGTGTAGCGCCAGCATTTCCCTGTATACCTTGTATACCCTGTATACCTTGAACACCTTGTATGCCTTGATCTCCCTTTTCAACAAAAACTGTCCAATAAGTTGGATTATTTGTAGGATCAATATTGGTGTTATTTTGCTCGGCATAATAAGTTGTTCCTGCTCTAGTAACTAAATTGCTAGTAACATAATTAGATGAAGCGCTCCATAAACCAACATATGTCAATGATGCCCCCGCATCTCCTTTGCTTCCTTGTAGCCCTGTCGCGCCTGTTGCACCTGTAGCTCCCGTTGCACCCCTTTCACCTTTAGAAACAAAAAGTTCCCAATAAACCGTATTGGTTGGTATATTATTACTATTGTTATCTGTTTTTGAAAAAAACGTCGATCCCGTATATGTGACTAAATTTGAATATGCGTAATTATAAGTAGATGTCCATATTCCGACATAATACAAATTCGCTCCCGCTGGACCTGTTATACCATTTGTAAAACAAGCGTCCCAATAACTGATTTGATTATTAACGCTATTTGATATCCATGCTAAATAATTCGTTGATGAAGAAACTGTTCTTACTATTTGTTGGGTTGCGCCACCAACACCAGTTATACCGTTAGTAAAACACGAATTCCAATAGCTTATAAGATTATTAGCGCTATTTGAAACCCAAGATATATAATTTGTCGAGCTTGAGACTGAACGCACTATATATTGAGTCGCCCCACCTATTTTTAAAAAGGCAAATCTATTTGTTCCGTTTAATTGATCGACGTATACAATAGCATCGCCTTGAGTTGGGGTATTTGTAAAAGTCGTATATTCGCTATCAAATAATATAAATGTTGTTTGTGTGACATTTGTAAAGAATGTTGCCGCACCATCATCACCTTTATCTCCCTTTGCTCCATCCAACCCGCGTTCGCCTCGTTTAACTAAAACATCCCAATATGGACTATTTGTACCTATAAAAAGATGGGTAACTGGGGGAACACCAACAGATTCTTGATTAGTATATACGACAAATAAATTGCCTTGATATGTAACCATATCATCTGTAGTGTAGGGTGTTCCCGAATCCCATTCACCCTTGTAAACAAAATTGCTACCTATAAGCTCGCCGTCTTTACCCGAATCAACTACTATTCTCCAATAATTTGTGGCACCAAATGCATTTGGATATTTACCTGTTGAACTGTTAATAATTTCATATAATCTACCTTCATAACTTACCAAAATTATCGAATTAGTATCGTAGATATATTCTTTAGCGATTTGCCATTCACTTTCAAATTTAACATTTCCCCAACCATCTGCGCCATCAGTTCCATTTGTTCCCATTGGCCCCTGTGGTCCTATTGCCCCTTTTGGCACAAACAATGCCCAGTATTCGGTATCAATACTCGGAATAGGAAATGCCGTTGCTGTGTATGGAACGAAATTTGTGACATAAATGGTTTTTATAGCTCTATATACATTACTATTTACCGCTCCAAGGCCACCGTCAATAAAAACCAATTGCTCTGGATATATATTACTAAGAACCTGATTTGCTTGTTGGGCTATCAAAGAAACCCAATTTGTTACCGCTCTTGGTGTATATTGAAATTGATATCCAGAACCATCCCAAATTACAGTTGTCATAGGAGATGCGTTTGTTTCTCCAGATAATCCGGTTGATGATTGTGGTATATATAATACCCAAGGTTCTGTATTTGTTTCTATAACTACTTGCCGTATTAAAGGATTAGTATTAACCGCTATTCTTATGTCTTGTGCGCCTGTTGGATAATACCCTATATTAGTTCCATCTGGAAAAAGACCATACCAGTGAGATCCCATGAAAATTTTAATTTTACCGTCGCCTAAATTTGTTGAATTTATACCTGTGCCGCTATCAAATTGCAAAGTGGTGACCGATGTAAACGTCTGATTTGTTGTTTGTCCATCATTGGAGACGTCTTCCACCGCAAGGGAACTTCCTGTGTTGTTTGTTAAACAATAATCAATATAAAAGCTATTATTGTTATTACTAGCACTCGCAATAAAATTAGTTGCTGAATTTACCGACCGAAATACTAAATTAGTGAAATAATTAGTTTGCAAAACCCCCGATAGGTTTAAAATGTCCTGTTCTAACTGTTCGTCCGCATTTTCTAAAGACTCTATAATAATGGTCAAGTTAGTACCTTTATATCGCACCAAATCTGTAGGAACAGTTTGCTGGGCATAGGTAAATGTGGCCAGCATTAGCCATGCTAGTAAAACTGAAATTATCTTCATTGCTGTGGTTCCTCCGCAGCTGCAGGGGGTTGTGGTGTTTCAACGCCGGTTTCCACTTTGGGCCCAAATTCGGGTGGTAATTGGCCTCCTCCCGGTAGAGCACTACCCGCACCAGGAGGCGCTGCCGTTGCTCCTGGTGCCGCTCCCTGGCCCACAGCCTCAAGATCCGCCATAGCCGCCATCTGCTTCCTAAAGTTCGGCCCACTCGATACTATGTTTTGGATTTCCCAAGACAGTGCAGCATCTTTTCTCAGCCACTCTCTGTTTTCGGCCATCTGATCATCAGTCAGCCCTAAATAATATTTTTGTGCGAAACTTTGGGAAATCAATTCTGATGTTGTTAATTTCTGGAAGTTATTTGACTTCAGGTCAAATATTTGCTGTTCACGCATAGTAGCAAAGTACGTCGGAGGGTTAAACACAACATTGATATGATGTTCACGAAGTTTAAACTTTTGCCATAGACTCTTACTTTCAGGATCGTTCTTATCCTTTTCGCGAAGTTGCAAATGAGTAATGAACGCCGTTTTTAGCCCTTGAGCAATTTGATTCTGAATGCGGATAATAAATCGTGCAAACCGCAACTCTTCTCTAGTGATTTCTGTTCCGTCTTTAAATGGGTCTGCGGGGTCTAGGCGTGTGACAGGCACTTTCAGTGATTTATAAAGCTTCTTGACAAAATACATTAAATCGTCTAGCTGGCCCAAATTTGCGCCCCCTGGCAGCGTCTCCACCGTTGTGCCTTCTGATGTGCCTCTCTTAGTGAACCAGTATGCATCTAACATGGATTGTGGGTCGTATACATTTCCAATACGGCCTTGCGAATTATCAAAATTTTTGCGCGCCCAATACTGTTGCATTAATTTTTTAATGTATTCCTCGGCTTTAGGGATTGGCATATTACCCACATCTACCTTAAACACTAATCTCTCCGGGGCCCTCACCAACCTATAAATAATAATACTATCTTCCACTAAAGATAACTGCTTATAAGCTCTACGCGAATTTTCGATAAAAGGTAGGCGTATTGTTCTATCTTCATTCCATAAACCAGAATGCATATATGTAATTTGATTCTTGTCTAAAATAATCAACTCTTCTTGAGCTTGGTTGGCGATTGTGCGTTTTGGATTCATAATAGGCTTTCTCAGCAGAAATCCCTGAATCATTTGATTTTGCAAATTGTCATATACAGTGTTAATCAATTCCGTGGGAATCCTCATTGTGCCTATAATACCATAATCCGGGCGATTTTCTGAAATAATATTTTCAAAATACAACTCGCCTTCAATTAAAAACTGCCTTACATACTCCCAACCCTTATTGTCAAGATCAAAATTAGTGATAAACTTATCCCACTCATTCTTAACAGCTTCTACAATTATTTTATCGTGGTCGCCCTTGACAAAAAGTTTTACTATTTCTCCTTGATCATCCTTAACCAGAGCCTCGTCGGCAATTTCTTCAATACAGTCAGCCAACTCAGCATATCCTGCCATCTTGCGGTATTCCATAATACGGCGCACTTTGTCTGTATCAACATCAGCATACATAATCTGATGATAACGCTTATCTATCATCATCATCCCGGCTCCACCCTCATTTGATTGAAAGATGGATTGCTGCTGCATTCTCTGCTCTTTTCTGGATGCTAGATTGTTAAATAAATCGTATTTTGGATTAGCCTCAATAGCATTCTGAATTACTTTATAAGTATAAGGCATCCGTGCTACCAGTGTACTGATAAACGATTGCCCCGCTGACGAGGTTCCTGCTGCTCCCATTTGTTGTGCCATATGATTCCTTGATATTAAATTACTTATTGTATGCCTATATTAATCTACGGTTATGTTTCCTCACTTTCGTCACAAGCTATAGTGAAAACACAATCTCTGTTTTGATCTCTGCATCCACACCCGGCAATTCTGCCGTTGCATATAGAATTATCGCATGTGGCTGATGTGTGTCCATCTCCTATAAGACGATATCGGCGAATATTTCGATTCTTGCCCTCAAATAATGTTGGCAGATTCCGTTTAGTTGATCTTACTACTCTTGATGATAAACTTAATATAATGGCCATTATACGCTCCGTATTTGCACTCCACTCACACAAGGATATTGATACTCTGTATACTCAATATGCTCTGGCGTCCCTGCTCTGAAAGGATTTAATGTGGGCCTAACACAATCTCTCGATAAAATGCCATACCCTGCCCTGTTTAATAGAATTACGTCAAACGTTCCGGTTGTTAATGGAGTAAAAGAAAATTGTAAATGGTTCTTATCTACTGTGTTCCATTTACCGGTTAGCATCTCAACACCAGTAAACGGCGGGTAGACAGCTGACGCATAGAATGCACTTGTTGAAAATTTATCGATTGACGTAGGACCGGATGTGATGAAATCCCCCGTTGTTGAATAGTTAAACATATTCCAGTTATTTCCACTGAGATAGACAGACTCGACGTAGTCCATCATCTTGCCAATGATAGTAAACTCTTTGTCTGCAGTAACTGTTGTTCCCAAATAACCAAAATATGGTTCTATCAACATACTTTGTGGTCGGGCAGATATGACCGTGTAGTCGCTATAATAGTCCGTATTAAACATATCTTCCGCACTCTTCATCGTATGATATGAGTCCAGGGCGCTTACTGCTGTAAACGAATGGTCTATCACGTATATCGGCTTTCCGTCTGGCGGCTTATTTTTGAATATCCACCCCTCAATAGTGAATGAAGTATCAGCCATCGTCCAGTATGGCTGCTCTTTTGTTATCTCTGTGGGATATTGAAAACTGACATTTTCATTCCATTTAACATGACTTCTGATTTCAAAATCAGAAAATGGAATCAGATCTGGCCATTTCCAACTAATAACAAAATATGGGTCGGTGTAAGGAATAAAGTTTGTCAGTATTTGATCTATGTCGGCCTGAAATCGTGCTAGAATAGATACATTAACGGTTATGTCAACCGGAACCGGCTGAAGCAGATTAATCCAATTGGCCGCAGAGGGATTACTTGACAGTGTATCCGACCACCAGGATCCCGCAATCTTGTTAAACACTCTATTTGGATTTCGGCGAATTCCTCCTTGATATATGGAGATAATCGGCATCTTATGATGCTGTGCGAGATTTACTATCTCGTGGAGAGTGCGGGTTTTAGGAGCATATACAAAGTTGACGTGGATTTGATCCCCGACAGCCCTATCTTTATTATACCGCTTTACTATAATATCATTGAGAGCGTCCGCGAATTGTTGCAGAACGTCTTCTATTTCGAAATGGTGGGTATAATCTCTCATTTCAAATATTTATAACAAACGGAGGTATTTGCTATAAATATCCGAACAATCAGTGCAAACGCCTAATAAACCACTTAGGCATCTTCGATTTGTTGCGTTTAATCAAATCGATAGCCGCCCCATCCAGGATAAAGGTGTCTGAATAATCATCTTTGGTCCTTGTTGTTCTGCCACACATCTGCACCAAATTGACTAATGCTTTCATCTCATACCATTGTTGATTTTTGCTGGCCAGCCGTTTAATCCTTTCTGATCCTAACGGAAGATACGGAGTCTTCATGATAATCGAGAACCTGCCAAAATCATCTTTAAGATCAGTTCCAAATCCCAAACTCGGACTGATAAGAACCGTGCTATCATCCCGCATATAATGTTCTGTCAAAAGAGCTTCGTTAGTGACACCAGCTTCTCGGATTAAGAATCTAGACTGCCCTTTAACACTTTTCATTAATGCATCTGTAATTTTGAAAGAATGTGTATGGATGATGCCTTTGTCGTTCTTAAAGTGTTCACAAATTTTGACAGCTTTTGACACTAAACTGGGTAAAACTGAATCCATATTCTTGAAGTTCACCTTAGTTGTACTGTCACAATAGATTGGTGACTTTTCAGGGTCAAATGCAGACTCTGCCTCAATATATACATACTCTTCACGCTTAATGCCCAGTGACTGTGCAAATGTTTCGTGATCGATAATAGTGCCTGACATTAATATCACCGTATCGCCCCATTTGAAAAAATCCTGGGCTATCACATTAACATACAACGGCGTAAACGTCGCCACGTCTTTAGTAATCTCCGTAACATACTCGGACTTATACCAGTTTTGTAATACAGCTGTTGTTTTTTCTGCAAGATTCTTGTAATACCGATGCTGCACCATTTTTCCCATCAGCATGCGTTTATTCTTCTTGTGTTGCTGAAATTCAGCTTCGGAATCTTTAACCTTTTGCTGAATTGCTAGAGATAGATCAGTTAACCATCTAAATGCGTCCCCGTTCAGATTTGACTGCAACTTATTCATACTAAATTCACTTAGCTTGATTTTGGAATATTCAATACTGCATGAATAGTGCTTGACCAATTCGTCTTCCAGCTCAGATGCTTCATCACAAACAAAGAACTGACGCCGCTTCAAAAAATCAGGTAGAGTCAAAAATGAACTATAGTTGAATACCCCAAACTTCGATTTCCACGCTGCCCTGCGGGCATTTAGCATCGGACATCGGTTTATAGATTTGCATTCTTCTAATAACTTTGGTGTCAATAGACATGGAGCCAGATCACAATCAAAATCCTCGTCAACCTTGCATACATAATTCTGTTTACCTTTAAGGATATCTGCATTATTGAATAATGTCTGGTATTGCTGCTGTAGGGATTTAGTGCATGTCATCACCGCGCACCCAAAGGGATCCATCTCCAATACTTCTTTTTCCCAAACATATCCGCCTGTGGATTGTCTAGTAATATCATAACTATCAATTAGTCCGGCCAACCTAGCATTGACGGGATTACTTGATGCCGCAATTGTTGCTGCAATGTGGCTCTTACCTGCACCAGTTGGAGCCTGTACTATAATAAACTTCTTCTTGTCTGTGATAGCCTTTTCAATGGCACGCAGCACATCAGCTTGCTCCGGACGAGGCTCATCGCCGGCAGGGAAATGAGATAGTATATTAAACATGTTTAGCCGTTTCTATTTCAAATGTTTCCGACGCTAATAAATTAAAATCTACGCAAGATGGTATGCACTTAGGACAAAGTCTATATACTTTTACCACTGTGTTATAACCTATATGGAATCTGCCATAGCATTTTTTGCATGATGTTGATGGCCTTTTAGTCAGAGGTATCTGGTATTTGTCCATGTTCTTCATCTCATCAACTTCGATTTGGTATATATCGCCGGTGATTAAAGAGAAAAGTAATTGCTTGGGAGTATCACTCATGAATACATATTACCCCACTTACTGCATTTTTTCAAGGTAATTAAGAATCTTATCATCTTGATTAAATGCAAACGAATCCCCTTGAATTGGTGTTTTGCCCCCGTTGGTGAGGGTGTCCAATCGGGCCATTATGTCAAAACTCTCATTTCCTGCTTTGCTTGAATTAATAGAAGATACTATTTGAATAGCAGCTTGCTTTGCCATATTAACAGGATCCTTTGTAATCCCCTCTAGTATTGGTGTCAATGCCTTTTCTAAATTGGCTATGATCGCGTGATAGGTTTGAATCATCTCTACGCCCTTTGCATTGGCCCTATAAGAGGTGTTTTCCTCTAAAGCATTGTAGAGGGCATTAAACTTCTGTCCGTATTTCATAATGTGCGAATCTCCAAGCTGCTGTCGTAGTATTTGCTCTTGCATACCGGTTGTATTTTGCGAATATTCTCTATTAATCTGATATTGTTACACACTAATGAGGACAGTTCATAAGAGAATTTTATGCTGTGTGGTTTTGTTATTATATTAAACGGTATAGGGACTTCGAATCGTTCATTCTTATCTTTATCGTTACGTAATGTAAACTCTATATAAAATCCATTTTGTTTAAACAATAATAATTTTCCAGATCTCCACGTTTTTTTATGGATATAAAATTCTACTTGCTGCTGTAACAACAATTTGAGAGCCTTCTCAAGTTCTGTATCTGTGATTGTGATCATACGGTTCCTTTTAACATTTGCAATAATATTTAAGGTAACCGATATTAAGTCAACTAATTATTCATAAATGATATTTTGTCCTGGGGGCTCATAGCCTGCAGATAGAGATTAAAATACCCCCAAAATTTATCGGGGGGGCGAGTCGGAATAATAGTCACCACATCACAACTCTCTACTGGAATCATTCTGTATTGCTGCCAAAATAAATCCCACCCACAAGCTAAGTTCTTTGTTCTCCAATTATATGCTGGTGCATGAGTGGGTGGCTGAAAATGCAGTGCCAGCATACCTGGCGCAGAATTTAAAATCTGTTTATCATTAGTTACCAACATCCGGCGAGATAAATTCCACCCCAACTTTTGATTTCTTCTATAAAACCTCAGCTCTAATACATTGGTCTCTAATAAAGCTAATAGTTGTCCTTGTGATACTCTCATGATAATATTTATCAGAGAGTATATACTTTATGTGGGCTTGCATTTACAGAATATACGCGATTCATTAAGAAAAATGAACTTTTTCTTTAAACTGATCATAGGCAGGCCTTTGTCGGAAGGGTACATCACATAATCACCAGGTTTAACTACACCTGAGCATTGGGGCCCGCAGTCCACCACCTTAGCAACACGCCACATTTTCTGTGTTACGTCTTGTTTAAGCCAAATGCCCCCGCGATTCACCTCTCCGTTTTCGTTTTCATCCGCCAACTCACACATTAAAATATCACCCAATACTCCAGCTGGGATGAAATCTGTTGGCATATTAATACCTTGCATCTCTGTGAGATCTAGAGGGGGCAGTCCTTTGACCTCATCGGGGCGCTGTCCTCGTCCGCTCTGTTCTATCATTTCTGCTAATTTTGTCATGTTGTTCCTTATAAAATTGATACTACCCCATATATTACTATCAACCCAGCCCAAATCAAGAGAGCTGTTGCATACTCTTTTACTGGTGTGTTAAAATACTTACAGCTTATAACAGTGCATTTATGGGCCGGGGAAATCAAATATCCCGCAAACTCTATAGCCATGAAATATGTCAAATATTCTATTCCATATATTGCACACAATGATGCCACAATACCCGCAAATTTACCAGAGCTGCCCATAATCCAGCTCGCAACAAAAGCAGTTAAAGATACCAAAAAGAAATTACCATGATGTGAGTCAATCCACGCCATTAATACACTGTTATATTCTTTTGCAATATTGCCCAATATTACAGCAGCATACACCCATACCAGGGTGCCCCATGTTATAAACTTGAGTGGGTTTGGAAATTTTACTTTCTCGCAGTCTATGGGGGTGTGCAGTTCAAAATCATTAATATCTCGCATTCCCCACGCTATATACCCAAATAAAACCAATAATGAAATTAACAATAAAGGCCACGTATACCCCAAAACTTGTAGATATGTCAAGTTCAAAACCGCCATTGGAATTAGCACAGTCTTTTCCAGGGGAGACCACATATAGTAGTGATGTGTGGCTATATAATTTAATATTCCGAATTTTGGGCGTAAACGCGAATTGGTATCCCTTCCCATCATTATGTCAAACATACCGGCAGAAGCAACCACTCGCCCTTTAATTGGCAGAATGCCGCCTAACATGGATAGAATGACAAGTAACCATTTTTTATTTGGTATAATACACTTTAATCCGTTATATATGTGCGATGTAATATGATAGTGTGCAGCATATCCGGATAATATCATAATAGCCGCCACAATCACCACATACCAGTAATCAGTATAAAATATGGTATAATTCATATGTCCTATTCTGTATACTCTCTTCTCTTTAAACTGGGACTAATCTTGTTGCAATTAACACACCGATTCTTCTCCCCATAAACATGAGGGCCATACCGGCCATGTCCTAAATTATTCTTTTTGCAAAATCTGTCTTTGTTGATTTTGTTTTTCTGTTTCCCGCGATGTTGCGGCTCCAAATCATCTTCCCATAAATTCATACTAATCCGTTAATTGTTTTTTGAGTAATTTGACATCGATGGCACCCGACGCCAAATATTCTTTTATCTCTTTCTGTGACAGCTCAAACCGCTCTGCTAAATAAGTTATCATATCAGCATCTAACTTAACTTTTGACTTTTCTTCCTTATTTTTCTTAACATATTTAATGTTTTTGAATCTGGACTTTGGTATCACTCCTATAAAAAACTTATACCAGATCATCTTTTCATCAAGAGCTCTCCATAAAACATTTCCTGAATTATTCAATAACTGTGCAAACTGTAGAGAATAAAAACTAAGCCAACGCTGAAACATGTATGGGACGACCTCTTTTTCCATCTCCTGGTCGTCTGATAAGATGTTAGTTTTATCGACTATGACATCCCGAAGTTGATCAAATATGTTCATTTGTTGTGGAGAATATTTGTTGGTATGCGAGATCCGCTTGATCTTTTAAGTTCAACGGATGGTCGTCATGCCACTCACCAATGTCGCGTGATTCGACTTTCTTAACGCTGGGGGATATACAACGGTTGGGATAGTGTGTATTCTCGATTATGTCCCTTATTTCTTGTTCCCCCACTTCATCAAAGTCCACCACCAGCATTTCGATTTTATATGCTTTCATTAGATGACCTTGCTGGTCGCGACGAAAATGCTATGTGCCGTTTGATAAAACGCGTCAATGCTCTTTTGTTGGAACAACAAAACTTGTTCTGGGGTCATCTCTGTCGAATATGCGAATGAAGGTGCCTGATCCCCGGCTGTAATGTTTATGCCTGTGTGTCCGAGGATTGCGCCTCGACATTCTGTGACAATACTTACACTCGCCTTGCCGCGCGCAATGATCACACCTTTTTTGGTAAACTCTTTGCGCACAAATATATCATCACCATCAACTTCTATTGGTGCTTGAATAATCCCGGCCAATACATCTGCTATAATAGAGTTGTACAATCTTTGAAAGGCAATGCCACCCCATAGATTGGTTAACGGAATTTCATAACAGAAGTGGATCATGTTGTCCGAATAAATGAAGTCCTTTTCTATAGCATCTTCCAAATCTATTAAGTTATCTGTGACTTCTGATTTAGAGACGAATGAAACAATATTGCCTATAGGAAGAACTTTCTCCCTAAAAAACTTGTAAGCAAATCTACTGTGTAGTAAACTTCCATCATAAAAATCTACTCCCGTCACTTCTTTCAATTTTATATTATCTATAATCATAATACTCCTTTATTTAGTTTACCTGATGGTTTATTAACTGCCACCCTTTACTTGCCCTTAAACCCCCTTTATTGGTTGTTCCTTTGTTGCGATGCAAATGTCCTATGTCTACGCCTAACATTGCCCATTCTTTTGCTGATAAGGTTTTCTCTGTATTATCGTGCTTGTGTTTTAGTGTGTAAAATTTTTTCTTTTCTGTATTTTTTCCTTTGTGTGCAACAGACAATTTCTTTTTTGTCTCTTCACTCATTGGACCCCGCCTGCGACCCTTCATTCTTTTTGAATGTTCTATATTTTTCTTCCCTGCCCAATATCCTATCTTACCAAATTGATGATTTTTTGATCCTAACATCCTGGATCTAGCATCTTCCTTAAATTTGTCTGTTTGGGTAAAACTATATATTTCCGCCTTGTGTTCACTACTCCAGGAACTTTTTGTGTTTAATATCTTTGATACTCTTTGTTTTTCTTGATTTGGTGTTAATTCAATCCTGCCTCCTATACCACCACTTGCCACATTATAATGCCCATTCTTATCAATAAAATATGTTTCCCATTTATCAGCATCTTCTTGTGTATCACATTCCATTACAACAGACCACTCGAAACCGTTTATTGTATATTTTATAAGTGCTCTTTTGAATGGTAAATGTCGTAAACGGGGAACGTTACATTCTTTTAGGTGGCTTATCTTTCTTTCTAATAAGGATAATGCAGTTTGCCCATAATAACATTTACTATTTATTTTATTTTTTGCTTCATATATTAGTATTTTCATGCAAATACTTATGAAACATATCATCAAGATCAACTACTTGTCATGATTTTCTTCTGGCATTGTTTCACCCAATTGCCTTAGGGTATTTGTATATATTTGTTTTATCGTGCTAACCGTCAATTGTTTGACTTTACACTCCATATCGGATATTACCTCATCAATCTTTTTCTCTATATCCCTATGGGCCATTTTAAGTGCTTCATTCTCTGCAATTACGTGGATGTAATGAGCTCTCATGAGAATGTATGTTATCAGAGATCCAAATAAATATGCTGCAAGTATTATGATAGTATCCATTATGCATATCCTATAGGATCTTCGACATTATTGACCTTGAATGCATATTTACGCTCCTGGCACGCAGGACATTCACCGCATTGTTTTTCACCACCGTTATAACAACTATAGCTGTATTTATAGATGTCGACGGGGTATTTTTTGAGGATGCGAGCCATGGTATCTTCTTTCTTTTCGAAAACCAAGGGTGTCTGGATTTCGATGTCGATAGGGATATCTGGTATGCCCCCTAATGTACCGCCTCTTGAAAGATCTAGTGAGATGTCCTCGTTGCCTTTGAGTGTGTTTGTAATCCCCGCTTGAATAGCAAGCTCCATTAATCGGAAGAACTCGTTACGACAATCGCGATAAGCCGCAAAATCTTCCGCACATGCACCATGTACTATAGTGTCACACCCCTGGACCTGTGCAACTGCAGACGCAATCATAATGAAGATGCCATTGCGCATTGGAACAACAGTCGACCGCTGCTGATTCATGTCCGTTGTAACTGCGATGCTATGGTCCACCAAAGAACACCCACCAATTTGTCCGATCGGAATATCTAACACAATCCGATTAATTTTGTAATCCGCACAGAATAGCTGTGCGGCTTCATTTTCCTTTTTGAAGTGCCGTTGCCCGTAATTAAACCCCAAACTAATCACATTTTCCGCCCCATATAGATCTTTGTATGTGATAATATTTGCCAATGAATCCATGCCGCCCGAGTGCAGTACCAGTTTTTTATCCATTTGTATTCCTTTTGTTAAAAGTATTTCGGAGAACCCACATAGGTATTTCGGTTGACTTTATGATTATATATTAAAGCGTATCTCTAGATTTTCAAGCCAACAATCTATAAATATTTGTGTAAAGAGATAAATATTTCAAACGGAGTACACCTATGGATTACGCAAAGCTATTTAAAAAGACCCTTTTAACAGAAGATGACCAGGCCCGTGCCCCAGTCAATATTTCACCCGAACCTCCTTCTGACGAAGCAGCGTGGCAACAGAACAATCCCGAAATTGTCAACAATCAAGAACTCGGTTCTAAGTTTGACGTTCAAGGTCTCGATAAAGCGGAAATCGAGAAGTATTCCGAAATCATTGGTAAATGGGGTGCTGGTATCCAAAGCGCTATCGAACAGCTGGCTCAAATGATTAGATTCGCCGCCCAGGAAAAACTTGCTGATGCGCCGGGTTCGGATCAGTTCTCTGATTTAATCAAGCAAGCCCCTACCCTTAAAAAGGATTTGGCTGGTTTCAAGTCCCAAGTCGAAGATTTAGAGCAAACGGTTAAGCTTGCTATTAACGACGCAAACAAAGAGCGCAAAGACAAAATCAACTCGTTGGGTTAATATATCTTGATTACTTTAGGAAGCACGCTATAATAATAGCATATGGATCTTCCTGTCAACTATCTACTTGACGTAATCTATCGCAATTGTAAGCGCGTCAAACACAAAAATCATAGTATTTACAACTTTGAGTGTCCCATCTGTCGCGAAGGGAAGTCTTCGGGCAAAAAACGCCGCGGATTTTACTTCGTCAACGAAAATTACTTCACTTGTCAGAATTGCCAGAAATCGTGGTCTTGCTTCGACTGGGTAATGGCTGTTGAACATATGTCATTCAAACAAGTGCTCAAGGAAGCAAGCGAACACGATAACACTTTCAGTGAGATTATTAACCGCGTTAGTGATAAGCCCGTAAAAAAGAACGTCTCTTCACTTCCGCATGATTGTATAAATCTGTCGGATCCTGTACAGCTACAGTATCATCAGAACAGAAAAGAAGTACAAACATGCTTGCGGTATATCAAAACACGAAGATTAAATACTGCGATCAATAGACCCAAAACATTTTATATTTCACTAACAGATGAGGTTCACAAGAACCGTCTTTGTATCCCATTCTATGATATGTTTGATAAAATAGTTTACTATCAAACTCGCGCTTTAACTGATAAAGATGCCGCTGTGGCTAAATACCTTTCCAAGAAAGATGATGACAAAACGCTTTATGGTATCAATAACATCTCATCGTCCCTGGAATATATATTCATCTTCGAAGGGCCCATCGATAGTATGTTTTGCCGCAACGCTGTAGCGGCTTGTGGTTTAGACTTGACCCCACGCCAGCAGGATCAGCTCGACAAATATAGATTATTCGATAAAATCTGGGTGTTAGATAACCAGCTGGACAACCAAGACGTATACGATAAGTATGCTGAACTTATCGAAAGAGGAGAAACCATGTTCTTCTGGCCTGCTTGGTTAAACGATCACAAAGACATCAATGATGTTTGCATGGCCACAGAAAGTGATCACATTCCACCTAAACTGTTCATTGATAACTCATTGAGTGGAATGAAAGCTCAATTAAAATTAAAAGAGCTCAAGGCTAATCTGCCTTCTTCCATTCCCTCTTAGCCGTGTTCCTGTCATAACCAGGCTTCTTACCTGCTTGATGTACTCGCTCAGTAGGCTTAATTGCCCACTGTTGACGTGGTTTTGCTTTGAGCTGGTTTGGGAGCTCCGTTTTCTTTTCTGTTAGCTCAGTCAATTCAAATTTCAGTGCCTTGAGGAATTTTTCTGGTAAATCTCTGATAGGCTCTTTAGATTCATCCAGGATTTGCATATGTCGTGCGACCTCTTTGGTCAGTGCCTTATGAAACTCTTCGCTAAACTGTATTTGTTTGGGATATCGCAGAATCTTGGTCTGTCTGAGAGTAGTGTTCACTGCTTCGTATAGTTTTTGGAAATCTTTCATTATAGTGATACCTTTGGTCGTGCTTGCCCGGCGGAAAATGCTTGCTTGCCTAGCCCCAAAGCACCTCTCCATAAAGTGCTTCCTTTTGAAATTTCTTCCCATTGTTCTGGTGTGAGATATAACAAAGTCGGATTTTTTGAGGTTATAAACAGTGGCACCATAATGTCATTATGAAACTTCTTAACTATATCTGGTGATACGGTTTTTGTATCATCCGTATAGTTAACCTGTCCTCTGCTCATATATTTTCCTCTCTGTCCTCCGGTAATAATATTGTAAGGGCCTGGTGCCCCAGCAAATCCGCGTTGTGTTGTCCCCACAACACCGTTCTGCACTGAATTAAGAAAGACCTCCCATAAATCTCTATAAACTTTCCCGTTGTGATCGAGGAAGTCACCTATTGGCGGCTTGTTGTCCACTTTAACTTTTCTGTGATTTGAGGATGTCATTAATAATTCCCACTCTGCCGTCAATTCTTTTAACTGTTTCGCTACAACATCTAGATGTGACTTTAATAACAGTGATATAGGGGCTACAGGCATTACCTGTATGAATGTTTCAACATATAATTTGATTAGCCCAAGATTAGTATCATCTTTCGTAGACTCAAACATTCCGACTGCCTGAATAAGATCCCGTATTACCGGTATTTGGTAATGTTGAAACGGCTGTATGATCTCTTTGGCTTTCTTGATATCTTCTGATATTTTTGTTTGGGCATTTTGTATATAATTCATGCTAAACAATTCGGACACGAATTTCTGATAATCTACAGGTTGTCTTTGTACACCAACTTCAGGATCTGCAAAATACTTTCCGTCTTGCTTTAATTTCTCGATGCGGGTGAGTAGTTTTTGATCCGCTTCTGAGGAGCTGGTGTTTTTCACTGCCCCCTTAATATTCGGATAGTATCGCTTGTCTTTGTTGTATTTATTTCCTGCGACACCCGTAGAATCGAATAGGTCGCTGCCTGTCATATACTTTAGGCCGGCCGTGATATCACTATACCCGCTCTTAACGTTGGACATTACATCACTAAATTTGCCCTCGCCAAGCGTGTGATCTACCAACGTCTCATATGTATTGAACTGAGGCATTTTACTTGAACCATGGCTCTTCTTCCTCAGGCTCTTCTTCTGCCTCGACTTGATCTGGTTCAGATACAGGCTTCTTATACCCTAATCGCGATGCAGCGTCTTCGTCACCCCATTCTGGCGCGTGAGCGACTTCTTCTTCTTCATCTTCAATGGAATCTAGATCTGCATTTGAAGGCTCTTCGTTATCTAGCGATTGAGCCAGTTCCTCAATATCATTTTCCTGAGGAATGTCTTCTATATTGGCCGCACGATCTTTCATTTTCTCGTATCCTGCTCTCCATCCTTCTGTTCCTTCCTCAGGTAAAGCTAAATTTCCCTCGGGTGTTGTGAGTAAAGACCCTATATCAATCATAGACTTAATTACTTTGCGAACAATACGGGGATCATATATGCCCTTGATACGTGGATCTTTCAGAATCTGTGATATGCTCACCCCATCCGCTTCGCCCTCAAAACTCTCCTGGGCAATTTCCTTGTTATTAAACTCGTCCTCTGATGCATCCAACTCATCATCCTCATATGCCCCATCCACCGCCGCACTCACACCAATACCCGCCACAATATCTTTAATGGTGTCAATCAGATCCGGATCAAACATGGTAATGTAATCGTCAGCAGAAGCGTTAAAGTCTTTCACAACAGTTTCTACGTCTACAGTGCTGCGTACTTTGCCTGGCGCGGTTGCGCCTGCTGTAAACCCTACGGGAACAAATACACCTTTAGCATTAGGACGCCACTTTGTTGGTGGGAGCATTAAATTACCAAGCATACGCGCCTCTTGTGCAGTTTTCATTTTATCTGGATGATCGTATCCGAGTACCTTGATTTGATATTTCTCTAAAAGTGAAATGATGAACTCGTTCAATTTGGTTATACTAATCTCACGGGAACCAAGTCTCTTAATTGCTGATTTAGCCACCCAATTAAAACGCCTGACCGCTCTGCGTGCTAGTCGTTCGTAATCAACCTCTTTCATACTTTTTGCGTCCCTATGAGATAGATATGTATACAGCCCTTTGGATGGGTCACTAGGGTCTCTCAACACATCGTCAGTAGTGAATACTGGGGAGGTATTTCCTATTACCATACGAGCAAATTTATCTTGTTTACTTCCTTCTAACACAATATCGCAGAGCATATCAAACTTCATACTAGTTCTCCTGTTATTTAAAAACGGTATACGTCATAAAATATTTATAGATTTTAGGCGTATTTTGTTTAAAATTCCAGGATATGAGGTTTTTCTGGATCCGGCTCACTGTCTATAGTGAGCAGTGTGTCTTTTTCGGAATACGCAGAGCCGTCTTCCTGAATGTACATCTTTGTGAGAGCGATTCGTTCTTCTCTGTTACCAAATATGTCGATGACAGCTGGGGAACCTAATTCGTGGTCGAACGGGAAATATGTCTTGTCCCCTATCGAATATTGCATGACCAACGCCTTGAAAATGTTATCTATTTCTTCTCTGTAAGTCGGGTCGTTACTGCGGTTTTCACCAAGTTCAAAAGGAATAGGAGATTGTTTGGAAATAGGCAGGAAGAATAGGATGTCATAGAATACTAAGGTCTCTTTGACAATCTTTATGGTTTCCCTTACAAACGCGTCACTAACTTTGCCTTTCTCGTTAAGCCACATCGTGTATACCAAATTATCTAAAACAGATCTATCGAATATAGTATTCTCTGTTTTTGGTGTGTAAATTACCTGGTCGGCCAAAGAATTGAGAATGATTCTTTGGGACTCTTCGGTCCCGTCCTCGTTGAGCTTCAGGTTTTTCTCTTTGATCAATTCCGAATACCGGGGTTTGGGGCACAATTTATAAGTTGGCCAGTTCTTCAGAAAATCCTGGATGTATGTAGTCTTACCTGTGCACTGGGATCCTATAATGGCAATTTTCATCGGCTGTCAGATCCCTTATATTTATAGACATCATTCTCATCAATTGGTTTTATATTTTGAATCCATTTAGATGTGTCTTTGGGTTGCTTAATTGCCTTTGGGGCAGCCAAAGCTTTTTTATCGCGCCGGAACATTGTCTTGATTTTGTGTTTAAAACGAAGCCACCAGAGCTTCCTCTTGGTTAGCTTATAAATCTCAGACATTATCAACTCACCCATGGCTTTATCATCTAGCGCCACTTTGTTATATGGTAGAGGCACATTGTTGCCGGGTAAAGTCCTCATTATGCAGAATGGACGAGACTTGCCATTTTCGTCTGTGGCATGAATCAGGCTCCACCCCATTAGATCTTCTGTGTGATCCATCGCATCATACTCTTTAGCGGATTGCTCTTCTAGAGCCTTAGTTATATCAGCTGCCTCCACGATCACCTTACCATGCACGGAATTGAACGTATAAACAATTTGGTCTATAGTCGGTTTTTGTTTAATGATAAATGGTGCACCATCTACTGTATTGTCTGCACTTTGAATTTTCATATTACACGCCAGTCACTTTATCCCATGCAAGTATGTGTTGCCGTGTAACACCACGATATCCATACTTCTTTGTCATCTCAAACAAGAATGCTGTGCGCTCCGACAAATCCACTCTGTTGTCCACACCAGGCATGATGATCACCGTATCTTCGGGGATGTTAAACGGTTTGATATAAGTTTCTTGAATTTCCTTGATATCATCTTCTGTGCTGATAACAAATTTAAATGTACTGTTGCGATGTTCCACTATTTGATTAATAGCTTCTGGGTTAATGCGCATACTCTCAGACATGCCAGAATTAGCGAGCTTTGCAGAGCAATTAATCTGATCAATATATTCATAAAAATCATCTGAAGTGACTATAGTCCCATTTGTTTCGATCTCGTTAAAGGTTTTACTCAAAAATGGATTGTCATCATTGAAATGTTTTTCTTCAATATAGTCAATAAAACCCATGATTGCCTTTTGATGCTTAGGCATTGTGGGTTCACCACCGGTCCATATCAAATGAATATTACCATTCAACACCCTCTCAAGTATTCCTTGATCGATAAAAGACTGTTCTAGCTGTTCGTACGAGGTGTCTGTGCCTCTTTTCCAAATCACTTCGCTGTCACACCACCAAGTAGCTTTGCCCTCTTTTACCAGAGCTGCGTTATGTCCACCACACATCAAATTACATCCCTGAAGACGAATGAAATATGCAGGAACACCTACAGAGTAACCCTCTCCCTGAATTGAATAGAAATGCTCGGCAATCCTCAACATAAGTTATCCTTCCGGTGTCAATTCAAGATCCGCTAATACCTGATCTATTGAATCGTTGACATCATTGATTTGGTCTTTGTAATCCGCCATGGATATCTTACGATCCTTCTTAATCGTACGCAACCTCTTTTCGAGATTTTCTAATTCATTATGGAGTTCTTGTCTTGTTTTGCTCATGTGTATCCTTTTGTCTGCTCAGGTCACGTCGGACCTCTTGGGAAAGTGTTTTGATTTTTGTCGGAATCTTTTCTGCGGCATCGTTCAATCCATTGGCCACCTTAGCCAATTTTTCGATAATAGATTTGATATTATTCTCTTTCATACATGCTCGATGACTTAGGTGTCTCGTAAAATAAAATACTTTCCACCTCGACCCCTATAGTTTGCATTTTATTATATGCTATATCATATAACCATTTACTTAAATTCTCTGAAGATGGTACAAATTCCACGACGACAAATCCTTCATAAATTTCCACTAAAGACTTGTCATATAACGTCTTAAAAAAATTAGGATCTATTATAGAATACCCTTCAGGTTTTCTTTTCCATGGTAATTCTGCAGGAATATTTTCTCCATTTACATAATGTGGTATAATATTCCTAAACATGGGATCTGCTTTATCTATGATGAATTTATGATCCAATGTATCATCAATGAATTTTTTAAACCAATTCAATTCAACGAAATCAACAACAAACCCTCTATTGTCCAGTGTTTGGCCTCGTAGCGAAAGCTCTATTATCGCATTATGACCATGTAACATCCTACATTTTGGTGCTGCGCCGCAACTGAACTCATTATTTAAATTTTGAGTATGTACTCTATGCCCATATGCCATTTCAAATTTTTTGCTTATTTTCCACATATTACATCCTTTATAAATTCCGCGTAATCCACTACATAAATATTATCATATTTTTTATAATAGTCCATATATTTCTTGTCTGTAATTATATAATATTTGATATGTGGATATGAAGATACTATATCATTTGCTTTGTTTATATTTCTGTTCCTTCCCTGTTCATTAAATGATCCGTATCCACTCACCTCATACACTTCGATAGGCACACCATTATCATAAACAACAAAATCTGGCATATATGTCTTATTTGGAGTTTTTATTAACGGTTCATATATAAATATTTTCCCCATTTGGATTAATTTTTTGTATGTGTTTATTTCGTATGTGCTTCTAAAATATATACCGTTATATAGTTTATCTCTTTTAGAAATCCGGGAAAGCATTTTTCTGACTGAGACCTCATTATTCATTGGGTTGTGTAAACCTTTCTTAAACCCGCACACAACATCATTCCCATAAAGTTCTGTGTATGTTTTTCCTCTAAAAAAACATCCTGGTGCATATTTGCTAAATTTAGACGTAATCATTTTACCACACCCACATATACACAGCCGCGGTAATGTACATTTCTTGCAGTATTTGGCTTTATAATCTGCTGCCATAAATGGCGCGTTACATATTATACACGTAAATTCTCTAAGTGGTTTTGGTGGTCGTTTAGGACGAGGATGTAAAATATTACCCAGCCGTGCTGCACAGGATCGTGAACACGTCTGCCTTTTTGGTTTATCTATAGGGTTGTTACATATACTACACAAATTCATATAAATATTTATGAATTTGTGTATGTGGAAATTTGCACGTATATGTAAATTTCTTGATAAACCTAAATCATTCTTCGTCTTGTGGGGTTGTGTTTGCTGCTTCTTCAGGAGGTGTAGGAGCACCGGCGACAGTATAGATAGCCTTGCGAACAGGATCTAAATCTGATATGACATAATCCTGACCATTAATTTTGATGGCTGCAATTGAATCTATACTTACTTTCCTCACTTCCACCATGGGACGCTGTCCTGTACTCTTCCATTGCTTTACTGTAGCTGGGTCTATTTGCTTAAAATGCTCAGGCTGTGATGGGTTTGCCGCTGTTGCGTGAACCGTTACTGGGGAGAAAGTCTTAGAGATACCGGTCGGACGGTAATACACATACAGTTGATCACCAATTCTTTGAAATGCTTTTGAGTCACCAACTTGTTCATAATTGCCTCTTGGTGCTTGTGCTACGAAATCTGTTGACATGCCTTCTTTTTCTCTGGCGCGATTTACTTCTTTTGTGTAGTCGTGCCCTATATATCCACCTACTTGGGATACTTTAGCGAAGTACGTTTTGCCGTTGGTTAACCCCGATAATTCAAACATAGGATATAGAGATTCTTTCTGTCGTGCCGGGCGCGGATCTTGGGTGTCTGTGGGTTTATTGGTATTTTCTTTCGTTACCTGTGTAATACCAATGAAATTAACTCCAGGGCGCTCTGCCTCTGCTCTGCCAATAACATCAAGCAACTGTGCTTTGGTGATAGTTTTCTGCTGACTTGCTTGGCCGGCTATACCGTAAGCCATTTCACATACAGCTTTATATGCGTTCTCTAATAAAATTTGATCTGTTGTCCTCATAAAATGCTCCCAGTAAATATTTATCTATACTGAGGAAAAAATTATGTTACTGCGTGCGTTACAACAGTCTTTTTTTGTTCTTTATCTAAAGATGTATTGCGATCTCTAAACCATCCACCACATGCTGTACAGCTGTATCTGTTATATACCTGAGTAAGTGTGTGGTGTGTTCCGCGGCGATGTATTTTCTCGGACCCACACTTAGGACATACAGGCCTTGAAAAATCTGTAAAAAGCCCCATATTAGGGTGTGTATCAATCCAGGGCACCATCTTCTTATAAAGGGTTTCCAAAATCTTTACATCATTGACACAATAATCAACCATAGTCTTCCATGCATCCATTTTACCATTCTTGCAGTCAACCCACAACTGAAAGTCCGTGTCATGTTTAGTAGCTAAACCGAGATAAGTCAATATTCCGTGTAAACTGTTATAGGGGAATTTGAATTTCTTTTTGGCTACTTCAAGCGTATCTACTATTTTATATGGAGCTGGGGGTGGGAGCCCTAAAGCCATGAATCGTGTATTGAGTACAGGAAAATCAAAATGCTTGCCGTTGTGAGCTACTACAATATCAGCATCATTCAAAATCTCCCAACACCATTTGACCACCTCTGTATCATCTTCTTTATTTGTTTTCCACTGCTTGGTATCAGGTAAAGATATTTTGCGGGGATATTTTTCATCGAGAAATTTAGCCACGGCACACAGAACGTACCCCTCACTAATAACTTGATCCACTCTTATATTTTCTTTCCACCTGCGCCATACGTATGCTTCTGCTGGTGCTGTTTCGATATCGAATATGACTATCTTTGCATTATGCGTCATAGATTCCTTTCACCCTACATAATATACACAAAAAAAGAAATTTCACGTATATTATTTTACGCCAGGGCCTGATGGCCCCGCCATCCCGTCTCCACCACCAGCGGAATCAGGTTCTGATTGTGCGCCGACTAAGTCATCTAGCGTACCTGACATTTGTTTAAACATACTCTTGAGCTCTTCTCTCAAATCTAAAACTAATTGTAGTTTCTTGTAAAAATTACCATAAAAACGCTTAATGCCTTGTTTGTCTTTAATCTTAGTGATAGCAAGGCTCACAGAATCAATAAAATCATCAAACATTTCTGGTGTAACCCCTTCTTTATCATCAACCAATAACGCCAAAATGGATCGGGTGTATTCGCGGGGATCTGCATCACGCTTCGCTTCATTTTCCATATCCTCTGCACCGGCGCCTTGACCTTCAGGCGCGCCACCACCCATACTGCCAACCCCACTCATATCACCACCCATATCCCCAGCTCCACCCCCTATAGAGGAAGTTGCTGGTGCTGGGGGGGCTGCAGGCGCTGCAGGGGCCTCCTGTTCTTTTAATATTGTGTAACACTCAGATACTAAATCATCAAATGTTTTCATAAATCCTTGTTATTTCAACGCAGGAGCCGCGTTTGTTTGAGGGGATGTCTGCTGTTGAGGGGCGGTTTGTTGTTGAGGGGCCACACCAAAACCCTTCTGTGGATCAAATGTCAATGAACTGAAATACTCTTTCATGCCAGGAATATTGCCGGCGTTTTTCATAGCATTATTGAACGCCTGTGTCGTGGTATTGGGGTCGGCAAACTTCATTGCCTTAAATGCATTAGCTAAAATCTGTTCAGGATTTTGTGTTTGTTGTGGTTGCTGGGTGTTTGGTTGTACTGGTGTGGTCTGTGCTTGCGGTTGCCCTGTTGGGTTAGGCTGGCCTGTTGTAGACGCTGCTCCGGCAACTGCGGGTACTGCCTCAGAAAGTTGTCCTAATTTGCTGGAAATAACTTGATCAAATTTACTCATTTCATACTCCTTTCAAATATTTATGGTAAAACAAATTCTTTTCATGATCCTCGGGGTGATGATAATTTTCCATGAAGCGCATCAACCCATTATCCTTGCTGTATTTCTTTAACTTACTTAGTGATGTCACTTTTTTTCTGAAGTTCGTTAATGTTTGTTCTAATTTGTTGATCACTTCTTTTGTTTCACCGGAATTGTTTTCTAGATCAATTATACCTGGTTCAACGAAAATAGGTATGGGTGCTTTGTGAGATATAGTTTTACATGTTTTGATTATGAACGGTTCTAGTTTTTCTTTTTCTATGTATGCCCAAATCTCCGAAAAATTAGTTGTAAAACTTGTATTTATATATATTATACTATTACAACTTTTTTCTTGGATTATTCTCTTATAAATCTGTTCTAATAACGAATGAATAAATATTTTACGTATATCAGTATTTAAAGTTTTGATTAGATCCATATCACCATAAATCCCATAAACAATATTAATTACATGGATTACCACAGAATCAAAAATTTCATCGAATGTAATTATGGTTAGATCTGGCTTGGTGCAAACGAATTTATCTCTGGAGATCTTCTGAACTGTCATGTTGTTTGATTATAGCGGCAATAAATATATTTTCAATGTGATCTCTCGAAAACCCTTGCTCTACAGCATCAGTAAATAAATTATGAATATCTTCTACAATCGTATCTGTTTTGTGAGACAACTCAATTTCTTTTCTGTATTTTTCAGCATCAAACTCTTCATCTGATTTTGATACCATTTCCAATAAAACACTTGACTTAAACAGCTCTACCACATCCTCACCAATCAGCCTTCTTATTTTGAGGATATGCCGATCCAATGGGGTTAATGAGGCTTTTTCCTCATCTGTTTTACATTGCTCAATTATCTGGCCTTTATTGTCGATTAATCCCAATTTATAAGCGGGCATCTCCGAAATAGGTTGGGTGAGGCGAGACAGAAAAAGCCCAGCCATCACTGAATGATAAACGGATTCTTTAGTCATCATATTGTATTCTACACCTCGCACATGCAGTTTACTGAATGGATTGTATGGGCACCCAGTACCGATGCTTTGGGATCCACAATAAATGCATCTGCGTGCATCATCAACATGGACGTGTTTTTTGTGTGGTGAATATGGACAACCTGTTCCATATGACTGTGAGTTGCAATATAAACATTTACTTGTGATGTTAGTGCCAGTTATTAAAGTCATTGTATTCTCCTGCAATATTCTGCCATCAAAATGCCATCAGCGTCTTTGTGGGACTTAATCAATTCCGCATGCTGTGGGAATAAACGGACCCCTATGTCCATGCTGGCCTTTTTCAATTCATCAGACCCTTTGACACCCTTAGGCAACAATGCCTTTTGCCATTCCTTTGAGTCTAGAAAAGAGTGTGGCAACTCTAACTGTTCTACTACAATTAGTGTAGACTCCAGAGCCCTTAATGCGGACGTAGTAGCTTGGAATCTGGAAGGGTTTACCATGGGCCTCTCTATCACCACAAAACAATTAGTACCTTTGTATTTAGCCAGCAAATCATACAAACCTTTCCAATCTATACGTGTTATATTAGCTTTCTTTTTGGTGTAGTTCTGTTGTGATATAACTGGTGTTTCTACAAATATACTCTCAGTAGCACTTATTACACCCACCGTACCAGAGATACCATTATCTATTCCAATATAAAAATCCCTCACTTCGCACCTTCCATTTTAGCTAGCTTAACGTAGTATTTAGGGTCTTCATCTAAATGATTCATAGCAATCATACTGGCTATGTGTCTAGATTTTTCCAAACCCTGCTTTTCAACATCCATATGCTCCAATTCAACTTGTGTGCCCCTCTCTAACTGATCTCGATCATATTCAGATGTGTCTTTCTCAGGCTCTTTGAATGAAACGTCCATTTCACCAACTAAAGCTACTATCTCTCCAGTTTCGAAAGGCACATCAGTTACTAATGATCTAATTTTCTCTAATATTCCCTGGATGCCTGTGTCATTAGATTCTATTATCACACAACCTGCGTCAGAAATAAAGGGCATTTCAAAAGTGTTTAACATATCCTTTATAATCTGTTGATACTGAACATTTTCAGAATATATTAGACAGTTAAGTGTGTAATCTGTATTATCAGCTTCCTCAGTAATAGACTCGATGAAAGCTCTTCTGTACATTGGAATCTTCTGTGATTTCTTTTTGCATTTTCTGCTCTTTTTAGCTGCACCAAGGATTTTAGGTATTCTGGTGTCACCAGGGGCATAAAAATCTGTATTCCCTACAGCACCACCAAACGTACCTATGTCACCACCGGCTCCACCATAACCGAATACACCACCGGCGACATTCATCTCACGGATCATACGTAAACCTTGTTTGTAATTCATTTAGCCCCTTGCCTTTCTGTAATAAGTATTTATTCTATATTCACGGGAAAGAACTATGGATACATCTCTCTTTGATAAATATAATGCTGAATTGACAGAAGAATTGGACTTATCTGATTTTAACATGAAAGATGTTCAAATGAGACTACCGGGCATCAAGCACAAATGGGTAGCACGGCTAATCCAACAAAAGATCGAATTGAACAAATATAAGGCACTCAAAGCAGAGGCTATTGCAAACTTGTCCGATTCACTCCGTAAAGAAAATCCTGTATTGATATCTGATCCCGCTTTAGCTAAACAAGCAGAAAAGCATATGACAGTCAAGAAGATATCAGACAAGATCGAAGAATGTATTATACTGATTGACTACCTAGAGAAGGTTGAAAAGGTGTGTAGCGGTACATCATACGACATCAAAAACCTTATTGATATCAAGAAAATGGAAATGGCCTAACGATGTGGCTAGAGTAATTTTAGATTGGGATCAAAAGTATAAAAGAGCCATTATAGTTTCCGAGTTCCTCGAAAATATAAGAGCCCGATTCTCTGTTCCAAACGACACAAAACAAATTCTCAAACGTCAAGGCCGACCGACTTGGCATATTGCGGATTTTATTAGCCCCATCACCAATACTGGGCGCTTTGAGTTGGGTTTGTATTTTGAGATTATCAATTCTCTAAAAGCAGATCCTAACATCGAATACGATATAATCACCACCACCCCCTTAGAGGAACAACTGATCCAAACATACCCGTGGAAGGGGTCGTATAACATAGCCAAACTTTCTATGGATTTAAGACCTTACCAAGAGAGCGGTGTCAAACGAGGGGTGCATATGGGATATGGGTTGATGATTGTCGGAACTGCCGGTGGTAAAACCCTGTTAATGGCGTCTCTCATAGAAACCATTAGACAAAACAGTTTAAACAAATTCACTACACTAATCATACTGCCATCGAATTTAGTATCACAAACATACAAAGAGTTTTTGTCATATGGCATCAAGTCTGACGATATTTCGATGTGGGGTGGGGATGAGTCGTTCTCTAAAGCGCCTATTATTGTCGCCAGTGTTGAAATACTTAGGGCCAACTTGACGACATTCAGTGAACAGAAACCAAAAGCGGAGTTTAAATGGAAGCCTGATATAAACTCAAGCACTTATCAGCAGTACCTCGATAATTTTGCACAAAAAGAAAAGATTCGCAAGAAGGAATGGGTAGCCAAGCGTAAACACATATTAGAACAGTTGGACGATGTGGATCTGCTATTAATAGATGAAGTCCATGGTCTTAGGAAGGGTAATGTAATTAATGATGTTATAACGCGGTTCAAAACGAGGCACCGCTTTGGGTTTACAGGCACACTACCACCAGATTTAACAGATCAATGGAATATCATGGGTATGATAGGGCCTATCTTATGTAACATTGACTCAGCGGCTTTAAGAGAAATGGGATATGTATCACAAGTCAAAATACAGATTCTGAGGCTGTTCTATAAAAACAAAATAGAAGCTGAAATAGATTTTCATGACCCCACCAAGGCCTATACAGAAGAGGGGGAATTCCTTTATCACAATGAGTTCAGAAACAAAGTGATAGCAAAATTGGCATGCAACTTTGATAAGAACGCGTTGATTATGGTAGACAAAATTGACCACGGAGAAACCCTCGAAAAACTGTTATCCGCTAATACTGGTAAGAATGTCTATTTTATCAGGGGTTCCGTAGAGACGGAAGACCGCGAAAAACTGCGTGCATTAATGGAAACTTCAAATAACATTATCTGTATAGCAATGTCGCGTATTTTTGCCGTCGGAATCAACATCAAAAATCTGCATTATGTGATATTCGCGCAAGGTGGCAAAGCCAAAGTAACACTAATCCAAAGCATTGGCCGTGGATTGAGATTGCATGACCAAAAAGAGTGTCTAGTGATCATAGATATTGCAGACACTACCCACTATGGGGCATTACACCTAGACGAAAGAATGGTGTATTATAAGGAAGAACAGATAGAATATGAAATCAAAGACCTTTTTGAATGACGGGGATTTTTTTATTGTCTTAAAAACTCCGGAGGATTTTAGTTGGCAAACCACTCTAGCCTCATTTCAGACACCAATGACGGTAACGTTTGCAATATCATCCACAACCACACCAAAACCCACTATCAAAAAAATCATATGGGATCTAGGCAACGGCAATCAACCTAAAAGCTTTACAAACAGAAAATTTAATTTATATGACTACACAATCGAGTGCAAATACAGAAAATCCAACGATACAACAATTTCTATCCAAGCATCCGTGTATACGGACGAAGGGATGTTTGTTACTCCACCTATAATAGGAACTACGGTCAACGATGAGTTAAAGAATCATTATGTAGAACCTAAAGTGTTCGAAGAACAGATATTGAAGTACTACAAGACCAATATATTCACAGACGATATCGCAGAATCTATTTATAAAATAGCTAACAGACTAGCATTTGCGCCCAATTTTATCAACTACACGTACAGAGAGGAGATGGTAGGCGATGCGGTTGTGCGAATGATAGAAGCCCTCACTACTCAAAAATATGATACCACTAAAGGAAATAATCCATTTTCTTATTTTTCGAAGATCGCATGGCATGCATTTTGTAATAGGATTAAAAAAGAGAAAAAGATTAGAGAGGCGCTAGAAAATTATCAAAACGCGATTTATAATGAAATGATAGGAGATGGGACTATACCTTATACAGGATCCCATAATTCAGCAGACCAAGACGAGTTCTATTCCCATGAAGATACATAAAAACAGAGTAGCTGTTATCTCGGACATTCACCTTGGACTTCATCAATCCAACAATATGTGGCATGACATTAGTCTAAACTACGCAGTATGGCTGAAGCAAATTCTGATGGAAAATGGCATCAGGGATATCCTCATCCTCGGGGACATCATTGATAACCGTAATGAAGTGGCGGTGCCTACTCTACACATTCTATACAAATTCTTCAAAGTATTAGAGGACTTTAACATCATTATTATCACAGGAAATCACGATTGCTATTATTCGAAACGATCTGATGTCCATTCTATAGGCACACTCAATGATTGGCCCAACATCGAAGTAATAGATAAAATACTAACAGTTAATATGTTTGGAAAGACACTTACATTTTGTCCATGGAACACTCAGACAGAGGAAATCCCCAAAAGTGATATCATATTCGGGCACTTTGAAATTAATACATTTAAAACCAATGGGCGTCATATATGTGATCATGGAATAGATGCTATCAAGTTGCTTGAAAAGGCCCCATTAATTCTAACAGGCCATTTCCACTGCACTGAAGAAAGAAATTATAAGACAGGAAAAATACTGTACACAGGGTCACCTTACCAACAATCGTGGGGGGAATACGGCGACCCAAAAGGAATATATCTGTTAGACTTGCATGAGGGGTCATTAGAGTTTATAGTCAATGATAAGTCTCCAAAGCATATCAAGATCAGATTATCTGAATTACTAGCGGTAGGGAAAATCACAGATTCTGTCAAAAAAGAGTTTGCTGGCAATATCATAAACTTTATAATTGACGCAGAGGCTGAACAAAAGGTGATTGATACACTACTAAGCAAATTTTATATATTAGGTCCACTATCGGTCAAAACAGAAAACCTGCTGGCCCAAGTTAACATTATATCAGCAGACGAAGAAATCAGTTTTGAGGGCATAGACATCAAACAAGATATCGCCGCATTTGTTAACTCATTGGAAAGTGGCAATAAGACAGAATTGAATAATTATCTAATGGAAGTTTATGACAAGTGCATGGAGGCTTCATGAGGATTCTAAACCAAAATAAACACCCTATAATAACAGAAACGATCAAATATGACGGTGATATATACCTTCGACACACATATGCGGACAAAACGTTTTCGTGGACCCCACATAGTTTTGATGGAGAACTATTTGATAGTGATGAGCTAGAAGCTGAATATCAGGCGTTAATAAAGGACAAATGAATAATAAAATCGGTGTAGGGGTGGTCACCTATAACAGACCAGAATTCTTTAAGAAGTGTATAGATTCTATTCCAGCAGTAGATACATTAGTAGTGGTTAATGACGGCACACCGTATTCTTCTGATGTATACCCATCTACGGTTAAAGAAGTAATCCAACACACAAAAAATAAAAGTGTGGGGGTTTCTAAAAATGAATTGATGCGCGCTCTGATTCAGGATGGGTGTGATCACATATTCATTATAGAAGACGATATTCACATTACAGATGCAAATGTGTTTACAAATTACATCAAAACGGCAGAGGTGTCTGGCTTGTGGCATTTAATGTACGGTTATCATGGCCCTGGGAATGTGAATCCAGATGGCTCACCCAAGCCGCGATACGTGGTAGATTATAAAGATACAAAAGTAGCTCTAAACACCCATTGCGTAGGCGCATTTTGCTATTATCTTCGCAATGTTATCAAGCAAGTGGGATATATTGACGAGAAATTCTTCAACGCTTGGGATCACTTAGAGCATTCGTATCGCATTACCAAAACAGGCCTCCTTCCGGCATATTGGTGGTGGCCGGATGTTGCAAATTCTAATGAAATGATATCAGATCAGGATCCTACGTTGCAAAGTAGCGTAATTCGTAAGGGTAACGCAGACTTTGTTAGGTCATTCCACGAAGGAGCTGCGTGGTTTCAACACAAACACGGGATACATCCTGTAAAGGTCCCTGATACACCGTTAGATCAGGTAGTTTCACGTCTGAAGATGTTGAAAGCCAACTACGCACGAAAAGCATTATGAAAACAATAGAAGATATATGGGACGTGAGCAAAAACCAATTTAAAATTCAACAAATTAAAGAGGAATGGTTGTGGCTTTTAAAAAGATTGCCGGCTAAAAGTAATATCCTCGAAATAGGATGCTACGACGGTGGCAGCACATATTCGTTGGCTAATTATGCTAATATGCTAGTAACCATAGACATCAACAACCCCCCCCGATTTGACGTAAATAATATCAAGGAAGTTTGTCCCAGATATATGTATATCGGTATGAATAGCAGAAATCCTGATATCTTGCGCCACATAAAAGATTACACATTCGATGTCATATTTATTGATGGTGATCATTCGTATGAGGGAGTAGCAAAAGATTATCAGATTTACAGACAATTCCTGGCTCCTGGTGGAATGATAGTGTTTCATGATATAGTGGATTCAGACAATCACCGGAGACAGCATTGTTTTGTTTCAAAATTTTGGAATGAAATTAAGTCCAATAAACGATCTGAGGAAATCACTACAACAGATTGGGGTGGAATAGGGATAGTATATGAATGATCTGACATTGATTACATGCTCATTTAATACACCAGACATAACAATCAATATGTTGAAATCGCTCGTATTAACTCATACAGTGCTCCCTCAATTACTCATTATTGAAAATTCCTCTACCGACACCACAAGAAATATACTGAAATCTATAGGAATCCCCTTCCATACACCAGGAACAATTACTCACAGCAAATCCATCGACTATGCATTGACTGCATGTAAAACCAAATATGCACTAATGGTAGATACAGATATTATATTTGTCAAGAATATAACACCAATTTTCGATGTGATTAAGAGTATGGATATGACGTTGGCGGGGCACATTCAGGGCAGTCGTGGTGGCAAGATACTGAAAAAAAGAGTAGCTCCGTGGTTTTGCTTTGTGAATGTTGAACATACCAATAAGCACAATATTAGGTTTTTTGATGAATCGCGCTTGGGTGCAAATGTGAATTATGACGTAGGATCATCTTTTTTTGAAGATGTGAAGCGAGCGGGTTTGCGGATCGGAGACGGCCTGTGGGAGCCGGAATATTTTATACATTTTGAAGGCATGAGCTGGCATACACAAACATTCGATCCAAGTCAACCTGATACTGATATCGATCGTGGAGGAACTCACCCACACAGAGGTATTTATAATCACGGTGTACAAGTGCGGCGTCATTATGACAGTGTGACGAAATATTTGTCCTGTGTCGACATAGGATATAAATTCGTATGAAACTAGCCGCCATATACAACGTATTCGATGGTGAAGAGCTTTTGGAATATTCGATTAGATCCATTAGCATGAACACAGATATAGTGATAGTAGTTGCACAAGACAGATCTAATTTCGGTGAAGTGTATGATGGTGCATACAGGACAGCTTCTGATCTAAAAAACAAAGGGATGGTAAATCGTATAGAACGGTATACACCCAGGAATATTTCCCCTATTCATAACGAAATCAACAAACGTAAAATAGGTTTAATGGCAGCCAAGGAAATGGGTGCCACTCACTTCATTACAATGGATTGTGATGAATTTTATTTTGAACATCAATTCAGAGAAGCAAAAAACAAAGTCATTCAATTTGATTTTGATGCTACCGCTGTGATAGTGCAAAACTACTGGAAAGACCCGACATATCAATGCATAGGGCACATAGAACCCTTCATATGCCCCTTTATAAACAAAATACACCCACACACTGATTTTAATATCATCAAGCCGTATTTTTCCGAGTGGATAGACCCTACCAGAAGAATCACAACACACAATTCACATATCATCTTCACACCCCAAAGTATTATGATGCATCATTATACAACAGTTCGAAGAGATATACGCAGAAAATATCAGAATTGGACAGCAAGGCTTAATTTGGCAAATCAGGAACAAATAAATAGAAAGGTTTATGATGTACTTTCTTACGATATAGAGGATACAACAAACAAAGTCCTATGCACTGTTGTAGACAACTTTTTTGGTATTAAACTATGAAACCATTCAGCTTTATTATAGTTGCGAGAAATGATAATTACAACTGTTCGTATGATGGGGAAGTCATAGACAGGCTTAAAACATGCATCACGTCTATACACACCAATTATCCCGAAAGTGAAGTTATATTAGTCGACTGGTGCACTTCAGGGCGGCCTAAACTAAAAGAATATTTCACAGAAAATGTCAGAAACATATACATTTCGCCCTCATTCAACTCCATCCTGAAAAATGAATCCGGATCCAATTGCGATTTTTATGAGTATCTGGGAAAACATGTGGGTATTGAACTAAGTACCCACTCCCAAGTGGTATGTACTAATATGGATACCATACTACCCATAGGGTTGAATGCATTCCAGGATGAAATAGACAGCGGATGTGTTATATTGGGCAAACGGATGGATATAGCCCAAGAAAGAATACACCATCCTATCGCAGAAAATATTCAGATGGCAAATTTAAATACCCACCAAATTCAAGGATATGCTTATAACGCTAATGGGGATTTTTTGTGTTGCCAGAAAAAGGTGTATTATGCTATTGGTGGATATCGACTGGTTCACACCAATTGGGATGTAGATAATGAATTTGTAAGAAGAGCTTCCAGAACGCATAAATGTATCAAAGAGTACACACTGTTTCATATAGAACATCCAGAATCTCATACTAAACGAGAGAGACCATTCGAGCCCAAGGCGATATCCATAGAAGTGCTGAGACAGATTAAATTACACACAGAAATATGAACACAATAGAAACTATTATAGATATGACAATAAACGGCCCTGGTGACAGTGATCGGCATGCGTTAGTTTTGTTTTCACTAATACTCCAAAACAAAAGTAAGAGTGTAATGGAACTCGGTGTGAGATCTGGCAGAACTACTATGCCTATATTCGAGGCGTGTAAAATTACCAGGGCCTCTATGATCTCTGTAGATATGAATAAGCCACAATTTGATTACAAAATACTAGAGGAGGGGTACCCTAATTTTAAATTTGTATTGTCTGATTCGATCATATTTCTAGAAAAATGTGTATCCAATAAAGTATATTTTGATTTTGTATTTGTTGACGACTGGCATGATGGAATTCATGTTAGGAGGGAATTGGATTTGCTGGACGCACTTACAGACAACAAATCACTGATAGTATTACATGATCTGATGTATAACAACAGTCAGCCTTATTATAATACATCCGTTGGAAAAAATGGTGATGAGTTTGGGAACGGCGGACCCTTTTTTGCGGTGAATAGCCTAGATAAAAATGTATGGGAATGGTGTACAATACCAGTAAATAACGGATTAACGATATTAAGAAAAAAGGAGTAATAATGTATAACAATTGTTTAGTTTTAGGAGGAAATGGATATCTAGGGTCGTCTTTAGTGAAACATGGGGTTCATAGAGGGTGGGACATCACAATAGGGACTAAAGATAATTTCAATGTACTCAAAAATATAAAATGGGATTTAGTAATAAACGCCAATGGCAATTCTAAAAAGTATCTTGCAACCAAAGACCCTGGTCTGGATTTTAAATTGTCCGTTGAAAGTGTAATGGCCTCTTTATTCGAACTTAAATTTGATCAATACATCTATATATCATCCTCGAATGTATATAATAGTCCGTTTGAAAATAATGATGAAGAATCTGATATATACCCATTGTTATTATCACAATATGGATTTCATAAATGGATAGCAGAGCAACTTGTGAAAAAAAATGCCAGTAATTGGTTAATTCTTCGTGGTGGGGGCTTTGTAGGCCCCAACATCAAAAAAAATCCTATATATGATCTATTAACAGGAAACCCGCTTTTTGTTCATCCAAATTCGTGCTTCCAATTTATGTCTACAGAGAATTTCGCTGATGTTGTGTTTACATTTTTAGAGCGCGGAAAGCTCCCCAATGACATTTATAATATATCAGGCAGAAATACCACCAAGTTAATAGACATTATAAATTATATGGGACTAGACTCAAGTAAATTTAATACAGAGCTGCCCATTGAAACGTATCACATAAATACAAAAAAACTAGAAGTTTATCTGGCTAAAAACGGACGCCCTTTGCTTGATTCTACAGTAGTGGTAAAACAATTTGTAGACGATGTGAAGGCAGGCAGAATAACTTTATAATACCCACGGTTTAGCATCATCACCGGTAATACTAGGATCTTTGTAGTAATGCCACACCAATTCATATCCATTTGTTGTTAGAAGACGATTCTCGATCACCACTATCCCGTGATGTACTTTAGTGTGACAATTGGAACATATATTGGCTAAATTGGACGGATGATTAGGGAGAAATATGTTGCGGCCCCTGATGTGATGTTGCTCCAAAATAGTTTTCTCGCCGCAAACCTCGCAAGGCATTTCACCGGTGGCGTTTAAAATTCTACGAGTTCGGCGTTTCATTAAGGAACTTGATAAAATACAACCATAAACACTTGCCCACCAAAATATGACCATTCAATTTTAGTATTTGATAGCGCAAGTGTAACTGATCCATTAGAAGCCTGCGCAGCAAACGTAGTGGCCGCCGATAATACCTCGTTCATAGATGTTGTCATCTGACGAGTGTCTACAGGATAAGCAGTAAATCCGCGAATATAACTTTTAATTGGCATAACATATCTCCAGTAATTATTTATCAATATGTGCATAGTTTTACACTTATATGACCACAATTAAGATAAGTATAAAGGACCTCAAAAGAAAGAATGACATCACCTTGAATTTACGGCGCGATGCATTATCATATAGATACCAACAGGATATACTCTTATGCAGAAAGAAATTGACTTTTTTGAAGAAATCGGAAACTTTGTATTTACTTCTAAATACGCTAGATACGACGAAAAACATCTGAGGCGTGAGACATGGCTTCAAGCGGTTAAGCGCGTTGAAAAGATGCATCTCAAGAAATATAGCTACTTACCTGAAAAGGATTTACAGGAGATATCCTGGGCGTTTGATCACGTAAGAGAAAAAAATATAGTCCCCTCTATGCGATCTATGCAATTCGGGGGGAGGCCCATTGAAGCACAAAACAGCAGAATGTTTAACTGTCTACACAAAAACACAAAATTTATCACATCTACGGGGGTCAAATCTTTCGCAGATTTTAGTCACGGGGACATTACCACAGTTCTGACAAATAAAGGCAATTGGAAAAGAGCCGTTGTTAGAAATTATGGCAAAGACAAATTGTATCCTATAAAATTCAAAAGAGGAAAATGGGTTGAAGAAACTGTATATGCTACAAGAGATCACACATGGATATTAAAAGACGGTTCTACAACACAAAACATCCAAACAGGCGACTTCATCCAACAACCACCATCTCTATTCACGAAATTTAATTATGATACCGCACCAATCGATGAAAGGTTATATTGGTGCTATGGGATGGTATATGGGGATGGTACAATAACTCAAAATCAATGGAGCCTTATACGCTTATGCGATAAGGATGTGTATTATAAATACAGATTCGAAGAAATGGGGTTCAGTACTAGTTCACCCCTATCTATACAAGGTGATGTCATATGTTATACAGGAAAATATTTAAAAACTTTGCCCGATCCAAGAATAGACGAACCCAGACTAATTCGTGCCTTTGTGAGAGGATTTCTTGATGCTGATGGGATAAAAAACCACAACGGGACTAATACACATTTTAATAACGAAAATACAGGGACAAATCCATTCACAGATATACATCAAGCAGAAACAACAGAACAAAAGAAAGGTGTTCATAACTTCATAAGAACGTGTTTTCCTGTAGCTGGTGAATATATAGTATCTGAGGATTCTCTGGATGGGCAAGAAACCAATTACGGCGTTATTCATAACCACAAAAAATTCCGAATTGTGTCTGATTTTGGCTCTAATAACCAACTATTTAAAGTTATTGACATAGGTAATGAGGACAATTTTATATATGACGACGTGTGGTGTTTAGAGGTTGAAGATGATCACAGTTTCGTATTGCCTAATGGTATAGTCACAGGAAATTGTGCAGTTAGACACATCGATTCTATCAGATCGTTCTCTGAAATATTCTTTTTGCTGATGTGTGGTGTCGGTGTTGGATTCGGACTTAGTAAAAAATACCTGGCCCGCTTACCGGATTTAGTAGATGCTTCTGACAGAACTGGTACGGTTGTCACCTATGTAGTTGAAGATAGTATTGAAGGGTGGTCTGATGCGGTAGAAGCCTTATTGTCATGTTACCTCAAGAACAACGCATACACAGGGCGTAAAATTGTGTTTGATTTTTCCCGTATCCGCAAGAAGGGCGCACCTATCAAAACCGGCGGCGGAAAGGCTCCGGGTCACGAAGGTCTAAAGCAAAGTTTGCGCAAAATTAAAGACCTCCTCGACCATAGTATAGAAGTCAAGGGGCAGAAGAGACTTACATCAGTAAATGCGTATGACATTGTTATGCATATGGCGGATGCCGTTTTGTCCGGTGGTGTGAGAAGATCGGCCACTATAGCACTATTCGGTCCCGATGACGATTTAATGATCAATGCTAAAACTAATTTCAAGGTCACCAAAAGTTTCATGTTTGAAAAGAGCACTAATAAAAAAGGTGAAACCATCTGGGAAGGACGAGTAATTGTCTCACCCGAATATGGTGGCAAAGTTGGCCACAAATATGATGTGGTATTGACGGATTATGAGTATACCGAAATGTTGCATAAGGATGGTGTGATTAATTGGAGACACATCGAGCCTCAGCGTGCACGCAGTAACAATTCTGTTATGCTGATGCGGAATAAGGTCACACCGGAATTTTTCGATGAGATTGTTCATAAAATTCAACAGTATGGTGAGCCAGGATTCGTATTCACAGATCATGAAGATTTCCTAGTTAATCCCTGTGCTGAAGTCGGTTTTATTCCAGTCACGAGGGACGGTGTCTGTGGTGTTCAGTTTTGTAACCTGGTATCTATGAACGGAAAGCACATAGATAGTCGAGAGAAATTTATGGAGTATGCCAAAGCAGCTACCATTATAGGTACATTGCAAGCCGGCTACACAGATTTTAAATACCTAGGAAAGGCATCAAAACACCTTACAGACGAGGAAGCGCTATTAGGCGTATCTATAACAGGATTCATGGACAATCCTAATACCCTATTAGATCCAAAGAATCAAGCGGATGTCGCGCAGTATACAAAGAAAATCAATAAGGATTGGGCACAGAAGATAGGAGTGAATCAAGCAGCAAGAATAACTCTTGTCAAACCTGAAGGGACGACATCCCTAATGCTGGGCACCGCCAGTGGCATTCACCCACATCATTCACGCAGATATTTTCGCAGAATTCAATGTAATCGCACAGATAATGTATATAAACACTTCAAATCATACAATGAACACGCAACAGAAGAAAGCATTTGGAGTGCTACGATGTCGGACGATATTGCAATATTTCCTTTGACTGTCTCAGAGAAAGCCATGATCAAAACCGATCTATCTGCAATTGAACACCTCAACTATATATTGAGCACACAAAAGAATTGGGTGTTGAACGGAGAAACAGAATCCAACATCAAAGGAATTCATCATAATGTGTCTTGCACTGTTATTGTGGATGATACTGAATGGAAAGATGTCGTGAGCTTCATCTACGAAAACAGAGAATTTTTTACGGCAGTGTCGTTCTTACCTAAAATGGGCGACAAAATTTACAAACAAGCACCTAACGAGGCTATATCTACCCCTGAAGACGAGGTGGAATTTAACCGGTTGATAAATAACTGGAAGCGTGTAGAATATACAAAGATGAGTGAAGAAGAAGATGCTACCGAGCTTCAAAAGGAAGTAGCGTGTGCTGGTGGCGCTTGCGAGTTAACACACATATAATATGAATGCACCAATATTTACTAAGTTAACCATTGTTGACGCAAACAATAATACCATAGCAATTATACCAGCGACAGACGGGAAAATTACATTAGCACAATTGTTTGATCATTTGCTTTATAACTCAGCTCAAACACAATCTATATTTAACAATTTAGTGCAATCGATAAGCGAACTTCAAAACGAGGTTCGCGATCTAAAAGAAGCCTTCGAGCACACCGATGACAGTGTAGCAAAGCTTAGAGAGCGCATCAATGGAGACAACAAGACACCATGAATAAGGAAACACAAGAAATTTTAATTGAAAGTCTGGGATGCTTATCCGCACAATTGAAAATCCAAGCCATGGAAAATAACCTGGAAAATATCGAAGTTTTACGCCGCCTTGTAAAGGTAGAAGACTTAAAGAACAGTTTGGAAACTAAGTCATCTACCGAATGAAAAATGTCATATTCAAACATGTATCTATTAAAAATTTTCTCTCTGTAGGCGATGATCCTATAGATATTAAATTCGAGCCAGGGATTCATATAATCACTGGTGTTAATAGAGACAAAGAAGATAGCAAAAATGGTGTGGGCAAGTCTACCATATCGGATGCTATATTCTTTGCTATATTTGGCTCACCACTTCGCCCGATTAAAAAGGACGTCATCACCAATTGGATCAATAAAAAGGAATGTAGCGTCACTATATCCTTTGACGTGATCAACGATGGTGTGACTAGTGAATACATTTTACTAAGGTCTCTCAATCCCTCTCGTACCCAGCTAATTAAAAACGGCGAAGATGTTTCCAGGACCATCGGTAAAACAAATGAAACCATCCACGAAATTCTAGGCACCACATCAGATATGTTTGAGCAAAGCGTTATCATGTGTCTAAACCAGCACGAACCGTTTTTAGCAAAGACGCCCGCAGTCAAGCGCAAATTCATCGAAGATATATTCAAGATTGAAATATTCGGTCGTATGACGCAATACATGAGAAACGATTTTAACGAAACAAAACGTTTATGCGACACAGAAAAAGAAAAGGCTGCGGACCTCCAGGCCAATATTCAAGTTTACAAGAGACAGCAAGCAGATCAAGCAGAAAAAAGAAAACATAGGCTTAATGATTTGGAGGGCAGAAAGGCTTCCATCTTAGAGGAAATATCACACACTAAAACCAAAAGAGAAGAAGCTTTAGCAAAAACTGTTTCAACCGAGGGGGCTACAAAAGAACAACTACAACAACAGATTGTAGATTTGCGAGCCAAAGAAAAGGAAGTTATTGAATTAGACAAACAATATGCTAAGGTGTCAGCTACAAATCAAACTACTGTGGTCAATTTAAAATCCAGAATATCTGAATTAGAACGTCTTACTGACGGGGTTTGTGCTTATTGCAAGCAACCGTTTTCTGCCGCAAATATTCAAGAGAAGCAAGATCTTATATCAAAATTCAAGACACAAATCGCTGAATGTGATAAAGCCTTAATAGAAACTGAATCCAAATCTGTAGCTATTCAAAAAGCTAAAGAAAATATAGAAGATCTGATTACAGAAATATCCCAAAAGAAGAGAGCCATTGAAATGCAGGAGTCTGAGATATCTAAGCTCGATTCTGAAATTAGACAACACGAAGGGTGGCTCGCACAAGTAGAAAAGGATATAGAAAGCGCTAATAAGGATACCGACTCGTTTGAAAGCGTCATTTCTGAATTAACCGCACGGTTTACCACCCTTAGTGAGACGGTTGCTGTGTATGAAAATAAGTTGTCTATTATAGATACCAGCAAATTTATAGTGTCGGACGAGGGCGTCAAAAATTTCATTGTAAAAAAGATGTTGAAAATGCTCAACGGACGCCTAAATTATTATCTGAAAGAACTGGATGCCAACTGTTCTTGTTCGTTTAATGAATATTTTGACGAGACCATCATTAACAATAGAGGGAGAGAATGTTCATATTTCAATTTTTCGGGTGGAGAGAGAAAGCGTATAGATTTGGCTATGCTGTTCACGTTTATGGACATTAGGCGCTTACAGTCTAATATATTTGTGAACATAGCTATATATGACGAACTGTTAGACACTTCACTAGATTCGATAGGTATTGAACGCACCTTGAACATTCTCAAAAAGAGAGTTTTAGATAATAACGAAGCTATATATGTCATTAGCCATAAAAATGAAGCAGCTAAACATGCTACTGGTGAGATTATATATCTTGAAAAGATGAACGATATAACAAGACGCAAACCATATGACCAATTTCTTACAGGGAGCACAGTACCAGCCAGTTAAACTGCACAACATAGGAGGCGCAGTTGGAGCACCGATCGGGGCACCAAGACCTCAATTCGGAGCCATGCCTGTCATGGAAAACAGAGCGCCGCCACCACTAGAAATGCCAGGCCAGGGTTTGGCGAGGGCCGTTAACTATTATGCGGATTATGCTGGATGTGGGTGGTGGAGAATGATCGCCCCAGAAATACTGATGAATATTAACAACCGCGCTGTAGTGAGCGGTCTTACTACGATGGTATTAGATCCACGATTCTACGCTGGTATCAAGGCAGTACGCCTACAACGCCAAGCAACGCCAACACAACTTCAATTTCTCAGATTTCTCAAACAGGGGGCACAACATCACAACTTCAAAATCATTTATGAAATTGACGATGTGATCATCAAAGACGATATCCCGGATTATAACCGGTGTAAAGTTGCCTTTGAGAGCAATGAAATTATGAATAGCTGTCTCGAAATGATGCAGATGTCAGACGAAATTAGTGTCACCTGCCAATACATGAAAGATTATTACATAAGCAAAACTGGTAATAAGAACATTACGGTTATTCCTAACTACCCTGCGCGTATGTGGATGGATGGCCACTATGATACATCCAAACTTCAAAAGGACTTTCAGAGAAATAAGAAAAAGCCTCGTATAGCATATATCGGATCTGGCACACATATCGATGTATTAAACAAAACCAATCAAAAGGATGATTTTGCGCACGTTGTGGATGACATTATCTCATCACGCAAAGATATTCAATGGGTGTTTATTGGATGCTTCCCTCTAGCATGTAAACCGTTTATTGATCGCGGGGAAATGGAATTTGTCCCGTGGTTTCCACTGATGGAACTTTGGAAAGCCTATACAACCACAAACATCAATGCGGTTATAGCACCACTTCAAAATAATGTGTTCAATAATGCAAAATCCAATATCAAGTATCTAGAAGCTGCCACGTGCGGCATCCCTGGAGTGTTTCAAAATCTCGTGACATATAAAGATGCCCCGTTAAGATTCAACACGGGACCAGAATTAATAGATCAAATTAAACTACTTACCAAAGACGAAGCTACTTATATGAAGTATTCCAAAAAGGCCAGGGAGTATGCGGATACCATGTGGCTAGATGACCATCTGGATGAGTTTACAGAACTGTACACCACAAATATTGGTGATAAAGACCGTAAAGCCCTATTGAGACTCAACCCGCTGGCAAAATGATAAATCACATTCAATTTAAAAGCGGCTACCCACTGAATATTCCATGGGTAGGGAACAAGGAATTTGTTTTCGACAAAGGGATTAATGTTTTGTTCGGACCTAACGGATGTGGTAAAAGCACCATTCTTAAAACACTAAAGGCATATTGCGGAATTGCTGGGGGCGGATGGACAGGTATCAATGATCCAATGAGACTCGCCGCGGACAAGTTTCCCCTTGCATATTGGGGGCTTACACCATCTAGATGTATGGCGGATGTTAGCTGGGATGGGACCCCCACATTTTATAATGATGGGGATATTAAGGTTGACGACACTTTCTTTTATATGAGTTCGCGATCATCCGAAGACGGCATCACGTCCGAAGCCGAGCAAATGGATTTATTAGCCGAAAAGCCTTCTTCTGGACAATATAGGATAGGCAAAATCAACAAGGTTCTTAACCTAATAAGGGATGTGCCTGCATTTGCGGTGGCTGACGCCCCCGCAGGCTATAAAAGGAGTGACGTTGAAAAGGAATTAGCATATTGGAAAAGCCTTCCACATACAGGCCCGCAAACAATTTTATTGGACGAGCCTGAGAGAGCGCTCAGCATCCATCTTCAGAAAAAGCTGTTTACCGAAGTATTGCCGCAGTTTAAAGATTTGCAGATTATCCTTGCCACCCACAGCGTATTTTGCCTAAGTATGAAGGATGTAAGGTTTATTGAATTTGAACCAGGTTATATTACACAGTGCAGGGAAGCATTCTCTATATAGACTCGTTGAAATTGTCTGCAATATCGCGTAAAATATACATATGAGTAATATCGGCTATAGAACTGTTTGGTACGACGCTCGCAAAAAGCAAATGCACTTATGGACTTGGGATGAAAAGGGAAATCGTATAGAAAAAACAGAACCTTTCAGCCCATATCTATACATAGAAACAACTTCTCCAGGAGATGCGGTTTCTATCTATAACACAAACCTTAAAAAGATAACATTTCCTAGTCAGTTTGAGCGTCGACGCTATGTTAAGGACTGTGGGGTTAAACGCCTATTCTTTAATCTGAGAGCAGAGCAACAATATTTGCTTGAGAAGTATATGGGGCTCAATGAAACCCCCGAATTCTCCGAGCATCCCCTCAAGATAGGATTTATCGATATTGAGGTACATACATATATACACCCCAACGATAAAGTTGTAAAAGTCAGGAAAAACGAGACATAGAAGTATAAATACCATATATGAATTATATACATCTATATCAAAAAATTGTAGACAGAGGCAAAAGGAGATCCAAATCCGATCCTATATACCTAGAGAAGCATCATATCGTCCCCAAATGTTTAGGTGGGGCAAATTCAAAAGAAAATTTAACGTTATTGACAGGACGTGAACATTTTATAGTGCACTGGATGCTTTGCAAAATACACAAAAATGAACCTGACATAATACATAAATTAGCAGCGGCTTTTAACATGATGTGCAAAAAAAACCTTAAACTGGGGACGTCTAAACGGCGCATCACATCCCATCAATATCAGCAGGCTAGAAGATGTTTTGCAGAGTTTCACCCCATGAAAAGTGAAACTGTTCGAAACAAAGTAAGAGAAGCACACGCAAAACGGTCCGTTATTATACAGCAATTAAATGAAGAATGCCTGCCACTATGTGCCTGTGGTTGCGGCACCAAAGTCAAACACAAAAAATCCAAATATATACAATCCCATTTTTTGGCTAATATAGCTCCTAAAATGGCCCACACAGAACAAGCCGAACAAAAACGATCAAAATCAGCAAAACGATTCATAAATACACTATCAGTGGAAGACAGACAAAAAAGGCTTAAAAATTCTTTACATGGCACTGGCGTGGATCATGTAAAACGCGGACATAAAATATCATTATCAAAAAAAGGTGTCAAAACCAATCAACAGCACATCACAGGATCCAGATACGCTCTCATGTCAGATTTAGAATTTGGTGATTTTTTACTTACTATTTCACCTAAAGCAAAAAAGAGAGCTGTGAATTTAAGGAACAAATATGCAAGAAATTGAAATGACGTTAGGCGAACTCAGATCTCGTGGGGACATGAATGATTATGAGGTGTGGGATGAAAAGATGAATAAATGGGTATCTTACAAAAATTCTTGCTATAATGAACAGGAATTTCCAGAACCAGACAAAGCAAAGTTCCCCATCAATCTGATTACCATGTTCGATTCGATCACCAAAACATACCACACATTCGGCCTTAAACCATATACCCCAAAAGCAGACAATGTAGTATATCACCACTGCAAAACAGAATCGGTTTTGTTAAGAGAGTTTTTGGACTTGTGGTCACAAGATTATCCGGATATTGTGACGGGATGGAATTCCGATGGGTTTGATATTCCCTACATCATAAATCGAATTGTCAATGTACTGGGAGAAGATCAGGCAAAGAGAATATCTCCAGTCAATTCTATTTTTCTCAAGCCGGATGTAATTCAGAAGTTCGGGCGCTCTATGGACAGATGGGTTATTCACGGGCTTAATTGTGTGGACTATAAAGACATCTATGAAACCTTCACCAGAGATAAAAGAGAATCGTACAGCCTAGACTACATCAGCAAAGTGGAATTGAAAGAGGGTAAAACCGCAATCAATGCCACTAACTTAGCGGTGCTATCTGATAATCACTGGGACGAATATGTTGACTATAATATTCAAGACGTAAACCTCTTGATCAAATTGGAAGACAAACTAAGATACATTAAAACAATGCGTATCATTTCACACAAGGGATTCTGTAATGTAGAATCCACTATGGGCAAGGTAATCGTTGTAGCTGGTGCTATCGCGGCGCAAGCCCTAAAACGCAATCAAATTTTATGCACATTCGAACATGAGGATATGGGCAATTATGCAGGCGGGTATGTTAAAGAACCCGAAGTGGGATTACACGAAGGCATCATAACATTCGACGCGAACAGTCTATACCCGAATACCATCATCACCTTGAATTTGTCTCCAGAGACTAAAATAGGTAAAATAATCGGAATAGATAAAGAAAAGGACGAGGTTGAGATAAGATTGGTGAACGGCAAGACGCATATTCTCAGTTCCGAGATGTTTATGCAGTACATCAAAAAAGAGAACATTGCCGTATCGAAGGCCAAAACGCTATTTTCACAGAAGGTTAAGGGAATAGTCCCTGAATACGTTGACAGCTTGTATGCCGAGCGAGTATCCAGCCAAAAAGAGGTGGCTGTTGTTGAAAAGTCGTTAGCGCATTGCAAAAAAGGATCTGACAAGTACATTGAAAACAAAAGAAGAATGGAACAGTTGGATCTGCTGCAGTACACTTTGAAAATTTTGCTCAATTCTATCTATGGTGTATTCGCCAACAGACACGGACCTTTATACGATCTGGATTGTGCATCTTCCATTACGGTCACAGGACAGGCAGTAATTAAAGAAGCCAGTTCAATATTGGACGAATACGCCAAAACTAAATATGGCATACAAACTCCCATAACACAATACAACGACACAGACAGCACTCACGTTACCATTAAACCCATATTAGATGCGCTGAAGCAGCCTCTACTTGACGAAAATGATCAAATAGCACCTAACGTGTACCCTCTTGCAGAAGAGCTTAAAACGCATTTAAACGAGAAAATCAACGAATGGAGCTCCAATATACTCAATTCGTCAGATTCGAGATTCTTTTTCAAGAGAGAAGCGATTTGCTCAACAGTTCTTTACCAGGCAAAAAAGCGGTATATTCTCCACATTAAAGACAAGGGTGATGGGTCACCAAACCCCTGCGATAAAATCAAACCTGTTGGGGTAGAATTGGTAAAAACCACTATGTCCGATTCTATCAAGGCTATGATTAAGGATATCGTAATGACTTTGCTGAAATCCAAAAGTCGCGAGCAGACACTCGAGGTATACAGAAAAGCCTACGAAGACTTCAAAAAATTACCACCGGAAGAAATTGCATTCCGATCTGGTATTAATACATACGAAAAATATGCAGCGCAAGCTATTGGATTTTCAAAAGCAAAAAGAACCCCGGCCGCAGTATCGGCAGCCATCTACTATAACAACCTGTTAAAAGAATACAATTTGACGATGAAGTATGAAGAACTAAAGGCTGGTAATCGCATCAAGTGGATTTACTGTGTACCGGGAAACAGATTTAGCATTGAAAGTATTGCATTCCAGGATAAAATCCCACCAGAGTTTGTTGACATCCAGCCAGACTATGATAAAATGTTCAAGAGAATTTTAGAACCGGCCATCGAGCGGTTATTTGAAAGCGCCAAGTGGAAAATGGTAAATCTTCAGGCGGAGTATACTGTTGATTTACTTGACTTTTTTAAAGCTTAGCCTAAGTTATTGTAAGGAGAAAATAGTATGTCGGGTATTAAATTAGTATCGTTTCTAGACGCTGCACAGCGCACCATTATTGCAGAGGAGCTTGTCAATGACTCTGATAAGCTTGTTGTTAAAAACCCCGTTGTTGTGAACATCGTTCCACAATACGATGAGGCTACAGGACGGCCGACAGGACAAATAGCTTTACAGCTACTTCCTGTATATTTTCGTGAGTTTCAAGGGGAAAAGAAAGACCCAGCAGTATTCACATATCAGAAAGCACAAATCACCACGGTAGAATTTGATGGTGGTTTTGACTTCCGTTTGTATGGACAATACGAGCACATTTTCAATCCCCCTGTTGCCCAAGCGCAGGCTCCCTCACAAAAGACAGAGACCGCTCCTGTGATCAAATTATTTGACGAGTGATATGGCTAAGAAATCAAAAGAAGACAAAGAAGAAAGGGTAAAGATCAAATCCCCAATTGATGGGCTGGATGATCTCAATCCTCATGGGTCCTTATTATCTGATAGCGCGTTATCTATTGTAGATAGCTGGATTGATACAGGTTCGTATGCATTGAATGCTATTGTTTCTGGCTCTTGTTATAAGGGTATTCAAAAAGGGCGTGTTATCGGATTCTGTGGGCCATCAGGCTGTGGTAAAACATTGTTTACTACTAAGATTGTAGGAAACCACCTCAAGGCGGACCCTGATAATTTTGCTGTGGTATTCGATTCCGAAATTGCTGTCGACGCACAGACAGCTATTAACTTGGGTGCGGATCCTTCACGCATTCATCACTATCCCGTCAATTCGGTTAGTGACGCGCGTAATCAATGTCTCAAGTTAATGAACAATATTGAAGCACTGAAATTACATGGTAAGTGCTTGGTTGTTATTGATTCGTTGGGTGGGCTTGCTGGGTCTAAAGAACAGGCAGATGCTGAAAACGATAAAGATGCCGCGGATATGGGACTCCGCGCAAAAGAACTGCGAGGATTCCTTCGCATTATCACATGGCCCGCAGCAATATCAAAAACAACCGTTTTGTTCACCAATCATACATACAAAAATCCCGCGGCTATGTACCCTTCTGCTGTAGATAACCAGTCTGGTGGGGAGGGCCCCATTTACGCTGCTTCGCTCATAGTCCAACTCGGATATAAGCGTGAAAAGAATGAGAAGGATTTTGAAGAAGAGGAGATTATAGCAATTGCCAAGAATGTGGGTGGAATTACCATTCATGCGTTAACAACCAAAAATAGGTTTATCCCGCAAATGCTTACAACAGATTTGTATCTCAATTTCAAAACGGGATTGGACAGATATTCTGGTTTGTTTGATATGGCCAAAGCCCTTAATGTGGTCACAGGTTCAATGACATATGAGTGCAATGGACATAAGCTAGGATACCGTAAAGAGTTTGAGCGAGATGGGGAAGTGTGGGAAAAGATCATTCTTCCTGTTCTGGAGGAAGCTGTTAAGAAGCAGTTTGTATTCCATTCGGACGCAGACGAGTTGCAAAAAGAGGTTGATAAACTAGGCGAGGCCGTGTAGTATAAAAGAAAGGCAAATATGCTAGTATCTCATGAATCCCCATTAGCCCTGCTCGATAAATCTCGGGCATATAACGACTACGATTATTGCTTGGTTCACTTGTTAGACCAATATCCACAATACCACGATTTCTTTGTCAAGTCTAAACAGATGGGGCGAAGGGTATTGCTGGATAATAGCATGTTTGAATTGAGGGAAGCTTTTGAAGCTTCTAAGTTTGCCGAGTGGGTAAATAAATTGCAACCGGATGAATTCATAGTTCCTGATGTATTTAACGATTCGGTAAAAACCATGCAAAGTTTCGAACAATGGCTACACCGTTTTAGTGATATTCGAGGACGCAGGATCGGAGTTGTGCAGGGAACCACATATCAAGAAATGGTTGATTGTTATCTATTTATGGCGTCAAATGCAGACAAGATAGCGATTAGTTTCGAAAGTGCATACTTCCATTCTACTGGGTATAGTTTGGAGTCTACAGCTACTATATGGCATAGATTAATGAATGGACGCCAAGAATTCATTAAAGATCTCATCCGTGATGGTGTGTGGGCGTGGTCAAAACCACATCATCTGTTGGGCTGCACATTGCCACAAGAATTTAAAGCGTATGCTATGCCTAACCTGGAAAGCATTGATACATCAAATCCTGTAGTGGCGGGGATGCATAATGTGCGATACAATAACCACGGACTGGATGACAAAATTCCAGCCAAACTTGCAGATTTATTGGATCATCCGGTTACTGATGAGAACTGGGAAGTCATTTCGTATAATATAGCATCATTCAGAGAAATTAATCACATATAAGGAGCAATATGCCAAAAATAGCAATATCAGGTTCTCACAGCACGGGCAAAAGCACGGTAATGGATGCCTTAAAGCAAATTCCGGACATCGCCAATCGATTTACATTCAAGGGAGAAGTATTAAGAAGCCTCAAAAAACAGGGTATAAAAATTAATGAGTTGGGAACAGATGATACTCAGTTATTGGTTGTTTCTAAATTTCTCGAATATTACACTCTTCAAGATACTATCCTTGATCGGTGTGCTTTGGATGGGCTTGTATACACCGCATATTTGTATGAAAAGGGACAGGTAAAGAAAAGCACATTGAAAATTGCGGAGGCTGTGTTTGAAAACCTTAAGTATGACATTTATTTCTACATCGCCCCTGAATTTGACATTGTTCATGACGGCATCCGAAGTGATAACACAGAATTCAGAACTCGAATAGCCGAATTATTCGAGGAATACATGGAATCGTACAAAATTGTACCCGTTCGGCTCTCGGGAACCGTCGAAAATCGTGTTTCACAATTTATCGAGACCGTTGCTGCATATGATAAGTGGCAGAAAATGGAAACAAAGGAACGCAACGAGTATATCAAGAACTTGAGTATACCCAGTGAAATTTAATCATATACACACTATTACAGAGAATTCAGTGAATGCCCTCTCACACAACAAAAAAATTAGACTACGATTTGTTCGAGTATATAATTGCGTTTAATTGTACCATTAACGATTTATATATAGCAACCGTAATAGACTCTCTCAAGCTAGAATTTATTTCCAATGCCCATATCAGAGCATACCTGGGAATCATATTTGACTTTTACAGAGAACATCAAACCCAGCCAAACGCCACCGAAATCAAAACGTACCTCAGCAGTGATACACTCAAGGAATCGTACAAAGACGTAGTGCTCAAATTTAAAGCACTCGACTCAGAGTACAACTATGATGAATTACTTATTAACACAGAGCAATTCATTAAAGAAAAAGCTGTGTATGAAGCCGTCAAGACAACAGTCAACAAATTCACCGACGATACAGAATCAAAAAATACGGACGCCATTTTCCAACTGTTTAATGATGCGTGCAACATCAGTTTAATTGACAATATGGGATTCGATTACCTCAATAGGATAGATGATCATATAAAGGAATTGACAATCGTTGACCGATATATCCCAACAGGATATAGATGGCTTGATAGGATGTTAGGTGGTGGGTGGTTGGAAGGTGGACGCGCGTTGTATATGTTCATGGGAGCCACCAATGTGGGCAAATCTTTGGTTCTGGGAAATGCAGCAACCAAGGGAATAATGGGGGGTGCTACGGTAGTCGTGATCTCCCTGGAAATGGCAGAACCTGTATATTGTAAGCGTATCAGTTCACAGTTATCACGAATCCCCTTTGCCGCTCTGAAAACCGAATCAGAAAATCTAGGAAAATATCTACACGATTTCAAATCAAAAAATCCAACATCCAGGCTCATCCTAAAAGAATTTCCCCCTAGTAGCGTTTCCACTAATCACATTCGCGCGTATCTCAAAAAGTTGAACAGCAAACTAAAGATACGCCCCGATATAGTTATCATTGACTATTTGACTCTATTGGTGGCCACAAAACAATCCGATTCGATGTATAGTGACGGTAAAGACGTCGCAGAACAAGTAAGAGCCTTGTCATACCCCGAATTCTTCGGGTGTCCTTTCATTAGTGCAGGACAGTTAAACAGAGCGGGTTATGGAGAGGTAAGCCCTGATTTGGACAAAGCAGGGGAGAGTATAGCCATCCCCCAAACGGCCGACGCTGTATTTTCTTTATGGCAATCCGACGCTGAAAAAGAACTGGGCATTCTTAACATGGGAATCAAGAAAAGCCGATTTGGTGTTAACTTCGGCAAACAGGCATTTAAAATAGACTACGACACCCTAGCCATAGACGAAATGGAAGATGTATTTTCTACAACAGATTCGATACAAAAAACCGATGACATATTAACGAAACTGAGCAAAGCTGGCCGTTGATTTATAGCGAAAAGGGATAAATATTACATATGGCAAAACGCAAATCCATTTTTTGTTTCACGCACTTTGATTTAGACGGAGTTGTGACATATTTAGTCACTAAATGGGCGCATCCGGGATATGATATAGAGTGCAAGCCTTTATCCGGTATGGATATCCGCACGGAAATTACTCAATGGATGCTCACACACAATTTTGAGGATTATGAGAAAGTGTTCTTTTTGGACATGGATGTATCGGATCTTGCAGACCTTATAGATCATGAGAACGTCATCATTTTAGATCACCACAAATCTCATGTTGATAACATGAAGTATACACAGGCTGCCCCAATAGTCAAAGAATATTCGTCCGCGGCCCTGCTAGCATACAGAGTGTTCAAAAAACTATACAACACCCAATTTACAGACGCACAGAAAACTCTGATCATATATGCAAACGATTATGATTCGTATACATTAGAGCTCAAAGAATCGAAAATGCTTAATGTCATATTTTGGAACACACAAAAGTCTTTTGAGTCCTTTATCCAAACTTATGCGGACGGGTTTGTTCCTTTCAGTAATCAACAACTAGCTATATACAGAATTTATGAAAATGAATTGAATAAAACTATTTCAGGATTGCAAGTGTTTCAGGGAGTTCATGCAGACATCGATGGGGAATACCGAGTGGTAATTGCCACGTTTGCGGATAAACACATCAATGATATCTCTGATTATCTATTGACTAAATATTCTGCTGATGTAGTGATAATTACCAATTTGAAATCTAATCATGTGAGCTTTAGAAGACCCAAAGAAGGCACGATGAGATTGGAAGTTTTTGCGAAGGATATAGCTGATGGTGGTGGACACGAGTATTCCGCTGGAGGAGCTATTACACCAAATTTCCTTGAATTCACTAAAACACTTAAACCCGTATGACTATGATATATTCAGAAGACGCGGATGTAGTACAAGACCACGTCCACACCATTACCGATCGCGAATTGGATATGATTATTCTCAAGATGGGTTCGCTACTATCTATACTTCACAACAAGAAAACCAATCAAGCTAAACTGCTTATTACATTAGTACAAAATGAAGTCTTTCGGTCTTGTTTTATGGAAATCGCAGAAATTGATAACTTTCCATATCTTGTCCAATGCCTGATGGAAAAGTATCCCACTTTATGTAAATCAAAGGTTGTATCTGGAGCATTAAAACGTGGTAACAAACGCAGAAAAAAATCTATATAACACGTACCTGAGGATCTCAAGATCTTCACAGAACAAACCTTTCTCATATAGAAAGGATTTTACGGATCTAGAAGACTCTGCTGTGGTGCATCTCAAACGAATAAGTGCACTATTAAGTAAGTATCCGCATATTGATCCAGATGATTACTTTCTAGCACCATTCAAAGTGTATCCAAACGCAGAGTTCTTTCCTCTTGAGTATTTCGCGGGGATGGGTGGGGTCAATGCCTATACCATTTACATGAAGCAAATCCAAGAGATGCCTCCAGACAGTGAAGAGCAGATTGATTTTATAAGTAAGTCATTGAAGACAATCGGATCGTTTTGTATTAAACACAACATACCCGTTGAGAAATATTCCTCGTTTAAAACAGGGATAACATATGATTGGATGAAGCATGTTAAAAGGCATGAAGTATCTATATATGCTCTGATGGAATTTTCTGAGATTAGTGATATAATAAAAGGAGCCGCTGAAGATGAAAAAGAGTTATTCTTAGGTGATATTGGAACATATTTTTGGGGATACAAGACCAAATATATGCAGTCCAAAATTGCCAAGACGTTAGTACAAGAGGGATTAAAACGAATAAACAACATAGTAAAACAAAAGATAACCTAGTGAAAAAAATTAAACACAAGTTATATTATAGTAGTAAATAAAGGAGTAAATATGAGTGCAACAGATATTAAAAGCATGTTCGAGAGTATTAAAGAGTCATTGAGAGTAGAGAAAACAGCGAACAACAGTTCGTTTCGCAATTTTCTGAAGATGGAAGCAGGCAAAACCTACTTGGTTCGATTTATTCCCAATATTGGTGATCCTAAGTCGACGTTCTTCCATTACGCACACCACGGTTTCACCAGTCTGTCCACAGGACAGTATGTAGATGCGACGTGCCCACGTCCATTCGGCGAGCGATGCCCTATTTGTGAGGCCCGTTTCAAATTGTATAAGACCAAGAAAGAAGAAGACCGCAATTTGGCTTATATGATTCGCGCGCATGATAAACATTTAGCCAATGTATACGTGGTTAGCGACCCGACGACCCCGGAAAATGAAGGAACTGTGAAAATCCTTCGCTTTGGCAAGCGTATTTATGACAAAATCATAGACGCCACTGAAGGGGATGATGCTAGTGAATTTGGTGCCCGAGTTTACGACTTATCCGAAAATGGGTGCAATTTCAAAATTAAAGTTGAAACCGCCTCCGAAGGCAATCGCAAATTTACGAATTACAACAATTCCCGCTTTACCGCACCAAGCGCCATTCCTAATATGACGCCGGAAAAGATTCAGGAAATTCATGAAGGTATCTTCGATTTGACTAAGATATTGGAAATGAAGACAGAGGCTGAATTGAACGATATCCTTGCAACACATGTGTTTTGCCAGGACGCCAAGCAGCCCGAGCCCAGCCCTTACGCAGCGGATACTGTGAAAGATGCTGTGAAAGATGCTGTGAAAGATGCTGTGAAATCCGCGGCTAAAAAGCCGGAGGCAGATGACGACGATGACGAAGTTCCGTTCCACGATACCCCTAAAAAGGATACCCCTAAAAAAGATACGGCATCAACGAACGACAAGATCAAAAATCTTCTCAGTGGATTAGATAATCTCTAATTAACCAAGACCCCCACCTGGCCGTAATAGCCAGGTGGGGTATAATCATCATATGAGCAAAAAACTAAAAAACGCTAATGGCAATATTCCCCATTCGAAAGACGAAAGGGAAGAAATTATCAACAATGCAGCTAAAGCATATGAAGCATTCATGGATGCATTGAAGTTTGACTGGCGAACAGATCCGCACAGTCAAGACACTCCTCGTCGTGTAGCAAAATCATTTGTCAATGATATGTTCCGCGGGTGCTACGAAGAAAAGCCCAGAATGACTCATTTTGATAATCATGAAAAGTATGACGGAATGGTTTTCCAGGGCGGCATACCAGTTAAAAGCATGTGCTCACATCACCATCTTCCTTTTATAGGGAGGGCTCATGTAGCCTATATTCCTCACAAGGACGGTAAAGTGATTGGACTGAGTAAGCTGAACCGTATTGTTGAGTTTTACAGTCGACGCCCTCAGGTGCAGGAATCATTGACGATGCAAATTCATGATGCTATTAATGAGATCTGTGTCGGAAATTTGGGTGTGGCTGTGGTAGTAACCGCCACACATCAGTGCGCATGCCTTCGGGGCGTTAAGCATGATGGGTGCGAAATGAAAACCAGTAAATTGTCTGGTGTGTTTTTAGATAACGTGAATTTAAGTCGCCATGAGTTTTATCAGTTTATTGAGAGCATGGGGAAGTAAAATGGCAAAACAGATTCGCAGAGACGATTTAGAGGCTTTGGGTGAGATGGCAGGACTGGTTGGTACCTATATGACAGATTTTGCCCAAAAGTCGGACGCCGACGCTCGCAGTAAATTGTTTAAGCACCGTCTTGATCCTAGAGCAACCATGAAAAAAGCGCTGGAGGAGGATGAAAATGATCTCGCCCGGGCAATAATTCCGGATGGGTGTATTCCAGTAGACGCTCCACTTCAAACGCCACAGCCAGTTTTAGAAAACACACCGCGACCCGAAGGGCCTAATATAAACCAACATTCACCGGAGGTAATCCGTCCAAGGACTCCTCAGAGTAATCAACTGGAGTTTGAGTTCATCGAACAAAAGATTGAGGGATTTGGCACTGTTGGGGATGTAGTAAAACACTTCAATGACCGGCTTGATAAAATCGAGGAAACCTTTAAACTCATAAAGTCGTTTATGGTAGAAATTAGAAAATCATCGCTCCAACACGACACAGGACCTCGATGAAATTAAAACTGTTGCAAGAGATAGCTGCATGGGAGAGATTGTCGGATAAAGATTTTCGCCAAAAGGTAACCAATACGCTTTTAAAACAAGAAGAGAGTATTGATAAATTGTTTTCTCTCACCACCACATTATTAGAAGAAAATCATACCCTCAAACAGCGACTACAGATCATACACAACCAAAATATAGTCACCACACGCCGGAACAGAATAAACCAAAAGACAGACGATGACAACACTTCATATAAACAAAAAGCAAGTAGTAGATCAGTTTCTTAATCCTGTAAGCCGCATTTCGGAAGAGTGCAGCTTATCTGTAAGTTCGGATGACATTTCCACTTTAATCAACGACAGTACGGGAGCCATTATACTGTACAGCAAATTAAAAACTAAAACAGGTCTTGCTGCGAATGAATCCATTACACTAAATATCAAAGATTTACGCAAACTGATTAAAATTTTTGAGTGTATTCCTGATGATGAATTTGATCTCAAGATTGGTGATAACGCCAGTACTATCACACATAAATCACCAACACTGTCATTTAAATTGCATTTGGTGCTGGATAATGTAATCAAGAAATGCACAGTTAGTCTTGATAAAATTATTAAATTGAAGTTTGATAGTGATTTCGAATTGACGAGCGCTAAAATCGGCGAAGTGCTCAAGGGCAGCATCTTTACATCAAATGCGGATAAGGTCTACTTCTACACGAAGGACGGCGCGGTATACGCGGAGTTAACGGATAAAGCCAATCACGATATTGATAGCATCACATTTAATCTGGGCTCACAATATAATGGAGCTGATGTCAGTTCACCGCTTCCCTTCAATTTAGAAATTCTTCGGTTGATTAATTCCGTTAAATGTGACAAACTAACGGTAAAGATCAACAATACGTATAAAATACTTTTATTTGAAATTTGTACTCCAGACGTGATGTTTAAATATATCATACCTGGATATACAAAATAAACAAACAAACAAACAAACAAACAAACAAACAAACAAACAAACAAGAGGCAAAAAATGGCTAATAAATTAACAACGTTGGGTTACTTCAAGAAGCGTATGCGTGATTGCGGGTACATGGTTGACGACCTGTATCGTAATTACTCTCAAAATGATCCACGTTATTGGACGGTCGTTATCGATCCTGGTGTAGCCAGCATATTGTGCACATGCTATGTTAACGCAAATATCGACGATATAAGGCAATCTTCACAAGGGGACTTTTATTTCGAACTGTTCGACGGTGGGCAGTTTATACCTGGCAATATGCACATCAAGACGAGTTCAATTGAAGTACTCATTGAATACTTGGTCAAGTTTAATATAAATAACAAAGCTATCCAGTACGATTCAAAAACCCATATCTAAGTTGCGTGTTTTTTATTCACAGATCATAAGTATTTGTATGAATGACACCAACTCAGATATTCCCGGATCTCATTCGGGGAAGCCTAAGAAGAAGCGTAAAACGACTAGAGGCAAAGATTTACCTCTTCAAACAACCGAACTTGAAATGCCTATGAACGCGGATGAGCAAGCTATGGCGGAAGCTATTGCTAATATAATCCAAAATTCTGTCGACAAGTATTCGGAAATCGCCGATAATCAAATCCGCGATACAAGAACAGATTTCGACAATCTGCAACCTATTATCTCGGAATTTCTGGACGATTTTATTATCATTGGCCACACTTTGGATGGTCAACGAGTAGTAATGCGATATACGGCAACACCGGCGGATTTGGATAAACTGACCGAACTATGTAAGAAGGTATTAGTTCGAATGATGATCCAAGAGCAAAACGGCCAATAACTATGCGGGAACCCAAAAACCAGGACATTTCATATTTCCTGCCGGATTTGGTTGATTTAGCGCCTGTTGAGACTCCCTTACTTGGTCACACGTATCAAGTAACGTCCATGGTGGAGCTTTAAATCGGTGAGTGTGTGCGACAGGGCCATACCCAATTTCAGTCATATACCACTGGAATGGTGTGGTTGAATGGAGATAAGACAATTCGCCTTCAACGTGAGCCCCACCAACTACCTTAAGGTTGTTTCTGACGCCTAGCTGGCCATCCACTAACACCTCTTCCCTAACACCTTTACCCGGCTTGAGGTTGATGATATCCCCTCGTATTTCTACACGCCCCGGTGTTCCTTGATCACCACTACCTATCAATACTTCGTGTTTACCAACTAGATTCAAACTCTCGGATGAAATATTGAATATACTACCGTACATATCAAGAGGTCCTGTGGTCTTAATCCGAATGCCCTTACTACCCACGTTAAGAGAATATTTATTGCCTACAGTGACATCCCAATCGCCGCCGGGAACACTATCAACGTCAACATATTCAACTAATGGAGCTGGGGCCATAGAGACATAGGTACCCGTCTTTCCTAGCCATACGCCACTATCTCTAATTTTGCCAACAGGATCTACACGGAAAGATTCCATGTCATTAAACACAGTTCCTATAGTAGTCACTCTATTGCCTGTCAACAATTCAAGGTCATCTCCACCATTACCGTACTTAGCTTCTAATTGAAGATCTATGATCTTCTTTTGATTATCTCTAATTTTTTTGATAATGGTTGTTATGGGGCCCTCATCCCACAGAAAATGTGGATTTAGTGTTTTGGAGCAATCGAGATATCTCGGGCCTTTGGTAGGGTCCTTGACCCATTCCGGATTAACTCCTTGCCACACATTATAACACAAAACATCAGGAACCCATTTCGCGACCTCATCCAAAATATATTTACCATCTTGTGTGGATGGACTATCTCCACTACCACCACAAGTAATGCAAGGCAAATCAAATTTTATTCCACTACCACCACACACAGGGCATTTTTCAGGATCACCACTTTTCTTTTGAAGCGGGGAAGTATACGGTGCTTTTGCATCGGTTCTCATAGACTCAAAGAGTCTCTTGTACTGGTGGGTGTCTTTTAGGATATCCAATATTTGAACTGCAGACTGACGTTTTTTCTCAAAGTCGCCCAGCTTGGTGATACGGTCTCCGTCTATTATATTTTCTTGATAATTTGCAACATATAGAGATTGGTTTTTTCTAATCGTTGTAAATTGGTCACCAAGTACAAGTAACTGATCATTATGCGTGGCCAATCTAGATGTTGTATTATTATTAAACTCCAGGAATGACCCCGAGTAATGAGTCATCTTCAGCACCTCAGACAAATCTGTATCAATCATTTCAAATACGTGCTTATTTGAATTAATGACGTGCTTAGACCGAAATGTCTTCATATTATGGTCCATATCAGGCTTTTCTAATGCTGATAGATTTTCATATGAATCTGGATAATCCGCCGTCGTGGCATAGCTTCTATCGGGGGATTTATCTGTTGCCTTGGACAGTGTATAGATACGGGCCCAATCTTCTTGTCCTGCAGCGCTAGCAAACACTACAGGATAGTTTGAATCCCCTGCCGCAAAGAACACCCAGACATGAGCGCCCACATTAGGTATAGTAAAAGTGCCACGAGCCAAATTGGAATAATCGGATGGGGTATACTGATTGGCGTTAGGATTGACTAATCGATTATGTGTTGAGTTGGTCTCAGAAAACGCATCACATAATCGATTATCTCTAACATAATTTTGCGACGGCCTAAAGCCCTCCTTCATTACATCTCCATCCCAGTAATTGGAGTCCGACGTGGTTCCTTTGGCTTTATATGCGTTATACCTACCCGAAGATGCTCCGCCAAACGTAGGCAGAGCTATTTCAGCCCAAGGAAGGGTTTCTTTCAAATACGGGAGGACTTTATCCAAGTCCGGATTAGTTTGCTTGTCCAAAAAGTTGAAGTGTTTATCCAGCCCATCCTTGAATGTTTCATTCCAATCCTTATAGAGGGTAGCCGCTACGTGTGGAACAAACACTTTAACGCGGCCGCGACGCTCAGGATCATTGTTTTGAATAACTATCCCTATGTAGTTGCCTGTGTGTAATAATTCGTCCATTATTCTCCTTGTATAATTTCTGGTTTCAACACATCATTATTTACATCTGTAGGGGTGTCAAATACAATCTGGCCTGAAAAATCAACAGAGGGTTGTTTAGCCTTGCGCCGTGGGAAAGTATCCTCCACACCAAGCCCCGCTAAATCTGTGGTATGAGCTTGCGCCACACTAGCGTTTAGCAAAGGTGTGAGATGGTTAATCATAAGATGAACATAGTAACCGAAGCCTTTTTCTGTTAAATGGTATAATGCATCATGTTTCCCGAAATTTTTGTTCATATACGTACCATCCATGATGCGGTATTTTTGATGATACCAGTCATTGTTCAAACTTACACCGTGATTAATATCAGGCACAATGGGTTCAATAGGGCGCTTTTGTCTTTTTTCCGCCCCTGTGAGTTTTTCGGTAGTCTGCAAAGCCTCAAATATTAGATTACGTCTCATATACTGAGTCGTTGTGTGGTGTGCATTTTGAATCATCTCGACAATAGCAGAGTCTAGCTTATGGCGTGTAGATTCTCTTATATACTGAGGCGACGACCATGGAGTCAAAAACCATTTGACCTCATTAGTGGTAAACATTGGAGCCTTTGCCCAGAACGTAATATCAATGGAGTCTGGGCCCGCATAATATAGAATCGTATTAGTACCTATCATTTCCGAAAAAGGCATTTTCCAGTAACCATATTCTTTGATCTGGTTGTCTATTTCCGGATGCAGGCTTGTTGTCAATCGAACCCAATCTTTTACTTCGGGGGCATCTTTTTGATTGAGAGTATCGTGTATCTCTTTGATAACCTTTGCAATTTCTTGAATTGAATTGATCTGACAATATGAGCCGAGCAGTTTAACCATTTGCTGGATATCTGTTTTATATACCGACTCCGTTTTATCTCCAATCTCATTAGGCTTTGGCTGATTGCGGATTTGATCAATAATCCTGGCGTCTTGTGATTTATTTTCAACCTCGACAGGGATATCTAAAACATTCAAAGACTCGCGGGATGTCATCTCAGATGATCTCTGTTGATATATTATGACATTAGGGTCTATCATACGAAAGCCATCCCTTGCCCGCTAAAGCCATCGAGCCCAATCTTTATATCCGTTTTGGATGATATAATATCAGATGAAGGAAGCTCTTTGCTATAAACAGCATCTTGGATCTCCGCATTAAATTGTTCTGCCCCGGTTTTCTCTGCAACTGCTTGCGCCAATTGTTCTGCGTACTTGGCTTCAACATCAGCAATACTTTTTTCGGCCGCCGCGACGGTTTCATCTATACGACCGAATGTATGATCAATCAAAGACGCAAATTCACCCAACATAGCGCCTAAAGAGGCAGCAGCGAATCCGATTTCTTTAGTGTCCCACAATTGGTCTGACGCATCGTTTAAAAATTCACCACCCTGTTCTATATACTTTCCTATATCATCAGTCATATCAGTGAAAAACCCCTTGACTTTAGTGAGGGCCCCGTGGGTGTTTTTAGCGAGATGGGGTGTTGTACCATCCATTGTATCATCTTGAAATGTAGGGGCGGATAAACCGACGTCAATCCAACCCATAGGCAGATCCTGTGATGCTTTAAATACCTTTGCAACGGCCTTAATCCCCTCACCAACCTTTTTAACCGCATCGGCAAAAGTAATTTCTAAAAGATGTTCAGTTAACATTAGAATCCACACAGCAAACGAAGCAATAGTCAATGCCATATTATTGAAGGCCCTGTCTAAAATATCCAATAGCCAATCTATAGCGGTTTTCATCATAGATAAAATATTGTCCGTTTGTTCGGCTTTCCATTCATTTAAATTGTTTATAGGAACGGACCCGACGGGCGAGCCACCCCCTCCCCCACCACTTTGTGAGGCGCTGGCTACTGCATATACAGGAAAGCAACTGGTCATACACATATATGTCGTGGGCTTGTCTATATATCGATAGGTGGTGGGGGGTGTAAATACAGCCCTATTGAAGGCGCATGAAGAAACGCAAGTCACTAAACACCAGTTCGTTGCGCTTATTGTAGGAAAGCCCACCTCGGTACACACAAAATTTACTATAGTGTGAGGAGGGGCATTATTATATACCATAGCACTCAATGCATATAGAATAGATGATATCTTATCCTGTGAAATTGTTATATTTGTGCAAGTCATTATTCAATCCCCTCGTTCACTGGTAGCGGCTTATATGCGTGTACTTTAACCATGGTTATATCGTTGACAAATTTTTGTTGCTGGAAAATATGTTTAACATTAGATACTAAATACTGGCCACACAACTGATAATCATATATGGTATCGCTAGATGTATTGATTCTATCTACACCTATAAACGTTCCCGCTATTCTGTGTGTGGAACCTGTCATGCGAATGGTCAAGTTTTGGTTTAAAAACAAACCGGCATACAGTATTTTACCTCTCCCGTCTAAACTGCGCACAAATCGATCATTCCTACCATCCAATGTCGAAACAGGTGAAAATTGAGGCTCAATGCTCTTTTGTTTTATTTTAGTTTGGTTCATGGTCATCACAGGATACTTACCAGGGGATAAAAGATATTCAACATAATTTGCTTTGAAGTACTTGTCTTTGACAAAGGATATTTCATTTTCTTTTGCATCGAGATCAAACTGTTTTTTCCTGTGCCAATGTGAATATACAGGACGTGTAGTAAATGCCATGGCGTTGTCTAGTCCAGACGTTTGCGAAAATTGATAATTACGTATCTTGTTGAATTCATCCGCTTTGATATCCTTCTCGAACGATACATTAAGATCCAAAGGAGCTTTTTCGGGGGACATTGAAACCGTTTGTTCGGTCACAGTCTCTTCAAAAAACATATGTTCTATTTGAAGATCTCCTGGTGTGGACGCACCGGCACTTTCAAACAACTTCCACATAGGCAATAGCGTCCACAACTTGGTGCCGCGATCCCACTGAAGCAAACAAATATCATTTTTAGAGTCGTCGCTGATCTGCTGAGTTAATATATATTGAATGCATTCCCATATAGACCATGTGGCTTTGGCAGTAAATAGAATTTTGCTCTTGCCCCAATTCCATTTACTCTGATCTATATATTTCTCGTAACCCGCCTCATATAGTAAAGAGGCGATAGCTTCACCTGTATACATAGCCCTTTCCATGTCGGTTGCATGAGCTACTGGTGCCGGGCAGGGGGAAGATATATATCTTTTGCCTGTGGCTGTACTCCACTGAATGTTCTTCTCCAACAAATTTTGAAATTTCTTGTCCCAAAAATACAACTTTTTGGCTTTCAATGTCATATCACCATGTGGCACATCTTGCACATCATAGATAACCGCTTCCATATCGATTTTCCATATACGGTCAGGCAGGGTGCCTTGTTCTATTTCAGGCCATATATCTATTTTAATCTCATCGCGGCCATCAGAGCGCAAAAAATAAACGGATCCTGTATTTTCAGACCTTTCAAATACTTCTAATCTGCTGTCAACTAAAATATACCCTCGAAGTGGCCAAGTTAATAGATCATCTTCGACACATAATACTTTGATCATGTTAGTGGGAATATCGTAGTCTTGTGAATGATTAAATAATTTGACCTTATACTTCCATAACTGTTGGCCTATCAGCTTGCTATCTGCTGTAAATGACCCCGGCACAGACCCCGTAGCGCTACCAACAACACCAGATGACGGATTAATCGTTTTAGGGCCTACACCTAGATCCGGCTCTTTATTTAGTACCGCATCAAGCCCCCGCTTTAATACGTCCGATGTATCCGTGCCGTTCTTTGTTGCTGCGTTAATTTGGTCTGATGTATATGGCAGTTTTTCCGACGGCGGCACCCAAGCGTTACCTTGTGGAATATAAGTTTTTCCATCAGGACCTTTTGGTGGTGTTAAAATACTTGCTGTGTTTTCTATCGGTGTAGATGGTGGGGACAAAGGAGTAGCATTGACAGCATTTATTTGTGTTTGTACGGTTATGCCTGTCTTATTTGTAGACGATGGCGATGTAATTTTGGATGCCATTTTACTCGTTTATTATGCTATTCAGAATGTTACGAAGCCAAAGTGGTTTGAGAACCTTTATCTGTGTCCCCGCTTCGGGCATTTTTAGGGGATTTTGAATATTATTCAATGCGCAAATAGACCACCACAGAAAAATGGTATTGTATGTCCTCCATGAGATCATAGGCCATGAATCCTGAGGTTGGACTATATAAAAGTCATACGCATCTGGATTCATGTCTGCAGGAAAATTAACTGTCCTTAGTATATTATAGAAATATCCCAGATCAGCATCCTCATAAACGTTGAAAATATTTTCATATTGCTGGGGCGAGAGTGTATAAGATACATCTGATATTTTGTTTTGTTTCATTATGGAAGAATCCTCGTTGTAAACCCCGCTCCTATGTGGGGCGTGTTTCTGGTAGCATCCGCCCAGATTTTTTTGCTCTCGTTTATCAATTCCGTGATTGTAATTTGAACATCCCACGCATCCGGATATATGTATCCCTTCTCAAATCCGAACACGCTTCCGTCATTCATGCTACCCTTGTTGGTAATAGTAACATTGGAAACCACCGCAGCAGGGGCCCATCGCACGCCAGGAATATACACCTCATAAATTAGTGGAGGCAAAACAGAAAGCGCACCATTTTGATCATGCAAATTGTCTGCCATAAAATCCTCTACAAAACTAGCATTCATCAGTATATTATTTTGTATATCATCAGAGGGGCTTGTGCCAGCATTAGTATTTAATAACGTAAATCCGAATGTATATGTAGCGGGTTGTGATCCCGCATACGATTTGGGGTATAAAATGCCAGCCGCAGGATATACTACCTTTCCAACAGTTTCTAATGCATCCGTGGCCTTTTTAACCAATTCTCCCAAAGGCCCTTGGTTTTCCTGCCAGTTTTGAGTGACACCGTGATGATAATCACTAAAGAAAGGCAGGATATACGTGCTGCGTGGTTCTCCCATATATAACCCTTTATATGGATTAGCGTCTCCCGTAACCCGCTCCTTCCAAAAATTTAGCGAAACGATAGCATCACTATAAGTCTGTTGATACCCCACCATCTCAATATAAGGCAATTCAGCCAACTTAGCCTTGTCATAAGGTGTAGTAGTCCAGCATATTTGTTTTTCCATGAAATTGTAATTAGCCATTACAGCACCACATATCCTTTTCTAATTCTGTCCCACGCACGCGTTCTCAGCGTATACGCAGGATCTCTTACATCACCAGCATCTAATGGAATACCCGGTAAATCCGCAGAAACTGATGTAGGATGATTCGACGGTTTCGACATATTTGATGCTGCTTCATTTAAAGCTACAATGGTTCTATTCAACGCCATAATCAATTTGGTGATATCATTTTGCAACTGATTGTTGTTTGCGTCAACAGGCTTCTTTGCATCCTTCAATAACTTCACCAGCTCGCCAAACTGCTTGTCGTTTTTGACGCCTATGATGTTATCAGTAGGAGCAAATTTTTGAATCTTCTGATCTTTACGCCAGATGAAATCATTAGTCGGTATAGGATCTACTTCAACCGTGGTCTTTGGCTTTCCTCCCCTTCTGCCTCTAGCACCAGTGCTCGACTTCCCCGTTGATTGGTGTTGTTCCGCATATTTGATCTCTTCATCACTAGGCCCCTGAGGAATTGGCGTATCAGGAATCACCCCAATGTCACCCACTAATGCCTTGGCACCAGGAATATATGATATGACCGTCTTTAGCCAATCGGGAAGCAATTTAATACCGCTTCTGATCTTATCATACAAGTGTTTTTTGAATGCATCAAAAATGGACATCTTTTGTCCTGTTTCAGGATTAGTCTCTGATGAAGGCGTTTCATTTAAGTAATTCAGCATCATGGCCATAGGAGCAAGCAACGGATTAGACATTACCAATCCGGTTCCAAACTCTTTAAAGCCTTTCTTGAAATCACCAGCAAATATCTTCTGGATACCTGTTCCAATCATATAGAACGGAGTCTTCTGGAAGAAATTAAACATCTTATCCTTAATGCGACCCATGAGATCTTTGAAACTGAATGCCTTGGTCTCTATTGTTTCTTTTTCTTTGCCACCGCTTACATAGTCGGTGATAGCATTGAATACACCAATACCAAGACCGATGCCGATCTTTAAAGCCGTTCCGGCACCGGGAATTAATCCTATGACACCGGAAGCTAGACTCGAAAGTCCCGTACCCCACTTACCTTGTTGAAATCTGGTGTATGCGTCATAAAAATCAATAGCACTGCCAATAAACGGAATGAATTTGATACCCTTTGCCAACTTGCTGCCGATGCTTTTGATGAATGGGGCAAAGCTGATCTTTCCTAGCGATCCTGTCAATTTGCCGATCACGCCACTACCGACTTTTATAGCCCCCTCTACAAATTCCTCAAAAGGCTTGGCCAAGAATTTAGGCAGAGTCTTGAAAAAAGACGTAAACTTGGTGGCTATATCAAGCAGACCGCTCTTGAGCCATTTTAGTGCACCCATAATACCTATCTTGCCGATTAAAACCTTGGCGCCTTTAAAGGGACCTTCATCTTCAAATCCTTTAAACAAAGCAATTCCAGCAGCAACCGCTAATAAAACAGGGAGCAATACTTTGCCCAATAATCCCCATGAACTCTTCTCGTCCTTATCAGCAACCTTGGCTACTTTACTAGCACCGGTTATACCAGACAAGTCTTTGAGCGCCTGCTTAGTAAACCCACTCACCTTAACAGTAGGTTCTTTTTCTTCCAGAGATTCAAATTTCTTTTTGGATACTATAGACTCAACTGCCTTCAAAATAGGAACTGTCTTGGGGACAGGGTCCTGTTTTTTATCTTCTGCTTTTAACGTGTTGCTATCTGCATCTTTTTGTACTTTGGTTTGCTTGATCTTTTTAGGTGTTTTCTCTCTCTCGGATGCTTTGTCTGCGTCACCTTTGGCTTTGCCGAGCATATAATTTTGCAACTTATGCCATTTCATCTTGGTTATCAACGAAAAGCCTTTATCAGAGCCAAATAGATCATCTAAGGTCAGCTCACCATCAAATGCAAACGATGCGCCGTTTATTGCACTCGTCAAGTTCTGTAACAATTCATTCTGAACACCATGCCACTTAAAGGCCGTTCGTATCCCCAACAGATTGAGAGTGGTGCCTGCAGGGCCTCCGGCAGGAGGCATAAGAAGAGAAGATATATTAAGCTTATCTAATTGGATGGCTCCTGGTAACGGAAGAGCCTCTTCTATTTTGCCTAATAAGTTTTTCTGTATTCGCCCCCAGCGGATCGCGTGTCTGATGTTGACATCATTCCACATTCTACCTGCGGCTCCAACAGGCTGAAATAAACTGCCTATACTAACACCCGTCGAGAAGTCTATCTTATCCGGCATGCCACGGCTGAGCCTATCCAACAATTCACTAGTAATCTTGTTAAACTTAACACTAGCTACTTTGGACATCTTTGGAGTCTGGCCCAACAAAGAGGCTATATTAACCGGCTCACTTGAAACCTTGTCAGAGGACTCGGACGCTTTTTTGAGCTTGTCCCCCACCGCTTTGGAAGCAGCAGCAACATCCTTTTCTAGATCTGTTTTAATCTGTTTGCTAATATCTTCGCCTATAGATTTGCCATCTATTTCAATGGCAGACGACTGTATCTGTAGACCCTTTAATTTTCGCTGTAATTCGCGCAATATCGTATCTGCAAAATGCTTTGCGAATGGTTGGTTCTCTTTGAGACCGATCTCCAATAAGCGCAGTATATCGCTTTTATTAATGTCTTGAGAACCATCCACAACACCAAATTGTGTAAAAAAGTCGTCCATAATTGTAAATATTTATGAACTACATCAGTCCTTGCATATTGATTCCTCGGGGAATATTCTCATCTAGAGCGGTGTATTGCCCATCTTGCTTAGACGCCTCCTGCATCTCTTGCAAATAATATGCCCAATACAGATTGCGCTCCATGGGATTTAACTGTTCCACATAATCGGGGGCAAATCCTGCATGCTTTACTAACCTGTATATTTCCTGAAGAATGTTGTGAAGGTTATCTGTAAACAATAACTTCAGGAAATCGTAAAAAAATTGCCGTCGATCGACAACCTCCGTTCGTACGTCTCTCCTCCAAATTCAAATTTCACCAATTCGATTTTGTCGACCTCTTCACGAACGCTGTTAATGTAATTTAAAACATTCTTTAGTAATCCTGTCTTAAATGTTTCTATAACGCGAATGCGATTTGCGAATGTAAACTGTTGCCACTGAACAGGAACCAATGTATCATCTTTATCTTTGACGCTAACAGAACTGACATATTTTACAATCTCCCCCACAAAAGCGTCACCCACAGTTTGACGCAACTCTTGGATATTGTCTATTTCTATATCGGTTACCTTATTACGTAGTTCCTTTTCGATGCTAAATTCGGTTCCAATAGTCGGAACAGAGCATTCAATTTTGTAATATGCATCTTCAAATACAACAGGGTCTATATTCTGTATGGAAGATAAAGCCAATTCGAGGATTTTGGACAAATCCAGGCTTACACTAACTTTCTGGCCTTGTTTGGTTTCTATCTCCACATCAACATTATTACCGATGCTTTTAATGCGTAAGTTCAAGGCAAGAAACAATTTGTCAATAATTGTCAGATTATCAATATTTATTGAAGGATCCTGGCAATTCTCGCGAAGTATTTCTCGAAGAGTATAGATAAATTCAGTGTTATAAACAGGAGAGTCGATGACAGATTTAACCAAACGTTTTTGTTGTGATGTGTTTATTTCATTGAAAGGCACGTCGCGCTTTAGTGATGGAATTGTGTAATGTGATGCATATGTTATATCTTTGCGCTTAATAATACTGTTAATTTGATCTATAGATGTGATGGGTTTAACGGCGACCTTTTCTACTATTGTGTCATTTGCGTTTTGTATGGTATCTGTCATCGGGATTCTCCTGTTGATTGTATAAATATTTACACATCTAATAGAGTTTTCAACTATGCCCACATATATCAATAGTAAAAGAGTATCTGTCCATTCTGAATTTTGGGCGGCACTCACAAAAGATTCCAATTCATTAGCCCTATCCCAATTGTGGGTTTGTGCTATCAATAATACAACACTGCGCAATATTGCATTAAAGATTGAAAACGAGTTGCCCTTATACGAAGCAGGCACCTGGAGAACATTCGGGGTGTTGGATACTGTGTTGCATAACAGTAACTTTACTCAAGCCCCGCAACCCGGTGGTGTGGCCAATGATGTTTATCTGTGGACACAAGGAGCCTCTTTTATAGCAGACGGCATTAATACTTCGCGTGCCGGGTCAGAACACGTAGGGGCTATTAAAGGTTTAATTACAGATAGCCGATTAGATCTAAATGCCACCAATATAACCTTTTTGGAGAGTAACGTCTCATTTGTAGATGGAATTTTAAGGCCCTGGTCCGTATTAGTTGGACACCGAAGTTTAAAAGACCCAGATTTAAGGTGCGATATAGAACTGTACTGCCTGCAAAAGTGGACTCTGAATGAGCCATTGAGAGCCAGAAAATCTATGGTGTTGCGTAATGCTGTGCCTATTAACATAGATGCAGAAGAATATAACTATTCTGGAGATAAGCTCATTCAAAGACAAGTACAATTTGCTTTTGATCGATATGAAATGAGCATATATCCAGACACCACTATTGAAGTCATTGATGCCAAGAAAATGGATGAATTTGTTAAGCCCACCCTCGGCACCAAAGTGTATTATACTCCACCAGGAACACAGACTGATAACGACAGATCTTTACTAGAAGTAATAGAGGATGCTTTGGGTGCCGCCGCGAATGCTGTGGGCGCCGTTCAAGGTGTGGTTGCTGATGTAACAAGTTCTGTCGCACAAGGTTTAAATGCGTTTGGCCTTAGCGAGCAAGCAGATAACGTTAATGATTTTAATCGCAGATTTCAGAGAGATATCACAGCACCCGTAGCTAATGTGATTAGCACAGGCCAGGGAGCGATTAATGCTACACAAAATGTGGGGGCATCTCTAGGCAAGGCATCAGGGATATCTAAACCTGTAAATGCAGATAATATTGTCTCTGAAATTAATGCAGGAACCCCACGAGCACCAATTACGGCTACAGGACAATCCACCACACAAAGAGCGGATGTAGTGGCCGCCCAAATTGTTTCAGATACCAAAGCAACGGTAGCACAGCGTGCCACAATGGCAGATCAGGGTCAAGATATTACCTTGATGGAAGACGCCGATTTTGTATAACAAAAAACCCTGATTTTCATCAGGGTTTTCTAATTCGTTTAATCTTGTTTGATTAAGGAACAACTGAGCCGGAAAAGGCACCCTGGCTAGTCCACCATTGATATGCTAGTGTAACAGGCATAGTCACCACATTGCCGTTTGCTGTGGCATCATATGCAATTTCACCCAATGATGTCGGATAACAACCGATAAGCTTCAAGGATCTAACGGATTTGCCATCACGGTCAAACACAGCTAAATCCGCATAAGTGTCAATACCTTTGGGGCCATAGGCACCTACGCTATTCAAAGCGTCATCAGGGAATGCGTTGAATACCGACTTTTGCCACCCAAGAATTTTCTCGCGAAGGTTCAGCTGTGCGTCACATCGAAATGTAACAACCCAAGCATCGCTGCCGGGAAAGTTGCCAGATCCTGGAACGTTAAACTGCAAGCCCATATAAGGAACTGCTTGGTTCGCAATGTTGTACCCAGGTAAAACCGCTGTGGTAATATAAACATTGTCTTCCTGTTTAATAAAACCACCAGGGCCTATACTGATTACACGCATCTGATGATCACGTGAAAAATCTTTTTGGAGCGCCTGATTATAAAACGCTCCGATTCCCATACCATTTCCTACTGGACCTGCCATAATTTAATTCTCCTTGTAATTACTTATCAATTTCTTTTAGATCAACTCATCGAATCTCTGACTTGTGCGGGTTGCGATAAAGTTAATGAGGATGAACTCAGCCACACGAACAGGCTTGATGTATATGTCAACCACCATCTCATTGCGATCTCTGACCTCTGGTGGATTGTTGCGATCGTCGCAAACAATCAAGTAATCGTAAATGCCTTCGTTGCTTCTAGCAAACGCCAACACAGGATCAATAGCAGCCTTCAAGCGATTGCGAGTGAACGGAGTGTTCTGTTCAAACACAAAGTATCTTGCGATCTGCAATACTGCCTTTTCTGCCCACAAGAACAAGCGACGCACATTGATACGATCGAATGCCGAAGGCTTCTTCTGCAGGGTCTTTTGACCCCAAACAACATATCCATCACCAGGCCAGTACACCGTTGGGTTGATACCATTCTTGTAGAGAAGGTCACGTTGTTTTTGTGTTGGGTTGATCGCGATATCAACCAAACCAGATAGAATACCACGAGTCAAACCTGCAGGAGCATACCAAGGGAAGAAGTTTGTATCAGTCTTAATCATTAAGTTTGCCATGTAACCTGAAGCAGGCGCCCACACAAAACGATCACTGATGGTATCATTAACCTTAAACCAGTTAGCATAGGTACATGCATAGCTGGTGTTTAATCCACCAAACAGATTCTTTAGAGGCCAGAATATGTGTTGTGAGAAATTCAATTTCTTGTTATCCATGACCTTAACCTCACCACTACCCTGCACAAAAATGTGACGAAGGGGATCTGCTATCTGCAAGCAATCTTTGCGAGTGAATTGGCAGAACTGATTAAAGATCGTCGCAATAGACTCATACAAATCAGAAGCTTCAGATGAGGATCCATTGACCTGACTCAATAAACCGTCACTATCCGCATCAAATGTATGTGGGGTCAAAATACCATCAATATAAACGGTATCATCATAGATCTCTTTGACTCGGGTGAAATTTGTTCGGTTTGTTGCGTTCGCAGGCCAGTTATTCATATCAAGATTCATACCCGTCCAGATAGTTCCAAGACCTGCTTCAGGAACCAAATCCAATCGAAGCAGTTCATAGTTTTCGGCTAAACGCAAAGCCTTTTCAAGCTTACGAGGCAAGTTACCGATTGACTTCTGAAGCTGGGCTTCGCAAGGAACGGCCTCACCGATACCATACAAGTTATCTGCAAGAGTACAATAATCGTTTTTCTCTGCATTAATAGCGTCGAAAATCACTTTAGCTGTGCTGTGTGGTTGCGCAGGGGAAACATCAATAATTTCCTCTGTACTTGAACCCAAAACACTGCGCTCTCCACAAACAACACGAACAAATTTAGTTGGCTCTTGTGTCTGTGTATCATACCATGAACCGCTGAAGCGGGAGATATAAGGGTTAATGAAAACCTTCATTGTATTGGAACTCTTATTAACTGCGTCTTCTAAGAAGAAGTTAACTGGAGCGCCGCCAGCCTGGTTTTGTAGTTGACGAGTTGAGTCAAACGAGCCCAAATGCGCCTCATATAAAACCTTATCCAATACACGTTCATCCTGATTATAAATCGAAGGACGAACTTTGAACATTGCCAATACGATACTATCCCCAAAACCACCCGGTCCTGTGTTGCTAAAATCAAAATCAGCTGTACTTTCAACAATTTCTGATACGCTACCGGCATGTTCGAAATATGATCCAGTCATAGAAAACGCCAACGATTGCGGATTCAATTCAACCCATTCATTCTCCTCAGAATACTGGTTAAATGATTTGATTCTTGAAATGGAATCAAAATTGGAACCTTTGTCCATTTTACTATTATCAGCAATAGCGATATAATAACCGGCAAACTTATCATCAATGGTGGTTTTGGCCTCATTTACAACAACCATAGCACCATAACCGACATTCGCCAAAATTGTATTGATATCTGTGGTATCGGTTAATCCGGACACATCTTTGGTGACCGTGGATTTCCAATTAATACCCCCCTGCAACCAGTTGAAATAAGTATCTTCATCAATCGCGATGTGAATAGGCTCACCCAAGAAGTAATGGGATGCATCACTTGCGGAAAATCCAGCATTACCAGATATACCATCCTGGTATGTAATATTGGCGTTAATAACACCAGAAGTGAACGCATACGCCGAACTATTAGCGCTAATTAACGCAGTGTAAACCGATTCAGGTGACGTTTCACCAACATACACGTCTGCAGAAGTGTATGAAGATGATGTCCATGCACCATAGAACTTAGCGGCGCTTAAACTAGAGACACCGGACAATGTAGGGATCGTGGACGCATTTACCACAGATCCGCTTGTATCAAAGGTGAGTGTTGCATTAACCGAAGACCCACCAACCGTAAAAGTCGCGTCAAAATCGAATTGCGTGGTCAATGAATCAGATACATAAATGGAAGACGATGCGACGACCAATGAGAATTTATCTGTAGTAACATTATAACCAGAAGATGACAATGTATATACATCAAAATCAGCGGCTTGGCTGGCTTCCAACTGCAATGCGTATGTATCACCAGGGCATGTCACATCTATAGGCAAATACGGATAAACCAAAGCACTGTAACGTGAAGTGTACCCTTCCCCGTCACCAGATCCATAAGGAAGACGTGTAATCAACATATTACCATTCGCATTCAAAATTTGACGGGCGGTCTGATACATATAACGTTCAGCCGCATTCTCCGGTAAACCGTAAACCTGTTCAAGCTCTTCAGCGCTGGTAATATTGAGCAATTCGTCCGTAGGACCCTGTTTTGCATATCCAACCACTAGTGAAGTGGTACCATATGGCAACTCTGTGTTGAAGCTCAAATCAATTTCTTTTATTTCTACACCCGGGCTTTCAATTGTTCGCATAATTCTCTCCTTAAATCGGTAATTTTCTTAACACCTATAATTATTTATGTTTGGCGAGTGCAATTTTTATCAAACCAATTGCACATCTAATTGGTTAAACACAAATTCAAACGAGCACTCTATTTCTTCTGGATCCCTATAATTGTACGAGTATTCCCCCAAACGCGTCACAAACGCATTTTTAAAGTCGAACTGTGCTTTGTGGTTATTATATTCGTCCATGGCTATGACATTTATGGTTGTCGTGTAGTCATATAATGACTTTGGTTCCAATACCGGATATTTGCCTGTAGCCTTAAAAATGCCCGGTCTGCCATATGTGCTGTTCGTCGGATCATTCAACAACTGCAACCATTTCCAAATGACCCAATAATTCTTAAATTCGTTATCTACGGTGAAGTTAACAGTGACGGGCGGGTATTCGGGGCGATCAAACGACGTAACGTTATAATTTTGGCCCGAATAGTGCAAAGGAATGGCTGGCACCTGAGAAGAGGGAATGTTTATACCATAAACAGAAAACTGGAGACTTTCTAGGTTAAGATATTCATTTTCTCTGGGTGTTTTGGCATTTATACCTTTCAAAATGTTAGGTATAGAAAGGATAAGTTGAAACTTGTCCTTCCGCGCTTTGTTTAGAGGCGCTTGCGTTATAGGAAGTTCCTCTGCCATATTGTTAGTGGTTAATTGTCAGTGATGTGAACGGAATCCATATCTTCAAGATAAGATTCCAAAACGCCATACAATTCTAGGTTCTGGGTATGCAGATTATCTAATAGTTCAGATACCGTCATATTTAAAATGTTATCGGATAAAACACCATCGTGATGCTCGACCACCACAGATTCATCCATTTTCTTGCCTTTGCCCTTGAGCCATGGTGGGAGTTTTTTAGCCTTCTTGGGGTCCTTTTTACCTTTGAAATCCTTGTCATCTGAATCTTTATCTGATTTCTTTGCCTTCCCCTTTCCAAGAAAATTTTCCTGTGCTGCCGATAGCTTTTTCTTTTCGACTAGCAACGAATCCATATACGCACCAAATATTTTGTCTTCATCAATTCTCATGTTTGTTCTCCTAAAAAAGTATGCCTTCTAAAATATTTATAATAAACGTGCCATTTTTTGTGATATGCTAGATTATATGTATATGCGTGATAAAGGCTTGAAATATATATATATATACATAGAAGATAGGTTCGGTGAAGTTGTAGGATATATAGATGATTTCCCGTCTCAGCAAGAAGACCTTGTGCAAATCACAATTATAGCAACATCAAATACAAGCGGATGGGTTGCAGGACAGAGAGGAGATAGTCTGATGATAGATCTCCGTGAATGTATAAAATGGAAGATGTATGACGACCATGAAAAATTTTGTGAAGAGTTTTTTGACGCGATTCTGTAAGAAACTTCAATATCGTGGAATGTATGCGGTCCATTACGGGGACAAGGCAGGATCATTCTTTGTATACATCAAAGAATGCAATAAAGGCAACGCATTAGCTGTTCTGATGATGCCAAGCCCCATGGAAGCCATATACGTATCCAGTACAGAAATTCAGTTTGACATTAAAAACAATAACATTAGATTTGTTACAGTTTTGCATAAAGATGTATATGAAGTCTGCCGTGCCAATTTTGAATATTACACAAAAAAAGGAGAAACCAATGCACGTTGACAATCTGATCATAGACGGGACCAATATAGAATTTCGCATTTTCTATATTGCGCGCAGTATGAAAACCGTTAATGACGCAGGGGATCAAACTAGCTGCATATATAGATTTCTCCAAACATTCAACAAACTGATTGAAAAATTCAATCCTACAGATGTATATGCCACCTGGGATAAAAAATTAGAATGGCCCTCCACCAACTTTCGCAAAGAAATAATGATAGATCAGTATAAGGCGGGGCGCACCAAACCTGCGGATATCCAAGAAATGTATGATCAGGAAATAAATTTGATCGAAATTCTGGAATCCTTGGGTGTGAAATCGTTGTATCCCAAGGTGTTAGAAGCAGATGATGTCTGCGCATACTTGGCCAAAACATTAAAAGGAACCAGTGTAGTCGTCTCCGCAGATCAAGATTTATTGCAATTGGTATCACCCACATGCTCGGTGTATAATTTAAAGGAACTGATTACCTGGGAAAATTTCGAAGTGAAGAAAGGAATGAAATCTGCGGAATTCGTTCTCTATAAAGCCATTAAAGGCGATACGTCCGATAACATCCAAGGCTTGGACGGGCATGGTGAAGTGAGATCTAAAAAATTAGCAGCAAACTGGGATTCCGCTAATCTCACCGAGGAATATCTTCAAATCATTGAGCGCAATTTGAGACTAATAGATCTACGATATGGCTATAATCACCAACCCGGCGAAAAGCAGTCATACGAAGAGCAATTGAATTATGTCAAAGATATCAAAGGTGATATAGATAAATTCATAAAATTGTGTCGTAAATACAATTTTACATCGTTCGTGGATAATGCCAATCAGTGGAAACGTTTGATAAACAGGAATAACATCGTCAATGTTATCAATCAAATATCATAAATATTTCAAAGGAGTTTAAAACATGGCGGGCCAAATACATCAATTAACGCAGCAATCGTGCAACGTTTGCGGACAAGGGGGAGTTCAACCTCGCGAAGAATCCTATTACGATCGTTACACCCAAGAAACTGTTACAGAAGCCGTGTGGGTCTGTTATCGTTGTGGAAACCGTTTTGCTGGTGGTGAGATATCACGTGTAAAACATAATGAAAGCAAAGAAGACTAATCGCCTGGACGAACTCTTAGAAGAATCCTTGAGCGAACTTACGGAAGGATCCATGGACGCTGGAGGCACTTTATTCGGTGGCGCCGCATACGGCGGCTCAGGAACCTTCTCATATTCACAAATAGCAGGGGCCAAAACGTGGGCCCCTAAATCTCCAGCACACAGAACAGGCACCACAGACCCACAGGGATATAATGTAAAAGATATTGGGGATGAAGAAGCTGAGTTCGCTCATAAAGCCCCCAAACAAAGACCATTTCCACTAGAGACCATCAATGATTTCCTGGCCAGTGCATACCTTCAATTATGCAACGCAGAAATGCAGCTAAAGACCTGCGAGAAACACAATGCGGCGCTTAAAGCCAACAAAGAAAAGAAAGCTCTATTAACACACCTTCGCAAAAAGACTGCCGGACTAAAGATAATGATAAAAAACATGTCTGAAGACCTTGACAGGATTTCCTTCTCATAGTATAATAACTCTATATGGATACTCTGCGCGAGAAAAAGAATATACGCGGCCTAGGCGTTACCGCATTTAAACAAAGTGAATCTCATATCATGTGCAAGATAACACTTACACGCACTGATGCGATCGAACTGTGCAATAGAACCAAATCAGGACTCTTTAAAAATAAAGAGTTCCATGAAAGATTCATTAATATGATTGTAACACAGTTAGATACTGTTTTGAACTCTAATGGGGTGTCGAATGGCACAGAACACTAACCTCGTCTGGATAATTGTTAGATCAATATTAATAACATGTGGTGTGGCCGGTGTTATTGGTTTGGGGGCAGTGGTTATTACACAAAGTGCAATAATAGGCTTAGTATGGTTTTTGATGATGGTTGTTTTGCAGTTCGCTGCATCTTATATGATTGGCGGCATCACATACAAGCGTAACGCGGAAGCAGAATTTCTTGCTGAACAGGTTCTCAAAGAGGCTTCGCAGATGAGAATCCCATATGACCTTAACTGTGCCTACTGCAATACTCTTAACAGAGTAGGTGTTTCGTTCAACTCTGAAAATGTATTTGAATGTGTAAACTGCAAACAACCCAATAAAGTGTATATACAATTTTCTACCGTAAGATTAACAACACCACTATCATCAAAAAGCTCCCCAGAGCCGTACATTAATATGGATGGCGAAGACACCGGCGTGTCTCAATCTACTATTAACCAACCCATTGTAATGAACGAAAAATAAGATCAAAATGGATATCACTCAGAAAAAGGAAATTGACAGCCTAATGAAAGATGTCCCGGCTTCCTTTATTCCCATTAAATCACCGGCCACAGAACAACCACAGATCAAACCAGACCCCAACAAAGTAAACATTCAATCTTGGGGTGCCAAGTCCAACGAAATGTTGGCTGATTACAAATTTGGTGAGGCTCTGGCTAAATTTGGTGACAATGAAGCAAACACCCGCAAATTCTTTAAACGGTTTGCAACTGCAATATGTGCATCTATATCTAACGAGTACCAGAAAAGAGGAGTGGGGGCCGAATCATTAAAGGCGCATTACGACATTTTATATGCATGCATGGACCTTTTGGCCAAAGAAATCGAGACAAAAGGCTTGCAAGATTACGATATTTCCTCTATTATAGCATCATTACATGGATTCATTACAAATTACACACACAAACAGGAATAATATGCCCAAAAAAACATTGAAGGAAATGGATACATTCGAACAGTCTCGCTGGTATGCATTAATGGAAGCTGTTAATGTGATTGCCGGGGAATGTGAGAAAAGAGGCAAAAGTTTCGATGAGCTGAGAATCTCTCCACTGGATGTGGAAAAGTATATCGAAGGCACCTGCGACATATTTGCCAGAAAAATCAACGAAGAGCATGAAAACCTCCAGCGCGCAATAAGCCTAAACCTTGCAGATGGGATTGTAATGGACCTACAGGAAGTCTAATGATCTATATAGTAGGACACAAATTCACATTCAACCCGGGCGTTCGACAGCAGTCGTCAGGGTTGTCAATCCAGGAGCAGCTGGCATTATCAAAACGAAACTCCATCCCCACTAAATCTGCATCTCCTTTTGACGCTCGGTTTGTGATAGGTAATGTTTATCGAGTAGCTGCAATAAGGAAGAAAATAGAGGAAAATGAACAAAAAGTGGTGTATCTTTTTGTCAATGATTCCAATACCACTTGTCCTGATATAGACATTACTCTTAAAGATACCTCACACGGTGATGAATATATTGCGGCTATATCTGGGTCTATGGCGGATCTTCAATCACAACGAAGTGCTATAACCCAGGCGGCTCTCAATAATACAGAGCTTTAATAATTGCCATACACGGAATCATTACTCTTATCGCTGTGATCATAATCCCAGATTTTTTCATCAGAAGTCTCATCAACATTTTGATCATACTTCTTATCTCTCTCCGGGAAATCAGTACCACCGGATAACTTACCATACATGGTTTCGTCAGAAATTTGATCATGACCGGGCTCTCGAGGCGCATTAGGCTGATAACTGTAGTCGAATCGCTTAGCATGAAGAATCCACACATAATGCCCTTGAAGCATATTGTAATTCATAGTCATATTTTCATCCCGGCGTTCTGTTATTTCATATATAGCAGCACCTCTTCGCAGACTATCCAATGTAACTGCGTCATCATACGCCGAATAGTAGTTTGAATCTGTATGACAATCCACAGGAACGTCAGTTACTATTCCGTCTGCACACAACATGTCCAATGGATTTTGGGCAGCCCTTCCAGAACATGATGTAGTTTCTCCCGTGATAGTATTAATATCATCCATTCCACCAGGGCGATCCCATCCTAACTCAGTCAGTCTAATTAAATCACCGGCTTTAGGTTCTGCCTCATTACTATTGAACGCCATACGGAATGACAAAATAGGAACTATGAAAGTGACATCAGCGTCTGTGCGGATTCCGAACTTGGCTAGCAATAAGGTGTCATTATTAAACTGAGCCATCATAGTCATAGGAACCGGTGTTTTAAATGGTGCTAATGGCTGTTCTCCATAGAACGAGTCATGAGCAGTAAGACTGTAATCGTACACATAGTAATCTACATATGTGCCGTATAATTGAGTCATTTCCATCCACCAACTTTGGAACATTCTGCGTTCGTTTTCGTTAGTTAATTTGCGATTAAATCTTATGCCTGCGTTTTCGCTTGGTCCGCATTTCATTTTCCGATGATCCCCTTAATCATTTTGCTGTGGCCCTTGCCTCCGAACGGATTGCGCTTCTTTCTATGCTTGCCTCTTTTCTTATGTGGTTTGAACAGATAAAACATACCAGGCTTATAACGGACCATTTGTATGCCTGTGGACCCTAAGTGCTTCATGGGTTTATTCTCATTAGGCACAATAAATTTGTATTTTCGTGCTATGTCTAAAACCTCTCGCTTTGATATTCGCCACACACCACTAGGAGCTTTTTTTGCAATATCCACCATACGCCCACTAGTGTCAAGTCCTTTGATCATAGCAGCCAGCCCACCAGCAGACATATCAGTCTTGTCTACTCTATATTTGTCTGGTACCTGCTTTAGACTTTTTCTGTTGGCCCCTCGCTCTTTGAATCTATGGGAGTTTGCCGGATCTGGGGGAAGCTTCAACTTGCCCAATTTCTTTAAACTCTCACTGACATAGTTTAAGAAGTTCTCCATAAATCCCCCATTGCTTTTCTTACACGCGGTGCATCAGTTAAATCTAATTCATCCCTTTCATCTAAAATGCTTTCAATCCTTTTAATAAACTTCGTGTAATAGTACTTCTCAAGCAACTTGTACAGAATATTCTCTGGTAATCTATTTTGTGATCCATACATTTGAACTTCTTGGGGCGTCATAAATCTATCAAATGACATCCCTCTCATCGCTTTAACATCTTTGTATGTTGTAACCAATTGTTTCATTAGCTCATCAATTTGAGCCAATTTCTGTTTCATCATGAATTTAAGCGTCTTAATATTCTTGGTATTAAGATTTCGTATTTCCTCTAGATCTATTAGGTCTCTGTGAAGTGCACCAGTTGCAATGTCTATGCTTTGAAGGGTTGATTGAAACTTAGTATTCCACTTTTCCACGTCAGGGTCGTAATTTTTAGGAACCTTTGTCCATTTTTCATTGACAATATCATAAATCGCTTCCGCTTTGGATTCGTTATATTCGTGTGTGATGATGTAATAATTTAGCGGGTGGCGGGTATCTGCCGCTAAGCGCCCATTGAGGTTATGCAGCAAATGCATTATTTCTGCCGTTGAAATACTGTCTACCAACTGTTCATCTACTTGAACAGTAATATCCATATCACAAGTGTCGGTATAGTTTTTCGTAAGGATGCTGCCAATTAAAAAGAAATTGACAACGGGCAGAACTGAGCGGATCTCGTCAACATCCTTCAAAATTTGGATTTTGATGCTATCGCGAAGTATAGGCAAACCGTCCACTTTAAATGTGAATACACTAGGATCCAGCTCATCCTTAGATAATGTAACTACAGACTCAGTTAGCTTCACACCGATAATATTGTCAAATTTATTCATATGGGCCTTTGAAATATTTATGAGAAAACACGAAAAGAAAAGGCGTATAGAAAACTATACGCCCCAACTTATTTACACGGTTTGTGATGGTTTAGATACTGTCGAATACACCAGCACCCGTCTTGCCCATAGTGCCTTTGACATCTGCTTTCATTGACATCTTAGGACCTAAGGTGGTTTTGCGAGCTGGTGATAACTTGCCGTCTGCTGCACCCTTACCAGGACCACCAGTTTGTGCTTTCTTGCTGGTTACTTTGAAGGCCGAGGTAACCTTATTATTCTTGGCCTGCATGGCTTTAGTCTTATCTGGAAACGCCTTTAACTTAGCCTGAACCGCTTCAGGGGTCAATTTAGGAGCACCCTCTGCATCAGCGTCTTCCATACCAGCCTCTGCTGCGTCGAGATCCGCATCATCGACTTCGCCGTCAAATGAACCAAGCTTTTCTGCCACTTCGGTCAAACGATCAATGATCATGCGAAGTTCAGTAGCCACATCAACCTCTTCACCCGTTTCATCACCAATCTCCTCAGGGAAATCTCCACCCTCATCATCAAATCCCTCTTCGCCACCCATCTCAAGGGGGCTCTCGTCGGAACTAAACTCATCTTCTTCCTGAATTACTTGCTTCTTGAACAAATCATCGAACTTGCTTTGTGGTAACATATTTGAAATCTCCCGTGCTTCTGTTTTAATTTTACCGTGACCTGGATTGATCTTCTCCTCTCCCTCTTCAGGTTTCTTGACTCCGGTCGCCCCCGGGCCGCCCTGTTTGGACTGCTTGAGGTCTCCCATCGCTGCGGAACCTGTCTTTAAATTCGTTTTAACCGTGCCCTCTTTGACACCTTCCATAACCATTTCATATGCTGCTTCTAAACCGTTTTTCATAAGTTCTCCTTCTTAATTATTTATACATTTGATGCACTTTTTTTATAAATAATTACATCAAACATGAATTTAACATTTGAACAATTTTATAAACTAAAACAAGACATCAGCTCTTTCGTCGCACAAAAAACTGATCTAATCGACATTAAAAAATGGTGTGAACAGAAAATCATGAGGTTTTTAGCTCAACTTCCAAATAGCTTGTCACACAATTATGTGACAGGCGATCAAATTAATAATGAATTCAAAGCTAAAATCGATCATGTTATCGACTATTTGTCAAAACTTGATCTGCAAAATAGAACAGCGCAATTTAGAGGCAACTTTATTCAAGTAGAAAAAAATGCAGATGAGTGGTCTAAAGCCTCACAAAAAAGAGGAGAAAAATTAAAAGACATTACAGAGCAAGGACTTAAAACTATTTTTGTGTTTAATGATGGGTTTAAATTGGTTCAGCTTATGACTAAACCTCATTGCGAACGCGAAGGTAATTTGATGGGCCATTGCATAGGCGGTTATGACCCAAAAAAGTCTATTAACTTTTCACTGAGAGATCCTCAAAATAAACCTCATGTTACAATGGAAATTAAAAATGGAAATAAAATAGCGCAAATTAAAGGCAAAGGCAATACGGCACCAATAGAAAAATACCAAAAATACATTAGATATTTCCTTCAGAAAAATGATCAGTATAAAGTGACAAATGACGGCGAAAATATAGGGTACGTTCAGTGGAAGAACATGTATTATGATCCTAATTCTTCGCAATGGTCCGATATCTACAACAATAAAATCATCCCTGCACAAAAACGCGCTATAGAGAAGATTCGATCACAAATAGTTAACGGCACTATAGAAAATATACATTTAGCGGGATTATTTCTTAAAGAATTGCCGGATTTTTCTGACATAATAGTTAAAGGCCTCTTCAATTGCAGCGGCAATCAATTGACTTCATTACAAGGAGCTCCTCAAACAGTTGGAGGCAACTTCTATTGTAACCACAATCAATTGACTTCATTGCAAGGAGCTCCTCAAACAGTTGGAGGCAACTTCTATTGCAGCAACAATCAATTGACTTCATTGCAAGGAGCTCCTCAAACAGTTGAAGGCGACTTCTATTGTAACCACAATCAATTGACTTCATTGCAAGGAGCTCCTCAAACAGTTAAAGGGAACTTCTCTTGCGGCGGCAATCAATTGACTTCATTGCAAGGAGCTCCTCAAACAGTTGGAGGCAACTTCTATTGCAGCAACAATCAATTGACTTCATTGCAAGGAGCTCCTCAAACAGTTGAAGGCGACTTCTATTGTAACCACAATCAATTGACTTCATTGCAAGGAGCTCCTCAAATAGTTGAAGGCGACTTCTATTGTAACCACAATCAATTGACTTCATTGCAAGGAGCTCCTCAAACAGTTAAAGGCCTCTTCTCTTGCAGCGGCAATCAATTGACTTCATTACAAGGAGCTCCTCAAACAGTTGGAGGCAACTTCTATTGTAACCACAATCAATTGACTTCATTGCAAGGAGCTCCTCAAATAGTTGGAGGGCGCTTCTATTGTAACCACAATCAATTGACTTCATTACAAGGCGCTCCAAAGAATACTAAAATATTTCGATAATCATGAAAAAAAATAACTCAATACCGTCCATAAACAACGATGATTTGGACTACGACCAAACATACCTAAGGAACAAAAGACTCCCTCGCCCGGACGCCACATTCCAATGGACGCCGGAAATGATCGCAGAGATCAAAAAATGCAAAGAGGATATTAGATATTTTGCCGAAAATTATTTTCATATCATTAATATCGATGAAGGTAAACAGAAAATTAAGTTGTACCCAGCACAGATTCGAGTACTTAAAGCTCTGGGCAAATACAGATTTAACATCATTAACGCATCCCGACAATCTGGTAAGACCACGCTTACTACAATTTATGCTCTATGGCTAACATGCTTTGAAGACTTCAAGCGTGTGGTAATCGTTGCAAACAAAGAAAATACAGCTATTATGATCTTGCGACGTGTTGCCCTGGCTTATGAAGAACTTCCTAATTGGCTAAAACCTGGTGCGGCACAGTATGGAAAGAAGGAGCTTATATTCGGTAACCATTCTAGCATAGCCATTAGTACCACTACCGGATCTGCAGTTCGTGGTGATACGGTCAATTGTGTAGGTGGAAATACTATAGTATCGCTACGCAGTAAATCAACAAATACGGTATTTGATATCAGTATGAAAGACCTATCATATATGCTCCAACGAGACGGGAAAATTATAGAGGGTGAAATATTAGATCTATAAATATCAGCGGCTTTTTCGAAAATAATGCATTAATTCCGATAAATATTTTTATGAAATCAAAAGGGCCAAATGATCCATCTATAAATCGAGCTTATAATTATCTGTACGAAATCACCAATACAGTAAATGGAAAAGTCTATATAGGAGTTCATCGAACCGATAATCTAAATGACGGATATATGGGATCTGGTAAAATATTAAAAAGAGCGCAAAATAAACATGGGATATATAATTTTAAAAAAAAGATCTTATGTTTCTTTCCAACATATCAAGAAGCGTTGGAGGCTGAAAAAAATATAGTGACTCTCGAGTTCATTGAAAATGACACCAACTATAATATTAAAGAAGGTGGATTTGGGTCGTGTAAATGGTCTTCACACATCATTAAACACCTTTCGGATAAAGGGCATGAAAGATGGTCTAATAATACTTTCAGAGAAAAAATGCTAAATTCTCTATTAAGTCCTAGTCGTCGTAAAAAAATCAGTTTAAAACATAAAGAATGGATCAAAAACAATCCATTAAAACATAAACAAAGAATGGAAAAGATAAACAAAAACCCAAACAAAATAGAAAAAACCAGACAATCACACCTAGGTACAAAAAGACCACAAATTGCTTGTGAGAATATATCACAGGGATTAATAGGAAAGTTAAAATCTGATATAGATTTAGCAAAAAGAATATCAGGAAAAGGAACCCGATATATTTATAATCCCATGTCAGATACAATAAAAAGAATACAAAAAACAGAGGACACACCAGATGGATGGGTTTGTGGTACGCGCCCCCAAAAAGGGAGGAGAAATTATAACATTTGCAAAGGTCTGATCTTTGCTCATGACCCTAATACACTAAAATCAAGAAGATTTAAAGATATAAGCCAAATACCCGAAAACTGGGTTTTAGGCCGCCCAAGGAAAAAATAAAAATGGCTGATTTAAATAAATATACTATTTACGAAAATACTGAATTTGAAGTATTAACGAAAAACGGCTTTAAGAATTTCCGAGGATTGATAGTTGGTGTTAATCGACATAAACTATTGCTTTCATTTAATATGGGTATTTCCCTTTTATGTACCCCCAAACATAAAATAATGATAAATGAAACTGATTATAAATATGCACAGGATTTATCTTCCGGTGACGTTTTGTTTAATAACATAATAGTTAAATCAATAGAAAAAATCGAAAATGATGATCCTGTTTATGAATTTCTTGAAATAGAAGATAATCATACATACATGGCAAACGGTATATTATCTCACCAATGCATAATAATCGACGAAGCTGCTCACATCGAAGAACACTTAATGAAAGACTTCTGGGCTTCCGTTATTCCCGTTATATCATCATCCAAAAAACGCACTACAAAGATCTTTATGGTCTCCACACCAAAAGGAACAGGAAATCTGTTCTATGAAATATTCTCTAAAGCTCAACGAGGAGAAACTGATGAAAATCTGTCGTGGCACGCTGAAGAAATACACTGGTATGATATCCCTGGTAGAGGTAAGCTGTGGAAACAAGACATGACCGCAGCACTCCACAACGATAAACTATTGTTCGAACAAGAATTTAATTGCTGCTTTCTGGAAACCGGCGATTCTGCTATTGACATAGATCTGTTGAATGAAATGGAATTGCTGTGCAGACCACCAGAACAAACATTCGAAGACAGTCACTATAGTGTGTGGCGCCCACCAATGCCAGGACACATTTACGGTATTGGTGTAGACGTGGGCGAAGGCATAGGCAAAGCATCTTCTGTTGTGCAAGTCATGGACTTCACCGATCTGACATCGATCCACCAAGTAGCCACATATTCAAATAGATACGTGCACCCTACTAAATTTGCCGACGTTATAAACAAAGTGGCCCATCACTATGGATGCCCACCGGTGTTAATTGAACGGAACAATATCGGAAGTGAAGTTATTGCTGTGCTTAAAGAGGTACATAAATACGAAAACATTGTCGCATACAATCCAGATAAACTCGCCTATGGGGATATCAGACCCGGTATCATGTCTCATACTAACACCAAACTAAGTGGTGTCATGAATATGAGATATTGGATGAACTCCTCAAGATCCGTTAATCTTTACGATATAGCTCTTATACAAGAACTGAAAACCTTTATCAGATATCCAAACGGAACCTGGAGAAAGAAACAAGGCGAAGGGGTGTTTGACGATAGAGTAATGGCGCTATGCTGGGCATTGTTCTTATTACAAGACGATGTGGCTGAAAGGTATTATGACATTGTTGAAACGGATGATCACGGCAAGCCACTCAAATTAGCCGCCTATGTTATCAAGCAAAGTGGTCTATATAAGCTGGACCCATACTACCAGAAAACGTCTAACGCACCATTACCTTCATTTTTTACTATGAACCCCAACGAAAATGAAGATGACTTAAAAGCACAGGGATGGGTTGCATTACACCATAATCGATAGTAAAATTTTCCTATGACAGGCAAATACGAAGTTGAAACAACCACGGTTTTTCATACACCCCATGGTGACTTAGAAGTGCCCGGCGAAACCATAGAAATAGAAGCGCCTAGCGTCAAAGCGACTTATAAAAGCAACTTAGCACCACTATGGCTAGTGTTCCCAGAGCACATATTTAATACCAGCAAAATCACAGCAATACGAAAGGGTGTTAAAAGTGTAGTAATCACTTCCGAAGAAAGAGAGTGGACTGTACACGTAAATGACGTGGAAACTACCTGGTCTGCTCTCCAAAAGGCATTTGCTGAAGGCGTTTCAGATACAGCTTAATTAGAGAAGGTCTGTTAACTTATCCACCTGCCATTCACGCGACTCTAGAGTACTTTCAGTCAGCTTTAACTCTCTACGATCTACCGAATCACCAAAGGTGGTCCTGTGGTGATACTCCGCGTCGGTCATAGAAGGGTGTAAGGGCAGATGCCCTACGGAATCCCCCGTCTCTCGTTTCATCCCCGCTTGTAAATGCAAAGCCGCTAAACGCCGACGCTCCGCATCATCCAGAGATGTTTCTACTGCTTTACCCGTCATAAATTCGCGATATGTTAAAACAGTGTCTTTCCCTCTTATATACGCATCAAAAGTAACCGTCATAATATCATAACCAAGCTTGTGAATAAACCGTTCTACTGCTTTTATATTTCGCTTTACTACAGACCGCCTCTCCCAAAAACTAATATACCCCCTATCCTTGGCCCAGAATCGCCCAGAGCAAACGTTGTTTATCCTGTTTCCTAGCATTCGCGAGGCCCAATATTCATTGATAATCGCACTAAATGTGTGAAACTCATAAACAAGTGGATCGTGATTAATTATATGTATTCCCGCTTGTTCTAATCGTTTGAGGTCTGTGTGATGATTTCCTTTAGACGTTCGTAATATTTTCGTCGTTTGATCTATTAAATCCTGATGCGTCGCGGAATTTATATGATCCATGTATATCACACTATCGAAAATCACCAAAAACGGTATCGCTGATTTATCTGTGAATGATAAAAGGCGATCGGCGAAAAAATCAGGCGACTCGTTTAATTGAACAAAATCTTCGAAACGTTGCATTATAACATATCTCCTATATCGTCTATTGTAACCTGATCCCCATGTAAATATTTGCGCTTCATCTCTCGAACATTTTGCGCCATATCTGAAGCATACTGAGGACCCACTAAACGATGTGCATCCGGTAAAATGGATTCCAAAAGTCGAATAACATTAACATGCCGAGGGCCTTTCATTCGCAGAAACTGATTATATGAAGCGAAACAAAAATGGGTTATACACGCAGGATCCATCAGTTCTTCTACCCTCCAGTCAGTAAAGTTCGCAGTGTGTATATCAATCGCTGCCGGACGAAATAAAGCATACCCCCGCACCATATCCTGCGCATCATACAGGCATTCAATAAACGGATACTCTATAGTGACTTTTAAATCCATGTAATTATGTGAATCCGTAGAAGGTTTGACATAGATAAACAAATCCAGCACATCTTTGTCACCAAGTCTGTTGTGTTTATCATAACGCCGCGAAGCTATAGGTACCCTAGTATCATAAGTTATTAGTGATCTGAACGGACGATCAAACCAAATATAGTTGTACGGAGGCTGAGTAAAAGCATGCCGAATTTTCTCTAACTGCTTTTTATTGCGATCGTCATTCTGAGCCTCACTAAGATAAAAATCAGAAAACTGTGGTAAATCCTTCATGAGAATACTTATACATTCTATAAATATTGTTAATGACAAAAAAGCACAAGACAGCTAAACCTGCCCCTATCATCCCCTCACCCTATTGTACCCAATACTTTGATCTGTGGTGCGCTCTGAATAAAGCTAAAGAGCCTAGTCAGTTTAATACCATACGCAAAGAAATGAATGCCCTGTGGAATGTCATGAACGATTCAGATAAACAATGCTTCGCTCATAAAACCTCGTAACACTTGCGGACCTCTAAGTCTACACTGTCCCCTATCCTACGCATAAAATTAAGTTGCGCCATCGGTAAATCGTCGTCTCCTAACTGTTTCACAGGAACTTCCTTGCCCACTAGCCTTTTTAAACCCGCCTGGGTATGTAAAGCCTTCTGCGCCTCCCACTCATCACGAACACCCGAATCCATAATATTACCACCAGATTTTATAAACTCCGATAACTTCTTTAATGGCACTATGTTGTGCTCTCCACTAGCCTGCCACCACACCTTGCCCGGATCATACCCTAACGATTCAATGAACTTCTTAACTAAATCTAACCGACTTAATACATTGGTCGTGTCATCCCAAAAACTGATGTACCCATTACCCACACCAAAAAACCGTCCACTGAAAATACCAGGGCCGCTCGGACGATATGCTACCCCCCTCCTCGAAGCCTGTATGATGTGTATGTTCTCCGGCTCAAATATAGTGCCAATGTTCCCTAATATGTATACCCCATAATTCTGTGCCATGTATACCCGCTTGTCCGTAATAGAAGCGCCCGGCCGAGTGTCCCTAATCGTGTTCTTTAACCCATGCCATAAATCCCCATGAGTGTAAATGCCCTGTACCGTCTCCGATTCCTCATCCGCACTTCCATATAATACACAGTCGTCTACTACATAAAATGCGGTCGGATGATATTCAGGATTGTCATATCGCATGATGTCTCCTCGCTCTGATCTCATAACATCGGGGCTCTCTGTTAAACAAAAATCTTTGAAGTTCATATACAATATTTAGACGAAAAATATCACAAAAAAAATTTTTTGGCCCATGGAGCACTTTGGAGGGCGCGGTATATGTGATAAAATGGGAAAAGTTGTCCCAAAAAAATTTTTAGGGGATTGCGAAACTCTAGGGGGGTCCGGGGCGGGTATTATATATAAATGTTCAACGCTTGGCAACACTTATTTTCAGACTAGAGTTGACTACCTTCAAGACACATGAGAGCTCCCGACAAAAAAGAGTCAACTTGTTCGCACCCAAAGGTATTATAACATATTAGCTATCAACAAGCAACACATATTATAATCATGTTGACACGCAAGAAAGGGGTTATATCAATACGTCTTGAAGGAGTCAACTCTAGCTATGAACAACTTGACTACCCTCAAGACATATGAGAGATCTCGACAAAAAAGAGTCAACTGGGAATAGAAATTCATACAACACAAAGACGATAATATCGTCTAGTAGAAGTTTAAGAGTTGACTAATTTTTGTACGTCGATGCCTACATTAAAGAAGTGTCAACTTTTTAGAGAGATCCTTAAAATCCTTAATGATTTAAGGGATTTGCTAAAAGTGGGGGTCGATTTACATCGCGCTAGAATGCGTTTAAACGCGATGTACGTGTAGATAAATGCGAGTGTGATGATATGTTTAAATGAGATTGAGAGCGAGTGGAATCTTCGAAAACCCGGGCTTGAGAAGCTTGAGGGAGTGTCAACTTTTATTCATGAGCAATAAAAGAGCCTCGACTTTCATCGAAGCTCTTTTAACCGGTTGACGTAGAGGGGTTTAGGAGCCGACCTCTAGCCTAGTGTCAACTTATCCAGGCCTTCCCAAACAACAACGCTTAAATTTGCGTCCACTCCCACACAAACAAAGTGCGTTGCGATCTTGCTTGTCAACTTTGCGGGTCGTCGCATAATCTACGTAGCCGGTATCAAAGTCCACGATAATTCTGTCCTTTTTGGGATTCGGGCATTACGCTGACACACCCAGGTCAACATTTGGCCCAATTCAGGATCCGCTTGCTCTAATGAGACTACTTGTTGCATGTGCCTATCATAGCACCAATCGCACCACAAAAGCAACCCCAAAAGTAGAAATCCGCTGGGTGTTCGACGAAGCCATTGATGTCAGCGAAAAAGCCAATCAGTGCACCGAAGAACAATACGAATGGAAGAAATATTAATTTCATAATTATGTAATGCCCCAGAACGGTTCAACAATCACGCCTAATGAGTTGTCCATCCGGGCAACAAAAAACTTCAAAAGCCTAAAGTGTCAACTCTTGAGTGCCAGTAACACTAGAGCGATCAATCCAAGCACCAACGAAAGGCACCGGTAAAGAGCAACTTGTCGGCGGCGCTTACTGTTGTCCTTGCACACGTCAGCGTAAACTTTCGTATCGACGAGTCCGAGTGGTTCAACTCTCGTCATTTATCTCCAGTCTATCGATGCAATACGCAACTACGGGGTCGCGATTATGATCGATGTAGCGTATTTCTTCAACCCCATTATTACAGGTTTCTCGAATTTGCAAAAGTGAGGATCTGGGAATCATCACCAGTTGTATAAACTCTCCACTCGAAATTAGTTGTCCTGCTTTGGCGCTATCGGCGTCGGAATCGTGGGAGAGACAACATCAGCCCTACAGGATTGATCGAGTATTCGCGCGCTCGACTGCTTGGGCCAACTCATTGGCTTCTTCATTGGATATTGCTCTAGCGTGTTTAAACGCGCGTACGACTGCTTGGTGATTGCTAGCCGAGAGGCTATGCAGCTTAGTCGTCAGCGAGCTAGAATTTGAGGTCATCGGAATCTCCTAGGTGTAATCGGTCTACTGCTTGGTTCAACGCTAGACGAAACCGATCGGTGTCAAACTTCGTACTCCCTTGCACCACCACGCTGTAATTCTCGAACGCTTCAACGCTTACGCGCTCTTCAAACGCTTCTTCGCATTGGGGTTCATCAAACGCTTGATCGGTTTGCATATCCATATAATACCCCAAATCAGGTACTCATGTCAATCACAAAATAAGCCAATGAAGAAATTGGCGATGAAGATTCCCGTGCCCATGCGAAAATTTCAAAGTCAGAATAATGAAGCCCTCCTGATAAATTGATCAATAACAAGAAAAGAATCTGAAGTAGGCCAGCCAAAGTACCTCGAACAACTGCCCAAACAAAATTCATAATTTTTTTCCCTTTTACCAATTCAGTTTAGACACATCACACAGGGTAAATCGTTCCAATTGCATGGCACCGAAGTTGAACCACACTTTCTTGAAAGGCAACAACCAATCTTTCAAAACATTCACAGGAGCAGCTAACTGCACTTGGTCGCCGTAAGTGACTTCGTGCGTCTGGGTGTTGATCACGTTAACATCTTCGGCTCGGAACAACTCTTTGACTGCTTCCGGCCGGCAGACCCTCATGGCTTCCGTTTCCAATATTTGAATTTTTATCATATCGATATAATACCTCAGATCAGTGCTATTTGGCACGGTTTATTTCACGAATTACGGCTCTTCTTTCAGAGGCGGACAGAGTGGACTTCTTTTGTTGTATGAGCTCGTACTCTTTCTTGATGTCAACATTTGGGCAGCGTTTTCGGCTGACTAATACTGGGTCGAAATCAAACCATATTCTAGGCAGACGACGAAATTGGTAGTATTCTGTGGCCATGTGATTTAGTAGTATTCGCGATCGTATATTTGACGGGAGATTTCCCTTTTGATGTGGCGTCGTGCGGCTTGTGCACTCCGCCGTTTGCCTTCGGGTCGCAGGTGATCTGCGCATTCGTATGGGCTCGGTGCTTTGACGTAAGTATCTTTTCGTTTACGTGCCATATCGATATAATACCCCAAATCAGATGGTCATGTCACTCCTATTCAGATTTTCCATAATTTCGCAGCTCCTCGAGATTTTCCGCCTCTTTACGGAGATAATCTGAAATGAATCGCAATTCTCGATAAAGATCATCGTCCATCTCATTGAGAGGGATCAATAATTTCTCGTTTTTGAGAATATCACACCGCAACTGACCCAGTTCGGAAAACAATGTGGATGCTCTTTTATACAATGAATCCAGAGTGTGTTTCATATCTATTAGTTGCTCCTATTTGTTTCTATATAATACTACAGAACGACTAGTTGGGGCAACACAATTCAACAAGAGAAAGTTGACTCTTCTTCGCACCGGCGGCGCTCAAACGTGCGAAGAGTCAACTCTTGGCTAGTCAGAACAAAAAGCCCGCAGGCACTTGCGCACCTGCGGGCCATCCTTTTTTCGTGTAGACCGGGATTAGACTGCGGCTTCAACCTGCTCCGGGGCGGATTCGGCAGCGGCCTTGTCAGCTTCGGCCTTCTCGGCGGCGAGGCGGGCCTTCTC